ATATGCATGGCTATACAACGTTCATCAGTGGAGGAGCACAAGGCGTAGATCAACTTGCGTTCTGGGCTGTAAACCGTCTAAAAACAAAGGGATATCCCGTAACCAACATTGTTTACATTCCCTTTAAAGGACAAAACAGTCGTTGGAGCGAAAAAGGAACATTCTCTAAACATGAATATGGCCTTATGGTGTGCAAGTACGCTGATAGGGTAAGAATCATTACCAATAGCGTAAACGACGCACATTTCAATGAGGTTAAAGAGGCTATGCTGAAACGCAATCGCGCCATGGTGGACGATAGCGATGCAGTGTTTGGAGTATATTGGGATAACACATGGCAAACTAGCAACGCTAAAGACCCTATGACAGCCTATACTCTGCGCTATGGGAAAAACAAAAATAAACCCTACTACGTATTTCATCCAACAGAACTTAGATTCGTATAACACAAAAGCAGCATCTTTAATAAGATGCTGCTTTCATTTAGAAAGGTATGATAATATGAATAGCATAATAGGTAGCGTAATAGCTTTGGTACAAGATGCTCTTGAGATACAATCGGATACAATTTATCCTTCAGCAATTGTGATGCTCAAGAAGAACCACAAACTGTACAAAGTAACAGAAACATACGCGCACGGAGAAAAACTTGTTCTTGACGATTACGATTATATCGTTACGCCCAGCGAAGTTTTGCTTGTTGGTTAAGGAGGAATAACCATGAAATTCAAACCATATATGAACATAGTATTCTGTTATAAATGCAAATGCCCCATACCGCGCGTGGGCATAGCTTGCAGAACACAGGCGGGGACAGTTTCTCTTTCATCACCTATAATATGCCCTAAGTGCAAGCTTCTTGGAAAACGTCGGTAGCTGCTACATTAAGTTAAAAACTATATGCCATAAAGGAGAAACGTTCAAATGACTATTCAAGAAATTCTCAGCAAGTTATCAGACTGTGTTGACTTTAACGATTCCAATTATATATGTTCTTCCGTCGCTCTTTCGTTTGCTGATGGCAAGGAGAGAAATTTTTCAGTCTTCAACGATAACGATAAGCGTAATGAAATGTACATTGCTCTTGGAAAGGGCTATTCTACGTTCAAGCATGGGCACATCAAAACCGTTTACTGCATACTTCCAAGAGAGGCAGCAATATCTGAAATTGAACAGTATCGTGATCCGCAAGATCCTATTATGTACAAGTACCGTCTGCCAGAAGGAATATTTAATTCCATTCTTAATCAATTTCCAATTGATATTGACAGCACTGTTGAGAAATGCAGGTATCATTATGCTCAATATGGGTACAAATGGGACGACGATATTAATTGGAAAAGAAAGATGCAAAAATGGTTCGGATGGGAATATAAATAATACAACATATTAAAAAGCTGACCTATCGGCAATACGGGGAGAAATGGAGATGTATCATGAAATGCATATATATCGCTGGTAGTCTGAAACAGATGAGGAAGCCTATATTCTCAGATATGCTTACTACTCTGGTAAAAGCACAAGAAGAGCCATTCACTATCATAGCCGTAAACGATAAGAAATGGGTAGGCTGCTGGGCCTGGGAATGGTGCAACAAGTATGGTGTAAGAATGGAACTCTATCCTTCGCTGCCTTCTCTTAAAGAGGGCATGAAGAAGTATGATTCCAGGGAAGCCATAATTTTAGTGAACAGCTATAACATCGACCAGCCATGGTTGCTTGACGCTTGGCAATTGGCAAAATCGTACAAGAGCGACATCAAGCTGTATCACACTTACACCAAATGGTTTATGAATGAGCATGACTCTAGGCTCACCAATCCGTTGCTTAGGATGATGCCCATGCAGAAATCATATACCGACAGAGTTATGACCATCAAGGAACGCATGGTGGCATACGAAGAAAGGTATAAAGACGTTATCAAACAGGTAACGAAAGTTACAACGTTACAGATACAGACAAATAGGAGAATTCACACCTATGCATAATTATGCATAATTTTGTGTAATAAATCTAGAATATAAAAATCATAGGGAGGTTCATATCATGAGCATTCAAAGGACTGTAAGTAGGAACCCTGTTAGTGGCATTTCAAAAGCTATTGATATGCTTGGCAGTAAAGAAGCCGCAAATCATGCGTGCGCTTATCGTATTCTTAATACAGGCATGATAAAGCTTACTGGCAAAGAAATCGTGCAAGCGGCAAAGGATTACCAGTTCATGCTGTCTCTCGGTGAAACGACCGAGTACACGATGGAGCAGGCTGTTCGCGTAGCTGAAATCGTAGGAGTTCCACAGAGCTTTATTGAGCGTGATGGTGGCCCCACTGAATTTGTCAGCAAACGCTATCGTTTCTTTGTTATGTCGGCGATAGCTGGAAGACCACATAAAGAACAGATATCTATGGTTAAAAGTACTATGGATGAGCTAGAGTTTAGAGAAAATGGCATTTTCCTTCCGGCTGATAAGATAAGCGATTTCACCAACATCAAGAAAGCTGCAAATAGTTCTGCTGATGCTACAACCAGAGTGATAGATACTTCAGAGGACGGAATATCCCGAATGCTCATGGAACACGGGATTAACTCTGCAACACTCTTTGTTGGACAAGTAAGCTTTGATGAAACAGAACAGAATGCAATTGACGAAAAGAAACGTCGTTTGTTTACTGAAGGTTTTATCAATGAAGCTACTGGCAAACATTATATGTTCAGTTTTCAATCTCCTTCATCGGTGCGTAAGGGTAATTTCACATTTGTTGAAGCTAATTCTTGGCGCGAAGTCGTATCTCTTTGGATAGAAATTAGTGGCTTACTCACCAAAGAAGAAATTGAAACCAAGACTCAGGAAGAGCTTCTTGATATCCTGTTGTCTAAGTCTGTTGGTCTTGCTAATGAAGAGCATGAAGTTGTAATTGCTAAATTGCTTGCAAGGCTTTCTACTCGCGGCTCTAATAGTTTCAGCCTTGACCGTAGGGCTGAAACTAAAGAGCAGAAAGAAGCTCTGACTTTCGTTAAAGGCATAAATGTATTCTATCCTAAGAAGGATATGAAAGTCAAGATTACTCGCGACTACTACACGTTTGGCGATGAAGATGGCGTTCTTAAGCTCATCACTGGCAAACAGCGTACAGTAACTCCGGGCGATGGACAGATGCTTGGAAGCTATAGACTCCATGCATATATTGCATTCATTCTCAATCTCATTTCCTATACAGACTTCAAGCGCTTCTTGAAACTCTGGGAAGAAGCAAACGAAGATGATAGAAATGTTGAGGAAGGAAGCGAACTTGAGCGCCTTATCCTTAAGATACCATGCATATTTCAGATAAGGCATGGTTCTAAGAAGGGCATTTGTGTTAGAACTAACCTCGAAAGAGTATCCAAGTATGACGCAATCGTTCCGCCTTCTGTTCGTAAGTTTGTAGAAGGTGAGTGGAAGAACTTCCCGCTCGAAATCTGCAACTGGATTAAGAAGACTCCTGCACAGCCCACAGTTATGCTGAATAACCAATTTATCAGTGCTCTCGATATAGAGCCTGAGAATCTGCGTAAGGTTGCGGATTACTGGTTTGACATCATGAACAAATCTCTTACGTCAGAAACCGAAGCTATGAAGTTTCATAAGATGATTCGGGCTACTGATGAAGAGGATGAGCTTGATGAAGACCTCAGCAATAGCATGGTAAGCCATTGTATATGGGCAAACTCTAAACTCATGCTTGATCGTCAGGTATGTAACTGGAGAAAAGACCAGTATACCAAAATAATTAACAACATGAGTATCGGACGTATAGGTGTACCAGGAATCTATAGCTATATGGTATGTGACCCGCATGCGTTAGTAAACTTCTATCTTGAACTCAAAGACGAAGACAAGATGGAAGAACTTAAAGCTGGCGAGTACTACTATTGCGGTAAAGATAACTGCACAGCAGCCTTGTTTCGCTCTCCGCTAATTCATCCATTTGAAGTACAAAAAGTAACGTTGAAGTATCTCAGGGCATTCTTTGGCATTCAAGGCGCTATCATTTTTAACGTACATGATGGCAAGTGGGATGCAATGGGAGGAGCTAAGTAATATTGGCCCCATCAACAGTAATGTTGTCCTGACCCAATAAACAGGAATTACTCCGTGAACCTAGAAATCTAGGGTGTGTAGTGTAAACTATGCTAACAGGGAAAGCTAAAAATGTATAAATTCATGCTAACCTCTGTGCCAAGCTCTGTAAAGAGAAGGTGCATCGACTAACTGAAAGTACTTTGTTATTCGAGAAATACGATAGCACAGTCTTTCGAGACCTATAAGGTGAAACTCCTTATGGGGTAGCGCGGAGCTTCTGCATATGGTAACAGTATGCAGAATGAAGATATAGTCAGATGAGTGAAGAGAAATCTGCGTTGCAAAAGCAATACACTCATTGGATTTTGACGGCGATATTTGTGCGATTGTACCAGAAGATACCGATATTGGTGCATTAATAGTGAATGCCGTTCGTGATATTCCTTATGATATCTGGGAAGAAGCTCAAGTTGCTAAGAAAGTTAAATTCACTTATGACATGAAAGCATTGATTGAGCATCTCGTAAAGAACGCTAAAGTTGACCGTACTGGGCCTATAACTAATCATGCTATGAGGTCTAGCGAGATATCTAATCATTTTACTCAGATAGCTCGTACTTGCAGGAGAAACGGTATTGATAATGTGTTCTTTAAAGAGCCTTGGTCATTCCCAGAAGTAGACGAGAAGTATGGCTGGTATGGTGATAAGTATCGCGGTCTTCTTTGGAAAGATAATACCGGGAAACAGTTTATGACTGTACGTGGTATTGCAAAATGCAAGAAAGTAGGGGCTTTGTGGGTATGGGATAAAGGACCAGAAGCTTTTGTTGGCTGGAAATCTGTCACGGAGATAGAAGAGGAAGCCAAAAAGTATATGGATAAAGTTAAAGTTCTTCGTCTGCTTCAAGGCCGTGAGATTGATGGAGCTAAGACTGGTGTATATGCCGAAGGGCCAGAAGGTCGGAATGACTTTACTGACGAAGTAAAAGTCATAACAACTCCGCATCAGATGCTTGCTCGTAGAGTAATCCTTAAGAAGGGCGAGTCTAAATCTGATAATCACAATTCCTTTGTTAGCTTTTCTCCCCTTGGCGACTTGTATGACTATGTACAGAGCCGTCGTCACGAGATAGAAGATAAACTGGATAACGGCATAAACATGACACAATATCTCTTCACTTTGCTTACCAAAGATGAACTTCGCTGGTTTTACGCTAGATGGAATGTAACAAATCCTGAAACCAACGAAGTAAAAGATAAAAGCCTGCTTGAGATTATCGAAGACCACAAGAAAGTATATTCTCAAGCATGGGCTAATGCTCGTGAGCTTCCTGATGAAGACCGTATGACATTCGGGAAGAAGATTAAGGAAGAAGAGCACGAATGGTTGTTGAGCCTTACAAACTATACGAATACAACCAACAATAATCTTCCTCTTACAGTAATTGCTACGGCTGCATATATAGTAGCTTATGACAAGAAGAATAACCAGAACACAGGTTTAGGTTATGGCTGGATTCTCGCCTCCACACTTCTTGATGTATTTGCTCGTGGCAATAACAAGCGCCGTCTCGTAAGGCTTCCTCATAAGAACGTAGAATCTGCTGAAATCAAAGATGGCTGGTTGTACGTGAATGAGATGAAGCACATGAAAGTCAATAGCGTTGAAGGCCCAGTGGATGTAATCAATGTTAGTGGACAGAACTGTGCTATGCTTCAAAAGAAAGTAGATAATGCGGCTAGCACGGCTCCGTTTGTATTCCCAGGCGCAATAGACGCTAACGTTCTTTACAGTATAACCGCAAGCGGATTGGCTTATACTCAAGCGGAGAATGCGGTTAACTGGATTGATCTTGTGAGAGCCAATGGGGGTTACTTTGATATCATCATGAATAGCCAAAAACGTGTAGTTATGGTTATCAATGGTGAAGAAATTGGATTCCCGATATTCAATTGTTCTCCCCTTCAGTCTCTGCACATGCTCAACAAGCGGGTTAAAGTTATGAATCTTGATAACCCGATTGATGATAAACTTGTTGCGTCTACCAAGACTGGTAAGAGCGTCAAAGACATCTGGGTTGCAATAGCGTAAGAATATACAAAGCCCCCACTAACGTGGGGGCAATCTTTTTATTTTTTGGCATATACTACAATTGACTTAACAACTTCCATAGAGTATAATGGGAGTCAGAAAGGAGTGTTAGTATGGCTAAAATGGGACGACCCATAAAAAAGGATGCTAAACGAACTAAAGTGACAGTAAGACTTGATGATGAAGGGCTTATGATGCTTAAAACTAATGCAGAGCATTTTGATGACACATTAGCTGATTCGTTACGTAGAGCAATATATCTTTTGTACAAAGAAATCAAAAAAGAATAGGGTATCGCCCACATCCTGCGATACCCTATCGTCCCTAGCCAACAACCTTTAGAGAGCCATTGTAACAACAACATTATTATAATGGTTTCTCTAAAGGTTGTCAAGTATTTTTTATTTTTATAAGGAGAAACTATTATGAAAGATTTAGTTCCAATTGAACACGAAGGGCAACGTGTTCTTCTAACGTCTCAACTTGCAGAGGCGTATGAAACAACTGTTCGACGCATATCAGAAAACTTTAACCGTAACAGCGAACGTTTTCAAGAAGGCAAACATTTCTTTGTGTTAGAAGGAGAGGTAAAACGAGACTTCCTGAACCATACGCAAATTGCGGACGGTTTAAAAAATGCCCAAAAAGTTTATCTTTGGACCGAGAAAGGTGCTCTTTTACATGCCAAGTCCTTAAATACGGACAAAGCGTGGGAAGTGTATGACTATCTCGTAGATTTCTATTTTACTGTTAAGCAGAAAATTTACGATGATTTGTCTCCTGAACTTCAAGCGGTCAAGCAAATACTCGACGCTATGGCAAAAACTGAACGCGAACAAAAACGTCAAGCTGAAGAGCAAAAACGTCAAGCAAATGAATTAGTACGGCATGACAAAGAACTTGCTAAGGCTAAGCAAGACATAAGAAATATGCGTGATATCTTTACTATCGACAATATATCTTGGCGCAGAGATTGTGGAAAAATCGTTAAGGCGGTGGCGTACAAACTCGGCGGTGGCGATCAGTATAAAGATGTTAACACTGCTTGTTATCAAGAGCTTGAGCAAACAGCAAAAGTTAATCTCGGAATAAGACTCAATAACCTCAGAAAACGTATGAAAGCGGCAGGCGAAACGTCAAGCGCATGCAAGAAGATGACCAATCTCGATATAATTGAAAGAGATCCCAAGCTTAAGGAAATGTACATAACAATAGTCAAAAAAATGGCTATTCGTTATGACATAGACCCGAATATAGCAATAAACAGTAATCTCGACCCAATTGAAAATTAAAATATACCCCGGCTAACGCCGGGGTATTGATATATAAATACACAGGAGGAATATCATGGGAAGCATAAGAATAGCAAATCTGAACGATATGAAGGTTCTGCAACAGTTTGGAATTCATTTGGACGAAATATATTTCATCGTTCGTTCTCTAAAGAATCCAGATATGCCACTGTACAACGGACAAATGTATATCCACTTACCTGAACTTTCGCCTTCTCGTGATCTATTTTATAGTTATCTAAGATTAAGAAATGCAGGGCAGTGGAACAAGAACACATTCTTTACGCAGTATGCACCCACATTCCTGAAGCAAATGCATGAGACAGTTCCTCGCGCATGGCTTAACAGGCTCTTTAAAGATGTTACTAAGCACGGCAAAGATATCGCGCTTGTGTGTTTCTGCAAAGACGAAGAACTATGTCACAGAAGTATTGTAGGCGGTTTATTACAAGGAGCGTGTTTAGCGAATAGCAAAGATGTTAAGTTAATGAATATGACAGGTAACATTGAACAATACAGTTTCTACTACGACATGTACCGAGGTAAGGAAGTGCGATTATGAAAAGAAAAAAAAGAAGCAAAGAAGAGGAAGCATCATTCGGATACAATCTTAAAGATCAGTTCTACAGAGGTATCAGATTGAAGCTCATTCCGTATCATCCAACACACTACGCAAGTAAAAAAGCAAAGCGCTATGAGCTTGGCGAAAGCCAATACGGGCAAAATGTATGGATTCCTAACAAATATCTTAAAGATGATGGAACCATACAAGAATGGGCTAATCTTGATTTCGTTATGCGTGAAGCAATTTTACAGAGGAAATTCATGAAAGCCTATCTCGATGCGTCTATATTTGGATTTGGTCCATATTATGGGCAAACAAGAGAACAAATATATGAAGAGGGCCTTAAACGGCTTGGTATAGATAATCCCGGCTAACGCCGGGATTTTGAATTATATTGGAGGAATATTATGATAAACGTTGATAAGTTTGATGAGTACCTCAATGAACGCAATGAAACAATAGATAATGCCGCATATAATTTAATATGTGCGCTTACAGAAATGCCTAATGGAGAAGAAACTCCATGGAGTAAGAAGAAAATCTCTACGGTAACGTTTGCAGTAGAGCAAGCGTTAGAACAAATGGGCATGCATATATGTAATCCATTCTATTATTCAGAGGATGGAACAGATGAAAATCCATGCCCTATAGAAGGAGCGTGTAATACGCCTAATTGTCCCTTTAAGGAGAATAAATAATGAAAAAGTTAACGCCAAAACAGTTAAATGCCGCTATCGAGAAAATCAAGCCATCTATAGAAGAGGATCAAGCAATAGGCACAATTTCACATCGTGAAATGATCTGCTTAATGGCTGGTTATATCTGGGCTGAAGCAGATCATTATGTTATGGATGAAGATTCCACCTTCTGGGATAGGTTCAATGGATATCTACGAGATAATAAAGAACGCTATCCCGGCCTGATAGATAGCAATGTCCTCACATATGAGGAATGGGCTGACAGACACGAAAGATAAATAACGCTTGGCTAACGCCAAACTATCGGATTGGAGGTAAAATCATGATAGTCGAACACATAGGTGGCAATATGTTTTATCTTCCTGTTAGTTATGATGAAGCTGTTGCTGTTACCACAAATGGCGTCGTTAAAGCAAATCATGAAGCGGTCATGGGAGCTGGTTGCGCAAAAGAAGCGAATGAGCTATTCCATGTAAGCAAAAAGCTTGGCAAGTATCTTCTTGAGTATGGCAATAGACCTTTTAATCTCGGTCTGTACTCAAATGGAGAAACCAGATTAACTCTTCTTACATTCCCTACGAAATGGGATTGGAAAGACAAATCCGATATGCGTCTTATAAAGAAAAGCGCTACACATCTGATAGAAATGGCAGATAAGTTTCAGTTAAAGAAAATCTACATCCCTCGTGTAGGTTGTGGATGCGGAGGACTTGATTGGAATAAAGAAGTCTGCCCTTACCTTAAAACTGTCTTTGATGACAGATTCATTGCAGTCACTAGATACTAAGAACCGCTCGGCTAACGCCGAGCTTTTGAATTAATCAATAAACGCCTTGCTAACGCAAGGCTATTGAAATATAAAAACATACACACATATTATGGAGGTAATTTATCATGAAAATCATTCTCAACAAAAAGGAAAAGACCGCTCTTAAGGATCTCGTCACCGCTACTGACTACGGCACAATGAGTGAATTCCAAAAATCAATTGACGGTGTAACCAACAAGTTCAATGTTGTCAGAATAACGTCGGCTGACAACAACGCTTGCATCGACATTGACAGCGACTTCCTCACCGATTTTATCAAAGAATCCAGCGTTACTGTGCGCATAATGTGGCCCATGCTTCACGGCTTGTATAACATGGGTCAAAACTTTGGCTTGAGTATCAGCCGCATCCTGGAAAAGTATCGCAAACCGGATACGTGTCGTAAATCGGAAGATTCCAAGTTCAAGAAGATATCTGAAAACGATGATTCCAGCAAGACGCTCGACCCTGAGCCTGCGAAAGAAACGTACCTCGAAATTGAGGCCAATAAAGATGTTGTTAGAACCGTTTATAAAGATATCATCCATACCTACAGCGTTCCAGGAGAAAAAGAAATGACTCCAAGGCTGTTTAGCGCCATTAAGAAAGTATACGGTGAAGGTATTGCTTTGGCAGTGGAAGCATATATGGATAATAAATAAATGAACTACAAATAGCAAATACAAGAAAATATAAATCGACGGGACACTAATTATCCCGTCGATTTATTATCTACGAAATACAACCATGATATAGATATGATATAGATATGATATAGATATGATATGGACCAGAAAGGAGAAAATGATAAATGGAGTTTGATAATACACAATGCATGGATGATGAAGAACTGCGCAGAATGTTCGGTGATGCCGCTGAAGCGGTAAATGACACCATGGATTCTTTCAGTGATGAAATACCTGAAGAGCCAGTAACCGAAGAAGAAGTAAAGAGTGCTAAAAGCTATCTAAAGCAGTTCATGGACTATATCAAAAGCGCTGGGTTCAAGAAAGATATAAATAACGCTGCCTATCAGTATCAAGTACCGCCGAAGAAAGTAGCACAAAACTTTTTCGAGGGAATACTCGGTACAATCGGAGATATCCTTGGTGTAGCAATAAGTACTGCGGGAAATGCTGCTCACACTCTTATTGATGTGCTTGCAACAGTAGCCCATGGCGCAGTGAATATTCTTGTGCATGTAGCACAGGGAATCGCCAGCTTCTTCACTCTCAATAAAACGAAGATAGCATAAAAACGCTTGGCTAACGCCAAGCTATTGGATTGGAGATGACAATATCTACAAATTTGCAGTAATAACCACATACTCGTTTGATTCAGAAGCTTCAGTATATTTATTTGAAGATATAACATCAGCAAGAAAATTCCTTAAAGAAATATACGAAAAAACAAAAGCGCTTGAGGAAGGAGAAGATGAGTATGATACCGAAGGAGAAATCTCTGATGAAGGGTGGTATGCAAGTGTAACGAATTATTTTCCAGACCGATATGAAACGATTGAATTCCGTATAGGAGAAATCAAAAATAATAAATAATTAAAAGGAGAAAAATAAAATGGAAAGCTTTATCAATGTAGTAAGAACTGGTTCTCTCATCGCTCCGTATAAGTGCGAAAAGCGTACAGGGGCAAACGGCTCTTTCGAGTCTAAGTCTATCTGCTTTAATGTGGCGGTGGATCGTGAACAGACTCAGATCGTAAACGAAAACGGACAGAATGTACGCAGGCCCATCACTGACTGGTTCGCAATGCGTGTCGTAGGAAACGCGGCAGACATTATGAACACGTATGGCACAGCAACAAATAACGGCAAGCTCATTTCTCGCCGCCTCTTGGTTGGTGGACACATTGAGCGCTATGACAGGACATGGACGAATCCAAAAGGCAAAATCAAGGCATTTGATGTAACTCTACCTGACGGGAAGATATATACCATTCCTGAACATGAAGGCCCGACCGAGGAAACCTACAAGGAAACCATTCTGGTTATAACCAGTGTAAAGTTCCTTGACAGTAATCCTGTTAAAGCAACCGGAACAACTACGATTCCCAGCGGCACGCCTATCATGGCACAGCCTGTGGCAACGCCAACAAATGGCATAGCGACAATAGCATCTGCAACGCCAGTAGGCAAGGCAGAAAGCCCTGCTCCAGTACAGAACGCTCCGATAACGAATTTCGCAGAACAGGTACAGCAAGCGGCGGCAAAAGTTGCTGCGGAACAGAATGCCAAGCCTGAAAACGAACAACCTATCGGAATGCCTATGGGCATGGCAACTGCGCCCAGCGTAAGCAATGGCTTTACCGCAACAAGCGATACAGCACCTTTCTAACAGAAATAATCCCCTCTCTAACCAGAATCTAACCATTCTAATCAGAGAGGGGAATTATAATTATAACATAGTATTGCATTTTTAGATTTCCCATAGTATAATCATCACAAGGAGCGTGATATTATGGCTACGGAGCAAGAAATCCAAGACTTCTTAATACAAGAACCTGGATATAAAGAAGGATTGGAAATCTTTAAAAATTTAGACACTAACGCTCATCATGAAGCTGAAGAATTAGCAAAACTCATGATTGAGAAAATTGTCCGTAAAGAGGATGAATTTAATTTATCTACAGCACTCCTCGCAACGGCAAAAACATTAACGCATCTTACCTCTTACCTGTATGATACAGAAGAAGAATTTCTTGCAGATGTCAAGAAAGCTCGTTCTTGTATCGTTACAGACATAGTTCCAGCACTGCTCGACCCACAGCCTTGTGGCAAATGCGAAAATTGCAAGAATGGCAATCCCGCAGAATGCAAAGACCCACAAGTCAGAGCAGAGTACACAGAAACCCGTTTCTTGCCTTTAGTGTGTGACATGCTTATCGAATATGATATGTTCAATAAAGTATTGCATATGCACGCATTAAAGGAAAAGAACGCGGCTAACGCCGCGCAACAGGAAGCCAAAGAACAAGATCCTATGCATACAAAAGATGCAGAAAAGAACAAAGAAACAGAATGATATAAATATTTTGCGACGTGGCTTTTCCAATCAAAAATATTTTGTGGCATGGCTTTTCAATCCGATAAGGAACAGGTGAAGACAAATGGCAATGAGTGAAAAAGACCAGAACTTAAAATCTGGCCCTTTACAAATTACAACCGAAGACTTTTACTTTAACAATATCAGACCATATGCGCTAGAAGTTATGGTTAAATGTCGAACCGATAAAGAACTTACTCGCACTATTGAAAAAGTACTCAATGCAAGTGATTCCTTTTGCCAGTCAGGAGCATATACATTAGTATCCGATTCTTTTGATGTGCTCAATACTGCAATTACAGACCCTAATTATTTCAATGGCGCAATGAGAACAGCTCCAGAAGAAGAAAAAGAACTTGTTCGAGGTTTAGCTGAAAAAATATCAGACCTCAAAATGATTATTCAATTTGATGGCGAAAAATCAAAACCCGAACCTAAAATTAAGGATAGGCTTAATTTTGATCCAGACAAAACACCTTGGGGAGAAAACAAGGACTATCCTATGCATAATATGAAAACTCTTAACGAGCCACACCCTAAACAACGTATCCCTAATAAAACAGCATATTCCTAATAAATTTAAAAAAGAAAGGAATTCAAATGGATATTGGAATCAATACTGGACTTATCTTTTCTGCTCTTCCTCATGATAGACAAAAAGAAATAGTCCATACTCTACTCATCAACCCAGATAAACGTAATAACATAAAAACAATGATTGTTGCAATTGGGAAAGACGATGAATCTCAGCGTCTTGATATTGATGCGTTAATTGAAAATGAAGGCATCGAAGCCGCAGAAGATCTTCTCATTAACATTATGTCTAGTTCCGCATGTAGCACTCATATGTTGGACGCAAACGCCATAGATGAACTTATGGAAAAAGTCAGAAATGGCACAGCGACTAAAGAAGAGAAATGCATTGCCGAACAAATTATGGGTGAAATGATGACTGCAATGAATGGAACACATGAATTCATCACTATTCTTACCCAAATTATTTTGGATTTAATGCATTATGTTAATGAAACAGGATTGCATGTCTCTCACATTAATGATATCATTGTGGGCATATATCTGCTTTCAATTGGTATAATGTGCAACAATCCAAAAAGCGTTATGTATAAGCACAAGGACAATACTCCTTCGCAAAATCTTGCAATAGGAGAACAAATTGCTCAAGACATTCAGAAATGCCTTGAAGAACACCTCTGGAAAGATACTGATGTGCCCGCTGAATATAAAACACTTGGCGCATTAAAATATATAGAAAAGGTTTCAGCAGGCAACCCTGGCATGTTTGGAAATGATGTAAAAGCAATAGCTAATTTTCTTGGCCTTGAGCATGATTTTATATCAGCAGAAGAAATAAATAGTAAAGCAAAAGAAGCCAGAGAAAAACAAAATAAAAGCTATATTGATGAAGACCTTCCAAGATTCGATAAGATGTTCTAAAGAAGGTATCATTAATGCTTGAACCAATTGAATGTCAAATATTCAGTGGGTATCATTATGAACACGTAATGCAAGATGTAAATAAACAATTGAAATTACGTGAGGGATGGATGATTCATGGGGAATTGCAAATAACGTCCACGGTAAATGGACCACTTTACTCAATTCTTCTTGAACGTTTTAATCTTTCTGATGTTAAAAATGAATTTAAAAACCTTCCTGATAAAACTGAAAAATGAATCTTGACTGTACTGTCAAACTATGTTACAATAATCATGTCCCATTTAAGCGTCTTCTTTTTTACTTTGTATCCTTACCTGCGGCTGGCCCCGCACCAGCCGCACATCCAGGTTTAGCGCAGTTTGGCTAGCGTACATGCTTTGGGAGCATGGGGTCGTGAGTTCAAATCTCACAACCTGGACCATTGAAGCTAGTTCCTCTTATATCGCAAAGATGTGTCAAGACAGGAATGGGCCTAAAAAATCTTCCTGCCCAAATCTAAAACAATATCGCGGCTAACGCCGCGATTATGAAATAAATACAAATCAGAGGTGAAATCTGTGGAGTTACTAAAGAGTCCCATGAATTATACTGGGAATAAATTTAAGTTACTTCCTCAAATTTTGCCTCTTTTCCCATCTAACATTGATATCTTTGTAGATTTATTCTGTGGAGGTCTCGACGTAGCTATTAACGTCGATGCTAAACAGAAAATCTGTAATGATATAGAAAGACCCCTCATAGACCTATATAACTATCTTTCATCCGTTGACGGAAATCATATACATAATCTAATCTTGAGAATTATACATGCTTATCAGTTGAGTAAGACTAACAAAGATGGCTATCTTCAGCTTAGACAAGATTATAACAAGACTAAGAATCCTATCTTGCTTTATACTCTTCTTTGTTACAGTTTTAATAACCAATCTCGTTTCAACTCGAAAGGCATGTTTAATATTCCCTTTGGGAAAAGGGAGTACAACGTGAAATTGCAGAAAAGACTTCCTGCCTTCACGGATAGATTGGATTCTACGTATGCATTTAGCAGCGTAGATTTTAGACAGTTTTCATTTAGATCTATGGGGTTAACGCAAAACTCATTCGTTTACGTTGACCCCCCTTACTTAATAACCACAGCTACATATACAGAGAATAACCACTGGTCTTTAAAGGATGAAGAAGATTTACTATCTACCTTAGACCAATTACATAAAGAAGGCATTAAATTTGGTTTATCAAATATAATGCAACGGAACAATAAAACTAATACATTATTAAAGAACTTTGCTTCTAATTATAATGTACATGAAATAGATAGCGATTATATGCACTGCTCTTATCACAAAAAAGATAGATACTCAGAATACACAAGAGAGGTATACATTTGCAATTATGATTAATCCAAGAGACATTCAAGATATGCTCGAAATGGGTATGTCATTCAATAACGTAGATTTTACGCCAGACTCCAACCGAGAACAACCTAATGCTCGTTATGACAGGTATCAGAGATATATTGACAATATAGAGCCTCTGTTTAGCGAATTCGGAGATGGCTGGGGCGGCAGTACAGAAGCTAGAGATATGGCAATGAAAGTTTGCCCATATGAAGACTGGATGGAATAAGGAGAATAATTAAATGGATAGCTACATTGGAATAGAAATGGTACAAGCAAAACCATGTAAAGCGTGGGTTCCTGTTGACGGATACAAACAAGGAGAACCTGGCTATAGCGTTATCTATCCAAATGGGTATAGTAAATGGAGTCCAAAAGACATTTTTGAGAAAACCTATTTAAAAGTAACTAATAATCCTCATATGAAGACTAGTGCACCTAGTATCAGTCAAGAAATGGTTGATGATTTCATAGCTCATACGGAAGTCATCACAATGGGCGATAAAAATACAGTTGTGCGTGCTGTTCTTAAAAACGGTTTTGAAATCGTAGAAAGTTCGGCTTGCGTAAGCGCAGAGAATTACGATGAAGCTTATGGCGCAAAAATCTGCATGGAGAAAATAAAAGATAAAGTGTGGATACTTTTGGGCTTTTTACTTCAAACAGCAATACATGGAATAACATACAATGAATCTAATCAAAGAGAGTGAATAAAAATGAAAAAATATAATATCATTAAAGCAATGCTTAAAAATGACTATTCTGTATGTAGATAAATGACATGGGACGTGGGATACGATAATCGGCCTCTGAAGAAGAGGTAATCAAACAATTATTACGACAAAGAAATCTGCATGAATTTTTACTCCTATATTTGTTATTTTGCAGCTTCCATGGGTATTTTGTCCTTTCAGGGGATTTACCAAAATCCATTTATTTCACCTTTTCGGAATATAACGGCATCCTTTATTTTGGTATATAGTTCGGCATGATGTAACTCATCTCATGCATATATTGTCGATAATGTTGTTAGCGCAGAGAGAAACTGCCCGTAATGAGGTTTGACTCCTCAACGTCCTACCATAAAAATGGCGGCTAACGCCGCCCATTTGGAATTATATTATTGTTTTAAAAAGACTTATAATGGGGATCTACTATAGGCATACAAGAAAAAATCTAAAAATAAACAAAGTCGGCCAATACACCGTATGCCTTGTACTTTATAGTAGCTGTAAGAATGGTACTACCCATGTTCCTGCCCAGAATAATATATTTTTCATATATATTATTAATTACAGAAAGGAGAGCGTATTTCAATGTTTAACAATATGCGCCGTGTTATTACATCTTTAATGCGCTCACTTTGTGTAATGGCGCATTATGAGCCGAAGAAATATAGTTTGATCATGGAGTGTTCAGGTACGAAGATTCACAAAGAAACATTAGAGGGTATTCGCCCCCAGGATACAGCGCCGCTTGCGCCGTATGGATATGCTTCTTTGTATTATCGTAACCTGGTTCCTACTTAGCGCTTCGGCGCTATAAGGTCTATGTTTATCTATATTTATTCTTGTTTATGTTTATTTATTTACACTCCAAAGGAGAATTTTAATATGAAGTACCGGTTTTCACACCCGCCGTAGCTGCGGACGTGTATATGATTTTTGTTATTTTATATTGTATATTTATATTTTTAGGGGCTGTAGGAGAAAGACAACTTCTTCAAAAAACTCGTTAAGACATTACATGCTGCAACATGCTGGTTCACTTAAAAATGTGAAAAATAAAGAATAATTCGCCCCGCCAATGTTGGCGTATCCATACATCGAAATTGATGGAATGTCCGTAACAATACTAAAAATGTTGCCATATTGTTACCGGGTGGACGAGATATGTTCGGCAATGCGCCAACACTTATATTTTTTATTATTATTTATGTTTTCTTTAAAGTGTTAAGAATCCGATAAGGTTGATGCAGTATTATATTCATGAATACAAAAAATTATCAAGCAATCTATTATAGTATGTCGTAGCGATAAGCCAACTGTACACGCTATTCATAGAATGTAATGCTGCACAACCTATGGCCATAAAAAGAGGTATTTACATGAGACTAACATCAAGTTTTGCTAGAAGTTTATACAAGCCAGATACCGCAGAAGAAAATCTTGGCATCCGTGTAATTCATTATTCCACAGGAAGAGTTCTTTTTGATGGTACTATAACAAAACTTCCAAAATGGGATGATATCGAAAACAAATACAATATCGTTGAAATAAAACGTAGTAAAATATTACAACGCGAAAAACCATTATACAATCGTGATATTGTTATTACAGTAATATAAAAACGGAGAGGCAGCATGGTTGAGGTCATGCGCCGGGACTCATACTCCCGGAGACGGGGGTTCGATTCCCCTCCCATCCATATGTCGGTATAGCTTAAGGTAAAGCAATTGTTTATTTTTAAACAATATTGAAAGGATAATAATTCCAAAGGGCTTTCATATGTTTAACTTCATTGTATAATAAACAATGTCTAACAGTTCAATTCTGTTTACCGACACCATAGCCAGTGTATTAGTAAGATACACTTCCCGCCAGAGTTTTGTGCATGAATATACCTCCTAAAAATATTTTTCACATACTTACTAATACATTGGCTACATTGCTTTCCACAATTTTTTCTTCTTTCTGCCACCGCAATCAGCGGTGGTCTATGGTCCCGAATCGTATGGGATGTTTCCCCAGTTCAATTCTGGGCGGGACCACAGAACCCCTTGCTTTCTTACAGGTATGTTTGCGTTTGGGTAAAAACGGAGCTGGTAGCGATTTAGTTCCCTAGTGATTCCCTTGGGTAAGGTTCAAAAAGAAAGCCAGCAAGTAGCTATTCTTACCCGGAATAGTGAAAAAGTCACACTGTATAAACAAGTATTGAACATCATCCGTAAGAGTTAATCGCCTTATGGGTAATGGACAATACAGAGTGATGTGCGAGGACTGATTATCCTCTCTGGAGAGTCCCCAGAAGTGTGATATTAAAATTATCTATTGGAACGGCGAGTAATGTGCGTAGTACAAATGTTGGGGGCTTCAATCTCTCTGTTCCAAGTTTTATGCAAACCTTCGATATAAGTATGAATGGTCTTGTGGAGCGTTGATGTATGAGGAATAAGGTATCTTGAGAAGTAGCATATGGTCAGTGATAGTATGTGAAAATCTGGTGATACAAACTTCAATAACAGCGGAGCTTAGAAGCAAGGTATTGAATTACTTATTGGTCAAGACTAAGTTGCTTGATACTGATTCTTGGGTTATATACCCAATCCGATAGGAGCAGTAAAGGAATGTTGTGGGGCATCCTGGTTGATTAACAACTGGTGTCAATGGATGCAACATTACGCCGGGGGAAGCGTAATCTTACGCTGTCATAGCTTAACGTAAAGCACCCTATAAAATAGTAATGATATCTAAATCTATAATAGGGAGTTTTCAGTACAAATCTGACTGACAGCCACTGTGGATAAGTTTTTATTATTATCCATGGGTAGCACCCCTCTATGTAATATTGCCCAATGGTTCTTGTGATTTCTCCATTGGGCAAATACAGAGGTATAGCCAAGAGGTAAGGCACTAGACTTTGACTCTATTATACGCAGGTTCGAATCCTGCTACCTCTGCCATGGACGAAAGTCCAATGAACGGTGAGAATTCGCCCTTCGTATTTTATCTTCTTTTATGGGTGGCTAACGCCACCCGTATGGTCCGTTAGGCAAGCGGTTAAGCCACAGCCCTTTCAAGGCTGCATCGTGGGTTCAAATCCCGCACGGATCACCACTCATGTCTCATTCCTCCAGTACAAGACATGAAACTTGCTGAATTGGGCATAATATTTGTTATGCCCAACATGCCGCTGTGGTGGAACAGGTAGACGCAAGGGACTTCGACAATTCTAGAAGAGGTGACAAGACAATGAAAGTTATTAACATTTATACATGCCCCGATGGAAGAGTTAGGGCATATTGTAGAGATGATAATAATAATGTAAAAATTGTTTCGTACCCTCGAATTCTAATGGAAGAGAAATTGGGCAGACCATTAGAGCCATATGAAGATGTTCATCATATCGATGGAAATAAGTTAAATAACTCTATTGATAATCTTGCTTTAATTAATCATGGGGATCATCAAAAAATGCATATGGAACATGACACAAAATATCATAATAAAGAAATGACTTGTGATGTGTGTGGTAAAACTTTCATATGGACTATAAAATCCCAAAGAAATTATTATTGTGATTTGAATAGAGGCAAAAATAGAATTATATCTTGTTCCAGAAAATGTAGCTCTTATTATGGTAGACAGGAGCAGCTTGGGAGGAATCCCAAGGCTGAATGCGGGCTAAACGGTGAACCCTTTCCCAATGGGAATACCGTGCCAAATAAGTGAAAACTTATGTGTGTAGAGAATATACACCCGCCATCCAGAACGGATGAAGATTGATTCCAGACCACAAAACTTTAAATAGGTAGCGAAAGCTATAGTGGTACGAAAATCCCTCGGTAGAGATACCATACGGGTTCGATTCCCGTCAGCGGCACCATGTGCATCCAGATTATGTGTTCTCAAGTATGGTTATCTGCACAATAATATGGATGCACACCTTCTTATGTGTGTTTGCCCCCTTATCTGGTTGTAGGGGGCAATATGAAACTATAGTATAATTGTCAATACGTCATAACTAATGGCCTGTCCATATTTTTTGGTTCCATATCATACCGTCCTTTATTTATTTATCTTTAGTTATGAAGATGAAGGTTAGAATCCTTCTAGTTTCTCATTGCATTACATCCTTATTTTTCATTTTCTGCTATCCCACCGAATAAAACCGCTGTTCGGTGGGATCTTTCTAAGGAGATATTATGCTTAAACATTTTTCTAATATATTGGGCATGGCAAAAGCGTCTAAAAGGTTTGCTGAAACAGTTGCAGATAGAGAATTTAAATGCCCCATTCTTATGGAATCAGATGCAGATATACAAGCAAGAGAATTTATAGATAATATATATTCCACAAATGAACTTGGTAGAAATAATTCAAATGCTATCTTTAAAGTAAAAGAAATGATTGATTCCATTTCTGATACAATACCCAGAGAAGAAAAAGCAAGAACATTAATTAGAATAGCAAAGATAGCAGATATACATATTTCACCATTTAAAGATGATGGAGAAAAGCGTTTACAAGCAATCTCTTCTGCTTTCTCTGAATTTGCAGATACATCTAAAAAAGAATTAGATGACCTCGATAACACAATTGATTCTTTGACAAGACAAATTGAAACACTTCGAGAAGAAAGGCAAAATAAAGCAGAACTAAGAGAAGCAATCAGCATGGCAATTGAAAAAGAAAGAAGACAAATAAATAGTCTTCTAGAAACTTTGGAAGACGCTTGTCATGACGAAGGAATTATCATACAAGTTTCTTTATAAATTACTAACGAGAGGAGAAATCTTATGGCTAGTTATCCAGGCGCACGTAGAATATGGAATAAACATAGCGAATTCGCTGGCAAAGCTGATGCTGACAAGGTTCAAAAAGAAATTGACCTTATTGCATCTCAAGACCCTAACGGCAAATGTACCGATGAAGGATTGGTAGACTATGCAAGAAACAATCCTAACAGCGAATCTCATAACTGCTTCGAGTGGAACGACACAACTGCGGCAGAAAAATACAGATTACATCAAGCTGCTCGTATTAAAGTTTCCATCATAACTGTATACGACAAAACTGACAAAGATACTGAAAGCAGCGTCAATCAAAATACGAGCGTCCCAATTCAGGTAGTTACTAACCATGCTTTAAAGACACCAGGAGATGGGCATAAGAATATTGAATTCATTCTTCAGGACAAGAATGATTCAAAAGTTCTTGACGAACAAATGAAGCAAGCATGCATTCAGTTCATGGATAATTTTGAACGTAGATGGTGTCTTGCCCCATCATTCAATCAAGTATTCCCCAAACTACAAGCATTCGTAAACTCGTTATAAAAGTATGGGGCGCTAACGCGCCCCTACTGAATTATAAATTACATGCCAAAATAGGCAATCTTAAATTATCATAGCACACGCTAACATATTATAATATAATACAAAAAATTAAATCAATAAGCGAGGTCATGACCTCAATACACCAAATGTTACGATAATAAGATTTCAACATAAACTACTTTATTGTAATTTATAATATTGATGTTCGTGGCTTCGCTTATTGATTTAATAATCAATAAATTTAGATCAAACTATCCTAAATGAAGCAAAAATATGATATTATATTATACCGTAAAATAGAGGATTTAAATATGGATGAAAACGAAAATGTAACTATTTGTTGTGATTGTCAATATTGTTGCGACAAATATAGTTTCCCATTACCAAATGATATACCCGAATTTAACGGAAATAATTTTCTTCTTAAAGCATATTGTTGTTGTATGGAAGATTGTGAGCTATACGGCAAACGTATTGATATGCTTGGGATTACTTCCTGTGAATATTTTAAAGAATTATAGGAGAGATAGTTAGTTGATATATAAAACAACAGTTTATATTCCAAGTGGAACGATTGAGAGAGTAAACAGTTTACTTTGTGCTCTTTCTTTTAAAGATCTTTCTGAAAAAGAAATTAGCAAATATAAGTTTAGAACCAACTCATGTGAAACTATTTTTAATGTGAAGTTCGAAGATAATAGCACATTAACATATGAATTATGTTCTGGCGATTCTAATTATTATGACAATGTTGTATGGAGAAGCGCTGATGGGATTGAAGAAACAATAGAATGTTCTTTCAGATTATTCAATGAGATAGAAATTGAAATCAATTCAAACAAATATATTGTTAATCTCATAGAAAATCCTCCTGAACATGGCAAAAAAAGATTAAACGTTACTGTGAATTGTTTAGCTACTTATAATAGTAGCATACTCGTTCCATATACTATGAATCTTGAAGAAGCTATACAATATGCTGAAAAACATATTGATGATATACCCCTTGGTTTATTGGAATATGTGTCAGACAGTGACAGTATCGATGAAGAAAATTGCAGTTTCGATTAATAAGCTTTAGCTAGCTTTTAGCTAATTTTCTAGCTAAAAGCTAGCTTTATAGCTTCAAATATTGACTTAAGTATTGTAAGTCGATAAACGAGATTTAGTCTCAATACATGCTATACTATCATAATGTATAACACTATATCACACGACAATATATAATATCTTAAGTCAATATTTGAAGCTATAAGTTTCAAAACAGGCCAAAATAGTCTAGCTTAGAATACTATCAGCGTACTATAGGATATATTAAAACATTTTATGGTCTCAAATATTGACTTTAAGTCAATGACATCCTATTACAACCCATCTCAACTTAGCTTATAATAGCATAAAATAATATATAGTAATATTATTACTTAAAGTCAATATTTGAGACCATAAAGGTCAGCAGATTACAAACTAAGCTTAATTTAGGGTAAATTAAAGTAGGACAATTTTAGCATATGCTAGGATATTTTACTTTATGGTTTCAAATATTAGCTTTAAGCTAAAATACAAGCTATGCAATCCTAAAATAAATTAGCACAATCTATGCTATTATATGACACTATAAAATATTTAGCTTAAGTCAATATTTGAAACCATAAATTTTTATGGTTTAAGACAAAACGCCATAAAATACGATAGCACATGTAATCATATGCAACCATAGGACATGCTATCATAAGATATTTTACTTTATGGTTTCAAATATTGACTTAAGTTAATAACAGAAAAGAGATGTATAATAATGACTATATTACTGACTTATCTGGTTTTTGTAATAAAAAATTCCCAGTTGAAAAACATTTTTATGTTAAAACTAATATTTAAGGTCATAAACCTTATCAGAATGTAATGTAATCTATCGCATCTCATGACAACATATGGCACCTTAACATAATATAAAACAGTTTATGATCTTAAATATTAGTTTTAGCTAATAATAACAAACAAAAATACTATATGATAAAACACTTCATTATAATTTAGACCAAAGTAAAAATAATACAAAGTATTTTATATGTAGACACCGCTACTTTTACAAAAGTAGCGGTGTGTGCTTATAAAAGCAAGCTTAAAGTAGGTCATTTAAAAATAGTTTAGCACATCCCACCTTAAGCTAATATAGCACATAATATCATGATATTTTAATTATTATTTGGAGGAATTAAAAATGGCCACAAAAACTAAAGACGAAAACAACACTCCTATTGAAGAAAAGCTTACTCCGGGCACAGTTATCAAAATGAAACCCTTTGTTAAGGAACGACTTCAGGTAACTATTTGCAGCGATGACCACTGCGATCTTATTTTGAATAAGATGACACAAGAAGCTATTGAAGAAATCAAAAGCACACAAACTAAGACGGCTAAGGGCACAAAGAAAGCGGTCAATATGTGGCAAAGGCTTATTGAGGGCCTGCATTGGATGGACAAGTATACTGGCCCGTATGTAGATGATAAAGGCAAAATTCTGCATACAGAAGAAGCATACTATGACCTACTTAAAACCAATCGTATCGGTTACGATGCAAGTGGCATCAAGAAGGGTCTCTGCGATGCGGCTGTTCGTGTACTTGGCGAATCTAAATCTACCATTATCAATGCCAATCTTCAGGTTATTCCTGAGAAGAGAAATCTCGTTCAGATTGAATTCAACGAGAGTGATATTGATGAATCCGTAATCACTAACTGGAAAGGCTCTGCTTTCATTACCTATCGTACTATCCTGCGCGGATGGTCTAGTACATTTGCTGTAGAATATCTGCCAGATAATTTGTCTCGTGATCAGGTTATCGAGATGTTCCAGGCGATGGGATTTAGCGGCGGTCTTGGCGCACATCGTGTTGGGCTTAAAGGCGGCACTCATGGTAAATTCCATGTAGATAAGGTAATGCAACTCTAAAAGTTAATAGGAGATAAAAATGGCTAAGAAGTATATTGATTCTCAAGCCGTTATAGACAACCTAGATACTAACGGTGACGAGCTTACAGACAAGAGTAAAAGACTTGAAGTAATAAATAAATGCGGTTTAACCCAAAGACTTCAAGAAGTACTGATTACGCCAGCTATGGCAACCGGACTTCTTCGCCTTAATCATGGTACTCGTGTTCGTCATGGCAATAAAGAAAAGATGAAATTTGACATGACTCATGGCCTTTGGGGAACCTGTGATAGCATGATTATGTTTAGTCCTAATGGTAATCTTGTTAATGGCAAAATGATATTAGAGGCTATACAAGAAAGCGGAATTGCACAAAGACTTGTGGTTATGACAGGCGTTGTACCGCATGTAGAAATAGATACTGGCGCTAATAGAACTCCGTTTGAAGTCATAACCATGTATAGAATTGGTGGCAGTAATTATGATGCTATACGTACTCAAAAAGTTATATCCGCTATTGGTAGCATGCTGCGTCGTAAATGTAGGCATGGCATGCGAATAGAAAATAGCGATTATTGTCGGCTTTTTGAAACGTATAAAGATACCCTGCTTGAACTCCGTGATGTGTTAAATACATATCAGGGAGATGCTTATATCAATGCAGCTTTGATAGCAGCAAGATTAGATGGCGTTGATATTGGAGACATTTCTAGTTTTAAAGCTGCTTATTGTAAAATGGGTAGAAGTTTAAACGTGGATGATGCTCCAGTCAACGTTTTTTGGGATTATTATCATGAAATACTCAGTGGATGCAGCACGAATCATTTTAAAGATAAGAAATTTGCAGCTACACAAACTGCCTTATATGCTTATCTGAATCAAACTACAATGACAAAGAAAGATTATATGCACTCCAGCTCTAAAGCGATTCATGATTACGATATTACGTGGCTGAATCAAACTATAAATGGAGGTTATGATTCTACAAAGTTCCATCTATAATGAGGACTGAAATATGATCGATAATGAATGGAAGCTATCCCAAGCATGTGATATATGTATAGCAGATATGGGGAAAGAAGATGAATTTTTATCACGTAGACTTTATGCATACGTTCGAGACCATTTTGGCATAGTCCCAGGTAGAGACTGGGACTATGACCTTATAGATAAAATTCTTCTTGATATGTTAAATAAAACAATAATATGATTCCATAAAATATAGAAAGGAATCATAAGCGATGAATCCAAATGAAATTGATGTAGACAATAGCATTGTTGTCCGACAAAATATAACCAAAGTTGACGAAAACACGGTATTTTGTAGTATATGCTACAAAAGAATAGACGAAAAAATGGAAAATCCATATTATTTCGTATATTTTGTATGCGATGCAGAAACTATGCAATCTATCATTTTAGAGTCTACCTATGTAGAAGGAATTAAACCATCTTTTACTCTTATAGAAAGAGATGAATATATAGACTCTATTCATGATGAATATTTAAATGCAAATAGAGAAAAGATTATTTCTGTAAGAAACAATACACAATGGGATTAAAAGTTACAAAATGGTAACAAATAATGAATTTTCATAGTGTATAATATATGTTCATGAGCTGCCTCTAACGAGGCGCTCATGGCATACACTACATTACGAAAGGAATTATTAAAATGAACACAAAAAGAGTAATGCGAGGAATTTGTACACTGTGTCTCGTAGGAGCAGCATCTATCTTCTCAGCCGGAGCTTCATCTACAGAGACAAAAATCGTTATGGATCTTAAAGCTAAACAAATATCTGAGCAAGTTAAAATTATGGAGACTGCACACGATATGGCTGAATGTGCTAGAGCATTAGGCGAAAATGAAAATAGCGTCGTTATACATACAGCGAAAGATTATTATAATGACGCTATGAACGCCCATAAGACTTTTTCTTCTGAATATGAAACTCTTTCTAACATGTATAATGCTGAAGTTAAAGCAGAAGAAGAACAACGTCAAAAAGGTTCTTATATTGGCAAGTTTCTCGTTAGCGCCTATACTCCTTCTCCAAGCGAAAATGGAGGATATGCTGTAACATGTACAGGCGTACCGCTTGCAGGGAACGAATGGGCATTATGTGCCGTAGACCCTAATGTTATTCCTCTTGGTTCTACTATTTATATTGAAGGCGTAGGTAATGTACGATGCCAGGATACAGGCGGGGCCATTAAAGGAAATCGAATTGACCTTCTGGTCGGATATGGAGAAGCAAATCGATGGGGAGTACAAACAAGAAACGTATATTTAAGGTAAAAGATATGGCAATAAAATATGTTATAGAATATTCTAGCGTAAATGGGACAGTAGAAACATTTTGTGACAATTATCATGATTTCGAACAAAACTTATTTGCTGATGTAGAAAGAGAAGTTCGAAGAGGCGCTACTGAAATTAGAGTTACTATTGCTGGCGATAAAAAATGATTACAGTTAAACCATTAGAATGGTATCCATGTGGGAATACAGGATGTATTGCATCATCTATGTCTGTTGACGTTGGACTTAAATTAATTATTGATATTCGATATTTTATAGAGCCTACAAAAAATGGATATGATGCAATTTTAATGTTTAAAATAGAAACAAATTATGAACATTTCGATACCATTGAAGAGGCAAAAGCTTATTGCGATCAAGAAAATCAAAAATTTTGGCAAGAAGTATATGAGCGAATGCTAAGTAATGTGATAACAATAACTGCTCTGCCAAACATTGAAAAACGCGGTGAAATTATGAAACTTATTGATGCTAATCATTTAGTGTTTAATGCTGAAAACGAAAGATATGCAACTATGCGTGAAATTGCCAACGAACCTAAAGTAGACCCAGTTCATGCGGCAGGCGCATGCTATTGCAAAGAATGCAAACATTGCTTCTATGACGAAATTAACAAACATAATTATTGCAACCGCCCTCTTGGTTTAATTGGGTATTCAATCGTAAGAGGCGATGATTTTTGTAGTCATGGAGAAAAGAAAAACTAATCTATAAAATAATACATGGTGCGTTCCTCTCTCTTTTATGTTATAATATTTATAGCTATTAAGAGGAGGAACGCACCATGAACGCTTCTGAGAAAAAGGCCATAGTTAAACGTGCATGTGAGATTATTTACTCTAACGAGGGTGACTATGGCTCTGTAAACAAGAATGACAATGGTGCTTTGTCAATAGGCAAAGTGCAATGGCACGCAGATAGAGCATTATCTCTTTTAAGAGATATCATTAAAGCTAACGAATCTCAAGCTAAGACAATCTTAGGGGATACTCTTTTTAATGAAATTAAAACTACTACCAGCAATTGGAGTAATCGTATAGTTAATACAATCGAAGCAAACTGCATTACTAAATTACTCATAACAAGTGCCGGTAAAAAAGTACAGGATAAGCTTGCTGAGAAAGATGTAGAAAGCTATATTGATATTGGAATATCTTATGGTATTCAAGATCCCGATTCTCTTATCTACTTTGCTGATGGAATCAATCAATATGGTTCATATTCTAAAGTGTGGAAAAATATCGCTATTAAATCTGTACATAATGGTGATACGTTAGACTCTATACATGCCGCAGCATCTTCCATGGCAAGTCAGTATATCTCTAGACGTATTAAGACATATAACATCATTAAAGGGCATAATACAGTAAGTAAATCTAATACCTACACTAAATATAAAGACTCAAATAAAGTAAAATACATACAAGGTTGGGTAAATACTCAATTATTAGGTACTAACTTTACAGCTTTAAGTGTAGATGGCGTTATAGGTCTTAAAACTAAAGCCGGGATTGTTAAGTGTTTACAACAGTGTTTAAATCATGAATTTAATGCCAATCTTGATGTGGATGGAATATTTGGTCGCATGACGCAAATAGCATGCCCTACGGTTACTACATATAAGTGCAATTCTGGAGATATAGTTCACATCATACAATTTGCTTTATATTGTAACGATATAGAGATAGATAAGTTTGATTATTATTATGGCTCTAAAACTGCTAATGCTGTAGGGATATTTCAAAGACGTAACAATTTACCGATTACCGAACGAGTTGATGATACAGTCTTTAAGTCGCTATTCGATGGCTTTTAATGACGGCTAACGCCGTCCAACTAGATTTTGAGGTGATAATATGAAATTACAAGCGATGAACAAGAAAATTACTGACTATGGCTATGATTATGAAATTGAATATGGCAATCCTGAATTTCATGGTCATGTTAAAGGCGTTGAGCTTTGTGTAATAGATGCTAGAACTGGATATGTTACAGAAAATCATCTTCCTAATAGCGTTAAGGAAAATAGAGATGAAGTTCTTGACAAAATCCTTAATGATGATAGCATTATTAAAGTTGTCAATAATGCTCTTATTGCAACTGAAAGTGGCGGATTAGTCCCAGAAGATATTTATATGCTTCCATATATGGTGATAGACCATTCTTGTTTACAGCCTACAGCCAATTTTGTGAGCGTAGTACCAGAAACAATGTTAGATCCATCCGATTTGCAATATTGTATGGATATAGAAGTACTGTTCTGCTGCAATAATCTTAACAGATATATGACATTGCATCTTCAGTCTCATGCAACTCCTGTTATTGACTTAGTTTTATATGTGTTTAGCAGCGATAATGACGATCTTGATGAGTTCTTAAAGAACGCTACTGATATCAAACTTACGCCTACTGAAAATCATGAACATGCTGTTACATTAGATATGTACAATGAATGCGGAGATAGATTTGATATTAAATTTCCATCTATCGATCATCTTGCAGATCGTATTACGTCAATACGTCTTTTAGACTGCAAACCGCTTACGACTTCAACTCCAGCTGAGGATGATTAATATTGTTAGTAGTTACTCAACTTACTAATGGTAATCTTAGCATAAAATCTGATTACTATTATAAAGATAGAATAAAACGAATACCATCGGCACAATTTGATCCTGAACGTAAAGAATGGGTCATATTGAAAGAGTATTTGGCAAATCTGGAACAAGAGTTCGCAGGAGAACTTGTATATAAAACACCCAGGTGGATCATTAGAGGCGATCCTATGCCAGATTACTCTGATATGTACAAAATTACAAATAATAATATAACTCTTCCAAATTTAAAGATAGAACCATATGATTATCAAAAGTATGGAATTAAGTTTATGATTGATAAAATTCAAAAACATAATTTCGTACTTAATGCAGACGATGTAGGCTTGGGAAAGACTTTTCAAGCAATTGCAGTTATAAAATGGTTTATGGAGAACTATCTATTTAGGAAAATTCTTATTGTTTGTAAAAAATCTATAAAGAAACAATGGATGGATGAATTCAGTAAATTTACTGATATTCACGACAATATTCCTATTGTTTATACAAAAACTACCCCTAAAAAGAGAGCAGCAGCATATGCTGTTATCGACAATTCTCCACAAGGAATATTGATAACTAATTATCATACATTCCTTAATGATACAGATAAAATTAAAAGTTTAGGCTTTGATATGTGTGTCATTGATGAAGTTCATTCAGTGAAAGCACGTAATGGTAAGCTTAATAATAATATCTCTCAGGTTGTTCGTGGTAAACCTACTATATTTCTTACTGGCACTCCTATTATGTCTAGACCAGAAGATATATTTGGCATAGTTCAAATGGTTAATCGCAACTATTTCGGCTCATATTTTGATTTCAGCAGAAGATTTTTAACTACTGACTTATATAGCAAATTTGGACCAAAAATAGTAGGAGCAAAGAATCTTGATGAGCTTAGAAATAAAGTTCAAGATATTGTTATTAGGCGAACAGAATATGAGGTAGCAGTACAATTACCTGAAGTTATTTTGCAACAGAAAGATTGTGAAATGGACCCCACTCAGGTTAAGATTGCTAAAGCTATACATGCCAAAAGCGAATTTATAATGGATGGAATGGAGTCTTTAATGACAGAAGCTGCTAAGCCTAATGTCGATAAAGATGTTATTGCTAATAAATTAAAAGTACTTGACGCGCAATCTAAAGCATTGATTGCTGCTCGTCAAGCTGTAGCAAATGATCCTCGTTTATTCCTATCTAGTAATTCTATAGCGATGAGAAAAGATTATGGGATTTTAATTCCTAAATCTTATACAATGTCTCCTAAAACAGAATCCATATTAGAAACAGTGGAGGATATCGTTAGTAATGGAGATAAAGTTATCTTGTTTACTAAGTTTAGAACTTGTGCTAGAATGGTAAAACAAGATATAGAGCAGAATCTTAAAACAAATGCATTGTTATATACTGGTGGCGAAAACGATGATCAGCGCAATGACGCGCTTGATTTATTCCGTAATACTTCTACTTATAATATATTAATAGGTACAGAAGCATTAGCAGAAGGAGTAAATCTTCAGGTTGCTAAATATGTTATAAATATAGACCAACCTGACACATTTGCTATAAAGACGCAACGTATAGGTAGAGCAAGACGTGTAGGATCTCAATTTGATAATGTAATTGTATACGATATGATTACTAAATCAGAGGGGGGAGTTATTTCTAAAGACGAAGAAAGACTCCGTAATATAACTAACAATGAAGACCTTACAGATGCTCTTGTAACGCTTAATGAAGCTCAGCAAAAGGCAATTATTGAAGCTATGAAAGAGGAACAATAATGTATGACCCCAATATGAGTATAGAGGCAATAAAAAGTAATCTCACTACTATTAGAAATAAGTTATGGAGAACTTTGATGCCTTATCAAGTTGACGCAATAGATACTGCATTTAACATCATAACGGCTTTCGATAATGAATCGAAAGCCAAAGATGTTCTCGAAAAGATATATGAATCGAGATGATAAAAATGGATATGAACGCCTTTTATATTCCAGGTATAGAAAGTAAAGTATGCATCGTATGGGATATACCTCATAGCCTTATTAACCGATATACAATTTACAGAGATGATGTACCTATCGTTACTGGAAATATAAATGACGAAGATTTTCCATTTGAACATCCTACTCCGTTTGATAGAGACCACCATACAAATCTCTTTTTTAAAGATTCCCCTCATCAGTATATGTATATAGATAGAAATATCTATAAGCATCAATATTATAAATATCAAGTTTATGCCGAAAGAGTAGAAAATGGTGAAGTATTAATGCGCTACAAATCTAAAGCAGATTTCATAGGTGTATTTTAAAAATGAATGAAGAAATCTTAAACTTTATAAACACCTTTAAAAACGTGTTCCCGAAAGAAGTTGAGTTTACCTTTTATAGAGGTCAGTGTTATTGGTTTTCTCATATTTTGGCAACACGTTTTAAAGGTGATATTTGGTTTAATGCCGAATTAGTCCATTTTGCATGTTTTATCGATAATGCCTTATATGATATATATGGCAAAATCGAAGATATGCGAAATTGGACTAATTGGCATGACTTTCAATGTATGTATCCTGATTTAGTCGATGACATTGTTGATTCTTGTATCAAAAAAATAAAATAATGTATTCGACATGGTATATGCCGCGCATGAGGAAATTTGGTCATCAGCGGAAATTGAATATATGACCAAATTTCCAAAATTAAAATTTCGCAAAAATATTAGGAATTGGAATTATGGAACTAACCCATATTTTTTCTGAGATATTGTGGTGGATAATAGTTGCGATATTTATATTATATTATCCAATAAAAATTTTTATTGAGCATAAAGAAGAAAAGAAATTTATTGCTCATATGGAAAATTTAAGAGAACAAATTCAAGATCAATATGGTTGGGATATAAGATATTATTCATGTACAAGATTCTCATCAAAGGAAGAATTCATTAATAAATACGAAATACAGATAGTCGCATTTCGTGAACCAGTTTTTCCTAAAGGACTCTACTTTAAGAATTTTATATATATGGATAAAAACGTTCTATTGAAATATCCGAATCAATTACTGTTAGACTTAGGTGATCTTAAATATGAGTTACAAAACAAAAAAAATAAATCGCCCTCTAACGAGGGCGTATCGAGATCTAAAAATACACAAGAAAGGGGTAAGCATAAGCCTATGGTTGAGATTCCATATATAGATATAAAAGCAACTACTAGTGAAATCAATAGAGTATTAACAGATGTAGTTGATAGATGGCCTGCCAAGATGGAATATTCTATAGAGCCTGTAACTTTAAGAAAAAATAGAAATTCTGGTAGGCGTATAAAATTTAAAAATGAACACGATGACTTAAAATTTGATGTCGTTACAAAATATGATCCCAATACAGATACCATAATTTTTTGTAACTTAAAGATTGCTAGCATGAAAAAGAAGTTCTATCTTGCAGATATGGGTGTTCAATATCAGCCTGGAGCTTCTGAAGATACTACACTTCTTGCTGTAACTTGTCTGATAAAGCTTGCGGAAGAATTCAATGGTACTATTGCATGTCTTGCATCGGATGATGTCATGACTATCATTAAGAACGGTAAAAAAGTTGAAGCAGAAGGCATCGGTTTAATAGATACCAATGGTGAAGTATATGTACCATCTAATTTCGATAAGCCTATAAGTGTCAAAGATGAAGATGATGAATCATCTTTCCAAATAAATAAACCTATAAACGTATGGCTTGATGAAAATCCAAAAGTAAAAGAAAAAATGATGACATATAATACTATGCCAGAAAGAATGGATTTCGTAGGTAAAGTATTAATTCAATTAAAACTACGAGATACAATTGATACAGATGAATTTATGGATATATTCAGACAAGCTGGTGTTATAGGTTTTTCTGATTCGTCTGTATCAAATATATATAAGTTATTAATTTAGGAAGGAGATAAATATAGCAATGAACGACTTCAATTTTGACGAATTATTTAGTGGCCTTAATCTTGATTCGTCTAACACTAACACTACTACCACAACGATAACACAGACGCAACCGCAAATCGTTGCAAAGCCTAAAACAGAGGAGGCGAAAATGAATGACACAAATAAATCGTCATTGTTGCAATCTGCACAGGATAAAATGCAGCGTATTGCGGCGGAGCTTAATGATAGCTATGTAGAACGTGATGTTCTTATTAATCTTATGCAGATAGCTATTGCAACAGGCACTAATTTGCTTATGCTTGGCCCTCCGGGAACTGCAAAGAGTCAGATTACTCATGACCTGTGCTCTCGTATTGATCAGGCTAATTACTTTCAGTGGATGCTGAATAAGACCACTGACCCGTCTGAGATTCTCGGATCTTTTTCCGTTAAAGAGCTGGAGAATGATAAGTTTCTTCGTATCACTACAGGTAAGCTTCCTGAAGCACATATTGGATTTCTTGATGAAGTATACAAGAGTAACGCTCCTACTTTGAATGCTCTGTTGACTATCATGAATGAACATATCTTCTACAATGATGGCAAAGCTGTTGATATACCTCTTATCTCTTTAATTGGTGCATCAAATGAACCGCCAGAGGATGAGACTTTGCTTGCTCTGCATGATAGGTTTATCTTCAGAATTAATCTGGAGTATGTTCATGACGTAGCAAACAAGAAGCGTATGCATTCTAACTATCTTGACAAGAGGGCTGGTTTGCTTGGACTTGCAGGGCGTAGTTCTATTACTCTTAATGAAATTAAAGCGTTGCAGGAAGCGACTAATACCGTCAAGGTATCTAAAGATATCATCAACAAATTCATTCGCCTTATCAGTACCCTGGAACGTCAGGCAATTCATGTATCTGATAGGCGGCAGAATGAGTGTCTTAAAGTCATGCAGGGTAGCGCCGTTCTTGCGGGACGTAACTCTGTAACGCTTGATGACTTCAAGCCATTGATATATGTCTTGTGGGAACAAGAAAGTCACATCCCGATTATCGAAACCGAAATTACAAAGATCATTAATCCGTATGACGACAAGTTCAAAGACATTCGGATAAACTTCGAGAGTATTAAGACTAACATTGATACTACTAACGATCCGAATGAAAAGACCAAGAAAGCAATAGAGTCTAAAATGGCGATTGAAAAGCTTGTTTCTAAAACCAATAAACTTATCAATGATGCCGCTAAGAACAATCGTGACGTAACAGAGTTTACCAACTTCCGTAATAGTATGGTACAATTTATGCAAGAATTGCTTAACAGTACTCTTGGTACTACTTTTTCTCCATCCAATAAAACTAATGGCACAGTAACCGCTGATAACTCCACTTCTATTATAGGAGAAGATGAAGATATCATACCATTCTAAAAGGGAGGTATACGTATGGCTGTAGATGACTTGTTCGCAAATATAAATTTGTGGGAAGATGTGTCTGAAGAAGAAAAAGCACAAGAGTTAGAACGACTTCGTGTTCGAGACAGTAATGCAACTATAAAAGAAAACCTTAATGGTAAGTCCACACAAGAAGTGCTTGGGCTTACCAATCTTAAAAAGGCTATCGTGTATAAATTCAATGCCATTAAGTGTGATATTACTGACGTTGAAGATTATGAAGATATTCTTGCAGAATCTCCAGTAATGCAAAACACCGTAGCTAGGGGAGAATCATTGCTTCCTACATTTAGGTATCTTCATCAGGATTTCTATCTTAGTCTCGTTAAATACTCGCCAGAGCTAAATCCTGGTGTAGAAATGCATGCCTCTACAAGAATGAATCGTGGCATATTCTCTAAGATTATTAATACTCCAGAATTTATTAAACTTAGAAAGATATGCAGGCTTGATAGATTCAGTGCAGCTTTAGGGGCAGAGATCCTTGGACAAGAAGCTATTGAAATTATAGAAGATTTAATAGCTAAAACTAAAGACGCAGAAGAACAGCGTAAAGCATTGCAAAAACTTATGGAAAAAGAACAAGAGATTGATGACATTCTTGAAGAACAAGAATCTCTTGACGATATCCTTAAGCAAATGCAACAATCTGGCGGATCACCTGAAGATCTCCAAGAAGTGTCTGATATGATGAATGAGAATGGACACACGCTTGAAGAAGCTAAAGCTATTGCTAATGCATTGGCTCAACAGTGCGATGATCTTATTCAAGAAGATGGCGATGATATAGTTAATGCTGCCAATGCATTAGGCCGAGCAATGACTCAAGCTACCACAGAAATACAAGAAGTGTCTCAATATTGTGCAACATGGGGACTCGGTGAAGGCGGAGATGGTAAAGTAGCATTCCAAAATAAACGAGAGGCTATCGAAAAGATACGTCGTTCCACTAAACTTAAGAAAATGACTGATGCTATTGGTCGTTTTAAAGAATCTGCAATCACTGAACAGAAAAAGAAAGCCAAAGATGGAGCTGTTGAAATACACTCCACTGAATTGGGGGATAAAATACAAGACACTCTCCCATCAGAACGTATGGGGTTGGTACGCCAAGAAACAAAGCTTGACTTCTATCGAAAATTACAAGAGAAACAGCTTCTTGTGTACAGCAAGAGAGCACACAAGCAAAAGAACAAAGGACCAATCATTGTATGCGTTGATACATCTGGGTCTATGAGTGGTGACTCAGAGATATGGAGTAAAGCAATGACTATTGGAGTTCTTGAAATTGCTGAAATGCAGAAAAGAGACTTTGCTTGTATAATATATAGCTCTTATGCAGATGAACCTATTATTATACGCAAAGGAGAAACTGCTCCTGAAAAGATTATTCAGTGCGCAGAAAAGTTTCATAATGGTGGAACAAATTTTCAGGAGCCATTAGAGAAAGCAATAGAATTAATTAACACGTCTACCTTTAAAAATGCTGATATATTATTTATATCCGATGGCGACTGTAGTATATCAGATCCTTTCTTGCGTAGATATAAGAAAATTAAGGAAGAAAAAGAGTTTAATACTCAGGGCGTGCTAATCAATCTTGGGCGAGGTCATTCATACGATGGAACCATGAAAGAGTTCTGTGATAAAATCACTCTTGTTAGTGATGTAGCAGATTTAAAGGATAGTGACTCTGATATAAACAAATCCATTTTTGGTTCTCTTTAAGGAGGAAATATGACTAATTCAGAAATGACTACAATAGAAGATTCAATGGAAGCTTCTATGACTGTTTGTTTTAAGTTGCAAGAGTGTCTGAACAATCCAGACACTCCTCTGCATGTAAAGCAAGTATACTTCATGGATCATGAAGCTGAGATAAGAAAGGCAACTAGTACTATTAGTGATACTATTAATAGGATAGCTCAGTTGCCCGCTGAAGAAAAGATGGATATAACAGTTGCCTTTTCTGATATGTTAGATGAGGCAAAAGCTATGTTAGAAAATACTAGAATGAGTATCTACGATTTTAAACAGTCATTAACTGTTAACAAAGATGTTTCAGAAGAAGACTTAAAGGTATCTATTACAAAAGAAACTTTAAAAGATATTAATGAGCTTCAAGAAGTACCTACAGGATTTGCTTCATGTAATTATATACTTACTTGTGGCAACATAATTAGGGCTTTTTATGCTGATGAAAATAATAAACATGACATTAATGCATGTTTAGCTGAGCATATTGAGGCAATATCACAGAATCCAAAGTACGATCCTAAAAGTGAAGTAAGATTGTTTAAGATATCTTCTAAAGAAATTCCTTTAAAGGAACGGATAATATATACTGTGTGAGGTAGTTATGGAGATACCCAAATTTAAATTTAATCCACACAGTTTATTGGATAAAGAGCACCAAGCCTATGAACATTATAAAATGGTATGGATGCTTAACCATGGATATACTTTGCACAATATTCTTCTTGCTCTTGATTATTGTATGAGCGAATACAGCGAAGACTTTGATGAAGCTATAGAAAACTTTGAAAATAATATAGGATTCCATGGTGAAATATGGCCTTATTTTTATGAGTTCATGCAATGTGAATATCATGAATGCGGATACGATAAGGAGGAATCATGAGTAAAGCAATATATAAAACACATAAAGATTTTCCCCAGAACTTGCTTCTGGGGAATCTTATGTTTATGACACTTGGCGATATGAAAATACCTGTATCTGAGCTTAAAGATATATTTAATGTTAATAACATTCCTGAACATTATGTTAGGGATATATCTGCGGCTGATGCATACCGCCGCGCTTCGTCTGACCTTAAGAATCGCAAGGTGTTTTGGAAAGACGACATGGGAAACGCAGAAGTTTGTCGTGTCGAGGTGGACGAGGTACGTAGCGATATAATAGGTATTAAACGCATTGTAGGTATAAAGCAAATAGATGAAGGAGCTGAGGAAGTCGGCTATCTTCCTATTGCTGAACTTACATTTAATAGGAACGGAAGCAGTATAGGTGCAGTTCCGCTTATAGATTGTAGCGATGCAAATTATTCTGAAGTTAATGATCTGTGCAGACTTTTTGAATCCAATTATAATGATTGGTCTGTGTATCATAATAAAGCTACAGTACGAAATATTATTAATCGTATAGTAGCTGACACTCACCCTATCAATCTCACATCTACAGGATTATGTAAGTTTACACCTCAGTCTTCTACCAATCTCCTATACAATTTAAAACATGCTCTTGAAGCTATGAATACTTTTCTTACTCCTGGTCAAAATGGAATAGAGAATGCTATGGAAATTATACCTGTTATTGACACAGATGAACAGAGAGATACCATAGAAAAGAGCTTTAGAAATGAATCCCTTAGTGAGATGAACGCTATGGTGATAGAACTTAAACAAGTTCTTCAATCTAAACAGACATTGTCATCTCGTACTGCCGCTTCTTATGTTGAAAGATTTAAAGATCTTAAGGCAAAAGCTGCGGACTATGAAAATCTTCTCGGAATCTACGTAGATGCATTGCATACTCAACTTGCTGAAGCAATACAACTCGTTGATGATAACACTACAAAGAAAGGAGCATAACTATGGATAATGTATCTAGGTTATGTCCTCATTGTGGCTCTGCTCAATTTATGGCATTGAAACAATACGCATGTATTGTACAGGTGGATGGTCTTGGTCTTAACGATGTTCCAATTATAAATATCGTTAAAGAAGGCCCAAAGGGTCAGTATGAGGTTAAAATATTTAAATGTCTTAAGTGTAAACATGACATTGATGTCAATGACTTGATTACTGGTGTCAAGTGTAAGCATTGCGGTAAGACTTGTTCTCCAGATGAAATTGACGAGAATGGCATCTGTGATACATGCAATATGATTATTAACAATCCTGCACTCGCAAATGCTTCTGCTGCGGATCTTCTTAAGCTTCTTGCGAAAGCATATCGTAAGAATAGTTCTGTGTCACAAAAGATTGAAAAGAAAGTAGAACATGCTACTCAGATAGAACAAAAGCTTAATGAAGAAAACACAGCAGCAGACGACATTTTAAATGGAGTGACACCACAAGATGCAATACCACAGAAGAGGACTAGAAAGAAAGCTACGAGGAAAAATCCAGCGCCACAGGAGAATCAAGAAACAACGCAGGAAAGTAACGAAGCTGATGGGCATGTCGTATATGTACCTGATATACCCGCCGAAAGCGTCGTTCAAGAGAACAATGACAGTCAAGTACAACCTCCGACGCAGCCTGAGAATATACCAATAAATACTGAAGAAGCTCAAGCTGCTATAGCATCTGAACAAGATGCTCCGTTCCCTGATATTCCAACTCCGAGTATTCCAGACATGCCAACAGATGCTCAACAGTTTACTAATGCAGAGCCACCAGCACCTAGCGGATTCAATATGTTTGATGCTAGTGACGATGATGAACCCTTCTAAGACAATATACACCACGGACAAATTGTCCGTGGTGTAATCCTTTATGGAGGAAACAATGGATAATTATTTACCTTTTGAAGTTACTCAAACCAGTAATGGTACAGAAATTAAACTTTATCCTGAACGTGTAACTGAAAGTTTATACGATAAACTATCAAAAGAAGATGCAAACTTAGGAGCAGAGTCAGTAAAGAATAGTATGCAATTCCATACTATTTATACTCATTTGTATAATCAGTGTTGCAACACTAACTGCTCCATTAAAGATGGTGATGAGTTTAGAGCGGTCCCTAATGGTAATGCACATGCTTCTGTGATGTTCATTAATAAAATGCCTACAACATATGAAACACGAAGCTATTATAGTGGCTGCGATAGAGCGGCTATATTCTTTTCTTTAATCTTACAAAAGTTAAATGTAAATAGAGATGATGTATACTTTACAGATTTAGTAAAATGTAGTCAGCCATTTCATGATGATTGTGTTAAGACATGCTTTGATACCTATCTCTCTAAGGAGATATATTATGTACAACCAAAAGTTATTATATTCAATGGCCTGTCCATGTTGAAAAGTTGTGCAGTATTGGGTATAATCAACGGCTTGCCTGATGACGCTAAGTATGGTATGATATATAATGTTACAATTGGAGCGTATCCAGCCCAAGTTATAGCAATCTATGAATTAAATAGAGTCCTCAATAAGACTGGCGAAGATTATGAAAAATGTAAAACACAGTTATGGACTCAGATTTTAACAGCATTTAAAGCAAGTACAGGAGGTCAGTAAAATGAATGTATCAAAAATCCGTATCAATGGCGCTCGTGTTCTCGTAAAAGAATTTAAGTATGAAGACAAGATGTCTTCTGGCATCATTGTATCAGGTCGTAGCAAGCAGCAAACTAATCAGGGTACAGTGGTTGCAGTAGGTGACGGAGCTATCCTTGAGAATGGTACTCGCGTTCCCATGCGCGTTAAAGAAGGGGATAGGGTAATCTATTCTGCATTCAGTGGTTCTCCCATCAAGGAAAAAGCAGATGACCCGGAAGAGTATCTCATCCTTAATGAGCGTGATATTCTCTGCATCATAGAGGATTAATACTATGGTAGACTTCATTGAAATGTGGAAACCAATTCATATAATAAGGTCCATCCATGATAACAAAACGCATAAGATGTCTCAAAAAAGATATGAATATCATTCTTTTTGCAAGGTTATAGACGATTATCGTGACATGTATAAAGCTGATAAAGTTCTCTTCGATTTTGCGAAACACGATATAGCGCTTCATCGTTTATTCTTTGATGAACAGAAGAACACATATGCATATTCATTTACCATTGGCGATGTTCAGTTATGTGTTGAGATAGAAAAAGAAAGCCTTATGGATATGGTAAGAGAAATATATGGTGGAGTGTTAGACAACGATGATGCTAAAAATAACTAGCCGTTGCTCTATGGGATGTACCCATTGTATGAACGATGCTCAATGTCCTGGCGAAGATATGGATCTCGAACTTATGGATTATGCTATGGATTTTGTTCAATTATATGGAGGCCCATTTCTTATCGTCAGCGGTGGAGAACCTACACAGCATAAAGATTTTATGGGTGCAATGAGAGTATTGAAAAACAGATATGCTTCTGCCCCGTCATTCTCTCCTATATATATTACAGTAACTACTAATGGTTTGTGGTTACAAGAACATTATGATGAGTTTTTAATTCTTAAAAACGAATTTAAACATGGACCATTGGAAGAACATGAAACATTATTATGGCAAGTTACAAATGACCCAAGATATTATCCTGTGTCCTTGGATATGACTAATCCTGTTTTTGAAGAAGATTCTGTTATGGTTTTTAATGAAGTTCCTCAGATTTATCCTCAAGGCAGAGCTGTTAAAAATAACTTACCATGGAAAGCTAAAGCATCAAAGTGTTTTAACATAAGATCTATTACTCATCAAATGGTAGATCGGTATAGACGTGCCGACCTTAGAGATATATTATTAACATTGGTATCTCATAATAAATTCTGTACTCCTCATATCGATATTAATGGCAATATTAAGTTAGGAGAAAGTGATTTGTGTCCAGTGTGTAGTAATATATTCAAAAGCTCAGACAAAATTGTTGATGATATATATTTTTTCCGTTGTAATAAATGCAAACATATTAACGACAAATTATCTGACGAATATAAATCTCTTATTGGAGAATAAAAAGGAGGTTCCGTATGTTTGAAATTTCCATTGAGCAATCAGTGTTGGCTAAAGCTATAGAGTATTTAGAACCAACTGTAGGTAAGAATACTAAAGGCTTAGGAGATAATTGTATTAGTATGTGTACTACTAACCACAATACTGTCGAATTGTATACACTTAATACAGTTGAATGCACTGCGCTTGAGGCCATTGTATCGTTTAGTTCTGCTCCTAATGAAGTTGCTCCGTATGTAGACTTCAAACGATTCAAGACAATAATCTTATCTATTCCTGCTAATGAAATTATATCTATTAAAGAAGGCATTAATAAGATAGACATTTCATTTGGATTAAATAAACGTCCAGTAAGTTTAGTTGGATGTAATAATGGTATGATACCAAGACCAATGGCTCAGTCTAGTGCTAACGCTAATTGCATTTCTATACCAAAGAATCTTGTACAGCGTACTTTAACAAGAGCATGCGCTATTATAACAGATAGCAATTCTGCTCCAATATATAATTGCATTCGTTTTTCTTCTCATATGAATAATATTGAAGCAACTGCTCTTGATATCTCACGTAAGCGTACCTTCGTAGAACACGGTAAAGCTGTATGCAATAATCCTGATGACGAAGTGCTTGTCGAAGCATCTAAACTTAAGAAATCTATGAAGTTATTTGAAGACTATAACGAAATAGAATTTACCATGGATTGTTCTGTCATACAGCTTAAAGCGGCAGACCCTGTTGCCCAGAATTCTATGAAGACAAAGGGCATGATAGATAATATCAGATACTTTTGCCAGCGTATCTCAGGTAACTTTCCAAATAATATTGGAAAAAACTTTTCAACATTACCTAATGAATTCATTGAGCTTAATGTCGATGATATATATAAATGCTTCACCCGCATTAAAGCTATAGAAGACAAGACTAGCGCTGGTGTCATTAATTTTGACGCTAATAACAATGGTGTTATCATATCTATGAATACAACATGCGGAAATGTAGAGGAAGAAATATCTTCTGTTCAATATACGAATAGTTTATTCAGTGTAAAGTTTAAGTATCCAGATATTATGGATATCTTAAAGGTAATTGGGACTGGAACATTTGAAATAGGTGTCCTTCCAAAGTACCCTAATAACTATATCGTAAGAGCAACTGGACAAACGGATGTCATGTTTACTGTCCCAATCATGGCTGGAGCTAACGCTCCATAACAAATACTATTTACAATGTCAACAAATGCTACGAAAAAGACTATAGTGGTTTTAGATCCTAGTGGTCTTTTTCTAAGCTTTTGTACTTGGAAGAAAGCATTTAAGTTATTGTGCCGGGGACGGGCCGTTCGCTTGAACGTTAACACCATAAAGTTAAACGAAACACCTCAAATGCGGAGACAGCGTAGGCGTAATATCATTCTAAGAGACGGAGACACATGTTACATATGTGGTCAGCGTGTCATTAGAAAAGGTAATGCAACCATTGACCATGTAGTTCCCAAGTCCAAAAGCAATAAGGCAGACGTATATGGTAATATGAAATGTTGTTGTGATAGATGTAATTCAGATAAAGGGAATATGATGCCTTCTGAATACATTAAACATATTCTTGATAATAGAGAACGATATGATTATATATCAGATAAAAGGCTCAAAGATTTATCTCTGTTGTTTAAAGAATATGAAGAATTATTCACAGAAAAGGAAGAGTAATATGATTGAATATGCTCAACTTCATTGTCATACTAAATATTCTATACAAGATGGAATGCCATCTCATAAAGATTATGTAGATGCCATTTATAATGCTAATGAAAAGAGTGATAAATATAAATGCGTTGGCTTTGCAGCTACGGATCATGGTGTTATCTACGGACTAGCTCAGCAGTATAACGCATGTAATAACCCCGATCATAAAGAACGAATAACTAAAGCTATCTATGGATGTGAAGTATATCACTGTATAGATATAAATAATAATCCAAATAAAGATAGGTTCCATCTCGTTCTTCTTGCAAAAAATCAAAAAGGATTAACCAATCTATATCAGATAGTTTCTCATGCAGGTATGCATCCTATACATGGTAGGTCAAAAGATTTTCCAACTACTGACTTAGAATATATGACTATGCATGGTGAAGGAATCATAGCTCTTACTGCCTGCCTAGGTGGATTGATACCAAAGTTAATTCAAGCAGGAGATATAACAAAAGCAGAAGGATTTCTTCAATGTATGATGCATATATTTGATGAGGTTTGCTTAGAAGTACAGCCTCATGATATGCCTGAGCAACTTATGGTTAATCAAACTTTGGTACAGCTATCTAAAAAATATAATCTGAAGTTAGTAATGACTTCTGATAGTCACTATATACATGCAAGTGACTCACAGTATCATGACATATTAAAGAACATGTGTCATCAAAAGCCATTCAGTACAAGCAATCATATGTTCTTAGCAGAAGAAATGGAACAGTACTGTATTAAAAATAATATTCCATTGGAATGTATATCTAATACTGGATTGATTGCTAAGGAATGTAACGTTGACCCTAAACCTAAAGATAATAGAGGATTATTACCTGTATATAAATGTCCTCCAGGGTTTACAGAAGAGACTCTTCTTCGTAAAGTAGCATATGAAGGGCTACAAGAAAAAATGATTAAGAACAACGTGAGCAATCCCGTAAAATATTTTAAGCAAATGAACTATGAACTTGAAGTAATATGTGGACAAGGATTTGCTAGTTATTTCTTAATCTTATGGGATTGGTTTCAATGGTGTAGGCAACAAGGCATATTATTAGGCCCAGGACGTGGTAGTGCTGCTGGTAGTATAGTGTCTTATGCATTGAATCTTACGAAAGTAGACCCAATAAAGAATGAGTTTTATTTTGAGCGTTGAAGAGAGAAGGCGCTCCGAAGCAGGCTATGGCGACCTGTGGACAAAAACTCCGTTAAAAGGGGAACGAAGCTTTTCAAGCCAATCCCTTACCAAGTCTGTAAAGAAATTTACAGATAGTGTCTAACGACTAGAGTTGAGGCGTTCAGCTAATAATTACTCCAAGAAAGCGGGGAAACTATAATACTTGACAATATATCTAATAAGTGTTATTATTTTGATAGAAATAAGAGACACGAAAGGATTGAGTCAAATGCCATTAAAAGAAACTTATATTAAACGTGTAAATGGAAAAGAATATTTATGTCATAGAAAATCTTATGAACATCAATGCAAATATTGCAATAAAACTTTTTACAGTCATAAGAATGTTCAACATTATTGTAGTCGTTCATGTAAATCAAAAGATTATTCATATAAAACTAGAGATAACTTGAACGGGTTCAGTTATAACGATGAATCTTTCTTTGAAAATAAAATTGATACAGAAAATAAAGCATATGTTCTAGGATTATTTATGGCGGATGGTAGTATTTCTAACAATCAAATATCGATTAGTTTGAATGATTTGGATATCATTGAACAAATAAGAGATATGGTAAATCCAAATCGCAAAGTATATCATAATAAAAATTCGCATACCATAGTATGGAGAAATAAAGAAGACTTAGACTTCTTAAAATCCATTGGAGTCACCATTAAAAAATCATACGATGCCAGAATATATTTTGGGATACCAAAAGAATTAATGCATCATTATATTCGTGGATGGTTTGATGGAGATGGTTGCGTATTTCAGAGTAAGACACATGATAAAAAAACTAATAAAGATTATTATTATAATTATGTGTCTTTCACTACTGGCAGTGTTGATTTCATAAAAGATTTACAAACAGTATTATCTGAAAATGGAATAAGCACAACATATAATGAAGATTGTAGAAAAGCTACATGGTACGTAACTATAAAGAAAAAAGGTATGGTACAAAAATTCTTTCAGTATATTTACAAAGATGCTAATATTAAGTTAAATAGAAAGTATTATAAGTTTATGAGATAGTCTAACCTGGATTGGAATTGACCAATCGATGCAAATGAGTGAGAACTCCAGAGTGCAAGATAAAGAGCTTGCAGCTAATAACAAAATGTTTCTTTCTCCTCAACGAAGAGATTTGCCTGACATTGATAAATTAAGGGTTGCTTAATTTCAAAAGTCATGATATAATTAGCCTATCATTGATACAGATGTCTGTATTATAGAAAGGTGAATATCATGGCAAAACGTTATGATAAAGAAATTGAAGAAAAAATTGTTGACGCATATAATAGTGGATTGAGTGCATATAAAATTGTAGAAGCAATCCCTGAATTATATGGCAAGAGACCAAGTGTCATTTACGGTGTGCTTAAAAGATTAGGTATTCAAGTTAGAAGACCTACTATTGTTACTGATGAACAAAAAATTAAACGTCGTAAGTTTCATGTACAAGATGATTTCTTTTCTGTTATTAATACAGAAGAAAAAGCATATTGGTTAGGATTTATATATGCAGATGGCTATATAAAAACTAATGCTGATGTTATAGGTATTTCGTTAGCAGAAGCAGACATAAATCATCTTGAAACTTTTAAGCAATCTATAAAGTTTACTGGCAAAGTTAAAAAATATGTAGAAACTCAAGGCTATAATGCGGGAGCTACATATGCAAGAATTATAGTAACCAGTAAACAAATGAAAAATGATCTAATAAAACTTGGAGTAAAAGAAAAGAAAACTAATATATTAACATTTCCTACTGAGGATCAAGTTTCACCTCATCTTTTAAATCATTTCTTAAGAGGATATTTTGATGGTGATGGATGTTTAACACACCTTAACCAGCGAAAAAGTGGAATATGGGAATGGGCTTTAAAAATAATCGGGACACGCGAAATGTTAGAAGGTTTTCAAAATTTCTTTGGTAAGCATATAAAATTATATCAACGATTTCCAGAACGCAATGTTAATAACTATAGTTTAGAATACGGTGGAAATCAACAAGTTAAAAAATTCATGGATATGTTATATGCTAACGCAACAATTTATCTCAATAGAAAATTCCAAAAATATAAGCAACTTTTGTCGTCCATGGTTGACGCTACAGAAAACCATGGATTATGAATGCGGAATTAAGCTGGAACCGAGAGGAACCAGAACCGAAGGCGTAGTTTATAAACTACTAAACCATATAAGTTTTAAACGAAATTGGTAATGTCTGTAATATCAGACAGTCAGGGGCAACGGGTAGAAGATGAAATAATTCTTCCACGAGACCGCATTAACTTTGTAGCTGAAATAATGAGTTAAAAAGTTACCCTAGCCTGGGCATGAATTAACATGCCGATAACATAGACTACGAGGAATCTATGAAATGAGGTTATCAAGCCTCCAGAGGATAGGATAAAAAGCCTATCGTTAATAACAAGCGACAGATGTTCCTCGTGACCGTAGGGCGGAAGCCATTGAATATCTAAAAACTAAGTATGGCGAGGCGAACGTTAGTCAAATAGTAACCTTTGGTGAGTATAAAATAAAGAATACTATCAAAGCTATTATGTCTATGCTTGGCTGTAGCTTTCAGGAATCTAATGAAGTTACTAAAAACATACCAGACATTGTAGATGGCAATGCAGTAACTTATGAACTCATAGAAGATGTAGCATTACATCCTGATAAAGATAAGTATGCTACTATGTCTGAAAGTGATAAAAACAGTCTTGGTAAGATATATAATAAACTCAAAGAACTATTTCAAAAGTATCCATTAATATATAGTGGCGTTAAAAATGTTTGTGGATGTCTAGCTAGCACGGGTATTCATGCTGGTGGTGTAATTATATCCAGCAAACCAATAAATGAAAACGCTGCTATTATTGATGGAGGAGATACAGCGGTACTTCCATTAGTACAGGTAGAGATGACTGATTTGGATTTCTTTGGTCTTCTCAAATATGATCTTCTTGGTTTAAAGACTCTTGATGTCATTAAGAAAACCATGGAACTTACTGGTCTTGATTATGACTGGTATGATTCTGAAGACTTTAGTGATTCTGCTGTATATGATATGTTAAGGAATGGAGAGACTACAGATGTCTTTCAACTCTCTACTTTCACTCCTACCAGTATGCTGGTGGATTTTAACGTGCGTGATATTGATGGTATCTGTGCAGTTAATGCCGGAAACAGACCCGGTCCGCTTGAAAAGGATAAGACTAGCGGTAAATCTATGGTTGACACTCTCGCTGAGCGTACTAGGGTGGGTACTTTTGAAGGATTTCATCCAGATATTGATCCAGTACTTGAGAAGACTATGGGATGTGTCTGGTATCAAGAACATGTTATTAAGATTGGTCAGATAATGGCTGGATATAATCTCGGTGATGCTGATAGTCGTATTCGTAAAGTATTAGGTAAGAAATTAAAGAAAAAGATACCTGAAATACGTAATGAATTTATTTATGGTAAAACATCTGTGTATGATGAAGACCATAATGTAATTGGCATTGGTGATTCTCCTTCACCTTATTGTGAAGGAAGTCTTGCTAGAGGATATAGCTTAGAACTTTCTGAAAAGATATTTGATATCATGGAAGCCTTCGCTAAGTATTCTTTTAATAGATCCCATTCATTTTGTTATGGAGTGTTAGCATATAAGACTGCATGGCTGTCTCTTCATTATCCAGCAGAATTTGCAGTAGCAAACTGTACTATCAATGGAGAAACAGAAGCTATCACTTCTACTCTTGCTCTTGCAAAACGTCGTAAGATACCTATTCTTCCACCTGATATAAATCATTCACAGATAGGATTCAGCCTTGATAATGGAGCTATCAGATACGGACTTAAAGCCATTAAAGGTATTGGTAGTTCTGTATTGAACTTCATTGAAAGATATAAAACATTGGACACAGTACCGTTTAAAGATTTCGATGATTATTATAATAGGATTCATGACGTAAATAATCCTGTTGTAATACAGTTAATAAATGAAATCAGACAACGTACTGGTAAACAAAGTCCTAATCCTATGAAGAAGGATGTCGAATTAGCTCTCATATTGTCTGGAGCATTTGATTATTGTGAAAGCAATAGGTACGCTTTGCTTTATCATTATATTGCAGACATTCGTAAAGAAAAATCTTGCAAGGTAATGGGCGAAGATATTGATGTTATTGATAAAGATAAATTATCTAAGCAATACAAACGTAAAGTTAAACTTGCTTTAGAGAAACATTATATGGGTAGTTATATATCTGAACATCCTCTTGACCCATTCCCCTATACTGATTTCGATTCTTGTAAAGAGAATGAGACAATTAAGACTTCTGGTATTGTTATCAGTGTTTCTTTAAAGCAAACAAAGAAAGGCAGTTCGTTTATATCAATGAGAATTAAGTCTAAAGATGATATAGAAAGAACTGTTAATGTGTTTAATGAAAAACAGATTGATTCCATTAAACAAAATGTAAAGAAGAACTCTATTGTGATTGTAACTGGTAAAGTAAGCAAAAAATTTAATAATATTAATGCTTCTTCTGTGTCGCCTGTCGCATTTAAGAAACAGACTATTGATACAGAACAGCTTGATATCAATGTACAAGATACCAAGCAAGCTCCAGTTATACCTCCAGTAGAATCTGTAGGATATGGCAGCATCTTCTGATATGTAACTTAACATTGCACCCTCGCCTAAAATATTGTATAATATTAATATAAAGGAGTGGGTGCAATTATGCTTAGTGATGAAGTAATGAATTATATGTTGGCTAAAGCATATAGAGACTCTATAGCAAAGACTAAGCCACCTGTTGTTAAGCGAGACATATCAGAAGAAGAAGCCTTACAGATATTTAATGAAATAGTAGAGTTATACAAATCACATAATGTGTCTTATCAGTGTGCTTGTAGGCTTACTATGGCATTGAATCATGCATTTCTAACTGGCGCTGTAGAGTTATACGAACGTGAAATGAACTAGCGCTAACGCGCTTATATCGTAATATTATACAAAGGAGAAATAACATTATGATTGGTACAAATAATGTTTGTATGTTCCAAGGTCGTATCACAAAAGATCCAATATATTCTTCGTATACATGCCAAGGACAGCAAGGTCCATACCAGTTGGATAAAGCGTTATTTACTATTGCAGTGGACCGTCCGCTATCTTCAGACCAGCGCCAAAAGGCAAGGAATGGAGATAAAAGCATTAAGACCGCAGACTTTGTTCCTGTTTCATTGACAGGATCGCAAGTAGCTACGTTGAAACAATACTTCTTTAAAGGCAAAGGAATTACTGTCCTTGGGCATTATGAAGAATATGTTACAAAAGACCCAAATACTGGTGAAAATAAATACGGACATACAATTGTCGCTGAAAGGATAGGCTTCACTGTGCAAGATCCAAAGAACGCACAACAAGGTCAGCCTCAGCAACAACAGTATCAGCAACCACAACAGCAATATCAGCAACCGCAGGCACAGTATCAACAGCCACAGCAGCCTCAGTTTGGAACACCGCCTCAGCAAACAAACTTTAGCATGTTTGATGAATCCAATTCTCCGTTTTAAGGAGGTATAACAATGGAAAGTAGTAAGGCCGCTGGAGCTAAGGAAGCAGTAAGTACAATGATGTTTTACTATTTGTCATCTCTTATAGGTACACAAGAAGATCCTAAACAATATATAGCTGGCGAACTTGGAAACATGATTGGGCTGACAGAAGATCAAATAGCTTATGTACGTTCAACGATCAATACTGACAATAAAATTATCAGCAGTCTTCAGACTTCCATTGATTTATTAAATAACATGTTAGAGTCTAAAAAAATAGACATAGACTCTATGAATATTGTTATTGAAATCATGAAAACATTAAAGGCAGAGTGTACAAAAGCTATTACTAAATATATAGGTGAAGAGTCTGATGACATGGAGGAATCATGAATCCAAATAAAAAGAAAAACTTAATGAAAACTATTGAAGGTATCAATAAACAATTTGGAGCTGATACAGTTATGACTGCTGCTAATGCAATGGCGGCAGGCAAACTTACTAAAAAAAGAATCAAGACTCCATCATTAGAGTTTAATGATATGCTTCATGGAGGTTTCGCAAGTATCGTTGAATTATTTGGACCTACTGGTTCAGGTAAAACTTCACTTGCTATTGAAACCATTGCCTTAGCACAAAAAGAAGACCCCGATTTTATTGCCGCTTGGTTAGAAACAGAGGGGTCAGTTACCGCAGAAATTCTTGCCGCTCATGGTATAGATATGGAGCGTTTAGTATTTTGGAGGCAAGAAGATGTGGGCAATGCCGAAAACGCTCTCGATATCGCTAGGGGCTTTATTAACGGTGGCGATATTGATCTTATGGTTGTTAACTCTATCGCAGGATTAGCTCCAAAGGTAGAGACGGAAGATGACTTAGAGAAACAAAACATAGCTCTTACTGCTCGTTTGTTATCTAAGTTCTTTAGAGTTGCCACAAGTGCAGCATCTAAGAATGATATTGTTCTTCTGTTTATCAATCAGATACGCGATAATGTTGGCGTTATGTATGGAGACCCTACAACTACTCCTGGAGGTAAAGCTCTTGGATTCTTTGCAAGTCAACGTATCCGTATGAGTAAAGTTAAGCTCCAAAAGAGCGACCCGATATCCGAACAAGATGGATTAAAGATATCCTGTTCGACGTACAAGAATAGGTTTGCTAACGGAGAGAATCCTTACACTAAATGTACCTATTATGCAACTTATGCTAATGGTATAGATTCTATTGTAGCTATTCCTCAATTGCTTCTTAACGCAAAGATAGTACGTCAAGCTGGTGCATGGTGGTATTATGAAAATGAAAACGGTGAACCGATCACCTTCAATGGAGCGGTTTGTAAATGGAGAAGTCATTCTGCTTTTATTGATGCTCTCAGAAGCGATAAACAGTTGACTCAAATGTTTATCAATAAACTCAATGGTCAATTGGCAGAAGATCAAAGCGCTGAAGAAGAAGCAGAGGCTAAACAAATGCAATCAAGAATCAATCAAGAAGGTGATGCTATGGAACGAAGCATCGAAACAGATGAAATAAATACTGTTCTTACAGAAAATTAAAAAATAAAATAAGGAGGAAGTTCCCGTGCCTACTAATCTTAGTATGCTCAATGAGCAGCAGAGGGCTGCTGTACTGGAAAGTGTTAACCATAATGTAGTTCTCCTAGCTGGAGCTGGCTCAGGGAAAACTTCTACGCTCATTAAAAGGACTCAGTATCTTATTGATGATCTTGGTGTGAGTCCTGAAAACATTATGATGATTACGTTTACCAACAAGGCTGCGAATGAAATTAAAAGCCGTGTTGCAAACGTATCAAAGGACTATTATAAAATGTGGATTGGAACATTCCATCACATTTGTTGCCGTATAATGCGTATGTTTGGTAGCAAACTTGGTATCGAGAATTTTACTATTCTCGATACCAAAGATGCTAAAAACATTATTAAAGAAATCCTTACTTCTCGTAGTATAGACGCTAGCCGTTATGTCATTAATGGTATGGCGGCTAAAATTTCTAAGTTTAAGAATGATTTAGTTAGACCAGCTAAGGTATTATCCGATGGCAAAGAAGATAAACTCATAGCAGATGTATATCAAGAATACCAGAATATCTGCTGGAGGAAAAAATGTTTTGATTTCGATGATCTTATTATATATGCCATCCTTCTTCTTAACTCTTACTCTGATGTTGCTGACTGGATTCATAACACTATTAAGTATCTCATGGTTGATGAGACTCAAGATACAAACAGTGCTCAATTCACCCTCATTAACCTTATTAGTGGCAATAACAATGTTATGTGCGTCGGTAAATAACATTGCTGACGTTAAACCGTACTAATTGCGGGAAAGTCGTATATTATATAGATACCGCTTTATGTTGGAAACAACATAAGTAAGCAGATAAGTTAACTCTTATTGGATGGTAATAAGTCTATATAAATGACAATCACATCAAAACGCAGCCAGGTTCCCTAACGTAAAGGCGAGGGAGCAAGGTTCATCGACTAGGGAAAGCTATAGACGCTGAAATACGCGGTGAAAATAAGGTAGAGTAACATCTACACGAAGCAAGTAGACGTAGTGCCATTTTTGCATGGTTGGTCTTAAGTAATAACCCATTTAAGGGAAGTAGCTTAATATAAAATCCATTAAAACGAAATGAGCGGCGGCTAAATAGCCGAAGATATAGTCAGTTTAAACTATTGCAATATCTAAAACTATATGATATAATATTCCTACCAATAAAGAAAGGGGTATTATATATGCAAAAATATAGTCTCGATGAAAATTATTTTGACGTTATCGATACAGAACATAAAGCATATTGGCTAGGCTTTCTTTATGCTGATGGTTCTCTGTCAAAAACCACTTCAAGTAGTAGTGGAAAGAATCGATTGCAACTTACGTTGTCAGTAAATGATATAGAGCAACTTGAAAAATTCAAAAATGATTTAAACTTTACTGGTCCTATTCATAAAAGTACTCTTTCTAATGCTTATAAAATGGACACTGAAGTCTGTTATATGCATATCAATTCAAGACCATTATGTATCTCATTAGAGAGACATGGATTTGAATTAAAAGATAATAGAGTAGCTATTCCTAATATGTCTAAAGATTTAATACCTCATTTTATTCGTGGATATTTTGATGGTGATGGATGTATTAGTGTATTTGAATATGACGCTAAAAGAAGCAATGGAAAGACTTATCACAGGTATTGTCAAGAATTTTCTATTACTTCTAACGAAGATATATTACAAGAGTTTAAAAGTATTTTTGAAAAAGAATGTAATGTATCTAAAAGGGTAAAATTCAAAGTTTATAATCGTACATCTAAAGCTGTATCTTTAAGATATGGTGGCAAACAAGATGTTATTTCTCTTTATCATTATATGTACGATAATGCTACCATCTATATGGCAAGAAAGTACAATAATTTTCAACAAGTTTTATTGCGATAGCAAACGGATGTTAATCAAAGTATCTATGCATTTCGTAATGCAAAGCCTCAATACCTTGAGTATTTCGCAGACCACAGAGCAAATACTATAAAGCTAAAACTAGAACAAAATTATCGCTCTAGTAAAACTATTATTGATGCTGCAAATCATGTAGTTAATCACAACGTTTTTGGCACCAAGCTTAAAATGTTTTGTACTAACGAAACAGGTTCGCCTATCTCATATTATACAGCTCAGAATTCTACTGATGAAGCACGTTGGATAGTTTCAGAAATTAAAGCTAGTGGTAAACCATATTCTGATTTTGCAGTTATCTATCGCACTAATGTACAATCTCGTCTTATAGAACAAGAACTTACCAAAGCTGGTGTTGGATATACTATCTTTGGCTCTCAATCATTTTATACTCGTAAAGAAGTACGTGACCTAATTGCTTATTGCAAAGCAGTTATTAATCCTAATGACGAGGAGGCGTTTCGTCGTGTTCTCGGAACTCTTAAAGGTGTTGGCAAAGTTACTATCAATAACATGGTTAACAATGCTAGGGCTAAAGGTCTTAACATGCATTGTGCAATTAAATCTTATGCCAATAGTGCCTCCCTTAGCTCTAGCGTGCGTGTGCGTTTATCTCGCGTTGATGGAATCCTAAACCATACGTATACTAAATGTTCAGATATCATCAATGATGTCTTGTTTCTTACAGAATATCGTACAGAGTTACGCGCAGTACAGACTGAAGAGACTATTGAAAAGCTTGCTATTATAGATGAATTTGAAGAAATGGTTAAAACTATGGAAGCTAATAATAAAGATCAGTCTATGGTTGAAACTATTGATCAGATATCTACGCTTTCTGATGCTAAAGGCGCAGAAAAAGAACAGCTTAATGCTGTAAAACTTATGACTGCACATGCATCTAAAGGTCTTGAGTTTGAGAATGTGTTTATTATTGGAACAGAAGAGGGTTCTTTCCCTCATGCAAATGCTATCAATACTCATAAGTCTGAAGCTATTGAAGAAGAACGTCGCTTGTTCTATGTAGCTATGACTCGTGCTAAGAAACATTTGTATATTACCAATGCCAAGCGTATTGGTAATATTTCTGACGGATTTACATTCGCAAGACCAAGCAGATTTATTAAAGAAATCCCTTCTAATCTCATAGAAGAAGCATTTTAAGGGGGAAGAATTATGGCGGATAAAGGCTATAATTATAAAGATAAAGGCTCAGTAAAATTAAGTGATGAGTTTAGACAAAAATTTATTGTAAACATTAAAGGGAAAGAAGCAGTTAAGTTGGAAGGCTTAACTGTACTTGCTCATGAGAAAGGACTTTGGAAACTTGAAACAGAGATTATTCAGTTCCCTAGCGACGCTAATCAGTGGACTGCTATATGCCGTACTACAGTGGGTGGTTATGACTATGACCCAGTTACTGACAAGATACGTGAAGTCATATACTCAGACATTGGCGATGCAAACCCCAGCAACTGTACTAAGCTGGTAGCTGCATCTTATATCCGTATGGCTTCTACACGTTCACAAGGACGTGCGTTAAGAAAATATACGGATATAGATATGGTATGTTCGTCTGAACTTGATAATGCGACGGAAGAACCACCAGAATCAATTATAACAATTGAACAGCTTACAGAAGTAAAGAAGATGCTAAAAGAGAAAGGATTCAATCAAGAAAAGTTTGGTGCCTTATTATTTAATCTCTTTAAACACCAGAACTTCGCGCAGTTAACTATGTCTCAGGGTGACATACTAATCAATACATTACATTCCTATCCAGATATACAAAAACAAAATGAAAATGTCAATGATGCCAGTTAAACATGGTATATCTTATTAAAAAGGAAGTGATATAATGATTACAGAGTATAACTATGATAATGCAATGAAAGTATTAGAACAATTTAAAGATTCTAACATTGCTACATTATACATTAAAAATGAAAATGGTATATGTGTAATGGAATATACTCTAGTGGAAAGTTATCATCCCGAATTAAGAGATAAAATTTCTGCTCGACTTAGAACTGTAATGCCTCAACGGTTAGGGTTAATTAAAATCTTGAATGATTTTATCATCACTAGAACAGTAGATCCTAGCGTGTCACTTAATCTTGAATTTAATGCTGTAGAATCAGATAAACCAAAAATATTGTACACATTGAATGGCAACATGTTACAAAGTGAAGATTATGTAGGATTACTCGACAAATGTATGAATAAAATTGATTTTCTTACAGGGAAGCTTGGTATAGGAAACCTTCCTGTTGATGGCCTGTTCCGCAAAATAGGTACAGGTAAAGGAAGAAAGCATATACCAGTAACTGTTAAAGACGTAATATGTGCGTTAAACAAAACCGTTCACTAATTGAACTCCCCCTACCAAATTAAAGGTAGGGGGAGTTTTCTGTTAAATATATATTGTAAATGCTTTTGAAATGTATTATAATATATGTAACTTAATGTTGCAAAACGAGAGGTTAATATGAAAATATTACATGTCACAGACTCACATGGTACAATGAAAAGTCCTGAAAGCAGAAAAGATATATACTATATAGCATTTCTGCGTAAGTTATACGAGCTTGGACTTGTCGTAAAGAAGGAAAATATAAACGTTGTAGTGCACACTGGTGACTTGTTTCATACTCCAAGGGTATCCAATAAATTTGCAGGTCAAGTATCCGAGATGATTAAAGACATGGGTATTCCATTCTACGTAGTACCAGGTAATCATGATATCGAAGGATACAACATAGATACTATTGACCAAACAATGCTTGGATTACTTTCAAAAACTGGTGTAATTACCATACTTGATAGAAGCCACCCAGTTACTCTTGATGTTCATGAAGATGGAGAATCATATACAGTTGCTTTAAGTGGACAGGAGTATTATGCAAACATTGACAGGGGGAATCCACAAGATTTTGAAATGCAGCAGTGCGAAGCGGATATTAACATATTGGGCTATCATGGTTATTTATCTAATATTGATCAACCTCCTGGGATTATCTATACTCCTACCAATAGTGTTATTACCGACGCTGATATTATCCTTAGTGGACATTATCACAGACAATTTGAAGCCGTAGTTGGGGATGTAAGTATATATAATCCTGGTTCCATGATGCGTGTAGACCAAACTGATTATAATAGAACACATACTCCACAATATGGTATACTTCATATATCTGTTGATGATAATATCGGTCTTCAATATGAATACACATTTCATAAATTTAAATGTGCAGTCCCATCAGAAACAGTATTTGACTATAGCGGAAAGGGTCAAGATAAACAATTTAAGATAAGTTTGGATGGCTTTAAAAATTCTATCATAAATTCAATGAGTTCTATTCAAACTGGAACAGATGTATTAAAAAGTATACAAGACATTATTAACACATTTGATCCTCAAGATGTTCTTCTACAAGATGTAGGTAAATCTGCTATATCTGCTTATCAATCTGCTTATACTGTTATGTCTCGTAACGATGTAGTCAGTCAGGGATACGTTCCTGATACAAATTATAAGTCTATAGTTAGAGTTACAATTGATGGCTTTCAATCTCACAAAAATACTGATATTGTTTTCAATAATACAAGTGGATTAACTGTTATTTCTGGTGAATCAAACAATGGGAAAACCTCTATTTTTAGGGCCATCATGTGGGCAATTGATAACTATCCGTTAGGCAATGCTTTTATTACAGCGGGAGAAAAAGTATGTAACGTTACAATTTACTTCAGCGACGGCTCAAGTATAACTCGTGTAAGAAGTATCAATGATACTGGTAGTTATATTGTAGATAATCCTGTGAATGGAATGCCTGTTCTTAAAACATATAAAGGTTTCACTAATTGTATTCCTGTTGAAGTTGAGAACACACATCAAATGCCTAAAATACCTGTTACAAGAGATATACCTACGCATCTTAATGTTATGTCTCAACTTGACCCCCCTTTCTTAATTTCTGAAAGCCCACAGAATAAAGCGGCTGCTATAGGTAATATTACTGGAACAAATATTGCCGATACTGCTATAAGAGCTTTAAAGGCTTCTATTAGGACTGGTAAATTTATATGTGATGAGTCTGATAAAAAGATTATTAAGAAGCAATCCGAATTAGATGCATTACCTAGCGTCGAATTATTAGATGAAGCATCTAATGTTAGTTCAAAGATAGAAGGTTTCATCAGGTGTTCTGAAAAGTTTATTAACGATGAAACATCTCATTATAATAATCTTCAGTCGCTCGACCAAGAAATACAGAAAGAAGATGCTAACGCATCTAAATATAAATCCCTTCTTGTGTTAAATCCCATTATTGAATTGGCAGATGAATATCGGATACAAACAGCTACTTGTCTCACGTATATTGAACAAAATAATGCATTACTAGAAGAGACTGACAAGTGTAATGCTTTGTTGCGTCAACACCAATTTATGTCCACTGTCAAACAAGCATCTGAATATGCTGCTGATCAATTACAATCTTTGCAAAAATTAAGCAATATACTTTCTGCGTATAATATATGTACTCAAAATATTGCAAAGGAAACAGATACTATTCAATTAATCCAAGGTTATTTAACGTTGTCTAATAGTATCACTAACTATATTTCTACCATTACATCGTTTGTAAAAACATTGATGCATCCTATGTCGCAATTAAATGACGTAGATAATGAAATAGAAAAGGGAAAGAAATCCCTTAGCTCTATTAAGAAATTATTAAGGAATGCCAATGCTGAACTAGAATGGCAAAGAAATGATAGAATTAATTTCATTCTAAAGAATGGAATATGCCCGTGCTGTGGTCAGCCTGTTGAAACTGAAGAACAAGCTGAACATATTGGACATTTTATGGAGGAGACATAATATATGAGTAGAACGAGTCATAAAAAATCTGTAAAAACTCCCCCTGTATTTAGGTGTGGACAAATCATACGACATTTTAAATACTGGCAATGTACTTTGAAAGACAGAAAAGCGAACAGATATATGTACAAAATTATTGGAATTGGTATGCTTCCTGATAATGATACTCCTATGATGGTATATCAAGCATTATATAAACCTTACAATGCATACATCCGTCCACTTTCTATGGCTCGTGATCTTGTTGATAAAACATTATACCCTAAAGCACGACAAACTTATCGCTTTGAAATATGGAGTGAAGAAAATGAATTATGCAGAAACCCTCAACAGTTACGAACAGACACTAAATACACTCAAAGAGCAATGTGCTAATGCTGAGAAGAATGCAATCATTGCCGAGACCAACCTTAAGTCTTTAAAGGATAGGAAGAAACAGCTTGTTGATGAGTGCGTTAAAGCTACAGGTAAATCTATCGAAGAGCTTCCTAGTCTTTTAGAGGAGCAAAAAAAGAATCTCGATGCTATTATGGAAAGCTTATCTAAGATTCATTTTGGTGGAGAGATCACAGAAGATACTGTTAATGCACTGAAAGAAATAGCTGAACGTTTTAATATAAAGTGAGGCTATTATGAGGCATAAGACAAGTGATTTCTATATCGCATTAGGTGCTATAAAAGATCAAGCAATGGTTGCAAAAGCACTTAGGCGTGAGATTGAAAAAGATATAAAAGAAGCTAAGCAATGTAAGAAAAAAGAAAAACATTCTGTAGAAGTAGACACAAAAGCTATAGAGCTTATAAAGTCAGCTTCTGATGCTTCTCGTTCAAGTGTTAAAACACATTTTGAAGACATTGTTACTCAAGCTCTTCAGTTTGTTACCCAGAGTTCTGATTATAAATTCATTATTGAAGAGAAGAATTCTGGTAACAAACCAGGATATGAATTTTATATTCAATCTTCTGTTAATGGAACAGTAACTAAACAAAAACCAGAGGACGCTAACGGCGGAGGGTTTGTTGATATCATTTCTGTTTCATTAAAGTTTGCGTACCTTATATTGTTTAGCAATCCTACAATTAAAAATTCAACTATACTTCTTGATGAACCAGGTAAAATGATATCAAATGCGATGTCGATTAAATTTGCAGAGTATCTTAAATTCCTTGCTCAGCAATATAACAAACAAATTATTATGATTACCCATAATGAAAATCTAATCAATCTTGCTAATGAACATTTTACTGTAGTAAAAGACGTTAATGGCATAAGTAATGTCGTTAACGAAAAAGACTTACCACTAAACCTTTTAATGGATTTATTTAACGGTACTGAAACGGAGGAATAATAATATGCAATTAGCACTTGTTAATGGAGACAAACAACTCGTTATCAATTTTGATGGATTCAGGGTTGATAGTATTGAAGAAATTAGTGCATTGATGACCGAAGCAGGTAAACTTTTCAACACATATGATAACCATGTTTGTCATTGTAAAGAGAAGTCAAGCTCTAATGCACCTACTCATGTACCTGCTCCTCCACAAGAGCGTGACTTCTCTGTCCGTGAAAGATTGCCAAACAATGTCGTAGATCTTAGCACCTTGAATGTTAAACAAGCTAAAGCATCTAATGTTCTTGTTCGTTGTCCTTCATGTGGTCAGAGTCATTGTGTAATGGTTAAGCTTGAAAATGAAAGTTATTTCATGCGTAAAGATTATAAATTACAAGAATTTATAATCATTGGTCATTACCCTGTCGAATTTGATTGTATTAAACATGCATATATTCAATATGGCGAAAAGCCCAATGATTATTTCAAACGGATACAATCAATGGGAGAAATAAATTCTAATGATTTCAATGTGTCGCCTGACACTGAATTATTTTGCCCTATTTGTGGCAAGGGTGACGAATTCAAGTCATGGAATGACGCATGGGAACATCCAGAAAAATATTTTGAACATGAGCATATATGTGAAGCATGTGGCGGAGAGTGTTCTCTTATCGTAAGTAAAGATAATACTGATAACCATATGGACAAATATAAGTGTGAAACATGCGGCTCACTGTGGGATGATTAAGGAGGATATTATGAAAAGTAATGAGATCCGTGAAGTTTTAAAGGCTCTTGAAAGCGATTTGTCTCCTGTGGCCGTAGGCGATTATTCTCCCAACAAAATGGCTCGAATGCTCAGGGAACGTGGATTAATTAAATGTACAGCTGACATGAATCGTCTTGCTCTTGAGATGATACAGCAGATAATTAGAGATGGCGATGAAATCCCTGTTCATTATTACAATAAGAACGAAGATATGCCTGAAGGCAGCAGAGTTATTAACGACGTCCCTTGTCTTACAGATGATTATATCGCTACTTACATGAGTGGAGAATAATATTCGCCCCTAACGGGGCGATAGTGAATATGTTTAAGGAGGTAGCCAATGTACGACATTGATACTGCCGACTTAAAAGCTCATGCACCTCTTATTCCATATATACAGAATCATTATAAAAATAAAATCATTCCCGAAAAAAGAACTAAAGGGACAGTCTTTTGTAAATGCTTATGGCATCAAGAAGATACACCTTCATTAGCTTTCTTTGAGAATGGAACGTACAAGTGTTTCGGTTGCGGAGCGCACGGAGATGTTATATCTCTCGTGCGCTCCATTGAAGGTGTAGGCTTTGAAGAGGCATGTAAAATTATCGCAGATAATGTAAACTATCCACTTATCATGCGTAATATTAATCCTGCTCATGAAATATATAAAGATAAACTCGATGAATTTAACCGTAGGTATTGGGCGAATCTTCAGAATAATTCTACTGCATTAAATTATGTCATGAACGTTAGAGGTATTAACGCTAACATGATTGACTTATATAGGCTAGGTTTTACCGACTCAGAAGAATATAAATATCGAACTGATATTGGAAATATATCTTCTAAGTTAGTATTCCCAATACTTGAACATCGCAGACGAAAAGCAAAATGCGTAGGTATGGCTTATAGGACACTAGGCAATGACAAACCTAAGTATCTTAATGACCCTAATCAAGAAGGTAAACAAGGGCAAGATAACGCTTTAATAAATGTATTTATTAAGGGCAACATGCTTTATGGTTTACCTCAAGCATACGAGGGCATATCTAAATTCAGATATGCTATTATTGTTGAAGGATATTTCGATGTTATCAGCTTATATCAAAGTGGATTAACAAATGCAGTAAGTACAATGGGAACTAATATAACAATGGCTCAACTTGATGCATTGAAAAAGATAACAGATAATGTTCTTATATGTTATGACGGAGATAATGCTGGTATAGAAGCCACTTCTAAAAACATTAAAAAGTTATTAGAGTATGGTTTCAATGTTGCTGTATGTTCTTTAAGTGCAGGGCAAGACCCTGCTGACTTATGCAAGTCATTAGATTTTAATTATTTTAAAGTTAATGATGCTATTAAAGAACACACAACACAAGGAATAGAATTTATTGTTAGTCGAATCGTTCAACATTATGAAAGTATAGTTATTAAAGAAAGAATTAAAGCAGTGAAAGAGGGACTATCTTTTATTGAATGCATTAAAGATCCATCAATGAAAGAAGTGTTTAAAAATTATTTGAATAAGCGATTGGATATATAAGTGAGGTTATGGTATTGAGTAATTTTACTAACTTTGGTTCTAACTATTCCAAAGACGAACAAGAACAAATGCTGCATGCTGTTGTTAATGCCGATGGAGTAGACGACACTACTACATTTATTGACATCAATGACAAAATTGATTTTAAATGTCAGAGATGCGGAGCATGTTGTTTAAATAGAGACGATATACTTCTAAATGCATATGATGTTTATAGGATATCTAAACATCTCGGGATGAGTTGTTTTGACTTTGTCAAGAGCTATACAGAAATTGGCTTAAGCGGAGACAAAAGGCTTCCAACAATAAAACTTAAAACTAATCAATTAACTGGTTATTGTCCCTTCCTTATGTTCGATTATATGCATGGCGGCGTTTATAAATGCAAAATCAATGATGTTAAACCTGGAGCATGTGCAAGTCATCCTTTAGGAATTTTATCTATGTGTGATAGAGATGATACAGATCATATAGAAACTACTCTTGTTAAAGTAGAACAGTGTGACAAAAGTAAAGTTGGAAACATGATTAATGTAAGAGATCATATGGCTTATTATTTTAATCATGAAAAAGAATATAACTTAGCTCATATACTGTCTATTACTGTAGCCAATAATTTTGATTGGCGGTTGTTATACTTTATATCAATGGCTTGTACTGCAAGTCTCATCAAGAAAGGTCTTCCATTAAAAGATGACATCATGGCATCTACAATAAACGTTGTTGCAAGCGTAGCTCTTCACTATATATACTTTGAATATGACATCAATGAATACTTCATTCCGCAGGCAGAAGAAAATCTTGCAATAATTAAACATCTATTCGTCGAACCATTTAACGAACATGAATTGTTAATGGAAGCTATGTGCGGTATATTTACGAATTGTACTGGAGAAGATCCTAAAGAAGTATTAAAATACGCCGATGAACATGGCATTGACATAGAGGACATTCTTAAAGAGTATGCCGATGGTAAGCGTAAAATTGATTACGAAGGATTTAAGAAAAAGAAACATCCTGAAGAAGATAGTAATGACTACGAATACAGTGACAACGAAGAAGAGGAGGCATACGACGATGAATGCTGATGAAGTTTTTAACGCTCAAGAACTTAAAGCTTTTGAAGCCTTAGATGAAATTAATAAAAAGGTTAAAGCCCTTGAAAAGGAAAAGAAACGATACAGTGATAAAGTTAAAGCTCTAATGCAAGACAAGAAGGTTGATTCCATAGAGCATGATGGGACCAAGTTTTCTATTACTAAAAGCGAACGTCACGTTGTTAAGTCATCAAACGATTTTGTATCTAAACTTATATCCATGGGCAAGAAAAGCCTTGTGAGATATGAAATTGTTCCAGATGTTGAAAGCATTTTAGCAGAAGTAAATGCTGGCGCATTGGATAAAGATTTCGTTGATGATTATATTAAAGTTACTCCTATTACAACTCTTCGGTGTACCTGATGTCCGTTGAGGATATGAAAAATTATCTCTTGCCTTTAGATATTCCACCTGAAGGCAAGAGATACGCCTTAAACTTCTGCAAAAAGATAAAATATATGGAGGGACTAAGAAGAAAAGCTGCTACCGATACTGGAAGCAATGTCTCTCTTGGGTATGGAGATATAAATTCTAAAATATGTTTTATCTTTCAATCGCCTAATGAATTAGGCAAGATAAAAAATAGAGTTCAAAGTGAATTGGACAAGTATTCAATAAATTTCTGGCAAGTATGGACCACCTTTATTGATAAAACTAACACAGAATATCCAGACAAATTAACACTGTTGGCTTATGAAATAAATGCTGTAAATCCTACAATTATATATTTTTTTGGAGATAATGAAGATATATATAACGATACAATAAATAGTATTTATAACTGTAAGCCTAGTAATTTACAAAAACACTTCTTCATTGACATTAATGATTTAGGTTCTGATAATCCAGATATTAAATCTGTACTATGGAAGAAGATGCATTACCTTATAAACTACCAAACAATAGATAAGTAAAGGAGAATTACATTGAGTGATTCTAAAGGATTTAACCCGTCAGAAATTCGCAGAGCATATAACAGTGCGCAATGGAAAGCAAAAGAAGACTGGTACGCCGAACAAGTTAACAATTTAGTTATTGGTGACATGCCTACTCCTGCTGAAGTACAAGGACTTGCATCTCAAATAGATGCTTTACTTTCTATGGCACGTATTGATTATGCCTATGTAGCTCAAGCGTACAATAGGTATTCTATGCAGTTAAAAGCTGAAGAAAAACGGTTATTTGTTGACCTTAAACTTCAGCCTCCTACACAGTATGCTGGACTTAAGCTTACTGTAGACGAGATGAAAGGTGTGGTAACATCTTGTCTCATGAATAATAAATGGGCTGGCACTCAGTACTCATTATATCAGCTTGTAGAAGAATCTAGCTCTCGTGATATATTTATGGAGGCTGTCATTAAAACTCTTCAAGATAAAAAGGATCTCCTCATTACTCATAGTGGTATGCTGAAGATTGAAAATAGTCTTAGCGCTCTCTCGCCTAGTGTACCAAAGGGAGGAAGTATTCCTAATGGATGACAGTATTCATGTTGAAATAACTCCAGATATGATATATATTGCAACTGAAAACTCTAGTAGAGCGCGTTACAATTTTGGGAACATTGCCTTTAATGATATAGAAAATCGCAAGAGCAGAATTATTGAAGCGTTTAGTAATTATGTTAGAAACTACTACAGGGGTAATTAAGCATGGATATAACTATTACAATGGATGTCTGTCTTTCGCAAAAATATGTTAATGATAAAAGTCACGAGGTAAGAATTAAAGAAAGAAATCATGATTGGGGATTTTATCGTATTCCTAATGATGATCTTGATAACATAGTTAAAATCTTTTCCGATTATGTTTATACTCATCTTAATGGAGTCAAGAATAATGTGTGAATATTATGATATCTGTAAAAATAATCATAGTTGTTATAGATGTTTTAATCATGAGTTATTAAATATTAAAGGTAAAAGACATATGACTCGTATCACAAACATCACAGAACCTCATGATTATAAAACATCTATGCGAGATGATTCATGGAAAGATCTTGAGCAACAAGTAGCTGATAAACTTAACAATGTTCCCACCATACAAGATGCAAGAAGGAGTAGAGCATCAGGCTCTTTATGGTTTGAGAAAGGCGATGTTGTTGACGCTATTCTTCATCCTGAATGTAAAGAACGTACAGGCAAAGAGTTAAAAACTGGCGAGAAGACCATGACTATTAAAAAGGAATGGCTTGAAAAAGCATCTAAAGAATGCGAACAAGAAGGTACAACAATGTGTTTACCTTTCAGGTTTAAAGGAGACAAAAATATATATTGTATCTTCAATAATAATGATATTGCTACTCTTATTACAACTATGAAATCATATATGCTTGACAATGAAACAAAAGATACAGAAATTAAGCAACTAAAAAAATTACTGGAGAATTATAAACATGAGTAATAGCTTTCATGAATTTGGAGAATAACAAATGGAATACGTTGCATTGTATCAAAAATATAGACCTGATTCGTTTGATATGATATATGGTCAAGAGCCTATCGTTAATACTCTAACAAGTCAGATAGTAAATAATCGTATATTCCATTCATATCTTTTTAGTGGTCCAAGAGGAACTGGCAAAACTACTGTAGCAAAATTATTTGCTAAAGCTATTAATTGCAGTGCTCCATTTAAAGCTAATCCTTGTGGTAAATGTTCTTCATGCATTAATACACAACAAGGAACGAATATAGACATAGTGGAAATAGATGCTGCATCAAACAATGGCGTAGATAACATTAGAGCAATCATTGAAGAATCTAGATATATGCCTCAGTTTGGTAAGTATAAAGTATATATCATAGACGAAGCTCATATGTTATCAGCTTCTGCTTATAATGCATTGCTTAAAACTCTTGAAGAACCACCATCCAATGTTGTATTTATATTGGCAACTACAGAATGTCATAAGATTCCTGCTACAATATTTTCTCGTTGTCAGCATTTTACCTTTAGGCTTATACCAGAATATGATATTGTAAATTGTCTAAAATTTATATGCATTAATGAAAGTGTACAATACGACATAAAAGCTTTGCAATATATTGCAAAGCTTGCTAATGGTGGTATGAGAAATGCAATTAGTATGCTTGATCAATGTATAGGTCTTAATCGAGATAGTGTTGACTTATGTATAGTAGAACAGTTATTTGAAACAGTGGATTCTGATGTGATATCATCTATTATATCTTATATCAATAATAAAGATAGCGTCTCTATCTTTAAGATACTAGATAAGCAAATGGAATTTGGCAAGGATCTTCTTTCATTATGTTCTAAACTGTATGATGCATATAAAGAACAACTTATGTTCAATCAAAACAATCCTCTTTTCCAACGCAACACTAAGATACTTGGAGAAATGGAAGAAAGAATGAAATGGAATAAGAGTCGTACTACTTTTGAAGTAGGTATATTAAAATTATGTGAACCAACTGCTAGTGATAATTATGAATCATTGTCAGCAAAAATAAATGGAATTGAGAACACATTGAAAACTTTGATTAATAATATTGCTAGCGCAGGTACACCATTTAATGTGTCTAATAATCTTATTCCCAGAAATGAAACAAAAACTAAAATTGAAGAGTTTTGTCTCAAATATGGGATTAAGAAAACTAGAAACAAACACTTGATTATTTACTAGGAGGAACTATGAAAGATGGTATAACATTATCTCCACGACATGGAGTCAATCCATCAATTACAAAATGCTTCTGGTGTGGAGAAGATATAGGCGTTAAATTATTTGGTAAGATCGGGAAGAATGATGACGAAGCTCCACGTCATATCATCGTAAATTATGAGCCATGTAACAAATGCAAAGAAGCATTTAAGCAAGGAATCTTAATGATTGGCGTGTCTGAGGACCAAGTCATTGATAACATGCCTCCAATCAGTGAGTCTTGCGGCGTTAAATTATATCCTACTGGAGCGCATGCTGTCGTTACAGAAGACTTTGCTAAGTTTATCTTTAAGGATATTCCAAAAGAAGAACTGGATACAATCCTTAAAGCAAGAAAGGTATTAATGCCTTCAGAACATGTGATACAATTATTAAAAGCGTTAGAAGTTAATGAGGAGGAAAACAAATGATAATCATTCCTGCAAGTTATGAAGTATACTCTAACCCCGATCCTCTCAAGAAAATTGAGAGGATCGCACGAATATGCTACAAATCAGAGGATAAGATTTGCGAAGGTTCTGACATTAAAATGATTAAGAACCTGGTAAAGCGTCAGCATTATGCGATGCTTGAACATGCTTCTGTATGCGTTGAAGTTAATCCTGAACTGTATAACGATGTAATGAATTCATTGGATTACACGGAACATACTTTGTATGATAGTACCTTCTTCTATAGCTTCAAGAAGACAAGGAAACCTTATCTGCTGTTTACTCATTTACATACTCAGAACGAAAACTTAAAAGATCATTACGTTATCTCTGGGAATATACGCGCATGGCTTGAAGCATTTGAAATGATGGCAAAAGAGTTTGGAATACCAGAAGCGCTCTATAATGTTATAGTAGAAGCTACTGGTGGCGAAGATGGCCCTATTGCATTTTCTCGTCCACGCTATGAAGAGCTTGCTAATAGTAAAAATATATTTGCTGACTATAGCTCGAAGCATTCTAATGGTGGCTATCAGTATTGTGCGCTAATTGAAGATGTAACTAAACTAACGCCACAAGAACGCATAGTTCATGAAGATATGACAGTAATATTTACAGTTGACCGTGGCGTAGCTCATGAACTTGTGCGTATGCGCGATTGTTCTTTCGCTCAAGAATCTACTCGCTATTGCAATTATGCTAGCGATAAGTTTGGTTCAAACATTACTTTTATTAAACCATTTGAGTTCGATAATAAATCACATGAGTATTGGATATGGAGTAATACTATGAAATCGATAGAATCATCATATCTTGCACTCATTGATAACGGGATTAAACCACAAATGGCACGTTCTATCCTTCCTAACTCTGTAAAATCAACAATAGCCGTGACTACTAACTTGAGAGAATGGCGACACATATTTAACTTACGCGCTTGTGACGCTACAGGGCCTGCTCATCCTCAAATGAAAGAAGTAATGATTCCTCTCTTTAAAGAGGTTAGAAGTACATATCTTTTTGCTTTTACTGGCTTAAAGTTACCTGGAGAAGAAAATGAAAGTGTTAAAAATAATATGGAAGATAATTAAATTTCTTCTAGGAGTTATATCATTTTGTGGCATGTGGTTTATAATAATAACACATGATTTCCCAAATGAATATAATGCTTCAATTGCAATGCTCTTATGCGCATGCATTACTGTTTTCTTACTAATATTGCCCAGTGATTTTCTTGATTGTATAGAATTTTATCGAGTTAAATGGCCTAAATGAATCTTAAAAAAGCTTGATAAAGTTACAGTTTTGTGATATCATATTATTATCTTGTTAAGGAGGCTTAAGCCAATATGAATATCACAGACGTTCGTATGAAATTAATCGACAACGACACAAAGATGAAGGCTGTGGCTTCCATTACTATCGACGGAGCTTTCGTAGTTCACGATATTCGCGTGATTGATGGCGATAAAGGTTGCTTCGTTGCTATGCCTTCCAAGCGTGATAGTGATGGAACTCATAGGGATATTTGTCATCCTATCAATGGCGAGACTCGTCAGATGATTAAGGATCTTGTACTTAATAAGTATGATGAGATTTGTGCGTTGGAACACGATGAAAATCAGGACGAAGACTAACCATTAGATAGGCGCTCCCCTTACGGGGAGCGCCATTTCGTTTTAGGAGATGATAATATGTTTGGCGAGAAACAAACTGTTAGTCAAGTATACACTAGCTCATTCGATGGACCAGTTGAAGTAGATTACAATACTGGTGTATATAAGGCGGCACAAAATCAAGGAGCCGCTTTTAATGAAGAAGGGCTAAAAGATGTAACTTTCCATAAAACAAAAAAAGGTGTATCAAAAGCATTGGATAATTTTTAGTGACAATATGAAGTAAGTATGATATAATGATTTAAAATAATATAAGGAGGGTGCTCTTTAATGAAGCAACCTAAAAAACTTACTAGAAATCAAAAAATTATACTTACCAAAAACGGAATGGATGCTAATTCTTATATGTTGTTAGAAGATAGCAATGACAGATTTACTGTAGTAATGAAACCAGAATATGATGTAAGACGAACTATAAAGTATACTGGCGAACGGTCAGGTATATTATTAACATAAAATCTTTAGGGGGAGGACGCTGCAATATTGCAGCGTCCTCCCCCTAACTTTTTTAAACGTTATTAGATGTGGCTATTTCTTCAACTTTCTCTTTGCTTGCTTTACTAGCAAGTATGTTCTTCATGTCATTTAATGCATCTTCTATTATTTCCGTAAGCTGTGCCTCTGTAAAGAAGAAAGTTATAATAGGAAATGCTTCATGTAAATAGCTATATACTTCTGCAAACTTAATACGTCCTGTATTACTGCCCCATGCTTCTTCTGCTGTAGATACAGCATATAAAGCTGCTTTAACAAGTAATCCACGCCTATTCCTAAATATAGCTACCAATAAACCAGTGATTATTACTATCGTGCATACGAACATTGCAGGCTCCTTGAACATTTCTAAATTCATTATACTCACTCCTTAATATTTTTCATAGCTATTGCTTGTGCTTGTAACTTACGAACAGCTCTTTTCTTGTGTTCATTAATGGTAGACCTGTGACTACCATACATCTTTCCTATTTCTATATCGGTCTTTTCTTCTATAAAGCTTAGTACTATTAATTCTCTTTCATAAGGAGTAAGGCATTCAAATAACTCACTACATGTTACACCACTTGTCCAGTTAAAATTTAAGCAATTAACATCGTATGCGCTAAGATTTTCTGGTTCTTTCATTGTAAGTTTATCTGTACTCTTTATATCGTTACGTCTACTTTCTTCTGTAATTATCCTATCTATTTTCTTTGCAGTAGTATCGTCTTTAACAAAGATTTCATCTTGATGGTCTTCATCCATGTCATCAAATTGATCTCTTAGGTTTAATACATTTAAATGAACAAGAGGGTCTTTAATTAGTTTAGATAAAAATCTATAAGCTTCCCAATGAAAGCATTTAGATACATACATATGAAACGTACCATTCTTTTTATGGTATATCTCACCTTCATGAGTTATTTTATATTTATTAGCCATGTTCAATAAAGCAAGGACTAATTCATTGTATATGTCACTATAATCATATCTATCAAAAAGAGTTTTAATCTTAACACAAGTAAGAGAAAATACTTTCTTCTTCTCTTCCTTTGGTAGTTTTCTTACTGACTTATCTATAAATAGAGAAACAAATGAAGATATTGTTGGGCTTACTCTTGTTATTACTTTCCCGCCTTTTGAAGTATATGTAGTGTAAGGTAGATTACCTAATTTGATAAATTTCGCATACTTACTTATGAAAGGATGGAACACTTTGATTATATACTCTGTAGCTTCTCTGCTGCCGTCCTTGTACCGAACAAGATTCAACTGTAACTGTTGATAATCTTGTTCGGTAAAGTAGACATCTTCATTAGGGCCATGAATTGGCTCGTATTCTTTATCTATCTTATTAATAAAGTATTGTTCGCCAATCATGGCAGCACCGTCCCTTAAGGCTGAAGAGAATGAATATAAGCAACACCAATAGATATTGCATCGTATATATCACTAGTCTTGTTTTTATTCTGCTTGTCACTATAAGGGCCGATTGCTTGTATAATTTGATTGTCTTCTCCAAATATGTTTATTACCTGTTTTGCTACTTCTTCTTTAGTGGCATTACCCTTTAAGCCAAACAGTAAACGTATTTGAGTAGGTAACATATGTATCACAGGCCATCCTGGTCTAAGGAATGTACCCATAATCGCTCCACGTAACGTTGCCAGTTGTAATCCTGTTTTAAGATTTCGACCAGAGAACCCATCTTCCAAAACAATAGTGTCTACATCATTCTCCACTGCGAAATAATATAGCTCATCTATTATCTGCTTGATACGTTCATCTGTAGTATTTTTAGAAGAAGTAGTAATTCTATTTACCTCTTCTAACTCACAACGATTCTTGTTTATAGCTCTTCTTATGATAACTGCACCAGTTGAGGATAATGACGGATCAATAGCAAGTATCTTGTTGTTCATACGTTACTCCTTTATAGTAAACAAAGGCGTTTGTTTATCATCGTCAGGTTTCTTAAAGTTGTCATTGATATGCTTTGCTATATTATCTGATACAATGGTTTCATTGTTATCTGTAATTTCAAGAGAACCACCATTGATATTCATTTTCATCATATATATCACCCTAGTTTTGAATGGCATACGTTACGATACTCACAATGATAACATCGTTTATCAGGCGATACGCATCTGATATTATTATGCAGACATAATACTGTACCATATACAGTATCTTTAAGCAACTGAATATCTTTCTCGGATCTGTAACTTGCAATTACTTTTTTCTTATAAATGTCTACATACAATAATTCAAATTGATCTACATTGAATGACTCTTTAAAGGCATAAGCTGCCGCAGATAATTCAATGTCATGATTCATTTGACCTACCATTGCAAACCTGTTATTTTCAGAATTGAATTTCATAACCTGAATTGATTTAGTGCCATCAGAATTTGTTACTTCCCTAACATATTCCCATATGCCTTTCAAGATAATGTTATGACCTATGTCAACAGCATATGGTTTATTTATTATAATAGGGAACTGTGGTATATTCATAAGCTCTTCAAAGGTTATGATAGCGTCAATACCAGCTTTACGTTTAGCATCATATGTATCTCTTATGTACGAAGAAGGAGTGCATATTAATTGTGAATTAGTTTTTGTCTTAACCCATTGTTTGCCCCATTGGTACTTTAAGAACTTCATATTGTCCTTTAAAGTACCATCTCTTAGTGCATAGAGATAATTGTAGAAAACTTTATGCAAACTGATATCGTATAACTCTTTTAAGTTATACTCATTTGGATCTTCTTTTTTAATATCATAATACCTAGGACACCAGCAGAAGTCAACTACGTCCTTTATTTGGATTTCTTTGTGCACGCATACTCACTGGCCTTCCAAGCTGTGGCTTACCGTCTTTTCGTTCAGCTAACAGTCCGGGAGTCTGTCTATCAACTAAGTCCCATATTTCCTGTTCGCATTTCCAATGAATATGCCATTTGAATTCATGCTTTCTAATCTTAGGATCAGTGCTGAAATCTTCAGGATACATAGGTTGACCACAATGCTGACAGATAATAACCTCTCCGGGTTTAGGAGGTGGCGGAACCATATAGTTTCTTCCTTTTGCCTTTTCTTCTTCAGTAAGGTAAGCACTATTGGCTGCAACAAATCTTGCTAAGTTTTCTGAGTCAGGCATATGAATAGCCTCCTTCAGTATTTGTAATTATATTATATCAGAAAAATTTTCACTTAACAACTTCTTTTTCAGCATTGTGAATACATTCCATTACTTCTTTAGGAACATATATGGTAAAGTTTTTACGTTTAATCATTCGCTCTCTATCTTTATAAGTATGAGAACAAATAGGAATCTGGCATGTTTGACATGCAACATAAAGATGGCTTGCTTTATTCATACACTTATCGCAGATAGGACAAGGATTATAACGAGGACAAGTTTTAAACTTGTCCTCGTGCGCCTCGAATACATCGCGGTTGCGTCTACCAAGCTTTTGATTTTCATCCAAAGCACGGCGTAACTTCTGTTCATCAAATTTAGGAACGCCAGTAATGGGGTCCACTTGAGAATCAGATTTTGCCATTTCATAAAGAGCTTGAATACTATGATTTGTTAGCATTGTTCTTTCTCCTCTCTTTAAAGGCAAGATAATCTTTTCTCATGATTTCATATGTTTTATCATCGCAATAGTTACCTGCCATGTCCAAAGTAACGTCGTGCCTAACACAAAGTATACGTCCACCAATCTTCTTTACCAATCTATCGTAACTGGCTTCGACAGGATTCCCAATGACAACAGAGAACTCCATTCTGTTCATTTGGAATTTGGTGAAGATGTCATCAATGCATTGAGCGAGGTCTCGACCGAATCCAGTTTTGTCTTCACTGAAGTTAATAGCCCCGAAACCGATAGCCATATTACAGCCACGATCAACACCGTAACCAATGTAGCCATTTACCTCACCTTCTTTGTTTAACGACACGAATCTACGACAGTATTTGTCTCCGTTTTCTTTGTCGAGCTTAAAAACACTGTGCGTATCGCCGTAGAAATAATACTGATATTTAGGGTCATACCACACGTTGTAAAATAATTCTCTAATTTTGTCTTCGTATTTGTAAGCATTGTCAAGCATAATAATCCTCCATTAATCCTTGTCGGGTATCTTGATGTATAATCCGCAATGACACATTCCTTCATTCATCTCTCGAAATTCTTTGCACATACATTTAGTATCTGGATTCTTTAAGAGAGAACATGGGCAGTATCCGTCATTTTCCTTAAGTTGTCGTTGTACTTCTTTAGCGTACTCTTTGTCTGGATTCATTGTAATCATTGTTATGAAATCCTTTCTGCGTACTGATTGTCAGATGCAAGAGTAACTCCAAGTACGTCATCATACCTACTTGACCTATTGGGAATATAACGTCCGTACTTGATGATGATATTAGGGAGCCTCTTTAAAAACTCAACATCTTCCATAATTTCCTCTGGGTTATAGCCAGTGTAAATAACAATGTCATCATTGCAGTGATAAATAAGACGTAATGACTTTATAACACTGAACATTTCATCTGTTTGTTCAAATGGCTCTAGCCCACCAAAAACAATGGCAGAAGTTATGTCATTATCGAGGTATCTCTTACATAACTTACTTGTTGGAATGTCGATGGAGGCGCATGAACGCCATCCATCATTCTGACATACCGACATAGGAATTCCTGCTTCGATACAGCATTTACCGCCACAGGATATTGTACCTATAAACATTGAAGGCTTCTTGTAATTCACAAAGTCTTCGTCGATAATTTCTTTTACTCTCATATTGTTCCTCTATAGGGATAGTCCTATTAGTAGCAGTAATAGTTGTAGAAATGGTTTCTGTATTATCTTGTTTTATCCAGACACCATTCTTCTTAATCAAAAAAGATTTAGTACTGCATTTCATTTTATTTTCCTTCTTTAATCACGTTGCATTTCTGCATACTCATACCACTGACGGGTAGTAAATTCTTTAAAACGATCCTTTGAATATGCTCTTGTAAGCCTTTTTATTGAATCGCTTTTTCCATAGTTGAAATTATATCTTCTTCTTTGTTAATTTCAACTAGCCTAATATTGTGTTTTAAACAATATTCTTTTTTAGCTATGTCTCTATCCTTAGCTGCTTGAAATACACTGTCAGGAACTTTGAAAACATTGGAATAATGTTGTTCGCCTTGATATTCAATTAAACATTTCAAAGTACCATCTGCATTGAGTACCGCAAAATCAAATCTTAATGGATACTTTTTGCCTCTTAAGTCAGAGAAAGTATATTGTTTCTTAAATAGAATGTTATGCTCTTTTAAAAAATTTTCTATCATAACTTCTCTATAAGATATTACGCATCCACAAGATTTTGTTTCTCCAAATCTTAAATAAGAAGATATAACATTAATTTCTCCTCCACAATCACATTCGCAATGCCATAATGCTCTTCCGTTTTTAGATCCAACACGATGAGTTACAACAAGTTTTCCAAATCTCTGTCCAGTTAAATCAACAGAACGAGCTTTTGAAGTTGCCTCTTTATTTAAACAACCACAAGATAATGTTACGCCATTTTTAAGATGAAGTCCTCTTATCTTTTTAATAGTTCCACAGTCACATTTGCATATCCAAACAGGGGTTCCTTTAACTGTTGTATCTCTTTCAAGAACAGTTAGCCTACCAAATCTTTTTCCAGTTAGATCAATAAGTTTACTCATTCTCTCATATCCTGAGCATATTCATACCATTGTCTTGAAGAGAATTCTTTAAAGCGATCTTTTGAGTAAGCTCGTGTAGGAACAAGATATCCAACTATTCGTGCATAAGTATCAAATACAGGATTACCGCATACAGGACAAACATTAGTACCAACAAAACCATGATGATTCTCACACTCATTTATACGGGTATTGAATGCAAAATAAATAACTCCAGATTCAGCAATCTTATTGAGCATATCCCACGCTACATCTTCATTTGGGAAGTTAGATTCAAGATTTATATGTAGAATAGAACCGCCTGAACATTTAGCGTCAAGGATAGAAGCTACACTAAGCTTTTCTTTGATGGTGGCTTTAGCCGATAATGGTATCCACTGATTGCTATAGATGAACGTATCCCCTTGCCTACCATAGATAAGAGAGTCTTTTTGACAAAGAATAATAGCAGCGCGTTCAGCAGGCACAGATTCAATGTTAAAGGAATATTCATCGGTAAAGTTATCTTTGATATCGTTAAGAACTTCAAAGATTTTACTTGCAAATTCTATACCCTCTTTAGTATAGCTTACATAACCCAGTTCATCAACCTTAATATAACCAAAAGCTTTAATTGTTTCATACATACCAAGGATGCCCATAGTACAATACTGTTTATCAAGCTCTACAGCACCATCTTGATAGTTAGGAAGAAGGCCCTTTTCAATATTGCGTTTAATGATATGACGTACAACGTCAAGAGTTTTACAACACAATACAGCACGTTTACGAAGAAGAGCAAGGTATTTCTCTTCATCAAAATTAGTCTCTAAAGCAATACGCATCAGGTTAATCGTATTAACCTTTACAGAACCAATAGAAAGAGCTGTACCACCAATGGAATTGATAAATGCATTTAGCTTTTTGGTATCAGAAAGTAAGCGGCAACAATTACTAAGAGTCGTAACATCACCACTGACAAAGAAGTTGCTATCATTCCAGGTAACATTATGATTACTACACCAACGGGCAAACTCTTCATCAACAAACTTACCGTTCTGGTACAGCAAACTGTATGAAAGGACCGGGAAAGTGAACATATTCTCGCTTCTTACTTGAGACACTACCTCCATAAACATCTTCTGATGCTCTATAAGCCCCTCCACTTCATCAATGACATATGTACCATCTGGATACTGTATGCCGCCAAACAGAGACTCTATATAGTTTCTATCAAAAATAGAAACATTAACGAAAGCACTCTGATCGATACGCATGAAGGGTTGATTGAGACGATAGATAAGTTTCTGGAACGATTGTTTGATATAGTACTCAGGGTTCTTAAGAACGTAACCGTCCTTACAATCCTTCTTCCAGAAATAATATGTCCAGATAAGAATGTTAGGAATACCTACAGCTCCAGAAGACCTATTACTCATGAAGCTAATGTACTCTATAACGTCATCCAAGAATGTTGTTAAATGTTTCGGTGGCTGATTATTGTAATTTTTGAGGAAGAACAAGCCCTCAGTAGCAAGACGAGTAAGGTCATACGCATAGCAATACGGAATGTAAGAAGCAGTGTGAGCATCATGCAAATAAAAACCGCCGCTATATTCTGTCTCTAACCATTCTTTTGCGGTTGGAAGTCCATACTTTTTCGTAATCTCATAGAAGATTTTGCTGAATACGAAAATCTTATCATGAGGCTTGCTCTTCTCAGATAAGAGACTGCGGATATCTTTTGTAGAAGCATTGGCATTAGCATCTATCGTAACATCAGCCACATTCTTATCTATAAAACCGTTAATGAAATCGGAAAAATTAAGCTGTGTCTCATGAAATCCGTTAAGAAGCTCGAAAGATTCACCGTACCTATCTCCTAAACGATGAAGCGCTCTTTCGAAATCCTTACATGTTTTTATTGGCATATTCATTATTGCATCCTCGCCCTTCTAGGGAATTTGATTCACCCACCTTACGGCAGCATTAAAGTCAAGTAGCTTGCCATCAATAGAAAGCATTGGGACAGTGGTTATCCCCATATCAAGCATATCTTGCATAGAATTATTAACTGTATAGCAAATGTTTTTACCATCAAGTTTTTGCTTTAAGACGTTACACTTGGGGCAACCAGTTGAGTATAATATAGTCATATTAACCACCTTATAAAATCAATCAATAGATTTACTAAGCATATGTATCCTAATGAAAGTACATACATACTAACTATTACGATAACAATAGCTAATAGAATATGACGTTGCATCCAATCTTCTATCGCAAGATAGAATTTACGTATCATTTTTTTCAAGCTCCATAACCGTCATAATGCAGTAGTTTGCCATATCAAGAAGCGTATCGATGATAGACTCATCGCCAGTATCAACATCGTGATTTTTTGCTAGTGTCTTGACGCGATTATATTTGTCACTGATACGAGTAATAGCTGACATTATTCCAAGATCAGCATAAGTTTGATGGAATGAGTCACCATAAGCAGCATTCTTTTGTACATAGGTATCATGTATCTTCTTTAACAATTGAGTATGACGAATAGTATCGGTCACTTCTCCATCACCTATTGGCTTGAGACCCATAGCTTCGTAAGCAAGATTATTTGTGTATTCCATAATTGTCTCCTTTAAGTATAAATCCAGTTGGTTTCTCCATTATGCTTCAAATCGTTTTCTTCAAACTTTAAAAGCATAGCTTTTATTGTGTGTTGTAATTCCGCTTCGATAGTCTTTGACTGACATATCTTAAGGAACTCTACTACAGGCCATAACTTTCCTACGATAACCTTGTCTTCTTGGCTGTAAAGATATAGGTCATAAGACATTGAACTTAATGTAGTCTTTATATAATAATCAGATGGATAATCTGACATTGCTTCTATCATATCAGTAACCATCTTTTTAATCTGAGCATCAATCTTGGCCCATGACAAAAAGTATTTTGTGTATTTGGGATTAGATTTAGCCATGGATTCAAGTTCAGTCGTATTGAATGCATCCATTGTCACAATCCCTCTTTCGTAATATTTCTTCTATGGGCATTTCTTTACCCAAACGATACATGATAGTTGTTCTTGGTATGCCAGTCTCTTTAGACCATTCAGAAATGTTCTGTGTCTTACCTTCATAAGTAAGATATACAGCGTTAGGAGTAGGATTTTCTTCTTTAATTTTGCACAAAGTTTCTGCGGCTTTTTTGGAACGATAATGACCACAGCTCTTAATAAGACCATGAACTACACCATATAGAGGAAGCTCTACTGTGCTACCGCAACTGCAATCACATTTCGCCCATTTATTGGTGTTCCAAGATTTATATTTTTCAGTTGTGGGTTTGTTGATAAGCTCTCTAATGGTAAGTTCATTAAAGGTCTTATTAATGAGGCTCTCCATACATTTCACCAGCCTAAAATTTTATTTATGCTTTATCCTTTTACGGATTACTTTTCTATACATAAACTTGTAAATGAGACCAGCACAAGCTCCTATAGTAAAGCCTCCAATAGCGCCAATAATATAGTAATGCATTTTATACCTCAACCAAATATTATTTGTGAATATGTTTTCTGGGCAACTGGGTCACATTCTTTCATGAAAGCCATCTCTGGATAAAACTCAAAGAATGCTCTACCTTTATATGTTCCAAACTTGTTCTTTGCAAAGTGTACTTCAAATATTGGTTGCTTAAAGGGAACCCCTTGTTTCATGAAAAAGACATCTGCTCCGTCACCTTTGTAATGAACTTCGTTATATACAAGAAGAACAGCCTTGGCTTCGTACTTAATCTTTACAGCTTCCCTTATGTCATCCAGTATAGGACGACGGTTGCCATTGAGCTTCTTAAGTTCCGCTGTGCAGATTACAGTGATGTTATAATTCTTTGCCAAATCAGAACACCATTGAGCAAGAAAATCATATTTCTCTTTGTCTTGTAGCTTAGGTTGGTTCATGATGTTTAAATCATGAAAGTTGTCTATACAGACAACTATCTTCTTGTCTATACCATTGGCATCAAAGTAAACCAATCTTTTCTTTACCTCCTCCTCTATATCTTCTATAAAGGAAGAGAACGTAGAGTCATATGCACAATACTTATCAACATTAGCACGTATATTAAGTATGGCTTGCTTACGACGTATAAGCATCAGAGGATATTGAACATAGTTCAACGGAGTTTTTACCGCATTGATTATCAATCTGTTAGAGCAAGCGGCTACTCTTGATAATTTATCTGCCATAGCATCATCAAGTGAAAAATCCATAACATATACATTATCATTGTTTTGAGTAATTTGCCACGCTAACTGAGTAATGAAGCCTGTCTTTCCTAGGTTACTGTCTCCGCCTATTATAATAAAACCAGGAAATAATCCTCCCTCAAATGCTTTATCAACGCAATCGAATCCTGTCTTGATACCTACATTTTTTGCTTGCCATGCTGCAACCTCGAAATTATCGAGCGTCTGCCACATGGCAAGCTGATAATCCTCTGTAGGCTTATCTGGAAACGAGAATGTAATGTGTTCAGCTTGTGATTGGTCTATCTGTATGGAGCAACTGGTGTCAACATATGCGCTATCCTGTGTGTTGATAGCTGGACCATAAAAGTTCGGATTATCTATCGTTATTACTTTTTGAGTTTCTTGGTCATTGATTGTGATTTTGTTGCTCATATCATTACTTTACTTACTTAGTTCCAGTAGAACCAAATCCGCCTTCCCCACGTACTGTTTCATCAAGCTCTTCTACTTCGTGGAATACGGGATGTACTATTGGATGAAAAATGACTTGTGCGATACGCTCTCCATCTTCAACCACTTGAGTTACCTCTCCATGATTATGTAATGGCATGAACCATTCGCCACGGTAATCAGCATCAACTACGCCTACCTTATTAGCGGGAGCAAGGCCACTCTTAGTGGCGAGACCGCTACGAGCGTATTCGAGGGCCACATAGTTAGGATCAAACGATGCAGAAAAACCGAGAGGGATAAGTTTAGTTTCATGAGGAGGGATAGATATCACCGGAAAATCTAAGCATGCATACACGTCATACCCAGCGGAATCAGGTGAACCAGCAGTAGGAAGCTTAGTGTTAGGTCTGAGCTTTTTTATCTTGATATCGATTAACTGTTTTGCCATTTTTATTGTCTCCTTTTTGTGAAAGCTTACACGATGATGAATTGCATTCGGATATAGTCTTTAAAGTACTACATCCAAATTGTTTATCTCCAAGAAATATACTACGCACAGTACGTTCCAATTCTTTCTCACCTGTCGGTTTAACGTTACGAGAGTTCCATTCTGATATAAAAGTAATGGTTTCATTTAATGACTTACCACTACTTTTACAAAAGCTTGAAAGACATGCTATGGTAATATTTCTACTACCTTCTACGGCACCATGTTCTAAAATATATTCTATACATGGTGGAGTAAAATTTAACACAGCTTTATATCTTCTATCTTTATTAATTTCCTTATGATATTTATAGAACTCTTCTATTGTACGCTTAAATTGTTGTTGAGCATATGAATTGAGATGATAATCCAGAACATGAGAGGTGCGTGAGCACCGCGCCATCTCTCGGATTTCATCTATTGTACTGTTTCGTAATTCGTCAGGAGTCAAAGGAATTTTATATAGAGATGTTTTTTCATGTATAGAATTAGGTATTCTAAACATGCGCTTAGAGTCATAGATTTGCAAGTCAATCGTTTTGTATTTAGTAAAGGAACTAATAGACCCAGCCATATGCTTATATACCTGATTAAGTATCGGCGTAGGTTCTACACCTAGAATATAACTGGGCACTATTAGATGTACACCTTTACATCCACTGAAATATATAGATACGTATTCATCTGATATATGATAACAAATTTTTAAATAGCTTAATGCTGTAATGGCATCAGCCCTGACTTTTTCAAAGTCTTCTTCATCATCAAAATCCAGATAGAAGTCTCCATATAAATCTGCGTTATCAACATCAGAACGATTATACCTATAAGCAGTTTTAAATACGGAGAAATTGTTTCTCTCCTGCGCAAAGATGCTAACTGTTTTATAGGGTATATACCTGCCACGGCTAAACCCTTTGTGTCCATTAGCAACATAACCGTACCCTACTTCACACAGATAGCACTCTTTTTCTGAGCACATAAGAATCTCCTCCTGAGTAGGAACAATTATTTTTTATTTCATTCAAATACTGTCTAGCTACTGGCAAGTTATCCCTGAATGAACCAAAATTGAATTCAATGTGTTCGCTATGATATAAGCGACCAACATGTTCAATCATAAATAATACAATATCGACACCATATTCGGCTATGTAACTATTCAAGAAACCCTGAACTCTTTTAGGAAACCATACGCTTCTATCTGCACCAGTCTTGTTATAAAAGAATTCAGCTAACTCTTGTATAGTATAGCTGGCTCTTGGCTCTATCCAATATTCATTGGTACTGCTAGTTATGGCTCCAGTATCTACATCATGATGTACTGGATTTAAGCTGCTCATTATATTCAATTCCCTATGATAGTATCGACACCCAGACTTAATGATATTTTTATTTATATTTTTAATGAACCTGTTCCACGTAAAAGACGTGTGATGATGGAATGAGTACATGATACAATTACGAATGTCATCGTATGTATAACCTCTATCCAATATACCATTAAATTGAGACACGATACTATCATAAGTAGAATTGTCTTTTAGTAACATCATATATGTAGCAGCCAAGTCATATACGGAACCGTTCTTAACTAGCTGCCCGTTTTTCCCAGGCGTTCAGCCCAAGCCAAGAAGTCTTCAATGTTTTCAGGAGTGATTTGCATTTTGCTTACGAAGTTTGGATTCCACATGTGTACATAGTTTCCAAACATCTCACTGTTGATAATCTCTTGATCCTTCTTGAACTGATTCATTCTGTCTATTTGATGCTGTGTAAAGCCATTTAATTTGGCCTGTGGTGTATCGTAATCAGAAGTAACATTAGTATTAGGGTTAGATTGTGAAGGCTGTTGTGGCGTATCCTGAGCTGGTTGTTGAGCATCTTTTGGTGCATTAGGATCATTAGGCCCAAAGTAAAATGGAATGTCTGGTTCTACTGGGAATTTGCTAGCATCTACCTTATATGTAGAAGCTGGCTTCTTTTCTGTACCATTTACAGCATTCATAATCTGTTCTGGTGTCATACCAGCGGGAGTTTCTTTTACTTGATGTGAAAGATTTTTGTCATCACTACGCAAAATAGTATTCCCACTGCCATTATCAAGCATCCTGTAAGCACTGAGAAGAGCATGTAAATGGCTTTCTCCGCAATTATTGGCATTACAAGCGTACCTCCCTGTAAGTACTCGTCCAAAGACATACAATGTAACGGTGGTAGCTATCATTGTACCATCCATAAGGACTACCTCGTTTGATACTTCCCATGTCCAATCGTTACCAAAAATGTGGTTAAGAGTATCAATTATGTGTGAGCTGTCGGTTTTTTCGTACTTATAAGCACTCATTTGGTGGCTCATGAAATGCTTAACAAGTTCTGGATTACTCATAGTTATTCTCCTTTCTGAGAAGGTACTTCTATCATACAACTTAAAAACCTGAATGTCAATACCTAAAATGAAAAGAGTCCAGAAAAAATATCTGGACTCTAGCCACCACCTATTGAGTAATCCCATGGATATGGAACCATTCAGCTCACATACTATTATATGCTGTCAGAAGAAGAATTGCAAGCATAAATTTATGATAATTTATATTTTACTCTAGCGCCATATATATTAGGAGTCTCCTGCGTACCATCTATTGTAAACCTTACCATCATTTTGTGACCTTGTAGCCTAAATGGACAAGTGTTGACTACTTTATGGGTATTTCCGTCAGAATCATAATAGAAATATTCTTTTGAAATACTATATGTAGTGTCTTCCAATGTGTTATTATACAATGGCTCAACATTATATATCATAATATTTCTATCAGTCTCTTTAAATGTATATATCATTTCAAAATCGCTATGGTCACGAGTATAGGTATTATGTGTAATATTTATATTCCGGATGCCAAGATACCATATGCGTCTGTTGTTCTGCAAATCAGGGATTGAGTTAGCTTGTCTCACTCGAAGTTTAATACGTATTTGATTTGCTTGTACAGCAGGGAAATTAAATTTAAGATTACTTGCATCTCTTATAGCAGAATAGTATACTGGGTTGCCAAACGTATCTTGTATATCACTATATTCTTTGCAGCTATGATGAGCTTGAAAACCAGGAACGAGTTCCCATGCTCCATTAGTTTTATAATATACACCAAGGACATCTACTTGACCTATTGGGAACAAAGATATATCTATTTGATTAATAAGACGTGTAGTGATAATATCTTCAGGAAGACCTATTACAAGCTCATTATCGATATAATCTAAATCTATTGTAGAAATAATTTTTCTAAACCATGCATCTGTATTGCTTCCACTAAAAGCATTTAATGGATCTGTATCTTCTATAGTTATCACACTAGGATTGTCCTTAAAAGAATCAGGGCCTATATATACTTGTAAGCTGGGAGGAACAAGTATCTCATCATAGGTTTCATCATACAAACACGTTTTACTTACAGAGTTAGACACATGAGCTGTTACCGAACTAGAATTGCAATCTACCATAGCAGCAAAATCGTCATTATTAGTTGTAGCGTCATATACATACTCTGTCATGATACGAAAATCTAAATCAGGATCTGTCATATTTTGATATTGTTCATGTAATTGAGATACGTTAGCCATTACTTCTTGTAACTTTCTAGCATAGCAATATGATTCTATGTCATTCATAAGCTTTAATTCGTATATGCTTTTCTGTATTTGATTTGCTCTATTAAATAAATCTAATATATCATCGAATGATTCCTTTTGCATGTTATTTAATTCAGAGCTACTCATAATAGAACGAAATTTAAATTCTCGTTCTTTAATGCTAGGAATATTTCTAGTAGATAATTGATTACTCATTAGTATCCCCCTTTGCTGATGAGATATATGCTCCAGTACTAAATCTAGTATCAGTATCCCATAAATTAATGTAGTATCTAGATTTATCTACCGCATTTAATATAGGATGTTTAATATTATTAGAATTATTAATGATAGTATCTAATGTTTTAAATTGTTTTTCTAAGTCATTATATATTTTATATAACTCTGTAAGGTTATCAAATAACATCTTGTTCATGTCTTGATGTTTCTTTGATTCTGATGGACCTCTATATCTATTGTTTAATCTAGTCGCTTCAGGATATTTATTTTTTATTTGTATTTCATTAAAATTACTTTCTGTAGTATCTTCAGGGGCTATACCAGTTATTAAACATGTAGTCTGCTTACGAACACCATTGCGTTCAGAATATGAAACTGTAATAGTATTAATACCTACATGTTCTATCTTATTTGCATTTGTTACAAAGTTCTTAACTATAGATACAGTGCCATCACTGTAATAAGCTTTTACGGTCATGTATGCTGTACTAAAAGATTTACCGACTACTATGTCTGGACCGAAATACTCAGCAGTAATTTCAGTTAATTGCACATCTGGAACAATGCCTATAACAGGCATTTTAGTTGTTAAATCTCCTTTTTCTCCAAAGGATTTTTTAACTAGTATATAATTAATGCCTTCATGGTCTACAGTAACAGGTAAGAAACTACATTCTTTATAGTCAACATCTTCATATATACTATCACTAGTAGTAGTGCTTGTATAATATATTTTTATTCTACATTTATCTTGCAGAAATTCTTTACCCACTTCTACACTGCCACCAGTATAATATGCAATAAGATTAGCAGGTACTAAATCAAATGCTTTAAGGCCAGCTAAATAACATTCATAGCCTTTATAGTACACACGGAACTTACTAACATTAGTTGCAGATACAATATCTCCTTCAGGAAAACTATAGTCAGATACAACTTGGCTAGAGCCATCAGAGAAATAAGCAACAACAGTACAATATCTTCTTTTTATAGATTTACCATAAGCAATATTAGGGCCATCATATATAGCTTCTATACGAATTAATTTCTTAATACCAGGAACATATACTGTAGCAGTAAGTTCATCACTATCTTCGGTAATATATTTAACAGTAAATGTGTTACTTCCGCTGCTGTGTATTGTTCTATCAACAGGTGTAATAGAATATCCAGTTCCTACTGTTACTGATGATGGAATGTTAATAGAAATAGAATTGGTAGCATTAGTAGGTAACACACCAGTAGCATATGCATCTGGAAGCATAGATATAGTAATATTAGTTTGCCTTCTTACTATGCCATTTAATTTTAATTCCAGTTCACGAGCATTTAGAGATTCCAAAGATGCTACGCTAGATATATCAAATTGCTCATCAGTATTTGGGTTAGAATCGGTAAGGGTAAACCAATCTGTAGTTGGTGTCACAGAAGAACCTGTTTTAAATCCTTTACCTTGTATTCTAAAAACAGGGGAACCTTTTCCCAAAGTTAAATAATTTGGTTTAAAAGTTATACTTGGAGCGTTGGTAACTGCTGGAATATCTCCTCCATACCATATAATAGCTTCATTACCATCTCTAAAGTGACCCGTTACTGTAAGATAATTAATATCAAAAGCTTCATCAACAGGCACAGCAGGGCCATTATATGATGCACTAATGCTTACTATGGGTTCAGTTGCTGTTTGATCTACAAATACTATTAGAGTATGGTCAAATGTACTTGCCTCTCCATCAGCATAAAACACGACAGAGCTTTCTGTAAGAGCAAATGGTTCCATATAATATTGAGCACTGTTATTATTTACAGCAGTTTGTACTGTCTTATCTAATTTATTAATATCTGCTACAAATCCATTGTAATCTCTATCTACTTCAAATAAATTACTATAAATAGACTTAAGTTCTCTAAATTTAACTACTTTATATACAACACCATTTATAGGGTCAGTAGGATTATATAGCTTTACTTCAGGTGCAGTGTAAAATATACGAAAATCAGGATCTTTATTTAAATTAGTAAATACTTGAGGAGCATATTCTTGAGCTATGTCGGTAACGCAACTCCCCTCTAAGATATACCAGTTCTTGGTGTCTCTATATACCATACTACACCTACTTTCCTGTTAGTCTAAAGTTAATTAATGCAGGAGATACATTTGAGTTATTGCTATGTAAAATAGCCATGAGCCTAAACTTTAAATGAGCATTAGGGAAATAATTTTTCATATCATCTCTTAAGCATCTAAAAGTTATAAAGTATCCCATGTCTTCCATAAGATTAGCAACTACATCATCAGCGCTTGGTCTAACGCATACATAGTCATCTTTAATTGTATAGTATTCATATGTTTCTCTAGTAGCAGAAGTTAAAATGGTAGGATTAGTATACTTCATTGCAGGCATAGCAAATACATTATCACTAATACATTTAAGATTTACATTATGATATAACATTTTAATAGCGTTTCCTCCAACTGGACAATATACACAAAATTGTATCTTATTAGGTCCTTTACGGATTGCAAAAGAGTACTTGTTAGTGTCCACAGCAGTAATTTCGCAACCATTTACAAATACTCTAATTTGAGCGTTTGTTACAAATTCAGTTAGATCTTTATCACACACTTTAATAAACTGATTGAGAACGTTAGTGGTTTCATCAGACATGATATATTGAGTAAATGTATACAATTCTCCAGTATTAATTTTAAAAGAAGAATAATTTTCGCAATCCATAAACATTTGATATTCATCGCATATATCTATAAAATTAGTAAAATCGTCAACTTCTAAATTAAAGTCATAATTATCTTGCTGTTTTTTAGGAGCATATCTTTTAACTGACCACATATTATATCCTGGTCGCAATTTAATACTATTTCTATTAGTGCCTTCTGGTAACTTTATCAATCTAGTAAGGCCATCCGACATTGCTTCCCCGAAGCCCTCTAAGTGATAGTTAAGTATTTTATGACGCTCTTCAAACATAAATAATTCATGGTCTTTATGATTGTCGATAGAATCCCATCCTATTTTATCTTTTTCATTATCGAAACCAATAAAATAATCTATTCTAGTACCAGCAAATATCATGTCTTTAGCATCTAATCTAATTGTACTACTAAGGTCAGCAAAATCTATTAGTTTACTTACAAAGATAGCTTTACTTTCATAATTCTCTAAAGCAATGGATATATTCTTAAGGATAAAATAATATTGATAATAAACTATGCCGCCATCGCTAGATTGTATTCCATCTGGTTCTGACTTTTTACATATAATCTTTAAATATCTAACAGTCTTTTTATTGAAATTCCATTCGATAAAACTACTATTAGAAGTGTCATAAACACTTACATAATTCTCTGCATCTTCTGATAACCATAGTTCGCATGGTAAATCTTTAGTGGCAGTAAATGAAAAAGATACAGAATTGATAGTAACAAGCTTACCAATGTCAACAATTATAGTAATACTTTTAGAACCATTTTCCATATTAAGAAATGATGCAATAAAAGTATCATTGAAAGTATCATTTAATACTCCCTTTAAAGAACCTTGAGTTTTTACTGTAGAATTATGCCCAATTTCTTGTATAGATATCTTGGCACCATCAAGACTAATTTTATTTACTTTAGTATTTGTTTTATCTATTACTACTTTCTTTTGAAGTAAATCTACAAATGCAGAGGTATATGGAATATTGCGATAAGTATCACCATAGAACTCTATGTTATACATATCATCAAATACTTGAACATATTGTTGCACATTACTATTACTTTTTAATGCTTCAGATATATTTTCAATACGAAGATGAAGCTTACTAAGAGCAGCCCAAACTTTATCTTTTTCTAGATCATAATATTCCTGCATTGCTACAGCTTTATTGTTTGCTTCTACATTAGCCTCATAAGCAGTTTCAATGTCTTCCTTGAAAGTTTGAAAATTATGATTATAATCATCTTTGCTTGACTCTTCATAAGGTTTTTGCTTTATAGGAGAGTAATATGGCATGCCTAATGTATGTTGATTGAAATAATCTATAAGTAGTCTATTCAATTCAAAGTTATTAGGCTCTATACCTTTTTGTAAAAGCTCTTGTGCTATTTCATTTTTCTTTCTTTCGTATTGTATAGAACTAATACTCAATGCTATCGCCTCCTGTAGTAAGCTTTAACTTGTAGTAATATACTATGGGGGTAGCATATTCAAGAGGATAATAATTTGGATCTTCATCTTCAGCAGTCTTTGCTTCCAATACCAATGGCTGAGATAAGGTAACTGGACGTTCCATATATATTTTAATCATGATTTGTTTTGGCTCTCCTACAACCATGATATGTTTACTACGCTTATTTTCTGTAGTAGAAGCAATTAAATTATCAATAGAATTATTATTTACATAGTATTTATAAATGCCAGAATACGCTCTATGAATAGGATATATTGGATGCCATGTTACACCATAATCTAAACTAATATAGTATTTTAGAATTTCTGGATCGTCTCCAGGGATATATTCTTTTGTTTCCAATACTACGCTAGTTATGGGTTCTTCAGTAGTATATACACAACTTACATATTCTCCGCTTCTTGCAAACGTACAACTACGTATACTTATTTCACGTATACCTATCATATATCTATAAGCATCTATCATCTCATGAGATGCTTTTTTCTCTATTGTACTGGCAGGAGTTTGGAATAAATTATTTTTAATATAATAATCATTGGGATAAGTAGTAGAAGTAGAAGGATATTTAAGCCATTTCGTAGTGGGTTCATATTTGCATCCTAATAAAGATACAGATGGTTTATCTCCATCTACACGAGCATACATATCAGAATAATCATATTCCTGAAATATAGACATATTACTTGTATTAGCTACAGTGTAATAGAAATGACCTACCTTAGTTAAATATTTAGAAGGCTGTAAAAAAGTAATTTCTATACGTTGTACTTTTTGAGGAGGAAATGGAAATACTAACGTACCATCAAATGCTATATTGGTAGCTACTTGATAGGCTACATTAGAAGCAGCGATAACTTCACATTTTTCAATGATAGCTGGTTTAACACCTTTAATATCTGATAAGTAAGGATTAAGAGTTACCCAAGAACATACTTTTTCTTTAGTAAGCTTGACCACAAGTTTTAATCTTAAGGGGTCATTGTTATTAATCCAGCTTATTCCCTCATCATATTCAAATCCAAAAGAATTACAGTCGATTCTAATTTGATCTGTAATAGAAAACAGCTCATATTCAAACCATGTATCTACATTTTCATCAGCTAGCTCAGTTAGCTTCATATGTAAACCGTTTTGTCCAACAAAATGTAATTCATTGTTCAAAGTATCTACGCAATGAGTATTGCCAGGAAATCCATTACTAACTGTTTCATCTATTTCAATATATTTAATAGGAGAATTAGCTATAGTCTCATGACGTAATGTTAATATAGAATCATTGGTATTTACATAACATGAATTACTTGCAGCGATATTACCAGTGTAATTAATATCGCTGAACATTTCTGTAAAGATAACAGTATTAGTACCTTGATTAACACTAATGCTTTCACCTATAGCAGCTATCTTTTTAGATAGATATGCCACTTCATTAGTTAGCATAGTACGCCCAAGTTCTGCATCAATTAAGGACTGTGAGACTAAATCCTTCAGAGTCTCACAGTCCTTAATGAGGTATTGCATGTCATTATACGATTCCGTTATCATGGCATTATACTCATCAGATATTGGAGTACTCACTGCTGGCCTATATTTAAACGTAGGCTTAGTCAGTGAATCATAAAACTCTGATAACATCTTTTTAATACGATAATAGTACTCAGTTTTTGTGCGTATTTTGCCATTGTTATAATCATATTCTATTTGGGCTAACATGGTACGAAGCTTGTTATCTATACTCTTACTTTTATCAGTATATTGTAACAAGTTTCCCATAACAATCCTCCATGTTAATTTAGAGCCTTAATGATTTCGTTACGTAATGTAAATATCTCTGATTCAGGATACATTTGCCGACACATTAAAGACATTGTGATATTACCTGAGAAATTAAAGTCAGCCATATCGTAGACAGCATCGCCTACATCTTGAGGGTCATTAGATTCTGTCTCACCGTCCATAACTGATTTAGCACATCTCTTTAAAGAGTCACGGCAATAATTATCAAGATATTCTGAAGTAAGATTATCTATTACTTCATTGACGGCTTTAACCTGTTCATCAGTATATGTTTTCATTATGATTCATCACCTATTATATACGCATATTGGTGTACCGGTATGTAATTCATTATGAAGAGCATCACATAAAAGATCAAGAACTGCATTAGGTATAGTATTAGGGCACCCACCCATTTTATATTCCTTAACGCACATATCATTTTTAATATAATCTCGTAATGTATCTTCTATGAAATCACAATGTTTATTTGCTTGCATTTGTTCATGGGTCATATCTTTTAATACTGTACGATATTCTTCATCCATAAATTCTGTAGTATACTTGTCGATTATTTCGGCTGCACGTACTACCTGTTGCTCTGTGTAGAGCATTTTAGGTTCTGTAAAAGCCATTATAAAAACTCCTTTAATCGGTTGACGGAACTGGTTCCTCTTCTGGTGTACCTTCTTCAAGAGCGTCAATACGTTTCTTTACTTCTCCTGCCATATACATAGCAACGTTGTGCATAGTATCACCAGTACCAACAAGTCCATAGCCAGTCTGACGCAATGGCAAATCAATGATAGAATCATAAGCGTCATTGGCAATCTCTTGAGACGACTTGCCAGCCTTCATACCAGCAATAATAGCGGCGGATGGGAACGTACAATTTTGTACGTCAGTAAAATGTCCCATCACTTCGTAACCAGCATCACATACTTGCTGGATTTGTTCATCTGTATATGCCATTAATCAATACTCTCCTCTTCCGTATTTAATCCATCAATAACTTTCCGTACTTCAGCCATGCCATAACGTACTTGGTTATTAGTAAGTGCTTTAGTGTTTACAGTTTGAAGAGGAACAAATTCCTTATCAAACTTATCTAAGTAACGAATCATTTCGTCACAAGTTTCAGGCGTTGGATCTTTACAAATTTCATTAGCTGCATGAGTAATTTCCTGAACTGGAATATATCCATGGCAATACTCATAAAGAGCATCGTGAATCTTTTGCTTATTTTCATCGGATAATGTAGCCATCATATAACCTCCTTAAATAGTTGTAAACATTAACTTATAGCTTTTAAGTACAGGAGTAATCCATGTGTCACGTTTAGTATTTCTACGTAATATAGCTTTAAGTCTCATGCTACAATCAAAGCTAGGATAGTTTATTTCTATTTTTTGATGAGAACTAATAGGTTGATTAAAATATACATAACCACCATTGGTATAATATTGTACTATGTTACTATCTGAATTGAAATTTTTATAGCTATCAGCAGGACACTGTTTATTGGTTACGCATTGTATAACACTATTAGAAAGGCTAGTTTGATTATAAGTTTTATTTGTGTCCATGTCAATAATTTTCACGAAACTCGTTGTAGAATCTGGATTTATCTTACTATAATAAGGATAGCCAGATAATTTATAGCAAGCAGTACCATTACCCATAATCTCATCGAAAGAATTAGATGGTTCTGGTTCCCCTGTCACATCTATTAATGTAAGTTCTTTAGAAATATCAGCGGGGGTATAAGACACAGTGTACATAGCAAAATGATCTATATTAGATATTTCTATTGCAATTACATCAGATTCTGGGTCATCTGGATTTTCCCTACGTATTCTATAATCTGCTTCTTCTACCAGTGTTATATCATTCATAGTAACAACAGGACGTTCCATTTCTATAGTAGGAGTACTAGTACCATCTGCTTCTAGTTTATTGATTACTACATTTCTACATACAGCAGGATGTCTTAAGTAGCATACATCATAATCAAGTTGCAACAATTCATTATGTACGTAAGATTTATTAATAGGGCATATAGGTTTCCAATCCTGATACGATGGATTATCCTTAGTAGATACATAGAATTCTATATCGGTTACTATTTGTCCATTAGAATCATAAAAATGTTCTTCCTCTGTTTCTAACCTAATGGTATCTATAGGGCCATTACAATCTATCTTTTGAGATACCCATATACCTGCACGTTGAAATTCTACAAAGTTAGGAGCTATATTATAAAATCCATACGTATATTGATATTTAGTTACTGGAAGCACTTTATCTCTATTGTTAATAAGTAAATCATTAATGTCAATATTATCATTGGAGACAAGTTTATTGTTAATATATTTCCATACTGCATCATCAGCGGCTCTATCTAAATACAGTGGCTTGAATACCGCTGTATTGGGCATATTAGCATCTGAACCATCATTATATGTAGCATTAAACCATAATTCATTTTTAAACATTTGATTGCATGACATGAGATAGGTGCTTTTAATGCAATGTAATTGATTGATTAATATATATAAACGTTTACAGCTTATAGTTGGGAAATGAAATGTATGTTCTTGCTTTACGCTTGTTTCGTTAAGCCAGCTATAGCTTTCGTTATCAGGATATACAATACTATATATCTCGTCATCTTCATCATCACTTAAAGAATACCTTATGGCAATAATATCAATAGGGAAATTGCCATATGGTCTTAGAGTGATTTCATTTATCTTTGCAAGAGCTTCAAATACAAGACATATTTCGCACATAGCGCCGCGAGGTAAATCATAATAAGAGCGGTTAAGTTTACCTAAGCCAGTGGCATCATCATATTCTAACCCTTTTATCTTTAATTCAGAGTCAGCCAATATAGTCTCAGACCAATATGTGCTCATGGATGTATCAATGGCGTTTTCTAACTTGGTCTCAGAATTTTTTGCTTTAATAAATCCTGCTCCATATTGTTTAGTTAAAATTATTTCACCAAGTTGAACCCCTGATTTATATACCATAACATTTTGTTGTCTAGTATACCCAAGAGTAATATTCTCTTGTTCAGAGTTAAAATGTGCATAAGTATCAAGAGGCATTTTTTCTCCATAGCGTTCTGTATAATACTTAGAGTCTAACTCTTGAAAGTTAGTAGTACGGAATCCCTCTATAAAACAATATGGATTGCCTGCCGTGCCTATTACAGCTTCATATTCATCTAACTTATCGTTAAGGCCAGCTATTGTAGAAAATAAAGTATTAACAATACTTTCATTAAGCATTTGATGCTGGTTTAAAGAATCGTATAAATCATTAATATAATAAAATGTAGTAAGAATATCTATATATAATTCAAATGCGGTTTGGTTATAATCATCTGCATTAGTAATACCACTTTGTGTTCTTACGGTAGTTATTAGATTCTTTTGATTAATACCAGATAGTAAATTTTCTTTATACCTTTCTTTTTCAGAAGAAGTCATGTAACGCATATCAGTAAGCTCAGAAACAACTTTGGCGGTAATTTCTTCTTTAAGTTTACTCAGATGTGTTTCCATCTTTCTTACTCCTTCCTCCAAATACTTGATAGTATATTCTTGGATTTTGATAATAATTACTTAAATATCTTGGGGTATACGTATATATATATTTTCTTTTAGTTTGATTATAACAGTCATCTACTGCCATATAACCATCTTTATTTATATATAAAACATGGGAATTATAAAGACGTTCTGGAGGTTGGTTAGCAGCCCAATCAAAATACTCTAACTTTTTTAGATCACTTGTTAGAAAGCCACGCACTGTTTCATCAGTTTCAGGATTCCAATACATACCATAATGACCATCAATAAAATATTCTTCTCCAGGATTCATTAAACCAGATATTACAGCAAAGTCTTCGGCGCTAGTAACCGGGAATAATTGATATCTTGTTGCTAAAAAATTATTTACAATACTTATATATGTTTCTGGTATATCTGAAACAATAATAACCTTATCTTTGTAAGTGGTACTAGCTGTAATACTATCATTAATTTTTTCTAGTATTTTTGCTTGGGCAGTTATATAACCATTTTTATTATAAAAACCTTGTACAAGTATAGGTATTCCAGAATAAGTCATATACATATATGGTATTGGAACTTCCATAGTATAAGGAAAATCTTTAAATGTAGCATCTTCTTGCCATACAGGTCTATCTTCATCATATCTAAAATAAAATTTAATATGTTCCACATTGCCCATGTTTGTTGCTATATCGTTTGGTAAAGTAATTTTAACTTCTGATGTACTATCTACATTAGTTACATATCCATCATTAGATTCTTCCGTTCTATTGGAGCAGAAGAATACGTCTTTAAAGTAAGAACTTTCTTGAGAATAACATGCGTATCCATAATGAGCTTCTTGATCAACAAATTCAGAAAGAGCAGAGAAATCTTCTAAATTAAAATCAAATAATGGGTTCTCAAGTGGATCTGGAATATCTATAATCTCTTCATTAACAACACTATTCCACGTATGTGGCTGATTATATTTTAACCATATTCTAAAATTGTTTCCATTCCGTTTTACTAGAACAGTGATGCCATTGCTTAAACTATTCCATTTAACACTTGATGTAGAATGTATCATTTTACATAAAGAATTATCAACAGGTTTTATGGCATAATATTTTACATTATTAGTTGTTCCATCTATATTACTGTTTGTATAATTCTTTCTTATATATGCAACGCATCCATTCATGAAATATGTAGAATTTCCAAGATGCTGTCCACCTAAAATACACACTAAAGATATTCTATCATGTGTAACATCATTATACATTAATTCAACGCCTATAGCATCATCATCTTCGCTATTAGAAAACAATGTTACTCTATGTGTATAATTTTTATATGTACCTTTACTTAAAAAAGCGTCCCAATAATACTCATTGTTCATTGTACACATAAAAGATTTTAATGAGTCATCCCATATCCAGTTATTATTATTTGGATCTCCATAATGAATACCTTCATCAAAGATCTTCTTTAAGGTTTCTGCATCTCCATCTTGTATTATGTCTGTTGTTACATCTTCTTTTACTCTAACAAAATTGATATTACCATTTGGAAGAGGGATTTCATCCTCATATATTAAATAAATATTATTTTTAGCTTTATCTTCATAAAATATAAGTTCTTCTTCTGTCAATAAATTATTTATATATTGTCTTAATTTAGCAAGTTCTTCATCTGTATACTTAATGGCTTCTTCATACCAGATACAAAGATGTTTTTGTAATTCTTCAAGTTCTTGCACATATTTCATTATAATATCTAAAATATTTATTAATGGAGCAATAGCTAAATTATATCTCATAATTAAACTTTGTTCTAATCCATTTAAATATTCTATATATGTCTTTAATGATTGTTCTAAATATTCTAATTGAATTAAATCTATTTGCACTTTACTTCCGGTATATACTAACATATCTAAGACATCTTTGTTGGGATGATAGTGCTTCCCAGAAGATATTGAAAGATTGTTTAGCTTATCCTCTAATCCATCTATGTTCCCAATTGTATGTATATGCTCTAAAGGGGTTCTACTGTCAAAAAGCCTAGAGTCATTCCCTTGGCAAATAGTATCAGCTTGATTACCAAAATCTTTATTAAAAGCTGTATTTTTGTCGAAAGCTACTTCTCCATTAAAATCTTGTACTGTTAAAGTAATATGACCAGTCTTTCTATTTATATGGAATACTCCGCCACTATCTTTTAATATATCTCTTTTTACTCTAGTTAAAGATTCTACGATAATAGCCTCTATATTGTTAGTATTTTCACTGATTTCTATTGTGAAATATCTATTGATAATTCTAAGTAAATACTTCTCTATTCTAGAGCTTTCTTTGGTGAGTATTTGATTATCATGTTCAACAACATTCATAAGCTCACCTTTACCTTAGAATAAAAATTTATAATTATTGTAGCATTGTTAATTTCTTTAGCTTTATCTGGATCACGATCTAATGCTTTTTTATTTAAAGAAGCTTTTGCCCAATATTTAGGAATATTAGAAGGATCATATGCAATACCGCCAAACAAGGAACCAGATATAGCATTATTAATAGTATACATGTATGGCAAATTTGCTATCAGCCTATTACCATTAGATTCAAAATCTAATAAAGTATCTACTTCGCAGCTGGAAAGTTCCTGTTCTCTTTCTTTTAATTCTTCTAAAATAGAATTAGGAATATTATTTTCTAAATAATATCCTGTAGGAGTGTTGTTTTCTTCTACCAATAAGTCAGAAACTTTTATAGTTATTTGACCAACGAAACTTAATCCATTTTTAATTGCATCACTTACTTTATCTTTTACGACATAATCATTAAGATTAAGCTCTAATTTTAATTTGTCAATTTCTTCGTCTGTGTATTGTTTTGACATTGCTAAGTACTTTTTATTTTCTGATTCTATATTTAGGCGTATTTGCTTAATAAGATCTTCAATGTATTTAACTTTATCATCAATATTTTTAATTTTATTTGGAATATCTTTAATGAAGTCATCAATTTGTTTTTCTATTCTTTTAACAACTTTATCGATATCTGTTTCTAAGGTTTCTATAAAATATAAATCTATCTGTTTTTTCTGCCCTGTATAAATTAATTTATCTAATACACCTTTATTATTGTGTTCATGAACATAACCATTAACTCTATTAACTTCTCCAGCTAATTTACTTAAGACACCATCAAGGCCAACTACTTCTGATATCTGGTGTTGATGTGGCAATGGATTTCTTGCATCAGATAACCGAGGGTCATTACCTTCGCAAGCAGTATTGGCTTTATCTCCAAAGTTTACATTGAATGCTGTAAGCTTTGGATTTATAGCTGGCTCTCCTCCAAGATCTTGTATACTAAGATTAACTGGACCAGTATGGACAGACCCATCTGGAAGAGTAATACTTAATACGCCTATATGATCAAAAGACAATTCTTCTTTCATTCTCTTGACAGCTAGTTTAATAATATATTCTTTAGATGTAACTTGAGCTACATTAGAATCTCTAAAATATCTACGAACAAGTTCTAGTAAATATCTTTCTACGCTATCTGTACTTTTATTGTATCTGCTATTAGTAAGTTCTTCCATGCGCATATATAATCACCTACTTTGTATATACGACATCTGGGTCTAAATCTGCTGGTCCAACAGTTGTTTCTTTTAGTATATCTAGTTGTTCTACTTTATTTTTAAGTTGGTCAAATAGCATACATTGCTTACAGCTTCTTATAAGTTTGACATTGTCCAAAACTTTGTCTCCAAATTCAGTGGATTGCTGTACCTTTTTCAGAACGGTAATGGTTTCATCTTCACTGGTCAAATACGGTCCATAGAATAAAGAATGAATCTGATTGACTTCGACACCGTTATAATTAGGCCAATTGGTCGATACGTAGGCCAGCCGTCTTTCCTCATCTTCTATGTTATAGGTCAATCTAACAGTGTCCAGTGGTTCAATGACTTTAACTACTTTATCGTCTAATGCTCTATCACGAATAAGTATAACCATACCGTCATCTGAACCTATTTCGACGCTAGGGAAATCGCTGGAGGTCCGGGTTGGTTAGACCCAGAGCCTCCTCTACACCAGCATCCCAAAAAAGAACAGCATAACCATTAATAATTGGTACATTGCCAAGATTGTTGGCATTTAATTCTACAACAACTTTAAATCCATATTTAAGATTATTCATCAAATGCATAGGTGTTTTAACTGCATTTGGGGTCAAAGGCCAACGCTCACCTAGACTATTCTCAAGATAATATTTTATTGAAGCACCTACTGGAATTACTTCATTAGCAATGAGAATAAAATCATTCATTTCAACGCTTAATCCATAAGTGCTTTCTATTAACGTACTTGTCATTAAACCAGTGATTGAGTTTTGTATAAGAGTAAGATGACCGCTTTCAAAGTCAACTTTAACATTGTTTGATTCATTCATATTAACATATTCGCCAGTATTAAATATATCTAAAAACATGGCATTGGTATATAAGTTGTTCTCAAATATAGTATAAACACGTTCTTCAAAAGCGGTATCTTTAACTCTATTTGTTTGAAGTTGTTGAGCGTTAAGATCATCTTGAAGGCTATTAACAGTAGAGGCATCAACACGCTCACTTGTATTATTGACATGTCTTTTATATTTAGTATATTGTCTTGTTCCATCATACTGATTCATAGCCATGATGATCTTCCTTTCTATCCTTTAAATAAATCAGATTTCTTCATGGCGGCAATTATGTCTCCACCATAAGAAATAACAACTCTATCACCTTTAACTTCAGTAACGGTATGAGTTACTTCATATACAAATGACGCGAGATATTGATTAGTATAACTATGAGCACCAGGTTTAATCTTAACTTTATCGCCAACTTTAATATTGACAACAGGAGTCGCTAAGGTATTATCGCTTTTAACGATTGTACCACCAGTAGTGGTCATAAATGTACTAAATCCAGCTTTCTTCATCTTAGCCTGTAATGCTGCTGCGTTATCTTTAACAGCAAATGCGCCTGTCTGTACTTTGTACAAGCCACCAGCATGTACAAGAATAGCATCGAATCCCGCAGCTTCTACTTTTTTAAGTTCGGCATCAGCATTAGATTTATCTTTAAAAGCACCTGTCTGTATCCTATATAAGGTTTTTGTTGTGGCTGGTTTAGAAGACGATGTTGAAACTCCCAATAATTTATTTACTTCATCAGCAATATAACCTTGTTTACTCATTAAGTATTCGCCAGGACAATCAGTATTAGCAAACCAACGATGTACAGTCATGTTTTGTTTATCAACCTGACCAATTAAGCTCTTATCGTTCTTCCATATAAGTTTCTTAATGTCGTTGCGCTTACAAATATCAGCTACAAGCTTAATAAGAGCGTTCATTGCTTTATCATTTACATGCCAGTTAGGAGCACCACCATCATTGGCAACTTCTATAGTAACAGCACGATTATCATTAGAGCGACTAGCTGTAGTCCATGCTCTATCTTTTTCTTCTACATACATACCAATGCGACCTTTTGAGTCAACACCGTAATTAGAAGATGCTTGTCGTGAAGTAGGAGCAAACACATTTGCACAAGATTCTACTGTAAGATTACCAGCCATGCAATGGATTGTAATAGTATCAATCTTATGATTACGAGGTGAAGATTTGTTAGGAGAAATTTTAGTATAATTTACTAATGGACTGTTGCTCATAACAGTACACCTACCTTAAATAATAACATTATGAGAACCATATTCATAGTTCTCCTCAAAAACAGGGGTTACATAAATAGTACAATCATCCTCCAATACATATGATCGTTTAATTACATCTTGAAAATAAGTCATTTCCGCTTTTACTGTAGAATCATATGTAATTATAGCTTTATCTAAAGTAATAAGCTTACTTATGCGATTAAAACTATAATGCATTGTACTTTGTAACACACCATTAAGATATATTTTAAATTTATGATCGGTATCTAAGTAAGCATCGTCTGGCAGTTTCCACGTTCCATCTTCGTTATATGGCAATATAATAGTTTTTTGTACAGGAGAAGGAACAGAAGGATTATCAAAGACTTCTAAAGTTTCATATCGTATACCACTAGTATAAGTAGAATCTTTAAATGCAGCTTGTATTTTGTATTGCTTAACATGCTTATCTTTAATTCTTCTAAATGTAATATTTTTAGTAATCAATCCTGGCAGGAATTCAGCCATAGTACCACTCCTTATATCTTAAAGATTATAGTAGTAGGTGGCGATATATTACCATATACATCTTGTAAGTAAAATGTTAACCTGAAAGGAATACCAGGAGCGGCTTGTATTTGTTTTGTAATATAGTCTTCAGTAGAGTTTTCTGAGAAGATAGCTATATCTTCTTCTAATGGTATATTATACTTGTTTAATCCTAAGTGACTATGCTCCTTAGTATTATAATATACACCATCTCTACGAATAATACTATATCTTTTAAATCCAATTTCCTTGCCTAATTCTGGAGTATCAGGAGAATATTCAAAAGGAATATGAGAATTTCCCATCTTATCACAATACATTTGCAGAATAGTCATTTTCTCTATGGAAACTGGCAATAAACTTTGAAATGTAGGCTCACTAAAATCGCCAATAAAATCATTAGAAACATTACGTATTTTAAATGATTTTAATTTACGATAATTGAAACGTGTGTTGTTCTTTTGCCATACATTTGGTATATCAACAGTTATATAATTATATGTGGCAAGATATTTGGTTGAATATTTTATTTCATCTTCTGTGAAAATAGGAACATTTTTGGGAAATGGAATTCCATATTTACTTATTGAAGAAACATCTGTAATGTCTCCAATAATGATATCATTTCCCCAAGGAGCTACACCTACACGTTCCCAATCATTATCTTCAATAGAAGTTAAGTCTTTAGTGCAAAATATTTCACACTGTATATCTTTTTCTAAATCTATTGGCAACAATATTTCTCTTATAGTAGATAGGTGAGTTATTGTGTTATTTGATTGATCTACTCCTATCACAGAATAATATAATATTGTACCTTTAGATTCTGTAACTATATTACTAAAAGTAATAACATTTACATATGTATAATCATTAATTTTAGCAATGTCAACAAATTGTTCATATTCTGTAACTGGCATGATATTTGCCAAAGGACCATTCCATGTTACGCCAGGTTGATTTAAGTTAGGTTTATCTTGAACAACATAACATTCTTTACCGTTTACCATATGTGTATCAGCAAGTGACTCGTTAATAATTATGTTGGGTATAAGCGTGCGCACTTTTGATATTGTATTTATATCATTAGGATTTTTGGAGCAATACACATACAATAGGTAATTCCCGGACAGTTTAGGTATGGTAATCTCAGTATACATAAGTATTCTCCTTTAATAATTTAGGGCAGGAGAACCTGCCCTAAAGCCTCTATTCTATTATATATCTAATCTCTTTTACATTCAAGATATATTTCTGGAGTAATATCAATTACATTGCTGTACGTATCTTCAACTACTAGACTGTATTGAGGCATATCATATTTATTATATGTGTCTACATATTCTATGATAGGATATACGCCAAGACCAAGCCATCGTTTAACTTTTTGCTCTACGTCTCCTTGAGTAAACATGCCGCCAAATTCTTTAAGAACTTTCTTATCAAGTCTGATAATTATAACTCCATTTTCTTGATAAGGTTCTCCATCATAATACCCTATATCAAGATAATAATCAGAGTCTGGTTCAAGTTCATGTCTTAAATCATCTTTCATGGATTCGATAATACCGCCACCACGAGTACGTGAATCTACAAGTACAGTAGAATGTAAAGACGTGTTCTGTCTGATGTATACAGAACCTATTTGAATATCTACACTACTCTGTGGCATTGGATTGTCTATTTGATGATATATACATGCTTTATTGAGCTGAACTACATCTTTAATCATACTATCGTCTTCTCTATCAACTACCATACTGTTATAATCAGGGTCTACTTCACATATAATAGTAGGCTTTAAGAAGAAATAAATAACTTTATTGAATAAATTTTTAGATGGTTTATCTTCAGATGGAGTATATGTCAAATCAGAATAAGTATGATACATATTCGGATTTAAGTCTATACGAGCAAAGTCACTTTTATTGCGCCAAAATCCACGATATACATAGCTTTCTTCTATATAAGTATAAGTACATACTATGTTATCATTTTCACTTATAGCTTCGTCTGTAATAATTATTCCATCAGAAAAAGATACGTCTTTAATTTTAACTTCATATAATACATTATCTACTTTTTTATAAAGCTTAATTGTATTAAATGGTTCAAAACTACATATAAATCCATTAAGCTTATGACTATCATTATAATCGTTCCAAGTACCATTATTATATATGCACATGTAATCTTCATTGCCACCAGTTTGATTAGGCTCTCCTGGTGCCCAGTTAGTGTATGTCATTGGTGTTTGTAATGGATCGTCTAACCAATACCATGTTCCCTCTTGCATTTCATCAGTGCCACCTACCCAAGCAGAAGGTAATGTGGTTTTTTTAAGTATTTCAACAAAGAAGTCATTTTCTTTTGGTGTCTTAATAGAAGCTAAACATCCATTTGCATTTTCACAAAATTCTTTTGCTTGTTTCCATGTGGTAGGTTTACTGTATAAACGATAATACTTACCAAATTTATAATAAGTATTCTCATCCATATTTATGTCATTAATAAATAATGGATAACATTTAGTTTTAACCATATGAGAATTAATAATAGTTACTGGTTCTTCTACTATGTCTACATATGGTCTTTTAAATTTAGGAGAATAATGTTGTAAATCATATTCAGGCATGCTATAGCTTACTTTAGTATGTGTATGATACTGGTCCATTATTTGACTATAATGACCAAACTGAATACGGGGATGCCAAGATTCTAACAACCCTTCTTCTCTTGGAGGTAATACAGTAATCTGTCTACTATCTACACATTTAACTTTAATTCCTGGATAAATCCATGTGCAAGGAAGCTCTTCTTTCTTTTTGCTTATAGGATCTTCATGAATATAGCTTCCACGTTCAACGTAATAAGGATTGTTAAATACAAGCTTTTTAGTATATGTTTCTGTATTATCATCTAAAAACCCAGTATCTATAGTAGTTTCAGCTAAAACATAGCCACTGCCATCTGGGTTACAATATACATTTACGCCACCAATAACTAGCGAATCTTCCTCTGTGTTATTAACTTCAATATAATATATCAATTCAGGACTTTTTAATACATTATTATAATCTCCACTAACATCTAATCCACTAATGGTTTTCAAAATTATATCTTTAGGACTAAGATATACACCATCTGACATTGGAGATATAATCATAGCTCTATCAACAAATTTTTCATACTCAACTGCAAGAGCATAATCTTTGTTTAGTATATCCGCTTGCATCCATGGAGACATAAATTTCTTATATGGAATAACGTTATTATTATTTGAAATAGAGGGTAAATCTTGATGTTCAGCTATTACCCTAAACGAAAAACGAACGTACCTGCGAGTATCTCTTATCCTTAATGGCTGTGCAAGACGTATTCTATTAACTCTTAAATTTGTATCAATAGCTTCTACAAAGTAATCTCTATTCTGAACCATGTAAGGATAATTATATATATCTTCAGTAACACCATTATCTAGCGCTACATTATCTTTATCGTTATCATCATATGCATTATACGTAACTTTAAATGTGTCTGTGGAACTAGATATAAATGATGTAAATAAATCAGCTCGATATCGCAAAGGACGCTCTACATCTTGAAGTTTATTATCTATTAATTCTTTTGTTGTTTCTGTTTCTTCTATTGTTAATTTCAAAGCATGTTTATACGTATTAGGGATATCTTTAAAATTAGAAGTAAATATCTTTACGGCATCGCCTTCATAAAATCCTCGTTCATCAGGGCCGCGATAATCATATATAGGTTTCTTAAGTGTATGTTTATAGAAACAAGCAACGCCATCTTTAAATACATCTGTAAGATAAACGAAATCTGCTTCTACCCTTGTATAATTCTTTACTTTAGGGATACCATTAGCATCTACGCGCTGATTACCTTCTTCATCTAAATCAGGGAAAGGTCTTCGTAATACTCCTTCTGCGTCACTATACATAAGGATTTCATTATCGTCAGTTACATTCATATTACCAATGGCATTTCCTTTGGTTACAGCTCCTCTATAATAAGCCATTCCATCGTAATCGTACCATACCATTCTAATAACACCGACATAAGTAGCAGTTGCTTTGTATTCACTTATTACTTCTTTATACGAAGTTATAGTTTTCTTAAGTAAACCAGCGTATGATACAGTTACATTATATAAATGACTTCCAAATGAAATACCAGAACTAATCTTGCCTTTATATTTAAATTCAAAATGAAATTTAGTATATAACTCTGTTTCTTGATCTACAACTATTTCTGAACTTTCCATTTGAATACAAATATCTGAATATTTAGATGTAATAGCATCGTTTATTTGTCTTTCAGCATTACTTGGGTCTCCATCAGCTCCACTTAGTAAGTAGAGAAACTCTTTAATTGCATCATATTTGTAGATATAACTTGTGTCATCAAATTCTGCAAGATAAGAACCTTGTACTTCATCGCCAATTAGATCTTCTAATTGTTTGCTCATGAACTTTTCCATCTTATCTATTTTTTCTTGTATAGAAAGATTACTGTCCGCTTTAGCTTTGTCATATTTAAAAGTCCTACTTAATATTGTAACGCCATCTAAATCTATTTCAGTAATTTTACTGGTTTCATTTGTAGGAGAATCTGGATCTTCTACAATATCAAGATTAGGACCGTCGCTAAATGACAATGTGCCAGTAGCTTGATCTAATGTATTGGGTCTACCCTTAATAAAGTTTTTTACATCAGTATTACATGAGCCAACAACACCACAGTTTCCATCATTTATTGTGATACCGCTAGGCCATAAGCCACCTTTCTTTGGAGACTTCATCCATTTATCTACTTCAGATGCTGGCATATAATGTCCATAGATATCATAATAACTTATTTCATAGTTATTAATTTGTCTATCAAGAACTTCTGTTTTAGGAATTTTTTCTGTTTTACTTTCTTCATATGTAACAGTATCTAAGTATAGAGTTCCTTCATACCCTCTTGAATCCTTTTTGTATTCATAAGATTTGGGAATGCTATCTTTATTTTTGCGAGGGAGATAATAAGTTTCAGTTTTAGTTGCAGATTCTATTTCTATATGGGCATCTTTATTCCATTGCACATACATACGTCCTAGTTTACCAGAGTACCCTTCTTCGTCTTCATAAGTAATGAACCCTGGGAAAAGATTATCATCTGCTACAGCTTTATTAAAAAGATATCTATACCCTTCTTCTATACGATGATCTACAGTATTTCTAGGTGCATCAGACGTTAAAACTTTTTCCGCATCAGTTGCAACAGGATTATAATAGTATGCAAGATTAACTGCCTCTGGCGGGACAGTGCGCCCAATCCGAAGGGAAGGTTCCTTCGGATGGGTAGATATAGTATCGCTAAAAGGTCTTGTTGCTTTAAACATATTGCACCGTCCATTCATTAAACATTGTCTATACTTAATGATTTATAAATATAATCAGTACCGCCTCTGTAAACTGTTGCAGTAAGAATATCTGTACATTTGCCATTAAATGAAGTATACGTTGCTTTAGCAGTTCCTTTGCTATCTGTTTTAACAATTCCTGGAGTAAGTTTACCATAGTTAGTTGTACATTTAAAGTATACTTGTTGATTAGGTATGGGTTGACCATTTTGATCCATAACTTTAACTGTAACATTTACTTTTTCTGTTCCATTGCCTTGTACTATAGATTTATTAGAAGTCATAGTCATTCTATCTATAGTAGTAATAAAATTCATTGCATTCTTTTCGTTAGTAATTTGTATAGAATTAGATATTGTTCTTCCGTCATCAGTAATTACACGAGCAGTAATAATATCCATACATTCTACTACAGCAGATTGATATAATACATGAACAACTCCATTTATATCAGTAATATATGAGTCGGAATCTATAATACCTCCGCCAGGTTCAAATCTTCCGCCTGATGTTGGTCTGTATGCATTGCCACAATCTATATATACTTGTTTTTCAATAACAGGATTATCAAGTATATCTAATACTTCTATGCAAATATCAAGTTTATCGTAACCGCCAGCTTCGATAGTAGTTGGATTACAATATATATTGATTTTATAGGCATCATTATGATCATCAGTAAGATATATAAATCCTTTATAATCTGTTCTATAAACAGGATTGAGGCTTAATGTACTTGCTACTAATTTATTGTTAGATGTATTAGTTTCAAAGTATACTTTAACTTTATTAGGGACAGGAATATCTTCACCAGTGTGTAGATATATGATAGTAGTATTAGCATCTCTATCTATATCAGCTATGAAGCTATACAAAATACAATATTCTACTTTAATTTTATGACCACTTTCAATAAGGTCTTTAAAAATAGCATAATGATTAGCTAACTTATAATCGTTATCTTTATCGAGTTCTTTCCCATCTAAGAAAAGCTTGATTCGTTTTGGATCATATCTACTAGTTGGTAACTCAATGTATTTAGTATCTTCTATAAGTTCATATTCTTTTTCTAATAAGAAAGAATCTTGATGATGCAATTCTATGTAAGTATTACCTTCAGGGTCTTCTATAGAAATAGGAGCATATTGTTGAGGAGTACCTATAATTTTTACAATATCATGCTCATCTCTTTCATCTCGTTCAACAAAAATATATGGAGTCTTCACTGGGTTAATCTTAGGAGTTAATGGAGCTTTTGCTTCAATAGCCGTGTTAAGGTAATCCCATGGTCTTGCTCCTAATATATTTTTATTATATCTAAGAGTAATAGATTTAGCAGAACATTGAATATTAATCTTATCTATTTCAGAATACGCATAATTACGCTCTAATATATCTGCCCCAATAACTTTTTCTATATCTTCAAATACGGTATGATATTCTCCGTCCATTGGAATTTCTATAGCCTCAGTATTAATAAAGTTTTCTACGATATCACTAGCTGCATATGTACCAGTCATAGAAATCTTTTTAATATATGGTAAGTTGTCTTCTACTGTGCGTTTAGTGGTAATTTGCTTGTGAAGCCAATATACTTTTTGTCCGCTAGGGATAATGATTTTATATCTAACGTAACGACCTTTTAAAGAACCACTAATGCTATTTGCATTTTTCCATGCAACACGTTCCATCAATAATGAATCTTCATCATTGGATGCTGCATAATATAATGCACATTTAGCGCCTTTATATTTTTTTGCGTCAGTAGAAGCAAATATACTTAATTTAATTTCAGATTCGCAACCAAAATCTATTATGCGAGATACGAATTCACCATTATTAGGTAATCCACCGGTAGTAATATGGTCAGTAATAGTGACAACATTTAGAGAATTTGCTTCACTAATATCATCTTTCCAGTCAAGATAACAACATGCATAATCATTCCATGTAAATTCTTCATTAACTGGTGCTGCACTTAATGTGCAACAAATTTGATATGCGTTACTTAATGGGATGCTAGATGTAATTGGTACTGAATTATTTGCAATATATGTCCAGTCAGACCATTTACCAGTTTCAATAATGTAACTACGAGCCATAAGGAATGGGATTGTAGCTCCATTATTTGCTTCAAAATCTACACTGATAGTGCCTGCTGTTGTAAGTTTATTTGGGAATAATATAACAGGAGACTCATATATTTGAGGTTCATACTCTCTATAATATTCGCCATTAATAGTTGGTTTTAGCGTAAGACCTTTTTCTTTTTCCCATATAAATAGATTTTCGTTTTTTAGTAAAGAAGAACGAGTCTGTTTTACAATTTCATAATTTTCAGGAGCAGCAGCTTTGTGCCTTAATGTTACATCAAAGATAACATGTCCCCATGCAATATCAACGTTATTTTCGTCATATGTTTCAAAGTTAGCTTGGACATCAAATTCACTATAAGCGTAATATTCGTGTTGATTCAAATAATAATATCCATTGTGAACATGAGGAGACCATTTACTAGTAGCATTAACAACGCCTTTAAATGCAACTGTAACATTTGCCTTACCAGCGTCATCAAACATAATTTCATTTGGATACCTTAGAGGCATTACATCTGAGTTATCAGTTGCAACATCAAGATAATAATTCTCATAAGTATATACAGTACTTGGTTTTTCTAACTCATATGTTGTTTCTCTTGTCTTATTGTCGAATATCTCTTGATTCTCTCTATTGATAGTTTGAATAACATCGTAATAATCGACATCTTTCCATACTACAGAATCGCAACTAAATATAGCTGTATCTCCATTAAATCTAGTAATATCATCTATTGGCTTTTTAGTTATCGAATCAGTAATAGGATGACTCCAACGATAATATACTATAGAATCTTCAGGATAGTATTCTGTGATTAGCATATATATCTCTATAGTTTTACGATCTACGCTTGTAGGAATGTTAAACTGTGGAGTGTCTACAACTAGATCTTTTTTACCATTAACATTTCCTGCACTATATTGACCGTTTACCTGGCCATAAAATTCTGGCATATTTGGCCCTGGTAATTCATCATAATATGGAATAACTTTATCTTTTGGCTTAGATCGAAAATGTATATAATCGTCTACTGTCCAACCGTTATCAATTTCACCTTTCCACTCACGTTGTGTCCATTGTATAACTCCTTCTTTAATGGAAGGAGACCATGTTCTATCTCCTACGATTGGTGGATCAGACATTGGATCTGGAGAAATATCAGGGCTACAATAATTGCTAATATAATATTTATCTGTATCACCCATACTATATATATTATTGGCATAATATATCCTAAGAAATACAATATGTAAGTATTCATTATATGGGTCACAATCAGGTAAAATTTCTTTTATAGGTGTATCAGCCATTGGGTCTTCTATATTAAAACGATAATCAAGTATAGGAGAAGAATAATATCTAGATATTTCTGCAACAATATCTTTTTTAAGCGGGTCAAAAGTTTCTTCGTCACCAGCAGTCTTTAATTTTTTAGCTCCAGATATAGTAACATCGTCGTCTAATTGTATTAACGTAAGATGATGATTTATATCAGAAGGACTCATTCCTGTTGGAGATAAACCTTTGCGTTTTCTATTATGTAAATCACTGCTATAATTTTTGTTGGAATCCAATAATATTACCCTGTTCATGTCATAGGCATTAAGTTCATGTTCTATATACCTATCCCCATCATAGATAATAGCGTCGGTATACCCACTAATTTGGAGTTTGCTATTGTTTGTAATAAAATATACGTCATCACCAAATGTAGTACTCTTACCTTTGTTCCATATATTACAGGTAGCGTCAACAGTGCCTTCTATACCAGATGACTCATCTGAGAATAAACTTTCAGACGAATCAGTATTATCTTCATCTGATAATCTAAAATCTTTAAAGATACGAAAGTTATTAACAAGAATAGTGTCTTTCCCTTTTACTTTTATAAAATCATACCCGTCTGGTAAATCCACTTTATCTTTTATTGCTTGTAAAAGATTATTACATAATATTTTGGGATTACTTTTTGGGATGACACTGCCAATTATAGCTCTCTTTTCAGATTTAGAGTATCCAACTGGAGTAACGGTATTGTCGAATGTAAAAGGATATGGATCACTTTCTACATGAATAGATTTTAGCGTATCGATTTCAGCAGGAGCTTCTATTTCTACATCAGTTTCTGAAGTTGGAACCCATTCTTTAAAAGCATCTTCTGTCTCTGTGCTAGGTTCATCCATTTTAGTTCTAATCTTTACAGTAGGAAGAGAATCAACAATATTTTTAGCAACTTCTTGGAATAAACTATAATGACTTTCGGTAAGGAAGCCAGTGTTGTCCATGTAACGGACTCCTTCATATAACACATCGACACTAGGAACGCCATAGCGTTTCTTATTTTCTTCTGTCATCCATGCGAAATGCCATTGATAGATAAATTCAAACCAATCTCGGCCTTTAGTTGTATCTATTGTTGGATGTCCACCTGGTTTGATTTTCTCTCTTTCTAAAATTGTTTTTATTTGTTGTGTCCAAGATGCATTCTTGTGACTTTCTGGATATAGAATCATTTCAGGCCATACTTCTCTTTTAGCTCTAAGTCTACATGTTTCTATTGCGGTTGCACATGGATTGCCTAAAAATGTTCTACCTGCTTTATGTGGATAGAACACTTCGCCCATTGCATAACTTCCATCATCTTTTTTTCTTTTATATTTACTATCATAAGCATGCCAAAATGCTTTTATAGTCATTGCCATATATCTGGTAAGTTGACAATCATTATCTGACTGCATTATCGCTCCATTATTATTTCTACCGTCAAGACCACCTATATAGTTACCTCCTCCAACTTTTCTATAGGTTCCTCCCATACATAATGGAGGTAGATGACCTTGAGGATCGTTCGGGCCATGTTCGCCAGCTAAATATTTATAAGAGTCAGAATTAAACATTGCATCAGTTATAGCAAATGAAGTTAAACTTGCAGGATCATTAACATTTGTACCGCCCTCATTGGGTAATTCCATTGACCAAGTAGCTTCGGAAGTTAATTTAAATCCAGACATTATGAATACAAAATTTCTAACATCGCTTTTAAGTTTTCCACCCCTGAATTTTGCGCCAGGGGCAACTTCTGTGTCTTCACCAAATGCTGCACTGATTGAATTGTATATTCTATGGTCTTCATATTTATATATTTCATTTCCTCCTCTTGGGAGGTACATATAGTCGGATTTTTCTTTATTGCTAGCAAACCAGTGAGAAGGGTTATTAGGATCATGTCCGTACTCATGTCTTCCCTTGCTGTTACTTTCGTACCATCGAGTTCCTCCGTGTCCAATATTGGTTCCGCCATCAGTAAAAATACATTGAATCACAGTTCTTTTTATCTTTGTAGCACTTAAGTATCCTACTCCGCCTATACCTGGGTCTGTGTCTTTTACTAATTCGCCAAATTTAGACTTAGTAGTATTCCATGACAATCCTTTCATAAAATTGCGATTGTAATCTATACTTTGATGAGGACCCACAGCCACTCCCCAATAAGCACAAGAGCCATCACCAGCAGGATATTGATCTCTATCGCCATAATTTCTAGCTTGATCAGTATCAGGATAACCATTACAATTTTTATTATATTGACTCGAACCGTTTAAGCTATAATCACCTAAAATACATAGTTCTTTGGGAATTGGTGGATTAAATTTATTTTTAGCCCATGAGTAACAAAACTTTTCTATATAGCCGCCATTGATTACTTTTTTAGCAACTTCAGGACTATATCCTTTATAAAAAACTTTAGCAGTTACTGCACCACTATCGCTTCCGCCCATTATACTATTATATTTTACTGTTTCTCCGCCTGGACCAAATCTATCTCTTGCGCAAATATTCCCGCCGAATCCAACAATCACGTATTGAACCGCTATACTCTCATTCATATTGCTTACTGGATCAGGACCGCCTTTAGGATCTGGTCTTAGGCTGCGTCCAACAGGCCATTCCAAAATATATTTTCTTAATTCTGGTTCATATCCAGGTTCTTTTGCTTGAATTTTTTTATCTATTTCTTGAACTACTTGCATGTATCTTGCGCGTTCTTTTTCCGCTTCTCCGCCGATATAATTAATTATGATAGTAGCTCCATCTCTTGAAGCACCAAACGTAGTAGTACTTACTTGCTGCCCATTATAGTTATGCCATTTACTATCGGCTGTAGGAGGCTTAGTATCCCATCCATTACATCTTATTGACTTATGAGGAACACTTTCATCAAACATAGAACCAGACATATCTATAGAAATTACTAATGTTATAGGCATAATGAATTTAAATGTATCATTAGCTCCTGGAACACCAGGAATTGTAACTCCTTCTTCATAAACGCCTTCAGCCATTGTAATATTAACGTCGCTCGTCTCATCAGTAGTTTTGCGAAGAAATACGTCACAACTAAAATAAGTATTAATTGTAATTGGTTTAACGCACCACATATAATCATGAGCGCGAACCCATTCCCTTGGGTATGCAGTTAAATCAAAAGCAACTTCACCTTCTTGATCTGTAACCGTTTGTTCTCCTTCAAGGCATATTTTATAATTAAAGTTCACTTTATCAAAACGTTTTTCTTTTTGAATACGTCTACCAGTAATCTTAAAATATGCTTTAAACTTTTGATAAAAATCTGCATCCATTTGTTTATAGACTTTTAAATCTGTAAAATCTCCAACACCAGAATGAAACGCTTTCATTCTAGAATTCATAATTAAACATTTGCCTTCATCAGTAATCAAATCATAGCTCTTAGCAATACCATACTTTTCAAGAGAAATGGATGGATTTACAGTCTCTGTATGAACAGTACAGTTAGCAGATGGAAATGATATTTGTTTATCATTGAAACTGATAAGACGACGTGTATATGCAGTGTTGGGTTTAAGTCCAGTTTCGGTATATATATTTACGCCTATAGGTAACTCAGCTATGATAGCTTCTTTGTCATCCTCATTATCAAAATCTATAGCTCTTGTAACAAGACGATGAGCACATCCATCATCTTCCCATGACCATATGATAGTCGTGCTATCATATGCTTCACCATGTAGTTCAGGAATGTCTAAAGGTTTTAAAAAAGGATGTATATAACATTTAAACGTGGGTTTTAATGAAGCCTCATTTTGTTCATTTGTAAATTCAAAATATACATCAACCATTTCATCTGCACTAATGGCTTCAAATTCATCTATTTCTATATCACGTTCGGTAAGTTTATTATTTTTTAGATATTGGTTTATCTCTTTACGAAACAACTCTAAGAGGTAAACATTCTCCTGAAGAACATGGTGATTGTTATATAATAAATCACCTGATTCTTGAATGTCTTTTTCAAAGAGTTTAATAAATGTTTCCTTTGCATTCGTAATAAGATTTACGATAGTTACGGATAACTCATATTGTATAACCATATGGTTACTCCTTTACTGTATAATTACCTCTTTGAATTACATAATAGTCGTTAGAGAGTTTATAAAACTTGCCATAAATCTCACTATTAACAATAGCTTTTATCTTATATGATACATTAGCAGGCATAGGGCCAACTATATGCTTAGGGTCTAATGTAGGCATTTTACGAAAAACAGATTTATTATCGTTAGCGATAACAAATGGATATGTATGCTTTTCTTTAACTGGAGCATCATTTTTAATCTCAATAACAGGTTCAATATTATTTTTTTCTTTTTGAGGAATGTTTTCTTCAATTATTGGAGCCTGATATTTCTTTGGTCTTGCCATTATTAATGTCCTCCTTAATTTCATTATCGTATATTTCTGCTATACTAGCGTTTACATTATAATCTTGAAAACAAAATACATCCCATATAGATGCATATTTGTTTAGCAAACCTGTTTGCTTTGGAGCCATAATTCTAAATAGCCCAAAATAGTGTCTATCTTCTTTAGATTCTAAATCCTGCAAGCATATAATAAATTGCTCCCAAGTGATTATAAATTGATTGGCCCACGTAAAATATGGTCGAAATTCTTCTGTCAAGTCTATATCTTTCATAGTTTCTTTTTCAACATAGATTATTTGAAATGTAATATCTGGATATTTTTTATAAATAATGCCAGGCACATAATACATATGCTTAAATTTATATAAACCATGTTTATACATTATGGTGAACCAATTGGGGCCTTCTTTTTTAATCTTAATATTTGATTCTATTATAATACCTTCATCAAGATAATTCAACCTTAATCTGTCCTTACCTGGTTCACATAAATATATTACTACATTTTCTATGTCATAATCATTTCCAACTTCTATTGCAGGGCCTTCATACCATACTTGCAATGATGAAGTTTCAAAATTAACAATAGGAATAGTCACCTTTTCAAGTAATTTTCTATATTGCCAACTTGCTTGATATCCTATTTTGTTTCCATCTTCATCAATGTGATACTGCCACCATGGATATAATCTTTTCCATTGAATGAATAAAGCGCCATTATTATATTGAGTAACGATATTAGAAAAAGCAAAATCCCACTCTTCTCCTTTAGCATCAAGTTCTTCAATAAAATGTATTTCACCATTTCTTATTTCTCGTATATATTCTATTTTTACATGTATTTCATCCTTTTCTACTATATCGCCATAAGTTTTAATCCCTCCAATGTATTCAGGAATAATTCTATATGGTCTAGCTATTGTAGGGATTTCAACTTCTAATAAATGTTTCCCTCCAAATTCATCAGTACATTCTACAGTTCTTAGGATAGTTATATCATTATTATCATTAAAAATAGGTCCAGAATCTATTAAAAGATCAAAACACTCATATTCTTCTCTATCAAGATCGCGTTTCTTTCCATCTGAATATGTGAATGTTATCCATATTTCATATGGATTATATTCCTCACCAACTATCACAGCAGCTCCAGTATATTTAATGCTAATATCTATATCATAACCAATAACATTAAATGTAGCAGTTATATTTATATCGTCCACATAAGTTATAGTAAATGTATTTATTCCTTCGACATTAACATATACATCAGATAATATATACTCGCTTGAATCTAACCTTTTAGAGTCTCCATCATCCCAGGAAATAGTTACGATAAGATCTTTTACATTATATTTATTACCTATATATATATCTGGTCCATTATATATTACAGTAAAACCAGTGATACTTCTTTGTATGCTTGTATAGATGCTTCCTAATGGCTGGTTACGTTGATCATATACATATAGTCTATTACCTTTATAAGCATATTGCTGATAATGATCTAAACACTTTTTGCCAACATTATCATTAAGAGTATCTATTATATACTTACATAGTATAGTTCCGTTGGTAAATGTAATATCATCTACAGGAATATATAAATTTAATGCTCTATTTAATGCACTTGCATTTAATTGTTTCACATATGGATCAGGTGTTATTGATTTCTTAACAAATATAATAGTATAGTGGGCTTGGCATGTAGCACAAGTCGTGTCTATGCCAAACCCCACTAAATCTGTTGCTTTATAATCTTTGCCCAATCCATTAAAATCTACAGATACACACGTAAATCCACTCGGATTTTTTGATGGGTCATTTTTGTTAAAGTCATGATCTATAGCAATATCATCATAATCAGAAGGTATAATATCATTCATATTAATAGCATTATTGCCTATAATATCTATTAACGTTTTTGCCATAATTACACCCTCTTACTCAAAAGTAACACTAATTATAGTTTCTCTTATGCCAGAAGAAGTATTGCTATATTCTACAGGCATACCAAGGTATGATAAATGAGGCATACTAGCTATATATATCATATCATTTAAAATAGAATACATGTCATTTGATGTTATTCCTCCATTAATAGTAAAATCTGTACGCTGATCTTCACACTTAGCAATAATCTTAAGATGCGTTGTACCTTTAGGAACAGTAATATTATATCTTGCTATGTTAGGATCAAATGCAGGAGTTAAAACACCAGGAGATACTTCTAATTGGGATAACCTCAATGATACTTTGTCAACTTTTTCTTTAACAATCTTAAATCTATATTCTCTTACCATATTGTTAATGTTGCCGCCTATGGTTGGAATTTCATTATATTCTATTCTAGAAAAACAAGATATTACAAAAGTATCTGTTTCCATGTGATCAATAAGATATTTACCGTCGGAAGCAAGACCTACAGTAGAAGAAAAAGTAGCTCTATTGTCTGCTAATGTACAGGGAATTTCAATAAACACAGCGTCTTCTGGTAACGTAGCCACATAATCTGTAATATAAGGATTAAATTCTGGTTCAAGTTTCCCATTAAGAAGACTAAGAGTTTTTAGATATAACGATATAGGCTCTGGCTTTGGAGGCTCCACAACCTTTGGAGGTTTATATTCAATTAAACCATATTTAGAAAATCCATTTATATAACCATCATAAAGATGAGGAATATATCCTACACCAGAAACATCGGATGCGTTTTGATCCCAGTAATGCTCATTCCAATGGAACGAATCCCAAAAGATAGGAGATTCAGAATTTAAAATACTTATGTATTTCTTAAGTCTGTTTTTTGCTTTATGTTCAGCAGTAAATAATTCATTGTATAGTTTAATGTCATCTTTATTGTGTAATTGATGCATTTCTAATCCATGTACATAGCTTACAACATGATTTCGTATGGGAATATATTTGTTTACATCACTTGCTTTAAGAAGAACAGTGCCAACGTCTGTAATGAATACACTAGAATCTTGCACTGGTTGCTTATCTATGGTAATAGAATTTAGCACTATCATTGAATCTTTTAATTCTATATCAGACATTGGATTATCCCAATGAATAAAGCGCCTTAATGACAGTTCTCTTCCGATACCATTTATTAAACCAGGCTTGCTGGCTCCAGCAGGATTAATAAATACATCTACAATGCGTTTACCATAATCAAAATTAGATTCTTCTGGTAAACGAGGACAAGATAATAAGTTACCGATTTCATCAAAAAAATTCCATACGTGATGAGGCATTAACTTATATGTTTGTTCTTTATCATCTTTAAATACTATTCGTATTTTACCATTATTGTTTATTGCATCTACATTAAATTTTTTTCTTACATATATTATATTACGTTTAGTGTCTACGTAATATGTTTCAAATGAATATGCGGTGGTATCAACAATACCATTTCTATTTACCCCAAAGAATTCTCTTACGGTATCTACTTTAGATAAGCCTACATTATTAGCAAATACACCTTTAATGTCTCCACTTTTAAATGGCATAGGTAATATTACTTTATAACAGAAATCTGCTTGATCCATATCCAATGTATTGACATAACATTGGCGATAAGCATAATCTATTACATAACGCATATCATCTAATTCTAGTCCACATACGTTAAGAAATCTAGCACCTATGCTGTCTTTAGAATATTTTCGTATTTGAAACCAATATGGGAGCATATTTAATATAGCGTTCGTATATCGTGCAAATACTAAGTCTGCCATATACTCACCCCTTATATTATAACAACGTTATCAGCTTCATTAGATGGAGCAAATATTTCAAACCATCTACAAGATTGATTTACATACAAAGCTTTCTCTCCATTAATCTTTAATTCAATGTTGGCTTCTTGAATGATGTGATTTGATACATTCATAATTAATTGTGTAATTTTATCTACATTAAAGTCTTCTCCTATGGTAAGAGATGACAAATATTTTATTAATTCTGCTTGAACAGTATATCTAATTTCCTGTTTTTCCAATGTAGATAATTTGTCATCAAAAAATATTTGATGTTTAATTGATATATACGTAAGAGTTGGAGTAGTTACATTATATCTAATTCCATATCCATGTATATTAGAAAGTCTAGTGTAAACCCTATTTATAACATCTTGTTCTGTAAAATCGGATGATAGTACGCTTGTATCTAATATCAATATAACAGAAAAAGAACCTGCACCCATAGCATATGGTTTTAATACAACATCGCTTACGCCATATGTAGTAAGAACAGTTAAACGAATTGACGTTGCATTAGATGTAGCAAGAGTAAGACATTGTCTTGTAATTCTATATCTATAATTATTGTCAGTTTCATCTGTTTGCCTGAAACATTGTAATAATGCTCCTATTGCATCAAGAGCATCTCCATCGGCAGTAGTTACAAATGCACGCAAATGATTTACTGTTAATGTTTGATATAAGTCTGCTATATTCTTATTAACGATATTCATAAATAATTTTGCTACACTACCTGGACTTGTATCAAACCCTATAGCTTCCAAATCTTTAGTTGACTCTTTTCGTAATTCTTCAAAAGTTTTTGTATTCAAAACAATCATATATGTCACCTCTGTTCGGGGGCTGGTATCGACCGTTTATAGTCGATACCAGCAAAATTCCCTGTACGTTTAGGATTCCACCCTAAACGTACATAAACACCTTTAACTAAATCAAGAGTAACATTTATCTCGTAGCAATATGGATCGTTAGTAGTAGTAGATATAGGATTAACAGTAGTATCTTCTGGGTCATATAATTTGAGATAGATATTATATTCTATCAAAACATTATTTTTTATGGTAGCCATTATAAATACCTCATGACTAAGCCATAACTTATCATAGGTTAATACGTCTAATATTTTTTGCTTCCCATATTCTACTATGTCTTGTGTACAATGTTGCCCTATTAATTCTTCAAGATTGGCTCCAATATTATCTATAAACCAGTCATGTGTTATAGACTTAATGCGACTATATGAAAGTTGAACTTTTAAATCATTTTGAGTTACAGTTTCTATCTCATGATTGCTTTGGTTAACTTCAATTTCCCCTTGAGGAAGAAGTTTAAAATCGAAACCATTAGCTGCCATGTGAGTCTTCCTCTTTTATTTTATTAACATTTACTTTTTTAACGTTCATTCTTTTTTTTAAAGCGTCTAGCTCTTCTTTTGATATTCCTATATTGGGTAAACGCTTCTTGAATTTTGAATCATTCCCCGGAGACTTAAAATCAATTTGTTTCATATTAAAATCCTCCATATAGAGTATTACCTTCGTACTTGTTAGAGTTACATGTGCCAATTGGATATTTTAAATATGTGCCAATTTCTTGAGAGCCATCAGGATTGTATCCGCTATCTTGATTTTCTTTCTGGTATGTATCCCTAAACCTAGATGGGCCTTGATGTTCGGAAAAAGCTAGATCGGTTCCTGGAATTTGAATTTGCCCAACATAAATACCATTATTGATTTCAGCAGTAGGAACATTAAAATGATTCCATATACAAATACTTGCAAGAGCTGATTCTGTAAATCCTTGAGATGCAGCACTATCGGCCAATGAACGAGATGATACATCGTCATGCGTACAATCTACTTCTTGCCAATAAGAACCTGTCATTCCGCATTCTTTTGGTGTTTTTTGTTCATAAGAAACCATGTTCCAGTCATGGTTTCCATCCCGTTCATTGCCAACATGCCCTACGACAATAAGGCAAGAGATTCCCCATCTATCACAGCAATATTTAAATGCTCTTGCGTAAGATGCACAAATTGGATCATATTCTCCCTTAGAAAGAGCAGGATATGCGATTTGATTAAGCATAATCCCATCGACCCATGGCGGCTTAGTAGCTTCCATCGAAGTATCTCCATAATGATTATGTGTTTCTATCCAATCATGAATGACTTTGGCAATTTGTTTCTTCTGTGTTTTTGTATATCTTCTATTATTATTATAAAATGTATCTTCAACATAATCAATATTGTAATACTGTTTAATAATTCCACATATTTCTTTAAATGTAGAGTCCATAGTTTTAAGCATTTTATTTGCCGTACTTTCATTAAAGTATGGGACAAGGTGAAAATATATTTGTCCAGTGTCTGAGTCATAAAGATCTCCATCTGTTTCATATTTCCATTGATAAAGAAGATGTGGACAATCATATTCAACAATTCTTTGGACACGATCGACATCATAATAATCTAAATTAAGATCTTCAACGGGGATACAGAGATATTTGCCATTCATTTCATTAAACATAGAATCGAAACCTTGCTCAGAAGAATTGAATATGGCATTTTGAGTTATTTCACCAGAACCATCAAAAGATGTATAAATAATAGGCTTTTTGCCATTGTTTACATAAGAATTATAAATTCTAGTATAAAGCTCTTGTAATGCCTTATTTCCAGATAACTCATCCCATCCCCATTGATCTGTAAAATCCTTAACTTCGCTAATATTATAATATTCAGAAGTGTCAGAAGGCGTTGGAGGGTTCGGAGGTGGGTCAGGATCATCTGTGGAAGGACCAGGGTTAGGAGATTCGCCTGGGTCTTCAGGCTTAGGAGGATCATTATTATCAGACTCGTATAAATCTATATCAAATTCATAGTCTATGTCATAATTAATTATAGCATTATCCATACAGCTAGGTGTATCATGTGCGCTAAATACAAAGAATCTTACTTGTCTTATATCATCATTCTTTGTAAATGTCATTCTTTCAGCTTCAGACTTGCCAGGAACATAATGATTAACATCATTTAAATCAGCTCTTTGTAATGTAACATTTCCAAATACAAGAGGACCATGTGGACCATCAGTAACCATTGCAGTTGTCCCAAGGTTAGTAAGGTTAACCCTTCTTTCTTCAGTGTTACCTAAGTCCCATATTGTATAAGTTTTACCATCTGTTTTCTTTGCAAATATTGCAAGTGCATCAGTCTTTTTACTGTTACCATGCCCATCAAATTTTAAATGGAACTTAACAGCAGATATATAAGCACCAAATACAACTGATGTGGTAATCCATCCACTATCATACCATGAGCCATAACCCTTATTTACACTCATAGTTCCGTTGCCACTCATATTACCATCGCTACCCATTACTTTTATAACGCCAGCAGCAGTCTTTGGTTCAACAGATGGAGCATTATGTGTTACTACAACCGGATATATGCCTACTTCATTAAAAGTGAATTGATGCTTATAATAAATAGCTCTTTTTTCAATATCTTCCTTAACATCTTTATATCCAGAACAATCATATGTCCTTTCAAGGTTTGGATAACTTGGATCTTGTCCTTCAACTTTCATTATGACAGTTTCAATCCCAGTTTTTTTATCTAATTTTCCATCATTAGCATATTCAAAAGAAAGCGTGATATCATCTAAATTCATTAATTGCCAAAGAGCATATACTACCCCGTCAGGAATTAAATGAGTAACTGTTTTATTAGTAATAGCTGAAGTAGAATCTGGAGCTTCTCCCCAACCCATAAAACGGTATGTAGCTTTGGATGGAACGATAGACGTATTAAGAATAAAGTTATGTTCTTCATCTGAAGTAGGTCCGTATGTATCTACAGGAGGCTCTCCAGTTCCACCATTAGGATTATAGGTTAATGTATACATATAAAGTTTACGCCATACAGCATATAAATAAGCAATATGCTCTGGAGTATCTAGATCTCTTTCAAATTCAAAATTGGACACTAACATATTTGGAAGATAATGAGGCTCTTCGGCCTTCCAATTAGAGGACCATCCAAGAAATTCTTCATTAGGAACTTCAGGATGCATATTGGAACCTTCTAAAAAATCAGGTACAGTAAATGATTCTCCAATGTTTACATATTGTCGTTTTGCTTCGCATCCTTGACGGTTCCATACGTAACCAATAACATAATCCTTTAAAAATGCTTTAACTCCATTTTTATAATATCCTCCAGGTAACTCTTTCTGTTTTTCATTTACAGAAAGAGTTATATTTCCATCTTGCTCTGGAACTTCTCCAAGACAAGTTATAGCTCTTATTTTTTCTGCCATTTCTGATGACTTCATTGGTGATTCAATAGGTTCAGGAGAACCATTAATTTTGTATTTTTCATTAATAGCCTCACGAGCATTGTCTATATCTTTAATGACTTGACTTAACTCATTTGATAATATTGCCATTAATCAAGCCCCCATTTCTTTCTACCAAGAGCAAGCTCTTTACAGAAGTAATTATAATAGTCCATAACTTGGTTATATACTGCTTTAACTTTATCAAGAGTATCATATTCATAAAAGCGATATTGACTTTTAAGAGTTTCATACTGTTGAATTTGTTCATCTATGTCGCTAAATACTTGTGTATCTCCAGTAATAATTTTTGTATTGGCAACACACTTTTTGAATTCTTGTATGTCTCCATCTATACGCATAAATAGTTTTTCAATGTCTTTCATAAGATCATCAATAAGCTTTTTGTTTTCTTCAGGTTCTGGTTCGTATGGACAGTTCTTGCACTTATTTAATATCTCAATTAAATTATACTCTCCATTGATACCAATTTCAAACCCATAAAAATATATCTTATGGTTTTTCTTAGAAATTCTAATGCCTATATTGTTTTCAACAAAGATATCTATATCTCCATTACTTCTCATTTTTAAAGTAGATTTAGTATCCAAATTTGTTATACCTACTTCATCTTGTTTGTATTTATCTAAATCCATTATTAAATCATGAGAAACGGCGTTAGCATCTAATGAAGAATATACGCCAATATAGTTGTCATATTTATCTTTATCGATATTGTCTTTATCGATCCAATCCTCTACCATAGGAACAATGGTAGAGGATTGGATTTCGCGAATGTCTTCGTCTATAAGATAAGCCCCTTGTCTTGTGTTAGTTTTATCGTTATATGTACTATCAGTAATGCCAGTTATGACCGGAGCAAGTATGTTTCCATTGATAAATGTTATAGAACATGTTTGACCTACTTGTAATCCTCCAGTTGTCATAGCTCCTAAACTATTTGCAATTGGAGTAGCTTCTTTAATAAGATATCCTTCGCCAGTTGGATTAGAATACCTTATTTTTGCAAGATTATATATTTTATCATATTCAAGAATTGTGGCTGCTGAGGTATGTATTTCAAGTCTATTATTGGTATTTATCTGATTCTGAATAGCATTCTTAATAATACCCATATACACACCTTCTTATTTTTTAGTATCCCATGAATCTTGCATAGTAGGATCGCCTGATAACGAAGCTCCGCCCATTCCAGGAGCCATGCTGTAATCATCGGATAGAGAATAACTAGGGTCTTTTGCTCTTATGTTACTATTGCTATTTGTTACAAATTCAGACTTATGCATGCCTTGTTCTATATTAGTCGCCCCAATAGCATCTCCTTGGTCATTCTCATCAGTTAAAAGATAATCTCCCATAAGAAGAATTTTTTCTCCAGAATGTACACCGCTAACAAAAGCCGAATTTTCCCACCACATTGGGAGTAAGACAATAACGTTACGATTATCGAGCCATTCAAATACACTTGTAATAAGTTTATCAATAATAATAGATACAGCAAACCATACAACAGCACCTATACCAGTAGGGGCAACTATAGCACCTATGCCAGCTCTTAGCTTTTCTAAAGCAAATTTAACAGAGACAACTTTACTTTTTGTAAAAAGAGATGCAAGATGATAAGCGCGTCTTGTTCTTTTTATGGTTTTAACAACGGAGCTATATAACCCCTTAGCTGCTATTTTTAAAGCTGCGAAATCTTTTATTTTTAAAGTATTTCTCATTAATGAAGTAGCCTCATATATTTGGCTAACAGTCCATACTCCAGTAAAAATATGAGTAGCAGTAGTAACATTTTCATGCCATTGATTTGTTGCCTCTACAGACATTATACCATGTTTATATTTTTCCATCATAGTATCAGATAATGCGTCTATAGAATAATATTGAGTATGAGTCTTAACAAGTTGTCTCCTTGCATTTGTAATGGCAGAAAATACATTCAATGTCCCAAGTAAGTTTTGACAATGCACTATGAGTCCAGAATTTTGATGAGTATCAAAAGCTATCATCCCTGGAGTAACAGATGTAGTAAATCCAGTCATAGAACTAAAACTATGAATTACTTCTCTTGCAAAAGATAAACCATAAACATATGAAAAAGTATCATTAATCATCATATAGTCATTAGGCTTAATTCCAGGCCAACCATAAAGGATTAGCTGTCCTTGATATTGTTGATTCCAACCATATATTAATGTACTAATGCCTATACGAGTTGCTGATTCTTTACCTATTTTATACCCTAAAAATTCCCATAAAGCATCAGGGCCTAGTGCATCTTGTACTATGGGGCTATCTAATATAGTAGTTTTTTGATATGCAAAATCAATAGTGTCATCACTATGAAGAACAGCAGTAGAAACAGGTTTATTCCCACGAACATACATTACCTTAACGTTAGTAGAACTAAACTTAGATGTAACACGAATTTGATTATCTATAATAGAAGTTAAAGAATCAAGGTAATGAACCTGTGCAGCCGTTTTACATTCTTCATACAAGACTTCTCCAAAATTTTTATAAGTTACTTTTTGTGTAGTTTTTTTTGTATTTTGTTTATTTACTACGACATCGTCATAAATAATTTCCCAGTCTAATACAGTTGCTTTTTGACAACAATTAACATGACTAGAAGGTACATGTACAAAAAAATCAGCATAATCATAATTTTCAAGAGAACCAATACTACCTGTGCCACCAATGACATCATCTGGGACGCAAAGAACATTTAAACCAGAACCTAGATTTCCACTAAAAACTTCACATGGAACGCTTCTACCACTTGAATCGTGAAGCGTAATAATAACTTTATCAGGGTCACTTCTAGAGCCATTATTATGCCCTGGCAATTGGATTCTAAAAATAACTTTTTTCATTCCTTTTATCCATTGCCCATTTTCATATTTACCTTGTTTAACTGCTCTAAATTCTGACGCTCCGTTTTCAAATTTAGCACCATTAGAAAGGCTATCTCCCTTAACCGTAGTTTCTTGTGAAGACCCACCTGAATTTACCATTCCTTCTGATGTGCCAGGAATACCACCAAAATAATCATACCTAAACTTTTCCATAAAGCATGGAAGCCCATAATATACACGAGAATCAAATTGATGGTATGAAGATTTAAATATGTATTCTGGAGTATTTTGAGTAGCAACCTGAAATACGTCCCATGGAGTCATATTATATTTATTAAATGCTACATTTTGTTCTCCATCAAAAATAGGCATATAGTCACGACATACATATGATATTCCGTCATAATTTCCCACATATACATTTTTTAATATATCATAAAATTCTTGTCTATCATTCCATATATCTTCTAAGTTTACACCGCCACTACCAGTTACTATATCGCCAATAGTGCCAACAGCTCCGCCAGCAATAGTTCCTATGGCAGCTCCACTAACAGCTCCGGTAGCTACACCAATAGGATTACCTGTAACGACTCCTCCAAGTGCGCCAACTGAACCACCTACTATTCCTGTCATTGCTGCCGCAAAACTAGCTTTTTGTCCGAATAATGTTTGCCTGAAATATATTCCATAATGTTCTATACCATATTTACTACCTTCATATATATTTTTATGAAGATGAGACATCCAGCTTTGTCTTTGTGTCATTATATGTGCAATAATATTGCTAGATTCTTGTACTGCCCCTAATCCAAATAGTCCAAGCCATCCAGTGTCTACATCGTGCTCTTTAGCACTTGTAATATGATTAATTAATTCATTGCCATCAGACATAGCTACAATAGAAACTTGCTCACCGATAGTGATATCGCTAATATGACCATTTAATACTGGCGCTAATGACATTGGGTCTGAACCATAGCCGATTCTTAAATGTATACGCGCGCCTTCACGTAATTTAGCATGATCATATATCATTTGATGTACTTTAATAAGTTTATCGGTAAGTTTCATGCCCAAACTTATAAACATACCAGTATATTTATAAATACCCTTAACAACCTTGCCTAACAAATTACTATCATCAATAGCATCACTCAAACTTGTGTATGGCAAATTTCTTTGTGTTCTATCAAGATTATGATAATAATTAGTAATGGTTAAAGTAGCAGTTTCTATTGGCATATCATTAGCAGCGTGCGTATTAATATCTATAATTGAACGATACACATAAAAATTAGTCCATAACTTTCTTCCGTCAAACCATTGTGCATTATCATCTAATATGCAAAATAGATACGCAGGGAATGCTCTTACTAACCTTCCTCGTGCAGAGTATTGATACATATCACAAAAGCTACTATTGTATACACATCTATAATCATTTAATTCGTCTCTTACAAAACGTGTTTTGGTTAATTCGCTAGTATTACATATAGATGGTTCCGCAAAATATTTTAAGTCATTACTCGTCATTGTTATAGAGTCATACTCAACATTATTATCTGTTTTTGTTGGAGTAATATTTACACTGCCAATACCTTTTTTGTCTACAATGGTATATTGTACTTTAGATGATGGAGTAGATTTTCCCCAAAATGTATGATCATCCACTTTTCCTACCCTAGTCATATATTTATTATAGGTGGCAAAATCACTGACAGAGTTGTCGGATGTTAAAAAATTAGTTACTATTTTAGAAGATAGATATTTGTTACCATCGCAAAATACTTTTTTAACATTACTTTTAATGCTTTCTGTAACAGTACCTGTTTTCCCACTGAAAGGAGGAGAGGCCAATATTTGATTTAATGTACCATATCCATTTGTTAGCCTATCATAAATTACTTGCGCAACTGCTTTTTCTATAGTTCTATCACTAGCACTACCTTCATCTTCTGTTTCTCCAGCAACTGCCTTGCATATAGCATCAAACTCATCTTCAGTTAATATTGCTGTAGATTCACTTGTACTTTTATAAGAGCTATCAGTGTTAACAATATTATTAGATATATCTGCATTTTTTATATCACTAGTGGTCGCCCCGCCAGTATATCTAACAAATGTTCTACTGGATGGGTTAGTAAGAGTAGCAAGTTCCCATTTATTATTTTTAGTATTCAAATGCCAATATTTATTATTACCAGCATATATACCAACATCTTTTTTACCATCAGCACAAACAAGATCATTTGGTAATGCTTCTGAATGTTTAATAGTTGTAAATAATCCACTGTTTTTAAGATTATAAAAATTAACATAGCTTTGAGAAATAAGCCCTTGTTCTTTAAGAAGTTTTTGCACATAATCAAAAGAGCTATTATATTTTTTATTTACTGTCGTAGTCTTGTTATAACTTGATACAAATTTATTCCCAGTAGATATCAAATTATTACTTTTTATTATATTATTTGTAACAGTGCTAGATGTAGGAGTATTATCTACCCAATTATCATTGTTGCCTTCGATATCATACGTATTAATATTTTTCTTTATAGTATCACGTTGTATAGGAGTGTATCCATAATAATCCTTATCTTCTTCTAAATAAGAAGCATAAGTGTCATGATAGAAAACATAAAAATCTGGGTCTACGTATAAATCATATTCATATAAAGATGTGTCTATGTCGGATGGATGAAATCTTACTCCTGGAGCAGTTGTCGATCCCGCAGAAAAACTGTTATATAAAATATTAGTAGGATTTGTTGGATATTTTTTGTACGGCAAATCAGACAAATTAAATTCTTTTCTAAATGCAATACACTTACTTATAAATTCATCGGTTTCTTTATAAGTTGGTAATCTTAAATCTGGATATATTTCCATATGTGCTCTTAAATAAGCCTCAGTATAATTATCTTGTTGTACTTTAGTCAGCACTCCAGACGGATCTTGTTCTATAGCCTGTTCCCAATGAATTTCTCCATTGTCATTATCTATATCATGATAATCTGAAGTTCCATTACTTTTTTCATCAGATTTTGCTCCAACTCCACATGCAAACGGCCTAAAACCATTCAAAGTTTCTCTTTCAGATTGCCACATATCAAATCCAACGCATTGCATTTGTATATGGAATAAACCAGGAAAACCGGGAACAGTATTTACATTTATAGTATCTATCATGACAAATAAAGAACCAGTAAATTCAACAAGTTCAGATTCAAGTTTTACAAAACCACATGAATGAATTTTAATATTTTTGCGCGTTAATATGTCATTTGCAATTTGACATTGCTCTAAAGATTGAACAACATTAATATCTGTAGTTTCAATAGTAATATTATATATAGTGTCCATACCGCCCATATATTGAACGGTAGGACTGTTAGCGTCAGACATTTGTAAATTAGCTAATAAGTTAGAATAACCGCATTGAAATTCTACAATCTTAGCATCGTCTACCGTACTATCTACCCATGTGATATAATTAGTTTCTTGATTAGTACATACTTTTACTTTATCAGTAATAATATCGTACATATTATATTTATATTCTTTATCAAGATAATTAGTTTCATTAGTGTCTTCAAATGCTTCATCGCTTAAAATACTAAGTTTAAAATGATTATATTCTTTGTTAGCTGGTAGGCTTTGTAGTTTTCTGTATTCATGAGTATCTGTAAGTAATCTTTGATAATAAAATCTAAATAAATCCCAATCAATCATATATTTAAACGCCAAATCAGGCATTTCTATATAAGGCATCATGTTAATTTCCTGAAGAGAAATCTGTGCAGTCATTGTATCTGGAAAGCCAGACATAGTTGATATAGTAATAGATTGAAGAACTACAGTAAAGATTCCATAAGTAACATTGATTAATTCATTTGTTATAGGAAGAAAAGGTGTACATTTAAATTCCGCAAATAACTGGCGCAATCCATCAACATAATAGTATCCTTCCGGCCCTACGACTTTAAATCCATTTATAGAATCATGCCCATGGAATACCAAATCAATAATAATATTTCTTCTATGATATCCAGATTTAGATTTCTGAGTATTCTCTTGACGTAATGTACTTATTTTTTGAGTAATAGATTCTGATTGAACCATAATAAATTCTGGTGGAATCATAAACCATACGTCACCAATACGCAGATTATACATATCGTAAAAAGCTCTATGTGGATATATAATATTATCATAGTAGTCGAGAGGCTGTACGCGCCTCTCGACTTTTACTCGTGTCAATTTGTCAAGCATTCTAGTTCCAGTTTCCATGTCGGCTATATTCAAAACTTTTGGTTCATTATAAACCATGTTTTTAATTGGCTTTTCTTTCTTCCCTTCTACAGTAGGCGTATCAGATGATTTTACTGTAGAATAATCATTGGATAAAGGAGGCGTTACATAATTATCTGAAACCATTGTATAATCGTCAGATAATGAGTGTGTATATATAGGCTCTTTAATTGCCATATTATCCCTCCGTTATTATTGAGCTAATTCTGCAAATTTGTTTGCTAACCAATTATCATTTACTCCACTATTGTCAATATAAGAATACATAGAAGTTGAGCCACCGCCAGCTTTATTTATTATAGCTCCATTATTTTGCGCATTAATATCCATTTGGGTTTTTGCTCTAATATTAAAAGACAATCCACTGTGTGTATCTTGATATATTACATTTCTACTTTTAGGCGTTGAAGGAACTTGTTTACCATTAATGTTGGGTTGATTATATAAACCAGATTCTTGGGGCTGTAATGGAGTCTTGTCTTGATCTTTATGCATAACGTTAGTTAACAATCCCAATGCAACTAAAGAACCAGCAGCCATACCTACATGTTTTTTTGATATATCTAAATCAGATAAAGTATCATCAAAAAACTGTGACAAAGTCCTTCTTTTTAATGGATTGTTTGCATTGTTATTATTTAATATTTTAATAATTTCTCTATCACTTAAAACTTTGTTTTTATTTAAATATGATATAATGCTGTCTGTTTGTGCCTTTAAGCTTTCAACTCTATGACTAATAGACTCTGACATACCAGAAAGAGATAATGCATCTGAAGCTTTAAATACATGTCCACTAGCTTTATATTCTTCTAATTTTTTAAGAGTAGTCTCCACAGAGAATTTAATCTTATCGCTAGGTTTTTTACCAAGCATTTTCGATGCTTCTTCTAAAACATAATCATAATCTTTTGAATTAAGATTACTAAATTTAGTCCCCATAAATGATCCAAAGCCTACACGCATTTCATCAAAAGACCCATTAAAATTAAATAAAGAAGCTGCATCGTCTGATTTGACAAGCATACTAAATATTTTATCTTGAGCTTGTTTTATAGAGTTTAAACGCTCATTTTCCATAATGTCTATCAAAGAACCTGGGGTTCCTTTAGGACCCAAGTCTGTATATTTATGTGAAAGCATTTCTTTTAATGTATCAAGCTGTTCAGTTGGAGCATTAGGTTTAGCCTGAATTTTCTTTATATATTGCTCTAAAATATCATATTGACCTTGAAGTCTTTTTGCCTCACTAGGTATATCATAAACGTTTTTGCGGAGTTTTTCAATACTTTCGTAATAATTTTGAAAATCGAAGTTACCAAGAGCGTTGACTTTATTATAATGATGTTGCATATTAGCACTAGAGTCAACGTTTAACACTTCTTGTTCAATGGTTTGTTTAAATATTTCATTAAGAGTGCCTAAAGATTTAATTGCGTCTTTATCGTTGAAATTAATTTTTCGTCCATTATTTGCTATATTTTTATTGACACTGCGTAATAATTCTACTGCTGGATCTAAGCCACGTTGTCCAGCATCTATCATATATTGCGCACGCCAAGATTCATACGCATTACCAAGTTTTTTAGTTTCATCAAACGTAGTTATTATTGCACTTAATGCCTTATTTGGATCAGTATCTGTAATACCTAATATTTGTTGAAGTACGCTTGTCATTGGAGCTGAGCTACCTGCTTCTCCATAAAACTGGCCAAGATTAGATATTCTACCATATTTGTTCTTAGATATGCCAGTAGCTCTTAATATTGATTTTTCAAATGTTCCTGTAAATTCTGGAGTATTAGTATTTTTATTTATTTTTGCCGTTCTTATCTTGGATGTACCATTACTTTCATAAAGTATAGCGTCATCAAGCATGCCAGTTAATTTAACCTCTGCCGCATCTTTTTGTATATTAACTCTAAGCTCTGGATCAATATGAAGATTACCTATATAATAAGGAGAAGAGCCTTTAGAAGAATCATGGGTTATTTGTTTAAAGAATTTTTCTTCAAAAGTAGCATTAGGACTATGCAAGTCTATTACTTCGCCTTTTAATTGTACGCCTTTATCGTTAATATTTACTCTATTAAATTTCCCATTTCCAGTATAAGCATAGTAATTAATTTCTGCGTTATTTTTACCTAATTGTCCAGTATATGTGTATAATGTATTGACATCAAATGGATCTCTTAATGCATTTACTTTTGTCATTAAATATTCTGCCATGTCAGTATCAATAGCGCTGACAAGTTTCTTTACATCTTTAGGGTTTAATGATTTAAGGTTGTTTATCATATCTTCTAACCCAAAAAGATCTCTACGCTTCATTACTGTATTCCATACTTCAGTTAATTCTGGAACTTCAATTTTAGCTTTGTTCATTAAATGAAAAGAACGAAGATATTCTAACAAAGCGGTATCGTCTTGAGTAAATACTTTACCATTAAGAGTAACTGTTTCTATTACGCCTTGTAAGTTAGATTGTTTAAGAATCCTTAAAGCATCATCTATTTGATTTAATGTTACGCCAGGCCCTATATGAGGAATTCCATTTTTACTAAATCCATTGACTTTCCTTAAGGAATCGCCCATTATAAAGTTATCGACATAAGTTTCTATTTCATTGTCATTTATTTTTAATACTTTAGAGCCAATGGAATCAACCATTCCAATCATATGTAATCTTTGAGCTTGGACATCATTAGTCTCTAAAAACCCATAAGCATGTTCACTAAAGCGTCTAATTTTTGATAAATCTAAACTATCTCTAGCATGTTTTGGGTCAACGGCTGTTTGTTCTGTTACACTAAACAAACCACCATCTCCACTAAGCATGTTTGAAAAACTAATTAATGACTCATTCATAAGTTTAGTTTGTTCGCCAGTTAAATTCTTTAAGCTCATAGTTTGATAGAATGTTTCTTTAATGCGATACATAGGAGTTGAAACATGCCCAATTAAATTTTTTCTTAACCTTGCTACAGTCGCAGATACTAATTGAGCTTCATTCAATAATGTGTTACCTACAGAAGACTTAAAGAATGAATCTACCTCATTAGAATGTAAAGCTGCTTCAAAAATGCCAGAAAATTTTTTATCTTTTTGGTTACTTAATATATCTTCAACTTTATATGTGCCACCATTAAGATGTATACGATTATCACTTGACTGGCTTGCTAAATTATTAAGATATTCTTTTATAGAATTTTGATATTCTTTACTATCAATAATCTCTAATAATTTAGATTTTTGTTTGTTAACTGCGCTTGGATCGTTAAACAAAAACGGATTGCCTTCTTTAATTGCTTCACTTAATAAGATTGGAGCTTCTCTAGTGATAAATCTTTCATATCTAGTTTTTTGTAAATTAAATAACTTAGAATTAGATTTTAATATACTGGCGCCATCAGCGATTGTACTTACAAATACTTTATCTCCATCAAAATCTAAGTGAGTTAAGTATGACAATATAGGATTGGATACGTTTACTTGATTCCCTGATAGATGTTCTCCTAAAGCAAGTCTAACAATTGGCTGACTACGAAATGACGGGAAACGTAAAAACTCAGCAAAAATACCTACTTCACTAAAGAATTGTTGAGCTATGCCACTTTGTTTAAAAAGTTTAAGATTACTTCCAAGTAAGCCTTCAGCATTTTTAAACTGTCCTTCAAGAATTTCATCATACTGTTTTAATGCTTTCTCTGCGCTATCTATACTATCTTGCATTGCTGCTCGTATTTGTTTATATGCATCTCTATCTTTAACACTGGCATTTACTTTTTCTATTCCTTCTAGGACATGTATTTGTTCTCGTGATTTGTCTAATGTTCTTTGAGCTTTCTTTTTACCTTCTTGAATTACTCCCATATAGTTATCAAGAGTACTTATTAAATTACCTTGGCCTTTAATTTCTAATTTATCTATAGTTTGATAATATGTTTTACTATCAACTTTAGCCATTTTCTTAATCGCACTATCAATATCTTTATCAGTACCTGATTCAAGAAGAGTATGTATATCTTCTAACGTTTTATTGTTTAATCCTGCAATTCTATTAGACTGGAAACTAATTGACTTAAGATGATCTGGAGGTTTTGTGTTATCATTAAATGCTTGAATTAAATCATTATATGATTTTTGGAATCTACTACTTTGAACAAGATCACTCATGCCTTCAATAGTATATTTTCCATCTTTCATATGTTTCTCGTAATCATTGATTATATCTGCTGCTACAATACTAAAATCGTATCCTTGACGCTCTAAAGCTTGTTGACTTACTTGAACGACAAGACCGTTATATTCTACTCCATTAATAGTTGTTCTAGCAAGTTTTTTTAAAGAGTCACTAACGTTATCTGGCAATATTAATTTTGCAGCATTACTAGAATTAGTAAGAACTTCTTTACTAGAAGCCTTTATTGCGGCATCAAAATCATTCTTCGCTTGAGTTAATTCCTCAATAATGCTCATATCATATGGATTATCACGAAGTTGAGCATATAATCCTTTTTGCGTACTAGTTCCACGTAATTTTTCATATGCTTTTCTAACGTTGCTATTTTTAGCAATTTGTTCTTCTAATAACGGAGAGAATTCACTTTGTCCTAAATACTCAGAAGAATTAGGCATTACAAAACTCTGAAAAGCTTTATAAATATCAGTATCTTTTTTCATAAAATCTGTTTGTCTGTAAAGTTCTTTAACCATGGTGCTATATATCTTGCCGATTCTTTCATTCATTACTTCTCGTATTATTTTTGGATCATCATTTCCAATAGTGTTACCAAGAGAATTAACCAAAAATTTACCAGGATTTTTTCTTAATTCATCAATTTCTTTTAATCTTTGATTTACAATACCTATGCTTTTTTGAAACAAAAACTTTTCGTTTTCTTGAATAGTGGTAACTCCGTGTATTGGAATAAGTAATCCTTCTAATTCTGTGCCATTTACTTTTGGCTTAATAACATGAACATCTGGATTATTGTCTAAAGCAACAAATATGTTAAAGCTATCATTATTTAGATCTACACCTTGTTCTCTAGCTTTTTTAAGTAAGAATTCGCTTGGTTTACCATCTATAAAAAACATTGTGTTATCTAGGTCTTTTACCCTATCATAACCAGTGCGCATTCTTTCCCCATTGCCTTCAACTATTTCATCTAAAGTTAAAGTAAGTATATTAGACTTTTTTATATCTTCTAATGTATATTTGCCTTCTAAGAATTCTTTAGAATATTTTGTTCCAACAATGCCACGTCTTAATTCTTGATGTGGATTATTTTGACGAGCACGTTCATAGTTTAAATCCATCGCATAGTCGTTGAGTTCTTTACCAAGATATTTAAGTTCTTTTAAAGATTTTGTTTCACCATGAGTACGCCCATACTCTAATGCTTCTTTTTTTAGTAATTGCATGTACTCTACATCTTTTGGATCTATTCCATGAACAGTATCATTATAACCAAATGGGTCTTTAAATAGTCCACGGAAAATTATGCCTTGCTCAGCACGTTTATCCATAACAAAATATTTGCCCATATGATCATTCATAATTTGTCTACGGAAAGTAAACCAGTCTGACATAGTTGCTTCTAGATCATCAAGTTCATTTATAATAGATTGACTAATCGAATTTCCATTTTTAGTTGCATCTTCTCTAAGCAAATCTTTAAGCTTAAGATCAAATGACGATGGATCAGGCATTTCTGCCATTGTTACATAAAGACGTTTATTGTCAGCAGAAGCTTGAAAAGATATATTTGGCGTTTTACCATTAATAGGGTCAAATTGGTGCGTATCTTTAGCTGCTTGATTCATTAAATCAACTAAATGATCTACTTGTCCAGCTTTAGAATATCTATCAGTTGCCAAATCAAATATTGCTTGTGCATGCATTATTCCGCCATGTTTGCTGAAATTAGGATTGCCAACAAATATAGCGCCATCAAACATTTCGCCAAATAATGTAGAAAGTAATGTATTTGCTTGTTGCTTATTATAAACATTGCTACCCTGGTTTATAATTGAATAAATATCTTCTGGTCTGATTGAGTGTACAGTGGCTTTTTCAAGACCATTTATTGTTATCTTTTGATCAACAATATCTCCTACATAAGTTTCTAGTCTAGTTTTCCCTATTCCATTATCTATGCCAGACAATAATTGATCTACATTTTCCTGAGTTAATATAGATTTAGGTTTATTAAAGAATATACGAGAACCATCATTTCTAAATCCAATAACAGTATTTGTATCTATATCTTTACCAACTAGATTATTTAATAATTCAGTGGTTCTTTGTATATCTGCTTTGCTCCAGTTTAATTCAAGCTTAACTGCATCTGGTTTTGTGAAGAAATCAAATTGTTGTATAAATGGATTAGCAAACATTTTATCTTCATAAAGAGAATTATAATGAGCTTGAAACACTTTTATTAATTCCCTTGTTTGCTTAGAATCTACACTAACTCCAGTTTGAGATAATTTTTTAGCTAATGAATCTATTGCTGCATTATCAGACAGTATGTCATTGTACTTAATTTGCAAGTCAGCATCATTAATAAATTTGAATCTAGCCATAAATTCATGTTCATCTAATGTTATTTTGCCATTAGTACTAGCTTCGAGACTGTCTTTAATTCCTTTCTCTAAATGAGTCATAGCGTTATTTCCAAAAGATATAGCGCTATAACCTTTTTCAGTGAGACCTTTAGCCATATTAGGGGCATTAACGTTATTTGATAACTGTGATAATACACTAGATACTTGATTTATGTCATATGTAACAGGATTTCCTTGCTGTACATATAACGGACGCATTATATTGTATAAGCCAGAATGTGTCTGAAAATCACCAAACATACGTGAATAATATATACCACGCTCTAAGGCGCTTTCAGAACCTATAGGATTAAGTCCAGAAGTTTTATTAACATTTACAACTCGTGATACCGCATCTACAGCAAAATCACTAATCATAGAATCTTTACGAATTCTATCATCATGTATAAGGTCATTAATAATATTGAGAAAATTTTTAGAATCTCCAGTATCAAAGAAGTCTTCATAACCAGCATTTTTAAAATTAATTCTTAATTGATCAGCCCAAGATACACCATTTGCTTGCCAGTCTTCACTTAATACAGTACCAATCAGCATACGCCTATGGAAAAACTCATGAAATTCTTGACTGTTCAATATTTCACGGTAAGAATATAATGAATTAACATCTCCAAGCCCTACATGTTCTGCAAATGTTTTAACAATAAGTTGTGCAGGATTTAGCTCAGCAGAAATAGCATTAGGATTTTTAAATGAACCTAGGGTTAACTGTTCAAATATATCACGTAGTCCTTTATGATAACTATATCCAAAAGCATTCATTATACTATTAGGATTAAGATGTACGTTACGGCTTACTCCACTAATAGAATTATCTGAAGCTAATCCTCCAAGGTAGTCAGTAAGAATTCTACGCATTCTACGGCTACCTTCTCCATAATTACCATCTAAGGCTAATTCTTCTGCATTAGCAAGTCCCTTACGAAATATGGACAATACGGCAGTAGAACCATCACCTTCACTAACTTGGAGAATTCCGTTTTTGTCAAGATAAGTATCCAATGAACGGGCATGTAAGTACTTAGGATAGTTATCTCCTTGATTAATGAAACGTAAAGATTCAACAGATGCAAGCCCAGAATTGTTTGAACGTATATCAAATTCTCTAACCCTTGGTAGTTCTACTACGGTAGCGTATTTACTAATATCACTATCCATTACATTCTTATAAGAAGATGTAATATTTTTAAATTCATCGTCTGTAAGATTATCTATAAAAGAAGCAAGTTTATGAGAATCACCTGTCTTGGTAAGAAGCATATATCCACTTTTACCTTCGTGTTTAGCAACATTAAGATTTGAATAAGGAGTAATGATTAATGCTTGTAGTCCTTTTCCTTTTTTAGAATTTAAACTATATTTTTTACTGTCAAGAAGTATATCATTAAGTAATTTTGTTTTAGCAGCTATATCTTCACTAGTGCCATAATTCATTCCTAAAGCTTCTAGCAATGAACGTTCAAAAGTTTCATATTGTAAGTCGGTAGCGGCAGACGTAATATATCTATATGGAGTATAATTATCAAATACTTCTTTTATTGCATCATTTACTTTTTTGGCTTGTGTAGGATTTGAATTTAAATTATTGAAAAAGTCTCTTAGGCTACTATCTTTATATTTAAGAAATGGAGCATCAATATCATAGTTATCATGACCTATACTATGCAATATACGTTTTTGTACATCTTCATCGGACATGCTCGATGTTATAGAATCAGCAAGTATACTTCCCGGAGTATTTTTCAGCTTCCATATTTCAGTAGCTATCTCTGTAGATAAACCAAAAGTATAAGAACTTTTTTGTTTAGCATTAAGAGGAAGAAGAGAATCTAGTGTTTTGATATATTTACTAGCATCTTTAATAATTCCTCTATCTTGTAAATTATTTAATCCATTGATAATTGTATTGTTGTCTTTAGCTTCATCTAAGAAATTTTTTATTCCTTGTTCTATTGTCTTTTCGCTATGATCGTTTATTCTTTTGAAAGCCCCATTGTCAGAAATAATGTCAAAATCATAAAGGTCTGAATATGAGAAACGCCCTCTATCTTTAAAATATTCAAAAGCTCCACTATTATCAAGTTCAATATTCTCGCTCTCTAATACTTTAGCTAAAGCTTTGCGTATTTTAGAAAATAAGACTGTCTGTTCTCTATTGAGTTCTGGAGAATTTATACCAGATAAAGGTTGTGATGGATCATAAGGGGAGTTCTTAAAATAATCATTAACTGCTTTAAATATTACATCATGCACAGGAGATTCATTATCTAAAATTCTCTTATAGGACAAAAAAGCCTGCATTTCATATGGAGTGTTAATTAATCCATTTTTGAGAGCATTACTTGATCTTCTTGAAGTACCAAAAGTTTGTTCAATAAAACTTTTTAAATCTCTATATCTTGCATCATAATCAGTAAGAGGATTTATAGAAGCAAGATGATTATTATAAGCTTCATTGAACTTCCTTATCTCTGCTAATTTTTGATAGCCATTAGCACCAATTTGTCTTTTAAGAGTATTATCATATTCCATGCGAACTTCTGATGGATCAAAAAGTCTTGCAATTTCTCTTCTACCAGAATCCAGAGAATCATTTTCTCTAATAGTTTGAATGAAATTTTGAGTTAATGAACTTTCGTCATATATGTCTGCTCCATTAATAATACGGTGCAATCTTTCAAATACCTCTTCTTGAGTATCCCCAACAAGATACATTACATCTGCATCTGCACCCTGAGCATAATTCCGTAAAGCAATAGAATATCTTGTTACGTTCTGGCCATCTATATTTTGAGTAAACGTTTTAGTTTGAGAAGTGTCAACTTTCCAAAAATTATTCTTAATCGAATAAGAGTTAGTTCCAAAGTCATCTCCAGCTTGTACAACAAATTCTTTAGCTTCTTCTTTCTGTAAAGCTCCTGAGCGAAGATAGAATACTGTATTATCTAAATCTCCATAAGTTAATTGTTTAGTATAAGGCTCTTTCTTTAAGGCTTCCAGCGCGTTACTATTATTAGAAAATAGAATAACGTCATTGTCAATCAATAACCCTTGGTTATTGATATCACTTATAGCAATATGAGCTTGGTGTTCTTGGAGTCCTAATGCTTCAAGCCTTTCGTTTATAGATACACCAACTCGTTTACCATATAATAATTCATTTAATTCTAATGGACTTAAATGTTGAGCTTCTGCAACAGCACGAACAATATGAATGTTATCTAATATTTTACTTTGAGCAATTTTAAGCTTCTTGATTAATATCTCTTTTTCTTGAAGAGTTTTGGATGATTGTTTTACGTATGCTATTAACCTATTAACATCGAATTCACTATTCGCTGCGTTTAAAAAATTAGTGTCGGTAGGATTGTCTACAATTTTGTCAATAACAAGTGAAATAAAATCATCAGCAGCATTAGAGAATCCATTTTTCGAGTCTAATATTGCATTACTTGCTTGTTCAAAATTACGCCAACCGCTGAGAGCTTCAGCATAATTTATATTTGTTGGCTTACCCTTTTTTACTACTTTGTATTTATGTTTTTGTCCAAATAAATCAACTTCAACATCAGTAAAAACATCAGTATAATTACCAGCATAAACAGCAGCACGCTCCATAGAAATTCTTTCAGATTCGCTTAAGCTATCCCAGCCATATTTCCTAAATTTCTCTAGCGTATCCATCATAAATTTCTTTTGTGGAGCACTTGTCATAGGAACAACAAATGATTGTCCTCTGGGGTCTGGAACGCTGTGTAATTTTCTATCGTATCTTCTTAAATTAACGCCTAACTCTGTAATAGTTGAAGTACCATCGGCAATATCGCCTAATGTTTCTGTATCGAATCCCCATAAAGAAATATTCTTATATAAGCCATTATCTCCTTTATCTATAACAGCTTTGGCAAATGCTTGCCATCTATCATGAGCACCCAATACTTGATCTACAGACTTCTGATTAATATAAGTAGCCATTTTTAAATAGTCTGTAGGGTCAAATGATGAAGTATTAAAATTTACTCCAGTATTAAGAATAGCTTGTGGAGTTTGATCAAGAAGTTCTCTTTGCAAATTCCAAGCTTGATTCCTATAATTAGAACGTAATATTTTTCTAGCAGTTTCTTCAGTATCAGCTTGACCTGAATTTATCAAATTACTAATTTCATTTAATACATTTTGATCTGTTGTACTAGATGATTTTCTAATAGCGTAAGTTTCTGGATCTAATCTGCTTCCATCATATTCTACAGTAAATTTATTTGCATTATTATATTGTGACCAAACATCTGGTAATCTATAATGAAATGCATATATTTCATCTCTCATTTATATCACCTATATATTCATATTTCCTATACGTGATTCTACATCAGATCTTCCATCTTTGTATACTTCCATTTTAGTTTGTGTATCATTTAAAGCGCTTGTATAAGATATTTGAACATCATCATATCCGTTTTCACCAAGAATATGTTTAAGCCTTGTACGTATTTGAGCAGCATTTGTATGTTTATCTATTTTAGGAATAGGAATATTAGTCATATTAGCTTTATTTTTATTATCTTGCCATATATCAAATTCACCGGGGTCTAATTTTTCTTTATGGACAAGTTTAACTTTAACATCATCTAAATTAGTATTTTCATCCCAACCTACCCAATTTGCATTAGGTAAGGCATGCTGAGTAAAATATTCTTGTAAACTAGGTTTTACATCTGGCTTCATTCCCCAAGTCGATTGTAATGCTCGTCTCATATAGCTTGGAGCAACACGAAGTATTTTATCTTTTTCTTCTTCTGGAGCATTCATGAAATGCTTAAAATATTGTCTATCCTTTTTAGGTAATGCAGACATAATATCTACCATTGATTTTCCTGGCTCATATCCATACATGGTTTTATCGGCTGCATTTTTATATTGAATAGCTTTCATAGCATTTAATGGAACCTTGACAGTTTTTCTATCACTTTGTATTTCTTTGATTTCTTGATTTACTGCTTTAATGATTCCTTCTCTTCCCATATTTGGTTTCATATATTTTGGTTTACCATATTGAAAATCGAATTTATCACTATGTTTAAAATCCATTTTAACTTGCCGCTTATATGCTTCAAGCTCTTGCTTTCTTATTTTATTATAAGCACCATGTGATTCTGTGCTATTCATATATTGGCGAACATCGAAATGATCTTCCGCCATAGACTTGTCTGCATATTGATTAAATAAACGCATGTTTTTTACATACTTTAAAGTATCAACGTATTCGTTTACTTTTTCTTGTTGTACTCTTCTGTTTGGTCTCCAATCTCTTTCTTTAGTAGAACCAGCAGAAAAAGCAATCTGGCCTATTGTTGGGATAGCTCCTCCAACAAATCCTCCCATTATTGCACCAAAATTATTTCTACCAAATAATCTACCTATAAATGTACCAGTAACTATGCCAAGTAATCCGTTTGCAATTGGTTTATCAACCATGTTAGGCATAAATAAGTCTCTAATTGGATGATCCCAGCTTTGAAAGTCTTTCCCATATACTTCTCTATCTCTATATTGTTCATATGGAGAACGTACTTGATAAATTTTGCTACCTATAAATGGGATATTTCCAATAATACTATGGGCAGTTGTTTCCATTGCAGAACCAAATGCGATTTCTCCTTTGCTATATCTCGCATGAATACCAGCAGGAGAATCATCGTTTTCATTTTCTTTAGCATGACCTTTATTAAGCAATATTTGATTTACATTTCTTCCTCCAGAAATAACAACAGAACGTATAGAGTCAGTAGAATCGCCAGAAAACTTATTAGCAGAATCTGCATCGTATTGGATAGTAATTCTTCCACCTTTATGTATATGCTTTTTAATTTCATCGTAAGCCGCTTCACGTTTCGTTGGCCCCTTTTCTAATTCTTTACGGATATTATGAATTATTTTTTCAGCGCCTTTACGTCGTTTGCGCGGATATTCTTTTTTGTTAACTAAGTCACTAGATTCTGTTACAGTAATACCAGCAAACTTAATAGCATGCTGCGCACCATATTCTTTAGTGACAATAGTATTGTTGTCTAATATTTTGTCTACAGTTACAACTTCACTAACAAGATTCGATGTTTTAAATTTATAAGGATATACACGAAGAGGTTCTTTCTGCTGAGTTATTCTTTTGCGAATTTGTTGAACTTCTTTTTTTTCTTCATCAGTTAATTGTTCACGAGATAACTTAGCAGTAGCTTGTTTAAACTCATCAGAATAGGGTGCTACATCCGCTAGAATGCGATATTGATCAAGAGGACTATATAAGTCACCTCTACCTATTACGCCTTTTTCTATGCCCTTTCTGATGTCAGCACGAGCGTCATTAAGATTCTTTAAAGTATCGCGAAGTAATTTATCGTCATATTTAAACCCAACAGTATATGAGTCCGTAGGATTTTCTTTGTCTACATAATGAATATATCCTTTAGACTCTGTATTGCCAGTTGCCCATAAATAATAATTTACTTGACGCTTATGATAGTCTAATGGTCTGCCACTTTTTCGGAGTTCTTTAAGCTTCTTTGCAGACGTTGTTTTAATATCAACTATACCAACACCAGTGGGTGAACTCATGTCATATACAGCAGCGTCAAAATATCCAAGTATGCCATTACGTTCATCTTTTATTTCGCCTTCCGTTTTAAAAGCTATACCTTGTTCTTTCCAAGCAGCTTCTATTTGTCTATGCAGTTTAGTTCCTTTATTAAGAGTATCTTCTTGGAATTGAGTATTAACAAAATCTTGATGCAACAAATGACGTATAATATGTTCTTTATCGTACCCAATAGATGAAGATCCTGTACGCATATCTAAAACATTATTAATGCCATACATGCGTTCATACCCTTCTCCAGGCAAACGTTCTTCGCCATTAGCGATTTTAGTATATGGATCTCCATGTTTAAAATCTGTAAAATAGTTACTACCAGGCATCCAATCTGGCATTGTGTTTCTTATTGGATTAATATATTCAGTTGTAGTATTGCGTTTAGGCATAAAACGACGAGATATTTCTGACAGGCTTCCACCGAGACCGCCCATGTTTTCATCCCAAAAAGAACGACGAGCGCTATATGCCCAACCAGAATCTTCTATAGTTCGAGCATCGACATTATGTTTACCAGTAATAAGAGATTGTGTTATAAACCCTTTTAAACCTGCTACATCTGCTAACCAGTTTAGTTCTTCTTTACTATTATACATAAAAGCATTGTCTATTGCTTTAGAATCATTGCCAACAGGTATATCAGGATTTAAATTAGGAGTTAATTCTACTCTGTCTTTAGCACCAATAATTTTTTTAATACTATATTCTTTTAAGTCTTTATTTACTTCCCACAAGTTCATATCATTTGGTATATCAACTACACTTAATTTACCAGAAGGAGTAGAATATATCTCATATGGTGGAACAGAATCGTCATGACCAGATATGCTATAGCCATATGGACTAGGTAGCGTGTCAGGCGTATAAGGTTTAGGTTTATAAGATTGAGCTTTTGGAAATGCAGAATAAAGAGCATCTGTAACAGAATTTGAAGGCATTTTTTGAATAATGTCTCTAACGTCAAATGTAACACCATTAGAATTAGTAGTTTTGTATTTAACAATTTTTTGAGCTTGATAAATAGAAGCATCCATCGCTTGAGTATAAGCTGCTTGATTTGCTGTTAATTCTTTTTGCAATTCTACAAAACTATTAATATTTTCTTGTGCTTGAGCCATAAATTTTTTACGATTTAATTCAAGTTTTCCTGTTGTAAGTATAGGATTGGGTTGCTCGTCTGCTGGATTAACATTTATTTGACCTTGATACTCCATATGCATCATTTGAGGAGGAGAAATAATAGTTCCTATAGTAGATGCAAATATAGGTCCTATAAACGGAATATCATTGCCAATTGGAGCAGTTTTAAGATATGGTCTATCCTGAAGATGTTTATAATCATAATGATGTTTGTCGAAAATAAAATAGTTTAATGGAGCCAATGGATTAAAGATATTCGGATACCAAGTATGATTATAATATTCTTTACGAGAACCCCACTTAGTATCACTAAAATCAACATCAGCTTCAATACGACGATATAAGTTTGGTCTCCAGTATTCTATTTTCCCTCCAGTAAACGGAGTATTACCTGCTCCCCACCAGCGTCCTTTACGGATAGGATCAAAGCCATTTTCAATATACTCTTTACGTTCTTCTTTGGTTTGTCCTAAACCCATTTGATGTATCAATGGTAATTCCGTTATTTGTTCAGTGCCAGGAATCATGTCTTGCATAAATTTCACAAGTTTAGTAGCTCCAGTAATATCCATCATGTTATGAGCTTGAATATCTAATGGCTTTACAACTTTTCGCATTAAAAACTTTGTTATATTGTCTTGTTTGCCAGTATTAGTTTCATCATCCTTTCTAAAAAATGGTTCACTAAGATAGTTAATCATATCAGGAACCTGTGTAAGCATATATATCGGTAATGCACGTTTAGCTATTAAATTTCCAGCATAAGACCCTACGCTATGTTTTGCTTGAGTACTAAATCCGAAAAGATATACACTGTTAGCTAACTGATTATTTAATGCATCAAATAATCCCCAAGTTCTAGTAGTCCGCTCTGTAAAATATTTGCCAGCCATGCCATTTCTGTCGAATCCAGAACCAAATTGTCCAACAAATTTTATTAAATTTTCAAAAGCATCGACAGGTCTTTTGTCCATTAGATCTGTTACTACAGTTCCGAGCTTATACCCTTCTTTAGTAACATTAAAAGTATGCGGGGTATACTTTATATTGTTTTTAATATATTCACCAAATCCATTGCCAAGAACGTCACTATGATCATATTTTTGAGCAGCTTGCAACATCTCATTAACCGAGTCATATTCAAATCCATTCACTCTAATTTTTCTTGTCATTCTATCTATAAACCTATCAGTAGTTTCATCTATTGCAGTTGCGCTATCAAAACTTCTGGTAATATCTTTCGCTTCTGTTTGCCATTCTTCAAATCCCATGTCTAATACTTTTGCTGTTCTGTATCTAAGTTTTTCTGAAGCTGTTAATTTTCTACCAAGACGTTTTTCGTAATCCGTTATGCTTTCTTTGATAGGTTCTCCATATGACAATCCAGCCATTTCTCTCATAGCATTAATTTGATGAGTGCCATATCCATAACGAGTCATGTTAGTGGTGTCATACAAATGAAGGTTTTCCGCTATTTTCATTAACCTTCCATCAGTAGTAGTAGTGTAAGCAGAACCATTAATGACAGCTACAGATTTATTTGCATATTCATCTCCAAGATTTTCTGCTAACCATTCTCCTATTGTATATCTACCACCACGTTCAGTAAGAAATGGACTAATTTGCTCGCTACTTAACAAGCCAGCAAAAGGCTCTTTGTATCCGAGCTTATTCAAACCAAGATAATTAAATCCACTTTTTAAAGGATTAAATTTAACAACAGGTAATCCAAAATCTTCAGCAAGAGAATTAATAAATCCATATAAATCTTGTTTGGGCATACGATAATCTATAAACTTACCAACTTCATCTATGCGAATATCTGAATCTAAGGTTAAATTTTTCCATGCTCCTCTAGAATACATTGTTTGAACATGACCAAATTCATCTGTATATTTATGATTAAGATTACCCATAAAATTATTAATGCTATCTAGGAAAGAATGTCCCATTTGGTCTTTCGCTTTGTCTAAATCAATAACAGCATTACTTTTTACTTGTAATCTTTTAATGCCATTAGAGTCAATTACTTCTTCTAAAATATCTCCAAGAACCAATTGGCGATATCCTGTTGTACGCAATTGTTCTCTTGCTTTTTCAGCGGTTAAACTTCTTAATTCCAAAAATTCTTCCATCATTTTTTGAGTATATATAGAAGCTTGATCTGGATGATATTCGGTAGCAGTAAATTCAACTTCTTGTAGGCGTTGCATAAATTTCTTAAGGTCAGTATCAAAATAAGAATATCTTCTTTCTGTAGAACGAGAAAGTCCGTCTTCTATTATACTATGCATAACTTTTAAATCGTCTTCAGTATCTTGTAATATACGCTTCATGCGATTAAAGTGAGACATAGAAGAAGAACCAGTCAAGTCTGATATATCTTGAAATAAATCAAAAGCAACACTACTTGAACGCTTATGAAATAAGCTATGTTCTGGAATATTCCAACTACGACCAGATTTTGCAAGAGCTGAAGAATCTATATGTTCAGAATTAGCCCACTTTTTTATGCTAGACATAACAACGCTAGCTTTATCTAACCCTTGTTCAGAAATAACATCGCCAAGTTCTAGCATAGGTTTAATTATTCCCTTTAAAAGGCCAGATTTATATGTACCGTAACCAGCTATAGCAATTAAACCCATTTTTACGGCATTCAGTAATACACTGGCATCGTTCACGTTTTGTGGGTCATTAACGGTCGCATTATCTTTATCGTTATAATTCCCTGTTAGCGTTCTTTGCTGCAATCTGTTGTCTGATGGCATCTAATACCTCCTCATCATTCCAATGAACTCCGCCAATCAATGGGAAGTCAACTAATGTACGATGGTTCAAATCTTGTAAATTGTCTGCGAAGTAAAACATTGGGTCAATGCCATTCTTGATAAGTTCTTGTATATACTCTTCATTTTCAATATCAATTTTAGAAACGGCTTCATTAAACTCTTCGCTCTTGTCTTCAACATGCCAATCGAATCCTTTAAGCGCAGCTACCTTTTCTGCTCTTACAACTATTTGCATTAGTTTGGTCCATGTCCATGTTTCCATTTCTTCGTAAGTATATTCGGGGATAAATGCCTTTATTAAATCCATGCATTGAGTATCAAGATTGTCATATGCTTTAAATTTGCGATATTCATCTAAAATATCATTTATATCTATAAACCCAGAATATTTTTCTATATGTTGAGCGACATATTCATTTAGTCCTGCAAAACCACAATAACAAAAATCATATTCTTCTGGGAAGACACAAGCTGTATTACATATTGCATCTTCTATATCCATTCTATCTGAATTTTCAGCTAATATATATCTATACTCTTTTCTAGTAAGAGTTCTAAAAATAAAGTCGGTATCGCAAAAGCGGACATAAATAATTTTATGTCCGCCATACAAGTCCTTATAATAATGTAACAGGGCAATATCGACGGCTTTTTCTTGCTTCATTATTTAAAGTACCTCGATTCCATATTGCTTAGTAAACCCTGAGTTTTCCATAATAATTTGCGCTAAGGTACTAGGGTAGCCACTATCTTCTGCTGCCATAGTTTTAAAGTTATAGTTTCTAGGCCATAATACACAAGTATGGCATATAATTTCTTCTCTGTATAATGCATCTATATTTTGAATACTAACTAATTGTTTATATTCAAAACGATTCATTGTACGGAAAACAAAATGTTTTTCAAGTACTTGAGTGTGGAATATCTTTTCATTAGAGAATTGTTTTTTCCACAGCTCAACTTGACTGGCACCAGGACCACCTTCAAAAATAGGATCGTCATCAATTAAATCATAATCCTCTTCTGGTTCTCCAGAATATTGAAGACTGATATCATTATAATTACTATCTGGACGATACTGAATAGTAGCTTCTCCATATTCATCATTTGCCATTTCTTGTTTCATGGCTGCATATATATCTTCACCTGTGACAGATTCAGAATCTCTTGCCGCAATTTTCTTTTGTACATTAAGTTTTTGATTAGCTGCACTCATTAAATCATTGAGTCTATCTTGTTCCATAGTAATCTCCTTACATTAAAGTGTGTGTTTCATCGTCATATAAATTATTTAATCTTTGTTCAATATTTTCTAATCTTATTCTTTGTTCTTCAATTAATTCTGGATCTGCATTAGAAGAACGTAATTTTTCGAGTTTATGCTCTCTATATGTTTTTTCTTTTTCAACATGCTCTATCTTTGCCATTACTAAGTAAAAACCTGAATATATACTAGCAAATGTAAATGCTGAAATAATAAGCTGTGGCATCGAGCTATAATCACAAGAACGGTGCATTTCAATCATTGCATATACAGTAATAATAAAGACAAAGAAAAATGCTACAAGACCTATTAGTTTAGACATTGCCATAAACCTAAGTTTAAATTCTTCTTTTGTTTCCATTGTATCACCTTAGTTATAATCAGAATTATTTCTCCAAGCTTCTATTACTGGCACGCCAGTTTTTGATAATATTTGATTTTCATCTGAAGATGTTGGAATAGATGCATCTTTAGAATAATACTTATAATCTGAAGCCGCAAGACCGTTATATTCTTCATATTTATCTTCGTCTGTAGCTTCGTCAGATTCAATTACATCCCTAGCGATAAATTCATATACTTCTGATATTGGATTACCAGATGTATCTACTTCAACACTAACACTTCTCATAAATACATCTTTAATAGTTTTAGTTATACTAGAATTTCCAAATACTATTTTAATGTCTTTGTGATTTAATCTAGCTACTTTACTTGCATTGGTATTAAAATATGAATCATAGTGAGCATTAAATTCAGGATCTTCTTCAATTTTTATCTCATCTATAGGAGCTTCTTCTTCAATAACATCATTGGCGTTTTCATTAGCCTTTTCAACTATTTTATCCAATAAGTCTTGATTCGTGATTCCATCTTCAGTAAGCCCATTATCTTTTTGAAATTTTTTAACAATGTTTTCAACAGCTTGATCGTATAATCCATCTTTATGATCAGATGAAATAGGATATCCTGCCTTATCTAAATATTTTATAATATCTTCGATAGGAGTGTTAGTCATGTTTGGTCGTTTTTGAGATTCTGAACCAGAGGCACCGTTTTTATCAGTAAGAGGATGTTTTTGAGATTCTGAACCTGAAGTACCATGCGAATCATCAAGACCAAGGTCAGGTCTAACATAAGGCGGCTCTTCTGGTTTAGCTGGAGGATATGGAGCAGATTCAGTCCCAGAAGTTCCATTAGCATCAGTAAGAGGTTTTTTGGGAATCTCAGGATGTTTTTGAGATTCTGAACCCGAAGTACCGTTAGCATCAGTTAATTTTGCTAATGCATTTTTAGAGCCAGAAGAAGGTTCGGCAGAATCATATTTATATTCTTTTTTATTGTTTGAGCTTTTAACTGGAGTTGGATTAATTACCGTCTCATTAGTGGGTGGAGGAGTTGGATTTTCAGTAGTATCATTATATTTTAATCCAAATCCTTCAGCAATTCCTCCAACAACAGCCTTTACTACTTTATCTTTTTGAGAACGATAAAGATCCATGTCATCAATATCGTCAATAAAACAAGTTTCTAATAGTGCATGACTAATCCCGTATTTCTTTTTGACGGTGTTCATTACTAAAAGACCGTCTCTACGCTGTACGCCACGATTTGTGAAACCAAGATCAGACATACGTTTACAAATGGCATTTCCTAAACTAGTATCATTTTCTGTGCTATGCATAAGTACTTCTGTACCAGTAGTTTTACCATCACCACTTGAATCATTTGCAGATGCGTTGAAATGTATTTCAAACACATAATCTATATTATCAAGAGGCAAAGAACCGCCGTTTTTGAGAACTTTATAAGCATCATTATTTTGGTCGTACAAAATTGGATTAATATCTTGAACTTTTTTGAGTTCTTCTTGTACCATAAGAGCAAGCTCTCTCGTAAGCACTGCTTCTTTTTCTCCACTACCTATAGCACCAGGATCATACGGAGTACCTCCATGCCCAGAAAGAATAAGAACATTTTTCATTTTATTGCCCCCTACTAGAAAAACATTTATGTCATTTATTGAGTATAAGAATAATCTGGGCAAATCCATCCGTCTATTTCAACTTCAGGGTCGTCATTAAATACATGAACCCAAGTATGACCATTTGAATCTACTGTAGACTCTTTTTGTGTAACAGTTGCAATATTAACAATAGAATATAATTTTTGAGTATTTTCTCCAGGTCCAGAATAAACAATAGTATTAACAGGAAGATTAAAAGTAGCATTAGTATATAAATGCTTTAAATATAATGCATCTATAGCCTTTCTAGTTTCTGTTCCTAATTCTCCATATTCTGAGCTTAAATCTTTGTAGTATTTTGTCTTATATTCATTTTGAAATCTCATTAGTAAATTTTTGAGATTGTACTCAGCTTCATTATTGGGAGTATATCCAATAGTATGTAACTTATTTCTATATGTATTTTCAAGATCTGTAAGAGATTGCGTATTATCTGATTTAGATTGAGCATTTGGTTTGGAGTTATTAACCCAATCGATGTTATCTTTTAATGCTTGTTGAGTTTCATTATATTGTTCATTTGATTCCGTTTGAGATGATTTAAATATATCTGAATTTCCAAATACGGTTTGTTGTTCTGGATTTTTAATTGGCATTTTAAAAGCACCAGTTACAACCCTATTACCAACAGCAACATCATCCCATGTACGAGAAGCATATCCATAAATAGGCTTAAGTTGCTCTTGTACTGAATAATTAATATACCCTATTTCTGTTTGCTCTTCATCATTAAAATATATCTTTGTATCTGTACTTGAATAATATTCCTCTATGAAGAAATTCGGTTGTCGTGGTTCTTCAGGTGGGATATATTTATATGTCATAGAAGCTTCAGACATATATACACCTTCTTATCTATAGTTAAAAGTATATTTATATACTTGTTTAAAATCAATGGGCCAAATAATTATTTCTGCCTTAGATGCTTTATAATCTTTATTGCCATTATATGACGAACAATTTATTAAATCATAATAAAATGTGTCATGTTCTTTTCCTTTATCGTCTGGATCAATCCATCTTAATGGATTAAACTCTAAAATATCAGAAACGCTTTTGTTAATAACATTACTTTTATATCTTTTATCTTTTGTTTTACTATCATAATACTCTATTATGATAGTAAATTTTATTGTTTTAAGATTATTTTTCTGATTTTCAAATATAATATTATACGGCTCCAATATTAAAGCTGCTGGCTCATTTTGTATGCCCATACTATTTGAAAAATCATTGTATGATAAAGCATATTCTCCAGGTAACATATTGAATGAAATCTTTAAATCTTCTTTTATATTTTTGTCTTTATTAGATGTAGCATTTCCTATAAATTCCCACGTATTCCTATCGACAAGACCTACTGCATCTATTTCTAATGCGTGTTCTTTTTTAAATTTATTTACATATTCTAATGTATCTTCTCCATATATCCCATCAACATTTATAGTATGTTCAGGGTATATATTGTTTAAAGCATTTTGTAATATGGTAACGTAGACATTTCTATCCCCTAATCTTACGTCAGGAAAAGAATATTGAGTTTTCATTTCTGAACCACTAAATATATCTGGAACTCTTACATATCCACCATTAACTTCATAATATTCATTTCCATCTTTATCTTTTAAAGTTTTTAAATCAGAATTAATATATGTACCATATTTAAGTACTTTTATTATTGGAGAAGATAGATTAGGATCTCTATATACTTTAGCCCCATTTCTATTTAATACAACTGACTTTTTATCTTTTCTATCTTTCATTAAAGACATATATGTTCTATAATCAACATTACCAGTTGGATATAAGTTATGATCCTTTTGGTATGTCCTAACTGCATTAGACATTGCATCTGTATAAAATCCATCGAACGAATCATAATACCTTGAATCTTTTAATGCTTGTTGTAAGTCTAAAATATCAGAACCAGACATAGCTCTATTCAATGAAGAATCATAATAATATTCCCTTGATGGCATTAATCTATTTAATGGAGTATTATAAAGTTTTCCTGCATAATTATAATCTCTGTATTCGCTATTAACTCCATCTTCTGGAGAACTACCCCCATTCCATGGCCATGGAACACCATTGTTAAAATCTTTATTTGTGTTAATAGGTGTTTTATTTACTTTATCTTTTATGGCGTTTTCTTTATTTAATATATCATTCCATGATACATTAGAATCTACAACATAAAACCTTTGTGAGATAGATTCTTTTTGAGTAGCAGAACCAGAATTCCCATTTGAACTAAATATATTAATAGCTTGAAATGTCTCAATGTCTCGCGCCACAAAACTAAATGTATTTTCTGTAAACAAATCTTGTACTGAAATAGTTTGAGCTTCATCTGTAAAATCAATACCAAACATGTACATAACAACAGCGCTACCATATTCGTTAGCAGATACAATCATTATATCGAATAATGGCAATTCATCTGCTTTCAGGTCTTTCATATTTGCTAAATATGAAACTTCTGCTTGAACATCTCTAAGCCAATGTTGATTTATCAATGTAAATATTATAGTACCAGCGAATATACGAGAACCTCTAGTAACACCATTTATATTTGTTCTGCCTATATTTATTACAGGCTTTTTGTTTCTATACATAGAATAACTAATAGTAGTTACTGAGCCTAATGTAATAGGTGTGCATCCTGGAAGCATCATAAAGGCAATAGTGTCAGTACCAGAATATGATTGATAAAATTTAGATAGTATATTAGCCAATATAGTCACTTCCTTTACATCTATATTTGATTATATCATATAATGAAACAAGAGCCAAGGTTTTTTGCAACCTTGGCTCTTTAAATATTTTACAATTAGGTATTATTAGTGGTGCTAGCATCATAATCTGTTGGCATAACACCGCGAATATTGCCAGCTTTGTCACGAGTATACACTCCACGAACCAGTGGACTCATACGACGCGCAATCCATGTTACTTGACGCGCCATAACTACTGTGTCAATAGACGCACCAGAACTTTCATTTAATATATCTACGTCATAAATCTTCTGGAAAGCTGTATGGCCATATTCAGAAGCAAACGTAAGAGTAATATCAAATGGCGGGAGCGTATCAGCATATACGATATTTTCGCCACGAATTGGAGCAAAACCAGCGGGAACATAAATTTCATCACCAGTATTAGCATCCCATTCAGAGACTAATCCATCACTAGCATAGCTAAGAGGACTATTATTAGACCCTTTAGCTGTTTGAGCACTAATTGCATTAGTAAACTCACCTGCGCCAGTAGAACCAAATGAAAATCCATAACCATCACGATCATTATTGCTAATGTCGGCAAGAGAATCGTGAGCCTCTCCAGTATTGTTGCTCTTATAAGTGCCATTTTGTACAGCACTTACTGTCTCATTCCATTTGATAATATCAAGTGCATTCCTGAAATCTTCGTTAAGCGCAAGCTTATTATTAGCAGCCGCAGTAAACATAGCAGATGGGGCTATTTCATTCCATACACGCTGTAAAGTAGCTACTAAAGAATCGTGGTCAAACACTGCAAATACCATAGAACCAGCGAGTCCGCGCTTGCCACGAGAGAAAGAACGAGCATCAGGAGAACCACAGGTGAATACTGGAGCTTTATCCCTTTGGATAGCCCACGAAATTTGCTGAAGCTCACCGATTACTTGGTTAGCAAAGGTGGCAACCAAGTCAGCGCCGGAAAAGCTTGTTAAAGTTTGAATGGTTGGGCTTGCCATTATTAATTCCTCCTTATCAACCTATCCCCCAGAGCAGACTATGCTGCTCTGGAGTTTAGTTCGTTATTTTTAATTACGCCGCAGAACGAAGAGATACAACAGTTGTAATCTTCCTTAATTCCGTTGGGCATACCAGAGTAAGAGCAATTGTACATTCACCAATGAGAACTTGTTCAATGGTTGCATTAACTTCAAACTCGTAGTAATTGATTTCGCCTTGTTCCATTAAATGGCTAAGCCGCTTAGAAATTAAGGCAGACATTGCGTTACGCTGTTCAACAGTATTTGGTTCACCAATGAATGGATCACATACTTCACGCACTTGGTCAACAACGTCTGTAACAACCGCTACAGTAGTCATGCGAGCATAGTCACAATTTGGAGCACCACCAGTCATTGCATCTACGCAGTATGGCGTAGTAGAAGCAGAAGCAGTACCTTCGTTCTTTAAGCGGAAACATACCATACGCTGACCAATAAGCTCATCCATTTGCTTATTAGAGAACTTATATTTCATGCCACGAACAGCAGGAAGAGCCTTGTTCATTGGAGAAGACTGAGGCTTCAGAGAGGCACAGAGAGCAGCATACGCAAGAGCTGGGGAACCATAATAAGTACCTAAAACATCAGAACTCATTATTGGATCTGGACCAACTACAACAGAAGTATACCAGCCAATATCCATACTGTTGCCATCACTATCAGTAATTACATTACCTTCTTGATCGGTCATATAATTCAAGTTTGGCATGGATTTAAGATGGTCAACATACTTACTAATGCCCTCAAGAGTAGTATTACGATTTGGCTTAACATCGATAAACCCATGGGTCATCTTAGTGCGATATGTTAATACTGCACACAAGAGAGCAAGTTCGTGATGGAAATCACTATGATATTTCTGAGCCAAAGTACAAGTAGAATCTGCATAAATACCAGCAACATAGATATAATCTACATTATAGTTTTCGAGAATCTGGTATGCACCACGTTCTTCAAGAACTCCATCATCATTACGCTTGCCAGAAAGAGCCTGGTACATCAGGTTAAGGTTCGTAATGTTTACGCCATCATCTCCGCCTTCATTAAGTACATACTCACCATTAGGAAGAGCATCAAGCATAATGTTTTCCTGAAGCTCATCAGCAAGTACAATCTCGAATACATTGTTGAGTGTGTAATCGGCAAGAGCTTTCTGGAGATTACCTAATGTTGGACAATCTTTAGAAGTAAAGAAGAATGGTTTATCAGCATCTCCAACCTTCTTTGCTTCTGGCTTATGGAAAGTAACTACTTTGCATTCTTCGCCGCCGATAGTGGTGTCAGCAATAACAAATTTGCCAGTATTATATACAGAACCACCATTAATAGATTGAACTGTAAAAGTACTTTCACCAGAGATTGGAGCACCATTATAAGTATATTGAACGCTATACTTACAATTTGGACTAACTGTATTCTTAAAGACAATAGCGCCAGTTACGATACCATCATGTTCCGTATATTGAATATCATATTCGCTTGGATCTACAGTAACAGGATCTGTTGGAGAAGTAGCTCCCTGTATTCCCACATTCATAACGGTTACGCTAGTAACATCATCTTCAGATGGGCAAACAAGTTCAAAAGAAATTTGTTCTTTACTATCTACTGGATCAGTAGAAGAAATAACTTCTTCCATTTTCACTTCAACATATGGATAATATTCAACAATAACCCTTACGCCGGGAGTAGCGGTAACTTTAGTGCTAGTATCTTTAAACTTAATAGTCATAGTGCTCTCGTCTAAATCATAATCGACACCTTTTTCAAGAAGCACATTGCACGAACCAGCCACTTCATTATAGCTATTATCGTAAGTCATCATTGTTACTATAATATCTTGATCTTGCTTAGTTACAGGGAGAATGCCAGTCTCATCTAAGGCATTATTGCCTGTATCATAAGTAGTAGTATACAACCCAACTTTTGCAGTTGAATCTGTAGTAGTAGGCATAACAAGATTAATGTCTACAAATCCAGCGGGGTCGGATACTTCTACACCAAGACAGTTATTAGCATCCTTAACTTTAGTGTCTACTTCCGTACCATCTACTGTTACTTTTGTAACATAGTTTTGAATTGATGTAGCAGGATCGGACGCAGTATAACTAGACCCAGTGGACTTATTTACACGATCATAATACATTTGATCTTGAATAGGACTCTTCCATGCAGTATTATCTGTGAAATTATTGATTTCACCGTCTTTATCGTAAATCTTTTTATAAGAATATACGATTTTAACGTCGGAATGCATAGGAATTTGGCCTTCATTAATCTTAATAGGACTGTTATATTCGCCAAAGAAAACATTGTTGATTATGTCCCCAGTATTTGCATTATAAAATTTTGGGTCACTAGCGAAGGGACGTCCTATTGGATAAATAGGAATAAGTGCATTGCCCTTAGTTACGCCAGATACTGGAGAGGACGTTAATTGCTCATATTCAACAGTTTCACCAGTTTGCATAGTAACAGTCGTATATGCACGAGAACCTGTAACACGCATGCAGCGAACATCTCTAAATCCATGTCTAAAGGCTTGTTTCGCAGCTTTAGTAATAGTACCAGCACTTGGATAACCATTGTCATCTACTTCGGAGCCAAAAATTTTGCTTACATTTTCTTCAGTGACATTGACAGGTTCTTTAACTGGACCATCAAATGCAGTGCCAAGGATCAATAAGCTTTTATTGTATCCAGCATCTGTATTAGCATCACTATGCAGCCTGCCATCGCGAAATTCTACGAGATGTCCTGGCAGATTAGGATACATATTAGTAATAGCCATTTGAATTTCCTCCTTTTAGCTTTTGTTAAAAGTTATACCATTATCTCCAGCAAAGAATTCTAAGTCTATTAACTCAGATCTGTTTTGCTCGATTAACGTTTTAACCTTTTGAGTATTGAGTTGATTTACGCCAATCTCAGTATTAATCCTATTGATTACACTTTGTCGAATAGGCGTAATCGCTTCGAACCTTATATAATAATATATACAATGCATAAAAGCCGATTCGTCGTAATTTAAGGAACATTTTGGGTGAGTTTCTGACTCAAACCACAATTCACTAATTCCATGTTTCTTTAAATATCCAGTATATACAGTAAGTAAGTTTTCAAAACGTTTCATTAAATCTCTAGACTCTTTTGAGTTTCTACCATATATATTAAATTCAACATTAGATGCAAACCATTGGCGATAAATCAAAAAAGCATCTCCAGTAGGATTTCCATTATCATCTAGTTCTTCAATAATATCAGTAAGCTTAGGCTTGTATCCACCAAGAGCCTCGTCTACTTCTCGAAGATTAGTTTCTATAGTAATTTGGGGAAGAATTACAACAGAACTATTTTCTCCTTTTTTAAGATCCATAGAAAATTCTCCCCAACCCTCTCCCCACGCTGCATTACATAATTTTTTAAGTATATCAGCTAATTGTTCAATGCTAGATATATTACCATCAGCCATTTGACGCAGTTTTGCTACATTATATTCTATACCAAGAGAAGATGATGTATCATGAAAACGTTTATCTGTTACAGAGCTATATATTGCATGATTTAATTTAGATTTGTCAATAGTAACTTTTTCTTCTTTCTCTTCAGGTTTTATACCAAAATATGCATTGTATATTTCATCATTCATTATAGTCACCTTCAGTTCTTGTAACATCGACAACTGAACAAACAGTAACGGCTTTAACCATGTAGTTTGTCATTAAAGACAAATATACTGTTATATGTCCTTCTATATAATTGTGTTCCAATTTAATTTTATATGCAGTAATTATCTCTCGCGCACGTAAAACTTTAAGTAGATTATCTAAATCTTTTTCAAGTATATTTTTGTTAATGATACGAATCATATCATGTCCGATATAATATTGGAATAATTGATTCATCATTGATATACAAATTTGAATCATGCGCACATTACAGTATAATCTAAAATTTTCATTATTACATGGAGTAATTCCATCGTATACAACTGGAGTATTATATAACGGACTATGGCGGAATACAACTATGCCTGAATCAGCCATATTACTTAAAATATCTTCTGAAAACTCATGATATATTGAAAGAGTTTTAGATATAGGAATATTTGTTGTGCCTTCAAGATATAATGTATTTGCACATAATGCGGCATAAGCTAAATATCCATTATCTATTATAGTACCTTTATTATACATTAAGTCTCCGCCAACTACAGACACCATAAAAGAATAAGCAGCATTATTGCAAACAGATAAATTATACTTTATGCATGCTTGATACATTTTTGCTAAGTCATCAGCCTCTGATAAATGTCTACACCAGTATTGATAATTAGAGTTAAATCCTAAAATTCCATTTGTAACCATGCCAAAGTTTAATTGTATAATACAAAAATCAATTAGCTGATTCATGAAGGAACGTTTACGTCCAAAATTATCTTCTGTAAGATAATCTCTATCATGATGATAATATGTTTTATTATATTGGAAACTGTCTTCTCCCATATCTGGGTACATGTCGTCTAAAAATGCATCAACAGGAACTATAATATCTATAGAATGAGATTCTAGTATATTATAAGCAGAAGATAAGCATGAATATAATTCATTCTTACTATAATTAAGACCGCTATTTCCTCCTTCTAAATATACCATAGAAGGGTTAACGCCATAAAAAGCATATTGGGTTGGTGTTTCAGAAGCAACATTGTGATATGCATATATAAAACTTTTACGATTTTTTGTATCTTTATTTATAGCTTCTACTAATAAATCCATGTATGGATAATCAGCATATTTGTATATAATATCATTGATATTTAAATCTTCAGGGAATCTAAACATTAAGCTATCTTCATTGACAACTATTTTAATATCATTAAATATTTCATTTGCTTGAGATGATGTAAGGACTAATCCATCAAAAGTAACTTCTCCAAATAAATTATTTACACTTAGGGTGCATTTAGCATGTTCTCCAGTTACCTTTACAACATATACCTGATTAGCTTTACTGGTATATTTAATAGCATGAAAAGCACTAACAAGAGTTCCTTTCGTACCAAATTTACTATGAAAACCAACAGTAGACTTTATAAGTATTGGTTCATTTACAGGGCCATACTCAGCAGAACCAAGCAAATAAATACGCTTGCCATGAGTATTGTCAGAAACAACAGTTTTTAACCACTGTTCTCTTTCTTTTATCATCTTGTCAATAACTGTGCTGGCCATATATATTTGCCACCTTTCAGTAACTCATTCAAGCCCTTATTGTTTAAATTCTTCAAAGCTTGTGAGTAAGATGCCATTAAGTCTGTCTTATCGTTTATTACACATCCATTTAATTCATTGCGTCCATTATCTCCACGCATTTCCCATACATTGATTATTTCTAATACTTTTAATACGTCAACAGGATTGCCTTTTTTATCCCATGTTACTTTAAGAATTATATCTCGTTCCTTGGGATTATATTGTTGACGTATGTAATATATTTCATTTTTCTGATCTGTTGCACCTAAAGCTGTTTGTATTATGGAGCTTGTATCTGAATATGCACTGTTAGAGCTTTCTATCGCTTTTATTTTTTGAATGCTAGCAAAATAGCCAGTACCATGACAAATAGGACAATTGGGGTCGCCCGTTTTATGTAAATCATTGAAGCAACGACATCTCACAAATTTGCAGTTATGGATAAACAATATATCTATTCCAAATTCATTTGTAAGCAATTCAGATTGAAATCGCATATCAATGTCTACATTGCGCAATTCAGCGGATTGATTCGTGAATTTGTACATTAGAAGTTCGTGGTTCTAGCCCAATCATCATATTTGTAATTATCAATAGCTTTGACCCCATAAGCTACGATATTTACGCCACGAATTTTATCATCGGCTTCTTTCCATTTATCTTTCAAGTCATCAAGAAGATTATCAAGATATGGGAGCTTTACATCTTTTTTAATACGAATATCGCCTATTTCTTTTTCTTGAGAACCATAACGAAGAGATATGCCATAGTAACGATTCATTATCAAATTAATCTCTGTTTGATATCGAACCCAGTCTCTTGCAGCGTTGCTTGAGAAAGTATAGTTGCCATCTTGATCTATTTCATAAGTAACGTTTTCTACAGGGTCTTCTTGATTGGCTAATTCATCTATTAATTCTATCACACCCATACTGTTTCTGTATAGCATAGAATTAATATATTCATCTGTAAATCCCTCAATAAATTCGCCAATATCCTCCCATACTTTTTTAGCGCTAGATAGGAGAGGATTTAATTGACTTACAAATGTCCACTTAAATAACTCTTTTCCGATGCATATACATGCTTCATACTTATTGTTTGGCTTTAACCTTTTAACAGTACCATATTTTTTATATAGGGCGTTCGGTTTATCCGCACGCCCTGTAGATAACACTTCTAAATTAAGCCTTTTAGAAGCAACATTAGATACTATAGAAACTATATCTCCAGCCAATAATGGTGAATTAAATGCTATACGTCCTGTATCACGAGAAGTAATATAGTCTTTATCTTCACCAAATGTTTGGAGTTTCCCATTTAAAAAAACAGAGATAGATTCATTAATAAAAGGTTTTTCAACAGAAAATATCTGTTGACCATGAGAAGCAGTATATGTTTCATTAATCATATATTTTCTCATGTATTATATCCTCTTAATCTATAGTTTTGGTATACTCAAGAATAACTACTGTTGGCGCATTAACAAAATCAGAGAAAAAGTATATAGAATGAGAATGCATGTTTACATAAGAAGCAACGTATACTAAATTATTATTAATATCATCAGTTGATGTTGAGTTTATAGGAAGATACATGTTAATGTTAGCTGCATCATCTTTTACATTAACAAACCCATAAAGATTTATGACGTTTTTGATATTCAAACTGGATATATCAATAAATGGCGACAATCCATTTGGCGTAACCGCTGGAGTGGTAGTTTCAAAGACTTTTCTATAGATTGGTTTCCCATCTATCCAAGTACCAATTTTAATCTCTTCTGTAGAATATGTTTCTCCATTAGAACTTATGTCAGAATTACCACCAGACTCTTCAGAACCAGCACTACCTGTGCCATCATCTACTTCAGAAGTAACGACATCTTTTAAAGCTTTAGTTATAGCAGTGTCTACAGCAGGAAGGACGCTGTTTTGCACATAAGATATCATTTTATTTTCTGTAATTATTTTGTCAGTAGGAGTATCTTCATTGATAGTATCTACTTTATTAAGATGTAAACCAGTTGCATCAACAATAAGTCCATCTTCTCCATCTGCTATTTTAAGATTTGCAGTTACATTATTGTTTGCGTCTGTAGTAAATGTGATTGAATTTGTATTACCAAACGTATGTACAGTAGAAAGATAATTTTTAAGAGATACAAAATAATATTGTTCATTCCCATCGGCATTATCATTATCTGCTGTAAACAATAGACCAACGTCGCCAGTTTGTGTACCATCAGGAACACTAATTGCTGTATTAGTTAAATCGGCATCGGTAATAGTATGAGATTTAACAGCCCTAAAGAATTTGTCAGTAAGTACGCCAGAAGCACTAATTTTAGCCGTAACGTAATCAACAAGAGCTTTTGTACTAGGAGCTTCTGTAGTAGTTCCTGTCGCATTAGAAGCAATAGACTCAACTAAAGTAATGTTAGAGCCTGAATCAGTAGCATCAAAGAGTTTAGTTTCACCAAGATGTCCTTTGCCATTATTGAGAAGATAAAATGTTAATGCATCTTTAGTTGTTACAGCAGCATATTGCGCATCAGGATCAGGACTAGTAAAAAGCTTGAACTTAAATCTTTGATTTGCCATTATTACCACTTCCATATTTTAATTTATTGCATCAGCGCCCCACGGACTTCCAGTTGCAGAGCCATTGTAATAAATATGTTTTACATGACTAAATGCAGATTGTTCTATTGTTGAAACAGTATTTGGAATTGTTATACTTGTAAATCCTGTGCAATGATAAAATGCGCCATATGTTGCGTTATGACCTCCGCCAATACTTGTAATGTTGTCAGGTATTATTAAATCGCCTGTAAGACCACTACATTCGCCAAATGTCCCTTTCTGTATACATGACATGTTTTTTGATATTTTTAAACTACCATTAAATCCAGTGCATCCATCAAATGCATATTCTCCTACTGATGTCACGGTGTCTGGAATAGTTAAATCAGCAATCAAACTAGTACAATTTCTAAATGCCTCATTGTCAATAACAGTAATATGATTAGGAATTGTTAAGAATGGTCCTAATTTTGAACATCCATTAAATGTAGAATTAGGAATAGTTGTTATTGATTTAGGGATATTTGGCATTGATTCTAGTCTAGTACAACCTAAGAATACACCGATCCCCATATGTGTAACACTGTCAGGTATAACAATATCTTTAATGCCAGTTTTTCTAAAAGCAAAATCTTCTATACTAGTTATTTTATCATGTAATATTATCTTTGTAATGCCAGAACAATACATAAAAGCTGAATCTGTTATAGTAGTTATGCTTTCTGGGATAGTTAATGTGCCAGTAAAGCTACCATTAGAAAAGGATTGTTTACCTATATAAGTTACTTTGTCTGGTATAATTAAAGGACCAGTAAGGTTAAGACCATCAAGAGCCTTATCCCCAATATATGTTACACCTTTAGGGATATGTAATTCGCCACTAAAGGAACGACAATTAGCAAATACATTATTATTTAACCTAGTTATGTTCTCTGGAATTGTTAAAGAACCTGTAAATCCAGTGCATAATCCAAATGCATTTTCGCCTATTTCTGTAACGCTATTCGGTATAATTAAATTACCCGTAAAGCCACTACAAAAATAAAATGCATTGCTTCCGATACTCGTTACGCTATCTGGAATAACCAAATCTCCGGTGAGAGTTCTACATTTATAAAATGCATAATCTCCAATATGAGTAATAGTATTCGGGAATGTTACACCAGTAATATCTGTGCAACCATAAAAAGCACCAGTACATGATGTCATTTTGGTAGAAGAATTAGGGTCTTCGTATTTAGCTATACCATCTGCTATTGCAAATACTTTATAGCGTTCTCCGTCAGAACCAGTGAAATAATCTGGAATATTTAAGACTCCATTTTCATCTTTAAATCTTAATATTTCGTCTCTATTTTCTTGTGTAATAATAAAATCGTTAGATGGTAATTCAGGTTCTTCTTCGGCTTCAACAACGGAAGGCCATGACGAATTGTTAATGATTCTATTATAAATAACATCAGAAAAATTGGACATTTATACCCCTTCTTTATATGTCAATATATATTGAATGTCATTATTGATGGTATTTCTCAATTTTATCTAAATTACTTTTAATATCTTCTTCATGCTCTGTAATTTTATCTTCAACACGAAGAAGTCTTTTTTCTTGATCTTGAGTAGCTGCTTCAAGTTTGCTAAGCATGTTATCATGTTGTTCAAGCAATGTTTTAGCTTTTATCATACGCTCTTCATGATCTCCAATACGATCTTTTGCTGCATTAACATCTTTCCAAATACGATCATGAGAGCTTTTATTGTCTTCTCTATCTTTATTAATATTATCGTATAAGTTAGAAACAGTATCGTTAAGTTTTATGATACTGGAATTAAGCTTAAGTATTGGTGTACCTACAGTAATAAAAAATCCAACAAGAGCAATAATGCCTACTACAATTTCCCACGTCATAATTAAAACTCCTTTGCAACTGACGTATAATATATAATATACTTTGTAAAAGAGTGTTTATGTTATAAAATCAAAATGTCAGATTAGTTAATTTATTGATAATGCTCCCCAGTTATTGTCACTTGTAGCTGAACCATGATAAACTATATGAGAAACATTTTTAAATGCATCTTTTCCTATCTCTATTACACTATCTGGTATAATTAAATCCGTAAGAGATGTACAATCACCGAAAGCATAGGGATATATTTTAGTGCAGCTATTAGGAATTGTAATCTTCGTAAGAGAACCACAGCGACGAAATGCATTAGGACCTATATAAACTACATTTTTAGGAATATTAATGCTGGCCAAAGATGTACAACCGCTAAACGTTTCCTTTCCTATTATAGTAACATTGTCAGGGATAGTTACATTGGTAAGAGATGAACATGAGCAAAATGTACCAATACCAGTATTTGTTATATTTTGTGGCAATGTTACGCTTAAAAGATTGCTACAGCCCATAAATATATATGGAGATAAATTTAATATATTGTTAGGTAGAGTTACATTTATAAGATTCTTAGAAAATGAAAATGCATAAGCAGCAATAAATGAAATAATATTTGGCAATATTATTTCATTTATATTATTTAAATCGTTTATTAACGATATCATATTACCATTTATATCTTCATAGCCATATTCTATTCCTACTATTTTATATTTAACCCCATTCGTTCCAGTAAAAGTAGCAGGAATATTTAAGATTCCATTTTCATCTTTAAATCTTAATATTTCATCTCTATTGTCTCTTGTAATAATAAAAGGAGTGCCAGTTACAATATCTAAATCCTCACCATTAAGTTCTGCAATAACTTGGTCTACCATTTGTTGAATTTGCTCGTCAGTTAATATATCTTGTTCATTAATAATATTACCATTAAACGTTAAATCTCCTGTATCATTTACGGAAAGACCATTAAGTGTAGGAAGATTATCATGAGAATGCAAGAATTGTTTTAAATATTGAACCAACTTTTTATCGTTCAATATTAAAGCATATTTAAGATTATTTAAAGTCACAATATCACTTCCTTATTTATGGTACAGGAATTAAAATATTTTCTTTTACGCCTGGCTTACATGAAACAGATGCTCCAATGCTCCAATTTATGCGAGATGCTACGTCGCATATATCGATAGACATACCGCCGCAACGAGAATTACCATTTGCAAATCCACCATGTAATTCTGGCATAATACCATTAGCAAACCAACATCCATCACAGTCATAAGTATTTTCTGCGCCAGAAACTTTAGTTACAAATCTACCATATTCATTATTAAATGTTTCGCTAATATATCCATTGGATGTTCCGCTAATTGTTGAATTAGGTATTTCAATATATCCAGTGCCATCTATATTGTATCCTGTTCCAGTAGAACCATCTTGAGTCCCATAAGTCATTTTTACTTTCATTTTATTATTTACATAAATAGAGCCTACTATCCGACCCCATCTATTGCCCCAGAAGTGTTCTATACCAAATACTTTAACGCCAAAATTATTAGCATTATCTCCATAGAACAATCCTTGAGAGTTCATCATGCCTGTTTGTTTAACATTAGATTGACTTCCGGTAGTGTTGCCTGTACCAAATGTAATTTGTGTATTGCTAGATTTACCTATTAATACGCATAAATCATTTAACATTTGAATATCTGTTCTTGTTTCTATGTTCCACATATGTTTATTTTCTGGATTATTTAATTCGGCAGCAGTTATTTCTTGAATCATTGTAGTACTACATTTTGGGATAACTCCAGAAATACTTCTAAGCTTACCAGAAGTATCTATAAAACCATTATAGATAGGAACATAAGTATATTTCATTATGTTTCCATCTTCATCTGTATGGGCATAAGCTTTATATGAATTATCAACTTGTTTATCGCTTACATATACATATTCATATCCGTCAATAGTTTCGCGTTTAAACCATATTGTTGGAATGCCTACCATTGCGTTCCCTGGAAAATCTATATTGTCAATATCAGACGCAGTACCATCTTTTTTCTTTGTATAATCATCCGGATCTAATTCATAAGCTACAGTACCATCGAAATTTAGCATGACAGGCTTAATTTTCATAAAGAAAGCGTCTTTCCAACTACCATACTCAAAAGAATTTGTTTCATAATTCATATAAGCGGGAATAAATCCAGTACAATCATTTATATATTCTATACGTTTATCTGGATCTGATTCACCAATAGTTTTCTTATAGCCATATATTATTGGTTCAGGCTCTACAGGTGTTGGATCTGGATTTGTAGGATCGGGACTTTCTTTATCAAGTTCTGCCATGACTTGGTCTACCATTTGCTTAATTTCTTCATTGGTAATATTATTTTCTTCACTAACAAGATTACCATTGAATAAAAGTTTACTGGCATCATTGGCACTAAGCCCATTAAGAGTATCAAGATTTTCATGTGTATGTAAAAAAGACTTAAGTCTATCAAGTAATTTCATGTTGTTAAGAATAAGAGCATATTTTAAATTATTCAAAGTCATAGGTCTTTCTCCTAACTATTCTTTATCCAACTGTATTTACTATTACCTTCTATATTAGCCCAAACTCCATCAATCATAATTTCAATATCTGCATTGTTAAGTTCTAATTGTATTTCCTTGCCATTAAAAGTTAGCTTTGGAGAAGTATAATTAAATTTAGATAAAACATTGTATTGTGTCTGCGTAAGAAAATATGTACCATCTACAAATAATTCTCCATCTGATGTAAGATTTAAAGCATTAACAGGACTATTTTTCAAAGGAGCCATTATGGGTTTTTTATTATATTGTAAAACTCCATTTTTATCAGTAAGTAAATTTAATAAATCTGGATCATTAATAGGGAATACAGGGTTCCCTCTAAAGCAAAGTTTATTATTAATTTCAGTAAAAAGATTAAGTAAATCAGGGTCGTTAATTGGAGAAACAGGTTTATCTTTATAATAGAGTTTATCGTTTGTATCAGTAAGAAGTTGTAATAATTCAAAATTATTATGATGATGAATAAGAACTAAACTACCAGTACTATTTTGTTGCTGATCCGCCATTCTCATCATCTCCCTTCTTAATTCCAGTTATTTTATAAATGCAAACATTATGATAATAATCTACAGTAAGTTTGTCTTTTACAATATGAATTTGAGAATTAGAAGTCATTGTTCCATAGCCATATTGCAAAATATAAAGCATGCCCATAGAATAAGCTTCATTAAGAGTATCTGGATCTATAACTGCCGTTTGAATACAGCCAGGCGTTCCTTTGTCTTGTTTATCTGGCTTATAATAATATTCTACAAGGATTAAGTTATAATTGTCAATGCTATCTTTTAAGCTATACTTACCAGATTGTGAAATTTCTTCATTGTAAAGATTAACTTTCGCTAAACTAGCACCCTTTTCTATAGACTCAATTTCTTTACCATAATCTTTGGCATATAATTTACCATCTTTAACTACAATAGCATTAAAAGGATCTGTAGACACCAATGCATTATTAAATATATTTTGACCATTATAGCATAAAGCACCAGACGCATCTTCTGATAATTTATCTAATACGCTTTGATTGTTGTGCGCAATCATAGTTAATGCTTGTGCAAATTGATCAGTGGTAATATAATGACTTAGTTCTTGTTTTGTTATTCCAATATTATGATATGCATTATTATAATAAATGTAAGCTGTATATGTGCATCCCAATAAATTACTAGGATCATCAGCAAGCAAATAAAGCATCTTTTCATCTTGATTAGATTCAGGAAGCGAAGTAACAAAGCAAAAATTGCGTACAGGAAGTTTGTCTATTTCTTGATTTGTATAATCATTAGCAGACCGAAGCATTCCGTCCCAATTATCTTTGTCTATTTTAGTAACATGAATATCATGATCATTAATATGAGAAGAAGCATCTGTATTTTTGTTATATAAACCATCTGCTTCTAAAATTAATGCGTTATTAGCTTTTTTAGAAAGTTTAAAAGCTGGAGCGTACAATCCATCGTCTTTTTGTATAATGGCATTATCTGCATCTTTGGAAATATAGGTTACTAATTGTTTGCCGTTATAAATAAGTTCATCATTTGCATCTATGCTTATATGGGAAAGTACATCAAGAATATTCTGTGTAACATGCATAGATGCATTATCTACGTGCATTCTTAAATCATTTGCGTAATCTTTCACATAAAGACCATCATCACTTGCTCTATGTAAGGCGTTATCTGAATCTTGAGAAAGCTTTAAAACAGACTGAAGTATATATATTAAATCTTCTTTCGTAAGAGCTTTACTCATGCTTGCGCCTCCTTACATAATATTTGCTATAATCTCATCTAGTTCTTCTTTTGTATACGGTTCAAGCGTTTCTTGTGGCGATTGTGTTGATATTCCAGTTGTTAGGCCCACTTTTAATTTAACTTCAATAATGCCACTAGAAATTTGTGTAGCAATTTCTCTAAACGTATTAATTGGTTGAATACTCATCAATTTCCCGGGAATCACTTCCGAAAGATATAATATAGAGCCATTTGGGAACTTATACTGAGGAGCATTTACAATACCTTTAACTACTAATATAAAATTATTGCTATCAACATATTCAGAAACAACTCCACAAACTTCACTTTGCATTGTGTTTACAGCAAGTGCTCTAATAAATTTTTTAGACTGCAAATCATATGCAAGTACATCACCAGGAATGAAAAAATGATCGTTTTGAGTAATTTGTACAACAGTATTTTCTCTTAACATTGTACCAAGATAAGTTAAATCGATCAAGTGTTCATTTTCTGGATCTTTAAAAATGACTGAATTATTTTTCATATTATATACCTATAATTGTGTCTATAACTTCTTGTAATTCAGAAGTATCATAATGTTCAAAGTTTTCTGGTAGTTCTTGCACATTTCCATATGGAGCCAATGGAGCACCAAATACGCCATCTAAAATATTAATAATTATACTTCGATCTGTGTAAATGGCAATTGGAATATAAGAAGTATTCTCTATATCTTTGTAATGAACCATTTTGCCAGCTTGTTTATCTGAAAGATACAATATCGTTGTATCTGTAAAAGGCGAACTAGGATATTCGAGCCGTCCTTCTGTCATTAGCGTAAAGATATTTTCGTTTCTTACGGAAGAAACTACACCTATTATATCTCTTGTGTTTTTAGTCGCTAATGGTTTAAAATATCCATCTTTAGAATTATATGCAACGACATCATTAATTTGAAACCCATGGTTTTCTTGCCTTACTTCATTACAAGATATAATTGTGTTTTCCTTAAGTTTTTCAATATAATCAACATTAAGCACTTCTTCTGGAAATATATTTGCATATATATTTGAGTTTAATCTATCTTTCCTAGATATCTTAGGGCGAGGGGTTTCAATATATGTAATTTTCGCATATCCATTTCCAGCATGGCCAGTTTCTATTGCGCCAGATATAGATGGCATAGAAGCGTCCCCAGCAATAGTATTACCTTGTTCAATAAAATAAGCAATATAAGAAGAACCACCAGCAGCGCTATCATTGTATCTTCCTGCGCCACCGCCATACCATCCTCCACCGCCTCCACATCCTTCGTCAGGTAAGTAATCACTACCACCTTGCCCGAATATACCCTTAGAAGCAGCGTTTGTACTTAAAGAGTTGCCACCAGAAGTTTGAGTGCCGCCATAAGCTGTTTTATTTGTTGCATCTTTTCCTACAAGCCCACCACCAACTCCACCAAGATTATATCCAGCTCCACCGCCACCGCCTGCAACTAAACAAACCTGATTTTTATAATTAGATAATGACGAAAGAACTCCATTACGAAAAGCACAATGAGTTGCGCCACCGCCTTCTCCATATTTGTTCGAATATCCAGCATTAACTTTTCCTCCGCCATTAAATGTTACTATAGATGTAGTATTGTGAGCTGTAATACCTCTTCCTTGTTGCCCTACTGCTATATATAAAGTTGTCACAGATGAAATATCTAATATACCTTCTGTATATCCGCCTTTAGCTCCTGCATGCCATTGAGAAAGACCACCTTGCGCTCCCCATAACTGTATTTTATATTTACCAGGATTAAGAGAAATAGATTGCACCTTTCCAGTATAAGAGAAATTTTGAACATCTCCTACTTTATCTAAAGCCATACAATCATCTCCTAATCTTATAACAATACTTCAAATTCAAATAAATTCTGTTTTTGTACATTTTTATACATATTAGAATTTGTACGATACAAAGAATTAAATAAATACTTATACGACTTAATCGTAATACATCCATTGCCTCCATCGCCACCATTCAAAGACATATTTTGATATCCCGATAGTGTAAAATTTTTACCACCTGTAGCTGTAATTGTACCCTGTTTTAAAATTAGAGAAGAAAATATATTTACCGAACCACCGCCAGATGCACCGCCAGAAGTTGTACATCCATATGTGCTAGTAGGACATGCAAACATTTTATTGCCACCATTAGATTGAATATTCCCATTGTTGTTTAGTATACGACAATAAATAATAAGTAATCCACCAGTACCACCAATATCAACACATGGCGTAATGCTAATACCAAATCTATAAATTTCATAATATGTATTTATAGGATTACCTTGTCCTGACGTACAAAGTTGACCATATCCTGAACCATTACTAGAATGAACTATACCGTTAGTTCCTTTCCCTCCATTATCTGGATCATCTGCCGAATATGCAGGCCAACCTCCTCCTCCATCTGATTGGGATGCACCAGAGCCACTTCCTCCAGAAAATGATGTACCATATCCTCCTCTACCAACATATACTGTACTAGAATAATTACGACCTGAACCAGTTCCTCCACCGCCAGATTGTCTATTAATACCGTTAGCACCATTAACACCATTATACCAATGATCTCCACTAGGTATATAGAAGGCATTTCCTCCAGTAGCGCCTTTAGCCGGTACATATTGCATTCCATCTACAATATCATCATATAAAAATATATCCTTTCCTTCAGATATACATCCACGAGAAGTCATTGAAATGGTTCCATTATTAGTAAGACAATTTATATCATAAATAATAAGTCCTTTACATCTTTTTGGTGGCGTAAGAACAATACCTAAAGCAATAGATATACAATTACCTAAGATTACTTGAGTATCACAATCGTCAATTTTACATAATGAAAATATAGAATTTACTTTTAACTGTGAATCAAATATAAAGTTATTAGGTAACTTATATAAATTAAAACTTAATAAAACATTATTAATGTTAACAGATTCTGATTTTGACTCATTATACGTCATTAATGAGTATTGTGATGTAAGATAATCAAATATGTTTGTATATATCATAATGCCACCCTAAAATGCTTTAATAAACAAATTCATATTATTGCTAACATTATTATCTATATAAAGTTGTTGAGTATTAACAAATCGTATAACGCCAGCGTTATCATCAAAAACAATATAAGCAGCCTTAAAGCCATCACTTATTGTATCAATTAATCTTTGAACAAGAGTTTTTTTATAGTTAACATTTTCAACTACCCTTATAAAGCCATCTGAACGCACATTGTAGTTATTAGCTGACACTTTAAAATCACCAATACTGGCTTCTTGATTATATTGAATACCGCGTTCAATAGCAATAATGATACCTGCATTCTCAACTGGATACCCAACAGTTTTTGATATATCAGGTTGCTCTTGAACTATCTTACCTGCATCTGTATCAGATATATATACAGGCATTCCTTGTATATAGCCATTAGTATCGGAAAACAAATTAGTAGCAAAAAAACCTGTCCATTGATACTCAAACTGATTAGCATTAATTACTTTAGTTACCATGCCAACAATATTAGAATCGTAATCATCTAAAGCTTTTGCTTTTTGATATGCGTTTTGAGGATGATAATAAATAAAATCGCCTACAATAAAACCATGATTATTTTGTGTAACTATACGTATATTACGATAATCTCTTACATAAAACGTACCATCGCTAAGTTTTTGTAAGGCATTATCTGTTTGTGAAGATATCTTTGTTTGTTCTACATAATAACCATTAGTTTTCTTTTGAATAGCATTATAATTATCTGGAGATATGACAAACTTTTCTACCAAATATCCATCATTTTGTTTCGTAATCGCATTATTAGCATTAGCAGAAATCCTAAATGCTTCAGAATATAACCCATCTGATTTAATAGAAAGACTATTTGTTGCATCTTTAGAAAGATTTACGCTTGCTACTGTTTCTGTACTAGTAGTTACATATGTTGATGTAAATTGAACATTTTGATAAAAAGTATACGCTTGAGAATAATTACAATATCCATATCGTACAGTTCCAGTAAATAAATTACCCCAACTATAATCATTAAGATCTATGTTTATTCTCATAGCTTCATCCAATGTTGTACTATTAAATCTAGAACAACATACTGATACTAAATTTTTGTTCTTTTTTACTTCAAATAAAATACCATTTGGAACAGAATTCCATCCACCTTTTGAACCAAGACTTTTATAAGCGATTCTTTGAGAATTAGGATGTTGATAATTATACCAAATAGCAAGCATATTGCCACCAAGACCACCGCGATCACATATAGCAGTAAACGTATGAGCATTTCCACTACCATCTATAATATGACCAATAACAATACCATTTGCATCATCATCACTATTTGTAGATTTAATAGTACAAATATGCGTATAACAATCATAAAAATCTTTTGTAATAAATCCATTAAAATAACTCGAATTTCTTGGTTGAACAAAACTTTGAAGATTATTATCCCAGTACCAAGAATTTTCTTCTGTAGGATAGTAATGGTCTGTCCAATTACCTCCTGTATGTGAGAATTTTAAGCCTTCATTAAATATAGCATCTAATGGTTCACCCTTAAGTTCTTCTGACCATACAATTGTAGTAGAGTCTTTAGATTTAAATTTAGGAACATATAATCCAGTTGCTAAAACCTGTATAGCATTCGTATTTTCTTTTCCATCTTTAGGAGACCATATTTTAACGTCTGCCTTTAGGCTAGGGATATTTGAATCATAAGTTAAATCAACTGTATTGGTGTCTAAACATTTAATTGATTGCAATTTCTTAATTGCGTCTTCTACGCTTTTTATTCTTTTCTCTAAATCATTTATAGCATTTAAATTATTTATAATCTGATTTTGAAGACTATTTTGAATATTATCGGTTTTGTCTTTTATTAATATAGATAGATCATAAATAGAATCCTCAAGCAAATTTAATGCTTCTTGTAAACCAGTAATAGCATAAATGGGATGTTGGTTTAATAAGTCTCTATTGATAAGTTCATCATGGTCGAAACTTTGAGAGATGTTACCATCTCCATTGCCAGAGATGGGACGATTATACCTAACCAACCGTACTCCCATAGTTTCACCTTCATTCTATTACTATTTTGAATCTATAAAGGTTAGCAGCTAAATATAATGTTTGTAATGTCTTGTCTGAAATACGTAAAGAGATATATCTTATACGTTCTGGCTCTAAATCTCGTATAATTATTTGCTTAGAATAAGTCAATGTTGTATTGTTGACTTCACCATCCATTTCAGCAATCATGATTTCTTCTTCTCCACCATAATATTCTGAATATTGGACAATGCTTATTTTAAGTTGAGGAATAACATGATGTTCTTTATTTTTAATGTATATAGTAACATACTGACTGCCCCTAGTATATTGACCCAAATTATAAAGAGTATCTGGATCAAGCAACGTAGACTCATGATATACTTCTATATTATTTTCAAGGATAAAAGCATCTCCACCATATGTTTCTCTTCCTAGATCGTATTCTTCTATGGTAGTATCATATTTATGTTTGTAAAATAAACGAAGTGTGGCATCTTTCATTGGCATTGGGAAATGAGTCGTATTTATCAAGCATGATGTATTAGAACGGCTAAATAAATGATAATATGCCAAATCATCTGTTCTTAAAACAACGCCATCTTTTGTATATATTTCAAACTCATAATCTCTTGATATATTGTCTATTGTAATATATCTACTGTTGTATATAGCCATAGATTTAACTACAAAATGAGAATTATCAATTTGTTCTTTCTTTTCAGTGCCATATATAAAGAAGCCTATGACATTAGAATCCGCAAACTTTACATTTCCTACTTCTATCCATGTAATACCATCTGTACTAGCCCAAAAGACATATTTATACTTTTGTTTGGTAAACTTAATATATTTATAGAAAACATCTACAAATGGTTCTTCAGAAGGAGTTTCAGTAGTTGTTTCTCCAGAATCATTGTCGGTATCAGCCTCTCCACTATCTATTATAATGTCTTCTGGTTCATGTTCGTTCATAGACCATTGTACATAGTTACCATGAAACATTTCTTTAATCATATTAGCTATATCAGTTTGATAAAGGTTAGAATTTTGAAGACCAGAAGGGCCAGTTGCAAGAAAACTTTGACATTCAGCATATTCTTTGTCATTAGAGATTATGATGACACCAGCGATGTCATCATAATCAAAAATGTCATGATCTATTTCTACTATACAAGAATATTCCTCTAATGTAGGTTCTGTTATTGTATATGTAGTATATCGTCTATTATGAAGCATTTGTAAGCCATCTGAACCAAAGCGCAAATTATTAGCATCAGAAGGAGATAATGTCCATAATAATGATTGATGCTGAAAATCATCATAATATAGAAGACCACTTGCACTTTTATTCAACCTAGCCATACCATCACCTGTTACACTATTTCAATATATTTATCAAGTGGCACATTCTTTACTACTTTTATAGAATCTTTCCCAACAACATTAATAAGTTCTTTTGCTTTTATCATAGCAGATTTTAAAGAAGCATGTATTGAGTACAAGAACCATACATCATATTCGATACGAGCCATTTTATCATAATAAATATACGGAGCTTGTTTTGGGTTAGCGCCAGATGATGATGGAGCTTGATGTAAGTTAGCTTGCCCAACTTCTTTAGCGATTCCTGCATACATAAATAACATATCGTATTTAGGATTTGAAAGATTAGTTTCATTGCCAATAATATCAAGATTAGCTAAATCACGGGCAACTTTAGCCTGTTTTAAAGAAACTTGTTGCGCTGGAGTGGTGGCATACAAATCGTCACCAGGTTCAATAAAACAAATTTCTTCTGACAACATATTTTTATTTTTTGCGCTAATAAGAGATTCATATTTAACGCACTTAGTATATATCTCGCTTTCTTCTATACTCAGCTCATATAAACGTTTAATTCCGTTTGCGACATCTTTTATAATATTTTGATATTTTGTTTTATTTGTATTATAAAATGCTGTTAAATCTTCCATGTCAGACTTGCTAACCCAAGTGACTTTACTGGCATTAGTGACGCATTTGTTTATGTTACCATTAAAATAACGACAATAAATATGATATTGAGTTGCTGCCATTTTAATCACCTTACTTTATCTTAATATCTTGGTCTAAAGCTACAAGTTTAACTACACGAACATTTTCTAAGCCAATAGCATCAACAAGCAATTTAGCTTTTTCTAAAGCAGCAGCTAAAGAACCAAGAGTTGTATTAACTATCCAAGGACTGGCTTCAATGCGTTTATACACATCTTTAATGCAATATGGAGAATCACCGGAATCTTCATAGTGTCCAGGGATTTGTGCAGTCTCAATATCGTCTATAGAATAAGAAACGTTAGAATATATTATATCTTTATTTACGCAAATATTATGCAATTCTGTTGAATAAGAATTTACAGGATAAAATTGAAGACCATCTCTGCTACTAGTCCATGGAGAACCAGTAACTTGATACCCTGTTTTAGATGCTACGTAATCTTTATCTTTAACGCCATCAATATAAATATTACCAGTATATACTGTAAAATATGAAGTTGCAGTTCCATATTCCAACATGTATCCAACAACTCCCCAATGGCAACTCTCATGGCTAGGAACTGTTCTTAAAGCTCTTTCTGTGCAATAACCTACTTGACTTGCGATACCTTTTGTTGCAAAATCATCCAATGTACGTTCTTCTTTAATTTTAAATATTGTAGATTGATTAATAAGATCCATCACTTCTGCGCTTGTATATTTCCCATTTGGTAGTGTCCACCGTTTCTTGAGATCAAAATACTTATTTATTTTAGAAGCCTTACAAACAACTATCCCGCCATCTTCAGGGGTGGCAGCACCTATAGTTACAAAATCTTTAGTATAGTCTCCATTTACGCCTATTTTGCTACGAATACCATACCAATTACGCACTACATATCCAAGCTCTTCACCTTGATACTTAGGATGACTTAATTTTTTAGTTCCATCATATACAAAAAGCATATCGTGCTTAGGATTTGTAGCTTGATGAGCATAAGTAATCATCTGTTGCTGTTTGTCTATTTCTTCATACATTACATTATTATCACTAGAAAATATACGATGATCTGGATCAGTATAAAATACGAATGTTGGCTCATAAGTATATGTATCGCTATTAGTTATAGGAATATCCATAGAAGTATTCATTAAACGATACAGTACTTGATATTTGGTCGTTGCCATATATCTTCCTCCTTATACTTGCTTAATGGTAAGGCGCTTACCTTTCCATTTATGTTCATGATGTAAATTCCAGTACTTGATAAGATGATTGTTAACTTCGCTAACGCCTATATTGTTTTTTAAAGCTGTTTCATAAGCTCTATGTCCTTCCATATGCAAATTAGCGAAAGCAACTAATTTTTTAGCAATTTCATCTATTGGCTTGTTGCCAGCTCTTAATTTAGGATCAAAATCTATTTTTAAATCTTTGAAAGATTGATTCTCTATTCTTATATTGCCTATATAAAATTCATTGTCTTTATTGTCAATGGCTTTACGCTCTATGCGAAATATATTTGTATCTCCTGTAAACGGAATTTGATATGTTATACAATTATGACTTCCCGTATGAGTACCTAACAGTCTACCATTTAAATAAATGTAAGTAGACCCAATCCAGTTAATTACTGAAAAAGATATAGCTGTTTTTTTATTATTGTTAATCATAATTTCTATATAAGCATCAGAAACATTAGTATATGCTGGATTGTTACGATAACATAATAATTTAGAATCGGTTATCATACTATCATTTTTATTGCTAACTGGATTATATTCTCTTAAGTCACTAGGGATATTGCATATACCAGTAGAAAAATCTGATTTCAATGCATCATACTCAAATGATATAATATACTGAGAATTGTTTATAATAGCAGCTTCTCCATACCATCTTATCAATCTTAATACACGGTATGCTTGCTCTAATTTTTCTAATGGGAAATAATCATGTATCCATTCATACATATAGTCAAGCATCTTATTTACAGATTGTTGCATTGTCATAGTAGCGAAATCAAACATCTTGACTTCCCATATACGATAATAACGTAAAAACATTACATGTATTATACTTGTTTCTATGCCCCAATAGTTTTGCCATCTAACTGCCGAATCATCATATACTTTACCAAGATTTTCATAATCTATAAAAGGGAAATCAGGATTGTAAGTTTTATGACTAGGAGAAGGATGTCTTATAGGGTATTTAGCAATCCATACATTTTCGCTTACTTCCCTTACAGGATTACGAGGACGTAATTGTTCTCTATCGAAAATAAGCTCTTCAAAATTCTCATATTTAGTATCTATTTCAGGAAGAAGTAATTCATCAATACCAAACGTATCTCCTTCAAATGGATCTGGAGATTCATATACCCATGCCCATTTTCCTAAATCGCTTTTTGGCAGCATAACCTCTTTTTTAATAGCATCTAGTCTAGCTAAATCATTTGCGAGTTGCGATTCATACATGACCCTAGTTGGGAATATATGATATTCGTACCATGCTTCTAAATTTAATCTAGTTTGAAGAGTTACATTAGGCATTAGAAAAGCTTCTTTATTTATAACAACACCTTTAAATTGAGAATCATAAATACTAGTATTGGTATCTACATTACGCTCAACCCACTCTCCATAAGTATAATAACATAAATACGGCAATTTATCTACCCAAAAATCATCAAATATAGAAACCTGTAAAATTTTTTCATGTCCAAATGGAATAGTTTCTTCAATCATTAATTTATGATGAGATTTCGTCAATCCAATAAAATTATTTTCTTGGATAAATGCTTGATAAGAAGACTTATTTGCTCCAATAGAATTATTTTCTTGAATGAATGCTTCATGATTTAATTTGTATATGCCCAATAAATTATTATTTGATATAATTTTATGCTGTTCTTTAATTAATCCAATAATACCATTACCTACAATGGCATTACGCACTAAAGATTTAGTCAAAAATCCATTGTTGTAATCAATAAAGGCATTATATGGTTCTTTATCCAAATCAAATGATTCATTAAGCATGGCTGGCTTTTTAGATAATACACTTCCAATTAATTCACTGGACAGTAATGATTGATGAGCTTTCTTGACACAAAATTCATCAATATAATCAATAAGTGCTTCTTTGCGTATTTTTGATACAGGAACAATAAATCCACCAATATCTTCCCATATTGGACCTTTATTAAAATGTTGCACAATAAGATGCTTAGCTATTTTAACACCAGTGTTCATGTTATTGACAAGAGACATGTCATGTTGAAGTTTGATACCACGAACGTCATGATTTTGAACATAAATATCGTGCGGCAAATGGATAACTTGATAGCTAGAATGTATAGATAAATTATGAAAATGATATGCATCTAATATATCTGGCATCATGATATGCAATGGTTTATATTTACCGCCATTAAGTTCATATAAATTTAAATTTAAATCATGTGGAATTTTATCACCACTAAATTCATGGGTGTTCAAATATAAATCATGGGGAATTTTGTTGCCATTAAGTTCATATAAATTTAAATTTAAATCATGTGCATCCTTGGTTATTCCTATTAATGAATCATCTAAAGTTACGCTTTTATAATAAGTTAATCCAATTTGTGTATCTTGCCAAAAACTTATATCTTTTTTATTTTTGTCTAATGTCCATTCTAATATAGTAATCAAATCCATTGTTTTGGATACTATAGTTCCAACAAGTTTATCGCTAACAGTAAAATCCTTTTTATTTATATCGACATTAATTAAATTGAAATCAAATAAATCAAGATATTTAGCATTTAAAGTTGGATATATAACACGTAAATCTATAATTTGCAAATTTTTAGAACTTACGCTAGGCATTATAGTTTTAATATCTATAATACTTAACAACTTATTTGCATCAGAGCTTAAGAAAAATATATTGGGAGTTATTGTATCTTTTGGCTTTACATTTAAACTAACATATCCTATGTCCACAGTTCCAGGACAAAGTTTTCGTATCATCATACTAAACTTATTATATTCTATCATAAGATGCTTTAAGATTTGATTTAAAAAGGCATTTGAATGATCGAATATATCCCAATGCTTATTTTTCTTATCTAAAGGATATATCTGATAATAAGAAGTTGCACCTGTATTGTTAGTATTTTTACAAAGAAATATTCCCTGTGTTGTTCTTATCTCTTCAATTGACGTTTTAGTGTCAAAAATATTGTCATCTTTACTTACGTCTTTATTTTTAGCATAAAGTGATCGACATTGATTAGTTATTGTTTTGTAAATATTTTTATATAATTGTACATAAGGAAATTCTACTGGAATTTTATTTGTAACTGTCATGGAATACAAGCTAAACAAGTTACATATATTAATATTCTCATAATATCTCTCAATAGGATACTCAATTATATGTTTGCTAGGAAGAGATATACGATATAACTGATATACATTAGCTACATAATCTTTTTTTAACATAGGTAATTTACAGAACATATTGCAAATATTATCGCTAGAAATAATATTTATGAACATATTATCGTTAGCTATCATATCTTGATGTAAAAATTCCTGCATAGTATTTAAAGATACAGTTTTATCAGATTGAAATATCGAATGCATGTTATTAATATAGGTTATATACTTATTTTTTAAAGCATTAATATTTTCGTAAATATTAAGAAATAAAGTGCTATATATATTTGCAATAGTTATATTGTTGTATATTTTAAGATAATTTTCATTAGGAGTAACTATAACTTCGTCAAATTTTGAAGATTTAGTATCGACACTACATAAATCATTTGAAAGAAAATAATATGCCTCATCATTATTTATGGCCTTAGCTATACAGTCTTTTATGTCAAAAGCTTCATCAACACGTAAAGCAGACATGTCTAAATCAGTGAAAGATTTTTTAAATATATATGGATATGCTAAAAAAATAGCATTAGTAACAAATATTCTATTGAACCTAAATGACATTAATTCATTTGTTGTATATGATAATTTATTATTGTTAACCCTAAAAGATAGTAATTCATGTGAAATTAAATAATGTAAGCGATCATATCTACATGAAAATATGTCACTATATAAAAACATTTGGTCATCTCTAGCCAAAAACAAACTATTGAATAAAAAACCATTATCACTATTATCTTTAAATAATGATTCTTCGTTTCTATCTATAAATAACTTATTATATTTACTTAAAAGTTGTTCTTTTGTTATAGTATCTATATGCCATTTTATATCGTATCTATATGTCATTATACCATCAAAATAGAATGATTCAAAATTTTTGTATGTACTAATTTCATGTTTATAATATTTACTGCAATTATTATCATTTATCCTATCTAAATATAATTGCCAAATATCAATTAATATATGATGAGAAGATTTAAATATATCAATATATACATTATATGATATAGGTTTTTTATGTTTATTAATGTTATAAGAATCATGTGCATTAATTTTTTTAACTTTATCTATATAAATATTGTTATCATGCTTTATTGTATCATATGATACCTTATCCACAAATAAATCATATATGTAAGCTCCTGCTGCCACCTTAGTGATAGCAACAGGAGCATTAAACATATCAAGGTCAAAGGGGGCAGTATTTCTTTGATAACTTAATGAATATCTTTTTATATTTTTTGAATCATATTGGAACATGTGTGTAATTTGAACATGATAATAATTTTGATATTCAAAAGACAATACTCCCATACTTTATACCTTCTTTACTTAGCTTCAAATAGACAATAACAATTGGTAGCAGCATCATCTTTAGAGCTACATGGGAATGTAAACTGAATCCTAGAGCCAAACCTAAATTTCCTTCTAGCAGGATCTACACCAGCAGCATACATACGACTATAATACATATGAAATTCGTCAAATGCTTCTTCACGACTAGATGTTATGTCATACGTATCTTTTACAAAGATTGTATTGGCACTTTCAGCAGTATTTAGCTCTCCAACAGACTCATATGGAATATCATTATTAGTAGAATCAGGTTCTAATTCAAACAATGAATTTTGAATAGTGCCACTATTTACTAACATACCTGAATCAATATATAATGCTGGTATTGCCACTTTAGAAAGCATATAAGAACTATACATTCTAAATGTAATATATTCTACAATAGAAGACTGATCTGTTATTGAATTTGGTACGCCGCTATTGCTCTTGCTAAAATCGTATGGAGATTGTGTATCAATATATTTATTATCGGGTGTTTCAGTATATATTTTCATTTGCTTAACAAATTCATCAAGTACTTCTGTACGGCTTAAGTCACTACTTAATGTAGCGCATTTAAGCTCAATAGTTTTAGTTAAATCGCTACCTTCAAGAGAAAATGTTGCAGTAAGTGTAATTCCGCCCATAGCAATTGTCCTGCCTATTAATGCATCACCTAAAAGCCAGCATGTTCCAACAGATTTATACGTATCTAATAGTTTACATGCTTTGCTATAGTCAGGGGTAAATACGTCACCAGACCTAATATTTTTGGAAGTATTCGTTTCCAATGCTATACGTGATTCAACTCCGAAAGTGCTTACTTCTTTAGTGTAATCTCTAGTATAGAATTTATTGATATTCTTAATTTCACTTTGCATGTCATCTTTAATTTCCCATGTAACTTGAACTGGTTTAGCCGAAATAGCTTTAATGTCTTCACCATATACTTCAGAAATTAAATTAAGAGGAGCATGTATTTGCATGTTTCCAAATTCTTTACTTGTGCCATATGTAGCTTTATTAAATCCAGCATTGACGGTACTAATGCCAGTACGACCATTAACTTTATAAATTCGACTCCACAAAGCTTCTGCATTAATTGGAGTTGCAAGATTAAGAACCTCTTCAGCAGTTGCACTTTTAATCGTAACATCTAATGTCTTTTTTACGTATTCATCGCCATAACTAGCATTAATTTCGACTTTTCCAGACACATTTTCATCGCTAGTTCCAGATATACCGTATTTAGGTCTGCTTATAATCTTTCCCTCTGGATTTAAATAATCAGATAAAGGAGCTTGCCCTTCAAGATCGATAATTGTATATTTAAGCTTTACTTCTGCAATTTCTGGATAAGAATCAAGATTCGTATCAAAACCCTTATCAGGAAAAGCCATATCTTCTGTAAGTTCAGATATATTGTTCTTTTCGATTAGATTCTTTGAATTTTCACATGCTATACGACAAAGCTCAAATGCACTTTTTGCTCTTTTTTTAACAAGTACAGGAAAGTCTTTTTGACCATAAGACTTTCCAGAAGGAGAAACTATTCTTGCCCTTAATATACAGCCAGAATCTTTCTCTTTTTGTGTTACTAAGCCTACAAAAGCCATATATAATCCTCCTTTTTCGCACCCTCCATCTGTTAAATGGAGGGTGCATTATTATATTACGGCGTAGTCACGGGTTCAAATATTACATTCATTCTTTTGTTTCTATCAAGAGATACATCAATACCTTGCATAGTTACGCCTTCTCCTACTGTAATGTTAGACAATGTAGTAATTTCATCAATTTCAATACCAGTATCAGAATCTACAATGGTAGCCTTTTTAAATGCGTATCCGCTATCTGCTAAAATACCAACATGAGCTGTAGAATCATATGGCAATATAGCGTTTATATAAGTATTATGACCATCAACTTTATTCAACGAATACGTACCCTTACCGCCTTCTGTAGTAATACTGAACGTACAAGGATAACGCAATAATGCATTTTTAGATTCTGTAGTATTTGCTTTATTTAATGGAATACAGGCATATTGTAAAATAGAATAAGTAGGTACAGTAGCTTCAGAAGCAGGCATATCTGCTGTTGCAGGAATAACAGGTATCTGAGTATAGTCAATATCATACAAAATAAGGTATTTGTCTGGATGTGCTCCAACAAGTCTTATTGGCGTATCAGGATCTAATGGGGCGTTAAGTTCGCCAATAACGCTTACAAATGGCATATCTTCAATATTATATTCAAATGTTACACTATTATCATGCATAGAACCATCTTTGGCCTTTAAGCCGTCATTAATACATGCTTTAATTTTAGCGTTACGGCCTATTGATGGAATTTCAGTATCAGATATTCCATATGCGAATGTTTGATCTGATGGCCCATCTGTAATAATATTAAATCCAGCAAGTCTTATATAACAAGCGTCTGTGCTGCTTGGATAGTCGCTTTCAGACTCTTCTTTGGACATTGGTGTAACAATTATTCCTTCTACTGGAGTTATAGTATCAAGAACTTCTTCGCCGTCTACTTCTATGAAACTACCTTGATATTCTTTAGTGTTCTTTACGGCAAGACGTAATGGAGTTTCATCATCTGGACGTTTGTTTGTTTTTACATCATACCATACTGAGCCAGACTTCAGTTCCCAGTTTACAGTACAACCATTTGCCGTAACATTAAGTAACTTATCTGGGCCAATGTCTTTAGTTACTGGCACAAAGTTAGCAGCAATAGTATCAAGTTGCTGACCAGCAATCTGAAGAATCTTATTTTCATCGGTATAAACAGGTTCACGCTCTTCTTTTTTTATAGCAAATCCATAAAGAGAGTTAGGCGAATCACTTAATGGGCTGTAAGGAGCTGTAATTGGGAAGTATACGAATGTTTCTTCATATTGTTCGTCATCTTTTTCAAAGTCTTTATTAATGACAAGTTCATCCATGGCATACAAAGAGTTACTATCTATTACAAGCAAATCGCTTAAAATACCACGAGGACCATCATTACTGTGTGTTACTTTAATGCGGTCAGCATAATATTCTCCAGTATAACTAGATTTGCCATACATGACCTTGCTCATATACTCTTCTGTGGTAGCATACAGCATATGATGCTTCTGATAATATGCTTTAGACCGCGTGTGATACATAGAAATAGATGTTACACCATCAGAAGTATTTACACCATAATCTTTTACTTTTTCAACATTAACAATGTTGCCAAATACATCACGCACAACGCCACTATTCAATACATATTTTTCTTTATAATATCCAAAAGTAACATAAATAGTATATGTACTATCACAATATGCATATTTAGTGTCAATAGTAAGCTCTAATAAATCAGATTTTCCACTAGCAATAACGAAATTACGTTTAAATGCTGCCAAACAAGGGCTAATTGGCATTCCTTGTTCATTAACAATAACATAGCGTGGCCATTCTGTACGATCAAAATATGTTTTGTCGGACAACTGAATGTAATACACTTGAGCAGTGCCAGTTTGAGCAGGAACACATGGAGAATGCCATGGGCATGATTTTTTAAACTGTTCTAACTTACTAGTATCATAATTATTATTTTTAAGCATATCCTCAGTAAGTTCATAATGAATAAGAGGATATGGACTTTCTTCCATAGTAAGAGTGGTATCACATGGTTCAGTACTGGAAGAAGTAAATAATGCAAAGTTACCGGCAGTATCATTTATGAAACCAGAATCATCTTTTTTGGGTCTTTCAAAAGAATCTATTCTGCCACAATAACACGCAGAAATTAAATGACGATCACGCTCATAATCCATGGATGGGTTGCCCATAACGATTAACGAAAATCTATCATTATTAGTATTAATCCAATAACGAATCTTAGTATCTGCATTAAGTCCAACGGTTTCAAGAGGAACATATAGAGTACCATCATGAATGTTATTAGTAGCAATATCAGAATCGATTGTATCAACCATTACTTCTTCAAAGTCTTGATACCAAGAAAGTTTAGACCATGGAGAAATATGAGAATTAATCTTTATTACTTCACCATTAGAGTTATACACGTTTTCTTTAGGGCCAGTATGTTCATCATTTATATGGTCAAACATACGCATTAAAACGTAGTGGTTATTTAATAAAGTAGTCCTATCAAAAATAGTATCATCAGAAGAATGTTCGTAATTATAACGAATTACTAACACGCCATCGGTACTAGCCTCAAATACGATTTCCTTATCAAAGTAAATTGTATTACCGTCTGTATGAAAAGAATCACTACTAATAGGAATATAGATACCATCTAATGAAAGTTCAGGAATCAAACGATCCAATGGTTTATGGGCAACATTATAGCTACTACCTTGAGGTATTGTATAAATTGTAAGACTCTTTACGCTTTCAAAAATCATCGTATATACATTAGCTTCACGCATAATTTCTACTCGTACAGAGTTTAATGCTGTATATTCTTTAGGTTCTATGCCTTCAGAATTTATATAATTCAGTAATAAATTATATAAATCAGAATCATTTTGTTTAATCTTAGTTAAGTATGCTGAATTAATTTCAAAATTGGTCGAAGTACCACTTTGTGATGGGACAGCACATCTTGTATCACCAAAGATATTATTAAACTTAGAAACATATTTATCGCATTCGTCATATGTCATATCTTTAGAACCAACAGAAGTATCATCACAATGTTCTACCTTACAAATTTCATTTGTATAGATAGGTTCTTCTACTGCAACAGTTACTTCATATGGAGCTTGATACATTTCCTTAGTGATAAGCTTAGGAATAATACCTTTACGTTCGCAATCAAGAGGATATTGCTCTGGATCAGCCAAATAAGTAGGATGATAAATTTCTAAATACATTGTTAATGATGTTTTATTGGTATCATTATCTATAGTTAAATCATCTACATTATCTACTTCAATATCTTTAGGAGTAGTAGTAGTTTTTAATATAACAGTATCAGTAATCTTATTTACCTGATCTTCAATTTTCTTTACATACTCTTCAGTAGTAAGATTATCTAAGTCATAAGTATCTCCAGGAGCAGGATAAACAATGTCCCAGTTCTTATTGCGGATAACGGAAGGTTCACCAATAACTTTACCGTCAAGATCATATACTGCTTTTGTCTTAACACCAAGCGCTAATACTTTAGCAATTTCTTTTGGGAAATCTCCAGACGAACACAAACCTTCATAATATCTAAAAATTCTGTATTCGCCGCTAACATTTGCAGCCATTATGTTACCTCCTTATAGATTTAATAGTACATTCTATTCTAGTAAAACGGTAGGCTGAAGTGGAACATCAGGATCATACCCGAGAAGAGGTAAATCTTCAATAGATGTTTCTTTCTTAGGTTCTCGTAGAAATCTCATGCCAAACCATATCTTTTTAGAAGTTCCACTCATATTAATGAATTTTACTTTTATTTGAGATTGAGGAGGTAGCACATAAACATAAGTAGATGTTCCTATATACAAACCTTCTTTAACCTCAGTTGGGAACCATGTATCAAACCAAAGTTCATCATTAACCCATATATTATAATAATCATTTTCTCCATAGCCACTGCAAGTAACAACAAATGAAAGAAATTCTATTTCCTCATCTGGAGTTGTGTAGTCTAAATCGTATACGCCAGCAATACTAGGAACGTTCATCATAAGCATTTTATTCCATGGTTGAGTAAGGTAAGCAAAGTTTCTTATTCTATCAACATATTTAACTTTACGAACTGTATTTAAGTCACCATCAGCTACATATACAACATGAAAGCCCATTTAATCACCCTCCGAGCCAAGCAGGATCTCCGGGTGGTATCTTTGACATAAACTTTACGCTGTTTGCAAATGAATTTTTATCTGTAACAAAAATAAAACAATATTCTTTTTCAGTAGAATCTTCATCTTCATTTTCAATAGTTCTATTTTCAATAGTTACTATAATATCGCCAGATTGTATCGCTGCAATTGTATTTTGCTCAAAAGTACCAAAAGATGCTTTAATAAATCCAGCATCGCTATCATACAACCATTCATTTGCACTTCTATCATGATATTCTCTAAACGGTAGTAATTGATAAAATTGAGCGTTATTATACACACCATCAGCAAATAATCTTACTTTAAAATCATTAGAGAAGTTACCATCTTTATCAATAATTAATGCTACCAACTCTTCTCTTGTTAACCATTTATTTGTTTCTAAATCTTTTAAGGAAATTTGCACATTGCCAGAAGTAGATCCAATCCATGAGTTAACAAGAAATTTGCGATAAATAGGAAGAACAAATTTAGCTTTTTCCAAAGCTTCATTGACTCTATCAATGCATTCATTAAATAGCGTTTTTACTCTTGTATCTGTATAAGCGTTCATTAAAAGTTTAAACTGTTCGACTGTGATAGTTTTTGTATCTTCAATATCTTCAATTATTAATAAGTCATCATCAGTGACTTCTATTGCTGTTTTAGTTTTCAGACTGGCTAATTTCACCACTGCCACTCCTCTCAACTAGACTACCGCTATTCAATGTTTCAATATATTCTTTTTCTTCAACGTCATCCAAATTAACTGGCTGAAAGATAATATAAGTTACATCAAAATAGGAATCATATACTATTGTCCATTTACCGTCTACAACTTCATGAGCATATTCTTCATGGTCTTCGTCAAACGATTCGCCATACATATAACTTTCGTCTAAGTTAATACGATTTTCATCAATTCTACCTTTTATTTTAATATATATCACGTTAATTTTCAACCCAATATTTATAGAATCTTGAGCAGGAAAATATTCTAAAACTTCTATTGGGTCTTCTAAATTTTCAAGAAAATCATCAAGATATATAGCTTCTGGAGTATCTTCTTCAGCAACAACAGCATCTACTATTGGTTTAATAAAAATTTGATGAACATTACTCCAATCACCGTTTTCGCTTCTTATTCTAACATGATACATACCCTCATCTGCATCAAATTCTGGGATATGTTTCATAGTATCCTCTACTTTATTGCCAGGAATTATTTTATCATACAATAACAGCTCAAAAGTATTACTCTTTGATATTTGAAACTCATATGACTCAGAAGCTTGATTGCGCCATGTAAACTCAGGCACATGTTCGCTAATCGTCCCATATTTCGGAGACAAAATCTCTACAGGCGGAAAGCTTGCAATAGACTCTGTATAGAAACATGAAATGTGTTTCTTTATCATTTTATTACCAGTAATGTCTGTAATTCCATCATTAAGCATCAAAATATAACACATGTTAGTGTTAAAAGGCTTATCAGGAGTATACGTAAGAACTCTATCTTTATAAGATATAGAGCCTTTAACGACATGATACTGGGAGTAATCTTTTAAGCTGTTAACGTTTCTAAATATTTTATTGTAATCCTCTAAAACTACAATATTCTTGGCAAATGAAGCAGGATTGATATCAGCGGTAAATTCAATGGTAACGCTTGCATTTACGTTAACATTATTAGCACGTTGACCAGGAGTTACATTCAAAACTCGTATACCTTGAGTTTCATTGTAATTATCCATAATCAATCCTCTATTCTATTATTCTTCAGTTTTGTTTTTTCTGCCACGACGCTTATTTTGCTGTACAGGTTCTTCTAATTTAGTTTCTACAATAGGTTCTTGTGCTTGCTCTTGTACTGGTTCTTGTGTAACAGGCTCTTGATTAGAAACAGGAGCAATTGTTTTAAGTTTGCCAGTAGTCAAGTCAATAACATTATCAACATCAATCAGAAGGCCAATTTTAACAGCACGCAATATAGCAGGAGAAACCTCGCTGGCTGTGCCAACGGGGTTTCTCACTGTTAAGTGCAGTTTGGTCACAGGACAGAAAAAAGCATAATTGTTACTTTTTCTAGGATTTAAACGAACTGTAAACATTAGCTTTTCCTCCTGTTATAAGATTACGGAGTGGTAGGAGCTTGCGGATTCTCTAAATTAACTGTATATACACGTTCTGGCGTAGCATAGCACTTAGCCATAGATATATTCTTGGCAGAGCAAATAGCACGACCTTCATTGTATGTACCGAAGCCATAACGTTCAATAACTTTAACGTTGTTCAGATCGCGGCTTGGATCACGGAATTCTTCGGTCTTAAGCTCATCCTTAACAATAAGTACGCCTACATTGTTAGCATCTACGCAGAACATGTCAAATGTCTTACCAATCTTATCAATTGGGGCGAATGGAGACAAATTCACGTTAAAGCTAAATGGCAGACGACCCTGAATGCTTTCTGGGCCAAGCTTAAACTGTGCATTAGGCGTTTCACGCTTAACTTCACGGTCAAATGGAGCAGTTAAGCCACCAGTAAGGCCATTACGAGCAAAACAAGTCCACACAAGAGGATGCATGATTAAATCAGTTGGAGTATATTCGTTGTTATATACTGCAATGATTAAATCAAGTAAGTCATCAATAGAAAGGGTATCATTAAGATTACCATAGAAGTCAAGACCAGTAGTGCCAGCTTCAGGAATCTTAGCCCTCAAAGAGTTGTCAAATACAGTCCAACCATGGCGGAGCCATTCATCAAACGCTTTTTGTTCTTTAAGGCGTGCCATTGCACGACCAGCTTCCGCAAGAAGAACAGAGATAAGGTCAAACTCCAAATCAGACTGAAGTTCATCAGTATATTGAATACGAACGCCGCTCTTCCCTACATGGATGAGGGAGTTCTTGTGGAGTTGCCAATCAACGGTTTCTTCTGGAATTTCCTGACCTTCGGCAACGTCATGCGCACGCATCACGCCGATGGACGGGAACATTACAGCCTGACCATTCTTAAGACGAATCTTCTTGAAGAACTTAGAAGCAAGATATACAGGATCAGCAGCTTGCCTCATAGTACCAATAATAACGCGAGGAATAAGCACCTTCGCGGAAGGAGAAGCAAGAAAGTCCTTAAAATTAAATCCGGGAACAACCTTACCATCTAAAACATCGCCAAATGCTTTAAATACCTTTTCATCATCTTCGGTAAGCTGATACTGATCTAATTCAGCGTCAGTAAGCATTTTACCATGAGCTAACTTATCTTGAAGCTCTTTTTGCAGAGCGTCATTAGTTTGGTTCATTTGATCTAAAATATTAACCAAAGCCATTTGTATATTCCTCCTATTGTATTAATATGGAGCTACCTGAAGAGGTAGCTATCTAGTTACCTCTTCAGCAGAACGTACATTGCGCCTTGGACACCCTTAAAGTCAGCCCAAGAAGGAGTACCATAATGCTTCAGCTTGTAATCAGCAGTGATCTTTGCTTTATCGGCAAGATCAGCAGTTAATGTAATTGTAATAATGCCTTTTGCATAGTTAACAGTATAATTTGGCTTATCACCAGTCATTGGAGCAAGTTCAGTGCCATTTACGTAAACTTTAGTAAGTTCAGAAATGTTACCAACCTTACCACCAGCAAAATCTACGCACTGAGCCATAACAACTGTACCAGCGGCGATAGATGCGCCAGTTGCATTCTCAAAAATGGTCATACCTTTATACTCAGTATCGTTTTTGCCAAAACCATCATAGTTACCCGAACCGTCGTGGATGCCAATAATACCAGTAGGATTATTAATGAGCTGAGACTGATAATTCTGGTAAATAGTATTTCCTTCAGCGTAGCCAGGATCGAACGGATATCCCTCATCAGATGGCATATTAGAAACACCAGAACGGTTAATAAAAGCATCGTCTTCATATTTATATTGTTCTTCCCACAGCATCCACTTCAACCAGCCAGTAGGTTCAGCGTTAAGATCGGATGCCAATACTTGGCCAACTACATCTTTCCAATTGTTGCCGTCCCATTTAGCAAGACGACCAGATGGAGTAGCCATCAGATAATCACCATTAGTAACACCATTACCGTCTTTATCGGCAATAACAGCACCCCAAGGCATACGATTACCAACAGTAATCTCTTGTTCTTCTTCAAGAAGAGCTTTAATATTGTCTGCTTCAGAAGTACCAAATGCTTGAGCCTTAAAGCCAGGAGCGTATGGAAGTTCTACATATTCCAGAGTAATGATAGAAGGCTGATTGCCGCCGAACCTATCAAGCTGGAACCAATCCTTAGTAAAATTATATGGAGCCATGCCAATTACGTTGTTATTGGTAGCAAGACCAGGAAGGGTAATGGATGCAAGATACTTCTTAGATACATAATCCTTCACAGAAGCACCAACGCCTACTACACGACCCTTTGGGATAACAACTTCGTCCATCCCAGGACCGCCATATTGATAATTAAACAACACACCGTCTTTAAAGATAGCACTCATTTTCTTGTCAAGGAAAGTAGGATCAAGAATCCACTTTTCAGCAGGAGACATATGACCAGAGCGCACCAGCGCGGTATGTGACCGAGAACCTTGTTGGTTTTCATAACCCCTAAACAAAGCCATTAGTTTTTCCTCCTCGTTTATTATTTGTTGAAAAGCTTACTAACAATGTCTTTCGCAAAGTCATCGACGTTGCGCTTTGCGCCCTTGTTATCAGCAATTGTATTAGCTTCAGTCTCTTTATGACTGTTGCTATCTTCATTATTAGCCAGTGTAGGATTTGGTACACTAACTGGTGTCCGAGGAGCTTGAACTTTCTTAGAATCTTCAAGTGCTTTGTTCAGTTCCTTCATAGACTGTGCCAAAAGCTCAGTCTTACGTTCAGCCATCTTGTCTTCTGCAAGTTTGCCTGAAGCATTTTCATTGGACACTATATTATCAATTACCATTTCTTTATTAGAAGTGGCAAGAGACAGACACATATCTTTCATACTAATTGCTTCTGCACGAGCGGTATCGCGTTCTTTTTCTGCATCAGCAACTTTTTGTTTCTCTGCTTCTAAATCTTTAGTTAAATCGGCAACTTTCTGATTAGAAGCGTCTAAATCTTTTTGAAGTTGATCTATTTTCTTCTGCAATTCAGCATCAGATGTTTCTTTAGCAGGTTGCTGTTGAGAATCATCTTCGGCTTGTGATGTAGGTTGTGTTTCTGAATCTTGAATAGAAGGAGTAGGTGATGTACTAACTCCACCAAGCAAACTATCAATCATGTCAGAGATGGTCTTTTTAATTTCTTCTGGGTTGGAAGCTTGAGTGTTTTGAGCACCAGTTTCTCCATTCATGTCTGAACCCTCCTTGTTATCTTTATTGTTTGTTACGACTGTAACCTTCATAATTTGAGCAAAATCATCTGCGGGATTATTTACCGTAGAAACTTCATGATATTCTATATCTTTAGCGCCCCAATAACATACTTGATCTTTATATGTTTCTCCACGCCAATGACCACAAAACTTCATTTTACCATCTTTAAGAATGGTTCTACCACATATATTACATGTCACAGTGCCCATAGTACCACTAATGCTAACAGTACCATATCTACCATCCAAAAACTTAGCAAATGAATCTTGATCTGTAATTCTAGCCTTTAGGTGAATAGCGCTTCGTTCATCAGTAAGTTCTGAAGGGCCTTTCCATGCTTGTTGTATGCGCCCAAGCGGTTCGCCATCATAAGTATTATGATTCTTAAGTACTGGCTTTTTAAATGGATTTACGAAAGACTCGCAATCTTTTTCCATGCTATCTTCATAGTATACACAGTAATTGTGATTAGGGCCAGAATGCGTAGCTTCCATTTCTACATCAAGAGCCTGAACAGAAGTTTTTCCAGATTTCATATCTGATAAAATTTGCAATGGATTAATATCATTACCTAAGCTATCCACAAACTTAGTTTCATGTACAAAATTAATCCTATTTTTATTCATAGCATCAACTATTGTGTTTACAGATGCTTTTGGGCCAATATCGCCATTAATATCAGCTATCGTGGCCATATTAAATGAAAATTCTTTACCATTTGCATCTTTTACTATGGTAAGTTCATCTGCCATTCTATGGCCCTCCTTCCTCAATTTTGCTAAACTCAGTAAGATGTTTTATTATAGAATCTTTGTAGAAATTCATATGAACGTCAATAATATCAATTACACCTAATTCTGAGCTAGCATAAGTACTTATACCTATTAAATCAGAATTTATTTTATTTAATAAATCAAGAAAAGTTTTATATTCAAAATCGTATAATTGTTGAGGTGCATTTTCTTTATTAAGAATATAAGCTATATTCTTACTGCAATCTCTCATATACTGAATCATTTGTGTTTGAAGTATTTGAGTATCAGTAGCAAAACACTGACGTAAATAATTATCTACAGAATCTTCTAAATTGTCAATATAATCTTTAATTAAACCAATAGATTGAGGACTTATTGACGCTTTAGTTCCACTAGATGACTTCTTATTGCCAGAACCTCCAGCTTTTTTGCCACCCTGATTCTTGGATTTGTTATTTGTTTCGCTTGTACCCGTTTGAGCTTTAGCTTTATTTGCTTCAGCCTGTAATTCCATTCCCATTTCGTGTTTCTGACGTTCAGTTTCACGAGTAATAAGCTCAACGAACATTTTTTCACGTTCGCCGTCAGGAATTGGGTCCATACCAAGATCTTCACGCATTTCGTCTTCTGTAATGGCATTATGTTCATACTTATAAATAGCATGAACCTCTTTTTTAATCATTACATCTACATCATTGTCATTAAACTTAAACTCTACTTTTTGATCTGGATTTAATACTGGATCGTATCCGCCTTCCATAAGAAGTTCTTTAACTATAAAATCATTAAAGAATGTTTCTATAACACGGCTCATAGCTCTAATTCTATCTGCCATTTCAGAAGTCATGTTGTCTCCAGTACTTCTATTAGCGGTATCGCCACGACCAAACATGATTTCTGGAATGCCCATGCCAGAAAAAACACGAGATTCCATATATTTAAGATATGGATTGGCATCAATTACTTTATCAGAAGCAATGGGAGTAATTTTAACACGTTCGGTAGTAACAAGACCACCTTCAACATCCATACCATCTATAGCTTCTTTTAATTGTTCGACTTCAGCAGATGTACCTGTAGCATCTTCTGTGCCAACGGCAACATGATAGAATGGATATATAAAACGATACATCATTTTTAATGTATTCTCTTCAGCTTGCCTTAAAGCACGAACATCATCAAGAACAGGGATTAAGAAGCTAGTGCCGTATGCATTACCCTTTTCTCTCTTATAATAGAAATGAACAACATCTTCTGGATTAAATGTCTGAGTGCCAGCATCATTATCTTGCTGCCATTCAGTAATTGTACCATGTTCATCTCTCTTACATTTCATAGTAACAGGATTAGCACAGAAATAACCTACCACTGGATCTTTGCCATATAATCCTGTGACAGTAGTCCCTTGAGGAAGAGCATTAGGGTCGTTACTACGAGCTTTAACAACCATACAGTTGCCATATTTAACGACATCTTCTGCAATATCCATTAAAAATTGACTTGTAGGCGTATTACTTGCTTCTGCTATATATGCAAACCTTAATTTTAAATACTCTACAGCATTTGCATCAGTTCCATAAAAATTGTAGCCTTCTTTAAAAATTTGGTCAACATATTTATCTACACCTTGTCTTATGTATGAATCTGTATTATATCCATTTTTTATATCTTCAAGATCAAAGTCGGGGTCTTCAAAATCTGTCTCGCTATTTTCTTTATATAAAATACGCTTGACAACTTCGGAAGCAAGTTCGCGCCCAGTACCTCCACCAGTGCTTCCAGCATCCTTAACTTCTTCTGACCCAGGCAGTAATTCTTTAAAGAATCTCTTTGCAAAGAACATCTTAATTTTGTTCATTCTTTATAATCACCGCCTACCTTATATTATAATATACAACATCATTTTAACTAATTGTAGCTAATTTGGCGTTTATATTCATTAAAAAGTGCTTTTCTTGTTCTAATTCAGCGTTTTGGGCCAAATATACTTCTTCTGCCTTTAAAGTGCGCATTACATTTTCTATAGCCCTATTTGTTTCTTCTTGTCTAGCTCTTAATTTTCTTTCCAATAGTCTTGAATTTCCATTATCAGAAAAAAGATTGTAAACATCAAGTGTATCTTTTCTTTTCTGGTAATAATTATATAACGAATTTTCTATTAAATCAATATTTTGTTGGTCAGTAAATATTTTTTCTTGTGCATCTATATCAGTATTTGTTTCATTATATAATCGTAAAATTAGATCACGATTAGTATAATCAGTAGAAGATTCATCGATTTGAGAAGGAACATTGTATATTTTCCTTGCAGACCTACGTATTCCAACAGAATGACTACTTATTATATTGCATAAAGTAGCATCTGTATGGAGTGCATAATAATTAATTTTCTGCGTTTCTTGAGCCTGTTCATACATTTTTAATTGTTTAAGATAACTTTCATCTATTTCCCTGTTATCATTATCATTGTTACCATAAAACAGTGCTCTTGTGAGCGAAAGAAGAGTATTTACACGTTTGTCTGCATCAAACAATGTATAAATTAATTCAGGAATAATACTGCCTTCAATATTATATCTATGATAATTAACAAATTTACGCGCATACTCATCATTTCCAGAACTCAATGCAGTTACAAGGGAAGAAATTTGACTATACTGTCCCCAATCATCATTTTTAAATGATTTTGTAAGCTCATCTACGAAAGTTCTAAGCATAATATCAGCATCAGATAAATTACTTAGTGCTTTGCTAGGTAAGTTATCTTCAAAGCTACTAATTGCATTAGAATATATAATTTGGCCTGAATAATCAGTCTTTTGAGTGTCTGAAGATGAATTTTCATTGTTAACAATAGAATTTTTATCTTTTTCATATTTTAATTTAGGCTCATAACCGATTATAGCCCCTTGGTCAAATTCAATAGCCATTAGAATTTCCTTCTTTGGAATACAGTTGCTCTTTTGCTAGACTTTTTGTTTTTTTGAAAGTTAGTAATTCCAACTATAGAAGTTTGTTCCCTAGTAGAAATTCTATCTATAACAGAAAACCATGTGTCATCTGTTTTATCAGCAATAATATTACGAGATTTAACGTCTACAGGACGATTATCAATATTTCCAATAAAAGCTGTTTTAATGCTGAATACTTTCTTTAAGAGAGTATCATATTTTTGCGCAAAAATCAAGAGGGCTAAGTTCATGGCATCAATAGCATGCTCATTTTCATCTGTATACACCGGAAGACCAGACGAGCTTATAGATTTTACCCTATATTCTTCGAGTTGACTAATCATAGTCTTATCTTTAGGATCAAGCACGATTTTGCCTTTCTCAAAAAGATTTACAGAATTATTAACCATAAATGGCTTTAAGTGCTTTTGATCTTTCTTTCTTGTATACGGATCAGTAACTTCTATCTTTTCACTAAATTGATATCCAACAACTTTATCTGCTAATTTAGATTCTGGATGTTCCATTCCGTATTTATGGAACAATTCAAGTTGTGTTTCGCCATAACCACGGTCTATAGCTATCCAATCAAATTTATATTCTTCATTTAATGCTATAACTTTGTTCATAGCATTAACGTATGTGAATTCAGAACGGGCTATTTCAATACGGAATAGCATTTTAAATACTGGAACAATGCGACCTTCTTGGTCTTGATGAAATCTATCAAATTCCATACATACCATATTTGTAGCCGCAGAATACTTATCCCAGTCAATACCAAGTATACGAATACACTGACCATGTGTCTGTTTAAGATATTTTTTGCGCTCTTCTTCTGGCCATTTAGTGATATAGTGGAATTTAATTCTCTCTCCCTCTAAACATGCCTGTTCTATATAACGTTTCTGATAAACACCAAGTTCTTCTTCGCCAAATTCAGCCATAACTTCTTGGGCATAACGCATTTCAGATAATTCTTCGCGAATATCCTCAAGGTATGTTTGCATTGTATCTGGATTTATCTTAAGAAGTTCTTTATTAACATTAGAAGGAGCATATATTTCTGTCCAACCATTGCCTTCTCCGACAGGTTTTTGATCTATTTTATAACCATGAAAATCATTATTTTTGATATCTTCTTCTGATGGAAAATATTTTTTAGAAGCATCTTGGCACCAACGATAATATTCTTCATGTTTACCAGATGGAGTAGAGGCGCAAAGTAATCTAATACGTTCAGGAGCTTCATTACGGATATTCAAAATATTAGTAAGCTGATTAGAGCCGATATAATCACATTCATCACAAATAAGTACATCTGCACGCTGACCACGAGTATTATTAGCGCCACCAGCAGCATTATTAGCTCCTGCGGTAAAGCCTAATACTGTGCTTGTGATACCATTTATATTAAATTCAAGGTGGTGACTAATATCACGGCTTAAAACAGAAGACATTAAAGCAGATTTTTCAATTAATTGATGCAATCTTTTAAAAATTAAATCAATTTGTGTTTCATATGGAGTTGCTATAACAATATCATATTGATTGTTAGGGCCTCTATTATACTGTGTATAAGCAAACCAAAGTATTAAAACACATAAGCTATCTGTTTTCCCTAAACGTCTTCCTAGTCTAAGTACAAGTTTTTTAGATTTTTTACCTTCATTAACAATTGAATATTGATAATCACGAGCTTCCCAATCAAGATAAACTTTAGCCCAAAGAATTGGATTGTCTGTTACTATATATTCTAAAGCATGACTTTTAGATAATTTTAATTTATTCATAACATAAGCAAGTCTTTTATCTAATTGATTGTCAAGAGGTAATAATATTTTTGTTAATTCATTTATTTGGTTGTTATTAAGCTCTGATATAGTGTGTAATTCAGCCATTATATCACCTATTTAATTACGGATATAGCTTTATATACACCATATGGTGCTAATATAGCTCCACTACCTATAATACTGTCTTTAACTCCGCTTTTAAGACCTCCTCCTATTTGTGACCAAAAGGAATTCCCATTATTCTCAAGCTCTTCACTTTTACTTAAGAAGCCAGCACTAAACCCTATGCCAGAACCTGCAATAGTAGCAGCTACAACTTTCGGATTCATTGTTTGTACCACCTTTCTTATGTATTATTTTAGTCAGCATCAACGCCGCTTGATCTAAAAAATGTTCTCGCTTCATTTCCAAGTACAGAACGAGTATTTAACCCGTTAGATTGTATTGCGTTTAAACTTCTTTGACGCATTGTATATCCTGCTTGGCTCATATTAAAATAACCAGAACCAAGTCTTCCTGCTTGTGAATATTGTTCATCCATTGTTCTACCAACATTTTGGAATGCTTGCCCAGCAATTTGTGCTCCCGTAGGAATCATTGTTAAAGCGAATGGAGCCGCAAAAGCAGCCAAACCTGAAATGCCCATACCTTGCAAAGCTAAATTCATTCCACCATAAAATATTTCTCCCCAAGCAAAAGACCCAATTGCTTTTGCAGCAGACATTGCTGCATTATTCCCTTGCTTTCTAGCATCTTTATAGGCGCTTACACCAAAAAATAAATTTATTGCATCTCCAGGCAATCCCGAAAGTATATGCCTAGCCATTTGATTTCCGCCACTAGGAGCATTAGCCATATTCTATTACCTCATTCCATATAAAGATGAAATTAAATTAGCATCAGCGCCATAATCATCTAGAATTCTTCCAACACCTGGAGAACGCACAACTTCTTGAGCCATGTCAGAAAATATTCCATAATTGCCTTGAGCAGTTTCATTCATTACTTTCTTCGCTCCAGTAACAAAAGATTTAGTCATCCTTGCCATTCCATCAGAATAACTAACACTACCCATTTTAGATTCATTAGCCATCTTTACTGCTGTATCTATTCCAGAAGCAATGGTACTTACGCCAAGAAAACCAAACACACCACGTTTATTTAAAACTCTAGGCATTAAAAGTGAACTAAAGCCTCCACCTTGATCAAATGGAAGATTATTAGTCATTAAATGATTATTAATAAATTTAGTAGCGCCAATAGTTTTATCTATTAAACTCATACTTATTCCTCCTCACAAGGAACTTCTTCTATTACTTCTCCAACTTCATTAAATTCAACATCACTGACGTTAATAATTTTATTTGCTTTTTCAAGATCTTGTACTTGCTGGAATATCCGAATAGCCATATCAGAAGCTGCAAATTTAGATTTATCTCCAGCTTTATCTTTACGAGTAGCATTAAGCTGATTTAATATCTTTACTTTCTTATCTTGTAAAGTCATTAAAAATTCGACTTCTGGAGCAACTATTTTTCCATAGTAAGGATTACACTTTTTATCAATATCAAGTAGCGTATCAGCCATAAAATCGCCATTTAAAGCTATTTTATTTTCTGCACGTATCATTTGTACTTCTATATTAACTAAATCTTTAATTAAAGTAGCATCTACAAGATCTTTTGGGTCAATCATGTCTTGTGACGTATCAATTTCAAAATGTTCACACCATTGATTATAACGTGATAATATAGCTGCTATTTCCATTGGACAACGTTGTCCTACTTTTCTTTGTTTTTTGCTAATCATGCATACATCTTTATATGCACAATCAGGCCCTTTACAAAGAATAGGGATAGAAGCAAATAAACCATGTTTTGAGGAATAGACTTTATTTACATTACTAAGTTCTTTAATAAGTGCAGGCTCTATTCCCCACATGGCATTTGTAACTTCTAAACCTGTTTTTCCTTGTAAATCTGGAAGCGAATTATCTTTGTTAAAATCATTTGGTGTATTTACTTGCAATCCTGATGTATAATTATTCATGATTTAACCTCTTAAATAAATGGAATGCCTGCTATATCTCTTTGACCAGAAGAATTACGAGTTAAACTTCCACCTGTTAATAAACGACCGCCAGTATTTGCTATTGCATAAGCACCAATTGCTGCGCCTATACGATCACGCTGTACTTCTTTACCGGCATCTGCACTAAAATAAGATCTGACAAGTGCTTCGCCCTTTCTTGGGCCAGTTAAATTATTTAAATCAAATTCGGGATTGCTAGCAAATATTTGCTTACCTTGCCCCATTACGGTGCCATATTCCGTATTATAAGCATTTAACGCTTGCTGCGCCCAATTATCAAGATCTGGATCTTTAATGTTATTTAAGGCATCACTTCCAAGTCCTTTTTCCAGCTTCTTTCGGAATTTGACCAAATCGACATTTCCATTAGCATCCATGAGATTAGAGCTGCTTAAAGCACTTGCCACTCGTTTTTCTAATGCGTCTTGCCCTTCTTTTCCTAAACCATTATACCATCCAGCCTGAGTTTGACTTATAGCGGCAGAAATCTCTTCTGCTGATTTTTTCCCAGCAAGACTTTCGGCAGCAAATCTAATACCTCTGTTATCCATAACGCCAGGCATAGTGCTTTTAACATCACCGAAAACATTTCTAAACAATCTGCTATTGATAATATCGTCAATAATTGATGCTTTAGCCATAATTATTACCACCTTTACGTTATTGTAGAACTTCCTTGATTAAGATAACCTTTATGCGGCGCTCTACCGTATCTTAACTTATTTTTCATGTTTTTAAAAGCAGTTTCATTTTTTAATGGTTGGTTAGCAAGTATAAGAGATCGTCCATATACATCATAACCAGAAGCTGCCATTCTTGTTTGCATATTAACATTACCAGACGTAAGAGATTCATAAGATTGTACTCTATCAAATCTATAAGCATTAGATGATTTCTTGCGTTGTGTATCTACTTCTACACGTACTTGTTTACTTATCTCTGCTTTAATTTCTGGTTTCTGTAATAAGTCAACAAAGAATCTAATCATATCTTGATTTGCTTGATATGATTGTTGCCATGGAGTATACATAAAATCACCTTAACCGTCATCATCACCCATTATCATGCCTAATGCAAAAGCTGTGCCGCCAGCTACAGCCATTGACTGAACTGGGTATTCTGATATTATTCTAGCTAAGACACCTTGATCTTTTTTTGCCTCTGGGGGTGCGTCTTTAGGTTTTGGAGTATTTGTTGCTGTAGTTTCTGCCGCACCATTCCCACTTACCCCTGCCTGATTTTCTGGACCTGATTTTCTAGTTGTTCTTGGCTTTTGTTGTGTAGCGCTTTGTCTATTCCACCAATGATTTCTTCCAGGTGCAGCAGCTTCAGGTATTTGTCCTCTTCTTACTCCTGGCATATTTGTAATCATTTCATTGGTTACATCTGCTTGAGTTCTGGCAGTTGACGTGTATGGATCAAATTGATCTGCTCTTCCTCCACCAAATACTTGATTATTAGGATTTTCTGCTGCTTCCCTACGTGCTTGTTGTCTTTGCTGTATCAAACTTAGTTCGTTTGCTTCATCTGCTTCTCTACCTAAACCATATGGAGTAACTTCTTGTTCATATTGAAGACGTTGTTGCTCTAATTCAAAATCTCTTGGTTCATCTATATCTAATTCTTTTCTTTCTGCTTCTCTTTGAGAAGCTTCCCACTTTTCTCTTCTTTCTTTCTTTCTTGCTGCTTTATCAACTTCAGCTTGCTGTCTCTTAATATCGTCATTTACGCTTCCTACGCCCTCTGAATTTGACTCTGCTCTTTGAACTTCTTGCCTTGCTTTAGATGCTTCAACACGTTGAGTTCTTTTTTTAGCTGAACGTTTTTTTGAATAAAAGTCTTCCATTCTTGCCCTTGTTTTAGGATCTGTACTACCAGCAAGACTTTCTATGTTGGCACGAGGAATACGTCTTTGTTCATAACCTGCAACATCAAATTTATCTAAATTATAGTTAATTTTTGATGCTTTAATAATATTCATCCCGTCTGTAACATCGTGTCCATTTTTTTGAGAATATTTATTAAATGACAATTCTTGTTTCGATTGCTGGTTAGATTGTTTAAGCATCTCATCTTCTATTTCATCAACTTTTCTATTAGCTCTTTTGTTAGCTTGATCTTCTGCAACTTGTTGTTCTCTACTAGATTTTCGTACAATATCGTCATTTTTTAATTGTGATGATCTTTCTAAACGAGCAGCTCTTCTTCCTTCTCTATCCTTAATTATTGCATTATTTTCTTTTTTTCGTCTTTCTACTCTTTCTTTTTGTTTATCAATAGCTTTTTGTCTTGATTTTTCTTTTTCTAATTTTGTACTTTTTTCATCTTGTGTATTTCTTTCTCTAGATCTTTTTGTTGCGTCTTTTTCTTTTCTTATACGTTCTCTTTCTTCTTTTCTTGCATGTCTAGCCTTAGATTTTTCTGTGGGAACATCTTCCCCCATATTTCTAAGTGTTCTATATTCTGCCTGAGCTTGCTCTATTTGGTTTGTACGTATTCTTGCTTGTTCTGTGTTTGCTTTAGCTTGTTTTATGCGAGCTTGTGTTTGTCGCGCTCTAGCAGAACCTCCAGAGCTAGCTAATGCTCTTTCGCTTAATTTTCCCCCTAATTCTTCGGTTCCATCTTTAGCTATTTTACTTAATTTTTTTGTAATATTTCTTGAGACTCTTGGCATCTATTACACCAACTTTCAATTTAACTTTAAATTAATCATCATCAAGCAATTTACCTATTAATAATCCACCAGCAATTAGACCAGCAGCTTTAAATCCGCCGTGATGCATAAATGATTTGCCTACGGCATCATCTATGCCACTCATAAATCCTTTTTTTGCCCCAGTCTCAGCGGCATTTTCAACAGCTTCAGCAGCTTCTTTACCAGCGCCGCCTATACCATAATTATTGTACGTATTATTGTATATGTTAACTGTTGCGCCTTCACCAACGTTACCTACATTAACTCTACCACCTGAGACATTATTAGTGCCATATCTAGTAGCATTAGTTGCTTCTTCACCAACTACTCGCTTTTTCATTCCAGAACCCATTTGTTTTCTTACACTACTACCTGCGCTATTATTCGTAGCTTCATTAACAGCAGGGGAACCAGACTCCCCTTGTTTAATCTTTGCTTTTTCAGCTTTATTTTTTCTTTTTAATTCTTTTTCAACATTTCTTCTATAAGCTTTTGCAGATGCAGAATCTAAATTATATGATTTTGCAACATCTTCTGTATATCTTTTATTTTCCCAATCATATTTCGATGGATCGCTACGACCATGATGATTAATAACACCATCTTCAGGGAGACCATATCCACTAAGTTGATCTGCCCATTCATCTCTTGCTCTTTCATTAATTCTTTGATGTAATTTTTTTTGCTGATTTGCATTTAACTTAGAAATAGATTCAGCGTCAGGCAAGAAATCACTTAAAGTATCATCATTTATCATGTTTCTTCCTCCAGTTGATGTATTATTGTTTATATTTGTAGAAATAGGTTTTTCAGATTTAGATCGTGGTTTTTGACGGGATTTAGGCTGAGAATTTGGTTGATGTTGCGAACTAGGTTCTGGTTGATACTGACCTATTTCTTTTTTAAAAATACTTGGATATTGACGAGCTAAATCTTGATCTTGATCAAAAATATTTTGTCTTATTTTTGAATAAAGAGTCTGAGAGGCATTACTAGGTAATTCTCCATATCCATTAACTCTTTCATTAGGTATTAAAGTATTTGTACTTAAATCTACTACATCCCAATCGTTTTTAGAGCCTACATCTATTTTGATTGTGTTTGGAGTTGTTACTTTTTCTGCTTTTTTACTAACTAAAGTTCTAAAAGCATTATTTGTAGCTTCTGCATTGTTCTTTGGGAAAAATTCATCTATATAGCTTTTAAGAGTTCCAGCATCTAAAGGTTGCTGACCATTTTGAGTAAGTATAGAATATCCTAATGCCCAATCAGGAGCAACTGTAGTAGTTACATTTAAAATTGATTTATCTTTAAAAAAATAATCACGAAGACCGTTTATAGCGTCTACTTTTTGTGATGATGTCATGCCATTTATGGTTGATCTTAAGTCGCTCATGCTCATGGCCATTAGTAATCACTTCCTTATTCCGAAGCATACTGAACTCTTATTTTGTTATCTAAAATAACAGCGCATTCTGGACAGCATATTCCAGGTTTCTCACATCTTCTAATTAAATAACTCTTACCGCATTGTGGACAAATAACTTTCTTATCTTTACGAACACTTTTATTATACGTAGGAATATTATTTTCTTGCCTGATTCTCTGAACACTAACTCTATTATATTTAATTATATCAGCAATTTCAGAGTCTTTCAATCCTTCTTCTTGTGATAATCTTTTAATTTCATTAATAATAATTGGACTTGTATTCATGACAAAAATATTAAACTCCTTTCATCTAGTATATTTCAAACGCTTTATATAATTATAATATACCGCTTAAAATTACTCTTTTATTGTAGTATAGCACAACATTTTTTAAAACGCCAGTATAGGCAAAAAATTTGATATATATATTTTTGGAATTGGCTCTTCGTTTACTCGAAGAGCTTTTTCTTTTATACCCCACCCCCTTTTGGGAGGAACTGGAAACCGTGAGGTACAGTAAATGCAGATATATTTTGTGGGGGGAAGCAGGTATTAACTTTTAACTCAAAAAAAAGATCGATACCCCACCCCCATTTGTGTGTTCCAACTTTAATGGTCTTTGCAAAAATTTATGCGAAGTATCTCTTAAGAAGCATAGACCCAAGCCGAAACAGATTACCATATTTATATGGTAGTTTGTCTGCGTAAGATGGTAACTTGCGCACCGATGATGGTAAACCAATATATTGTGATTCGTATGCGGCTGATATGCGACATACGTACACAAGTGTTTCACCGTTATTGGAATTGTTCTATTGTACGCATAGACGTGCATTAATGGCGTTCCAGTGTGTATGGACACACACGCTGTTGCATATATCAACATATGCATTAAGGGAGCCAAGAACACATGTACTAATACATGTACCATGCTGGTGTCCAAAGGAATAAAGAAAATGGAGGAATGTAAAATGTTGAGCATCATCATCGCTATCATGAACGTGCTCATGGGGAAGATTGTCTCTAAGGCAGTCAAAGCCATGAAGCAAATCACCACCGGACTGTATGTGCAGTATAACACAGAACTCTGCAACGAAAACTATATCTGGTATCTTGCTCGCAAAAAGCATGCAAAGCTCTACCGTCACGACCCCAAGCGTGCTTATAAGAAAGCACTGAAGACCCTCGAAAAAGAAGCGGAAAGAAGAGCGGAAATAGAAACCCGTATTCGCATAAACCGTATGTTAGGCAAGTATTATAACGACGACAAAAACGTAAGGCACCTCATTCGCTTGTTCAACTCCAAGTATCATAAAGAATCTATCCCTGATGACCTTATGACTATAGGTTATCAGGTTCTTAATTACCTCAGAAATGAAGGTAATAAGATGTATGAACAGACTCGTAATGCCAAGATTGGCTGTGCAGCTATACTCACTATTATGGGTGTTATCGATATTGGCAACTTCGAATCTGACGCAAAAGACGGCAAAATCGTTATCAACAAAGAAGCTCTTGAGAAAATCTCCGATGTTACCCTGAAAAACAATCTGGATAAGGTGCTTAGTGGAGAAAAGCTTACAAGTGTGTATAATGGCTATACTAAGGGCAGGCAAACCGCTGTATGGAGCAATATGCTGAATGCACTTCGCAAATATGTTAAGTATATTGACCATGACGTAGTAGTAACCAAGGAATGCGTACCTGTCATTAGCCTTGCAGAAAACGCTTTCTACACTTGGAAGAAGAATGAAGAAGGCAAAAACGTACCCGTCCTTAACACAATAGAAATCGATGGACAAACTTATTGCTACGTTCAGCTTAACGATGAAAATGGAGAAAGCAGAGTCGTTTCTAGGGGCAATGTAAACGAATATAAAGAACAACACAATGGACGTGAACCATACTTTATTGTTGATAATGCCTCTTCCAGTGTATTAGCGCGTAAAGTATTCAATATTAGCAAAGACAATCTTATCCTTACAGTTAAGCCACAAAACAAATCATCAGAAGCAACACAATCCCTTATGGAAAAGATACTGGATAATGGGTTCTACGACGCAAGCACTGGTACTCTTTTTAAGTTCCTCGCAATGCCTGCAAGCAAAATGAAAACCTGTCAGTTCGTATTCACAAGCATCCCAGTAGCGTGGGTTAATAATCCTAATGCGTATATTGGCTATGTATGGGGAATGGCTATGGGCCTCACCAAGTATGCCAATGTATTTCGCAAATATCACAACGATACAAAGCACATCGTTACGATGGATGAAGTTGTAAACACTTTCAGGAATGAAGAATTCCAGGGATATAGGCTTGTTAATGAAAATGGGCTTGTTAATGTTGCAAAGACATGGAGTCGCTTTGGTCTTGCAATGTCTTCCACATTCTCACTCATGGAGCTTGTTACCAAAAATCCAGAGATGAAGGATGTATACGACAAATCCATTGGCGTTGCTAAAACTTTACGTGTAAAAGATGCTAGCGTAAGAGTCAAAAGCCCGTTCCACGTAATAAGTGGTATCTTCAACATCCACAAGCCTCTGACAACAAAGCAGATGGAGGAAAACACCCGCAAACGCTTTGATAAACTCGTCGCTTTCTGTGACAGAGAGTCCGAAATCATAAATGTACCATCCATTAAAGATAACCTTAACAAGGCTAAAGAACTCTTTGCGGACAACAAAACGGACGAATGCGTTAATACTCTTGAAGCTATTGTAGCTGATGTGAAGAAGCAAATTGAATATGAATACGCAATAGTGGAAGAATATAACCGTTCTGGGAAGAAGCTCGTAGACGAAATAGGTATGTTTGCCGAGAACGTAGGCACTCTTGCGTTGCTGTCAGATAAGATAAAAGACCTGAAACTTGACATTAAGAACGGCATTGCTGGCGAAGACGAAAAGACTTTGACACCTGGCGATGGCGAAATGCTTGCAAATATCAAAATTATTGCTGGTATAGCTACTCTTCTTAAGAAAATTACCATAGATGAGTATAAAATCATCATGGACTGGTGGAATAGCAGCGATAAAATTCTTGCCAACATCGAAGAAGATAGCGAAATCCGCAACATTATTGCCAAAATACCACCAGCTTATACTATAAGGCATGGCGGGAAGAAGGGCTTGTTGAAACTCGCAGACCTTGGTCAGCTTCTTGATACAAAGAAAAATGGCGAAATAATCGTTGACAACTACGATATTCTTACCCCTGACAGTGCCGAGAAGTTTAGTGTTGAAAACTGGGAAGATGCAGAGTTTAGCGTTTGCTTGGTAGGTAAAGTTCACAGTGATAAAGATTTTATCAACACCAATGCTTTTATGCTGAGCGCACTGAAACTGTCACCGAAGCAAATCGTGTCTATCGCTAAGACAATCATTGATGAAATGGTTGATGCGCTGAAAGACCCTGACAAAGCCGTTGCATTCTTTGCAAAATATAGTGACGACTTCAATTGTCAAAATGGTCCTGCATCTCTGTTGGCAATGAATAAGAAACTCATCAAAATGGACATCGTTCAAACTGCTATATTGACAACGATTAAAGTTGTAATCAATAATATGGCATGCGGTAGAATGAAAGTTCCTGGCAACACATCATTCATTTCTTGTGACTGGGCTGAACTGCTTAACCTGTGGTTGAAAGATGAAATGGCTGAAGCAGGTGTGCACATTAAAACACTTGATGAGTACGCAAAAGAACAAGGCATTAATGAAGGCTATAAAGGTCACTATAGCAATAAATCTTGTGAGGCCATGATAGCTCGTAGCCCTGGATATGGCTGGCAAGAGATTGTTAAGCTTACTCTCGTCAAAATCGATGCATGGTGGTGGAACCATGACGTATGCGAACTGAGCGTATTCGACGGTATCTGGGAGAACCTTCAGGGTGCCGATTTTGATGGTGACAAAATTCACCTTATTTTCAATAATAATCCAGTTGGCAAAATGTTCGTAGACGCTATCCGCCACGGGACTAAACTCATCAATAAGAGAAATCTTGCTAACTTAATCTCTATTTACCTTACAGAGCCAGGTGTTATAGTCGAAGCCAAGAAGAAGAAAGAATTCACTTGGAAAGCTATTACAGCTATGCTCATTGGAACCCTTAATGGCGATATGGTAGGTTTGTTGTCTAAGTCAGCTATGACTGCTATTGATTTAGCCAATGAACTTATTATCCTGTCCGAAATGTCAAGTCTTACTGGCTATAAAGTTAAGTTCTATAACAAATTCGATCAAGAAAAGTTTTATATGGGACGTCTTGGTCATAAAGGCGAAAAGATGTTTGTAAGTGACAGGTTTAATAACCCTGAATCTGCTGGTCTTGAAGTGCCATGCGATGAAAATATCGGAAAGCCAATCGATCCTCGCCTTACTGTTAACGGCGACTATATTCAGAATGAACTTACTGCTGAAGAGAGAAAAGCTCTTGGAGATTTGTTCGATGTTGATGGAGATAAGCGTCTGTATACTGGATGGTTTATTGGCACATGCAATGGCGAGAAATTCATTTATGTAGAAGCTCCTACACTTGGCAACCGTCTCCCTGCTATTGATAAAAACTCAGGTATGACTAAGACAGAAAAGATAATGATTCATGGCAGAGAAAAGTCCGTCAAAGTATTCTCATATACCCGTAAGACATGGTCTTTTATTGCAGATATAAGTCGTATGGGCAAGGATGAAGTAGAAAACGGCTACTACTATGAAAAGCTCGTTAAGGGAGAAACCATGCTTGCTGAAGACAACAATATTCTTGCTGGCACTAAAACTGCTGAAGAACTTGAAGACATTGCTGTTGAATTTGCGAAGCTTGGCATCGTTAATGGCTGTGAATGTGGGCGTGAAATTGACCGCACAAAGAATGGTTTTGGCCATGTCTGGGGTCTTCTCATTAATGCAATCGCAGCTCATCGTGTATACTCTGATTGGATGCGCAAAGGCCAGTGTAATGAGCTTCTTGTCCGCAATCAGTATATCAGCACATCAACTCTCGGAGTTCTGTATCAATATGTACAAGCCCGTGAAAAAGAAATTGACAAAATAATGGGCAATGGCATCAAAATGGTTCCTTATGTTGCTACTCTGCTTAATAAAGACGAGTATGATGGCGTATGGAAAATTATTAAGAGCAATGGCGGAACAAACAAAGGTTATACAGTCACGAAGCTTGAAGTCATTCGTAACTCATACCTTAATGAAATCAGGGGTGTTGACATTAACGAAAATCCTGAACTGATTGAATGCGCTCAAAAGGCTGCATGCAGAAGGATAATCGAAATGTGCGATGAACTCAATGTTCCTTATACAAGCGCGGCTGTTGCAGCATTCTTTATGGGAACTAAAGAAAAGACAGTTGGAAGCTTCTCTTGGTTGCTTGCTGATGAGCTTGCTGAAGTTCTGAAAAGAGACCCTGATGCACGCAGGATTATCAAACTACCTTGCCGTGAAGTTATTAGCCTTAAAGTAGAGTCAGACAACTGGCTGATAGCTACTATTCCTGCCTATAAGGTCAATCGTAAGGATGGTAAGAAGAAGGTCAAGATAGGTACTAAGGAATTCCCGATAGAGCAACTTGATGGCGTAGCCCAAGGAGAAATACCGAACGAAGACATCTTCCAGATGGGCGATTGCAACTTTGCGGCTATTCCTTGGAAAAACAATAGCGGCGATACCCTTATCACTGACAATATTGCTCCTCGTTTTAATATCATTGGTAAGGACAAAACTAAGGAAGAAATCGGAGCCATTGCAAATGCTTTGTTCAATAAGGCTGATGGTGTACTCACCAAAATCATTGTTGACGAAGAAGGCAAAATCGTTGGTCTCATGGACCTTGGAGACAAGAACATTGTTACTATCGAAATTGACACCTATAGCCTTCCAAAATCATTCACTGGCACAAATTATAAAGCTGTTGCTACTGGTCTTGAAATCGCTACTTTTGTTGGCAAAACATTCCGTAGCTATGGCGTTAACAAAGAAACTGAAGCCTATAAAGGCGAAAAGTGCAAAACATCTATTACTGCCGGGAATAACATTGTTAATGTATTCGTCCGCTAAAGATATTATAGGAGGGGGAGAAATCCCTCTCCTATTTTATTTATATAGTTCACAAATCAACTGAATATTAAATTTATGGAGGTATATATCATGAAAAGCGCTATTATTAATGTTGTTGTCGTTCCCACCATGTCCGTTCTGTCCGCTGCTGATAAATCCAAAGTTCGCACTATTGTTTCTGCTGGCCTCAATCTTCCCGTCAACATTACCCGCTCTGATTTCGAGGCAATATATGATAACGCAAAAGACATGACTCCGACAATCCACGATTTCATTCACGTTCGCGTAAACCGCAACAAAAAGCTTGAAGGCTTTTCTATCGTTGAAGACGATAACGTTATTGATTCTAATGATGTCGCAGAAGAAAACAACTCTGACTACTTTGACTCTCTTATTGATGAAGCAATTGGCGCTCCTGTTGCTGAAGACAACGCTTCTGATGATATTGATATTCCGTTTGCTTTTTCTGATGAAGAACTTAATAATATTAATATGGCACTCGATGATTCTAATGTCCCTGTAGCTGAAGCCGAACCCGTAAAAGAAGAGACTGAGCATATGACCGCTCTTGAAAAAGCCATAAACGATATGATGAATTCTTATTCTGATAACGAGCTGTACGATTATAGCGCTTACGACCCTGATCATATTCCTGATGAAGATAAGATGACCGAAGAAGAAGTCGAAGCAGCATGGGAAGCTTACGACAATTTTGTTCCTGAAGAAGAAACAGCTCAGGCAGTTATCGATGAAGAAGCTATTGAAACTGTTAACAACAATGATGTTGATCGTGAATTTGTCAAATTTGTACACGATAAAGCTGTTGCTGGCAAATATCCGAGGTGGACTCAGAATATCGATAAGCGCAATCTTAACGAATATGCAACCATGATTGGCAAGTCTATTGAAGATATCGTTGAGAAATATCTGATGGCTAACAAAAATAAACACGGCTATATCACATATTACTCCGTAAGACCTGAGTTCATCGCTAGATACTACGAACAAGCTTGCTATACGTCTTCTGACTATAAGTGGTTTGTTGTAGTTAAAGGCAATAACGTAGAGCTTTACGAGAAAAAAGGCAACGAACATGTTTTCAATAAAACTGTTAATGCTACAGAATCACCTGATGCATATACTAAAGCTCTCAAAGTTCTTGAGAGTTATATGTTCCGTAAAGGTGTGTGGGCAGAGTAATTAGCCTTCGGCATTTAGAATGGGTTAGGGTTAGAATAACTTCTTCCCTAACCCATTTGTCTTTGGAGCTGGAAAATGTAAATTCTCCACTCTCTAGACGAGAAGTCGTGATGAAAATTGTCACGACTATTCATAATGCCAGTCGCTGAAAAGATGGATGAAAACAGCAAAGCTGTAAGCTCTGATGATAGTTATATCATTATCGTCATAACATCATCTAGGTGCAAACTTGGATGAAAATAGCAAAGCTATAAGTTATGATGATAGTGATATAATCTATCATCAATCCCATCTTTAAAGAAGGAGGTAGCTGAAAATGGCTACTAAGTTAGAACAGATGAAGGCAGAAATGGAAAAGGGTTCTGAGGTTGAAACCAATACCCCTATTGCTTCTGCTAAGGATGATGCATCCGCTCATGTAAATACTGCTCCGGGTCAGACCAGGAAACCTTCTTGGGTTCCGCGCTGGGTAGCAGTAATGGGCGCTGACGGGCATTTTGCTAAGTTCGCCAAGGTAACGGCTACTGCTCCAAGGGAACAAGTGGTTACTGGCGACGACGGCAAAATCGTAGCGCTTAACATAGTAGCGGGCAGCACTCTCATCGGAACGGTTGATGTTCCCTCTGACTCTTCGATATGGTCTGCAAAGACTGCACTGAACAGGGTCAACAAGGAATTCACCGGGATGATTTCTAATCGCAAGATTGAATCTCCGAAAGATGGCAGTGCTGACGTAATCTCGATAAGGTTCGGCAATGATTTAGAGCTGCGCATTTACGTGGGCGGCATCAATAACAGTGCCATTCCTGCTGAGATTGCGAACAAGCATGGTCTGGTGGTCTTCCATGGCTTACAGAGCATTGGTGGCTGGATGAATGACACTCTCATAACCAGCAACTTTGATGAAGCCATTGATTGGATAAAAGCTCGTATAGCTCAACCCGACAATAAGACTGCGGACGAGAATTCTTCAATTCCTTTCTAATGCTTTAAGGCTAAGGGGTACTCAGTGGTGGGTGCCCCTCGCTTTATTTGTAAGCATTAGAAGACATAGCTGTATAAAAACAGCAAAGCTGTAAGATCTGATGCTAACATGCTTAGCAGTCGGTAGGTTAAGATGCGTCCATAACCAATGGGCGTGTCCAAATCTACCGAAAGGAGGGAATGCGTTATGGCAAGACCTCTCATGTCATCCCTGAACGAGACAACTATCGAACAGGCTAGAGTTCTCATGGTGAAACTCCTGCCAGAAATCGATGTGTCTATCGCTACGGGACAGTACGTGATATGCGCCGTTATGGGTTACATAGCTGCACAGAAGCGCAACGACATCAGCCTCGAAGACGTTTATGACTTTGTCATGAGACTCTGCGGGGAGCATCGGTGGCGTGTGAGCAAGTGGCGAATAGGTCACACTCTACGCTACAGAGTGCGCAAGTTCGTTGCTGCTGTAAGCGAACTCGTAAAGGTGTAAAGTAAAGCGGACCCAGTTACGTCAAACCAAGCGTAGCTGGGATTCTCTTTAAAGAACAAACTCAGATATTACTAGGAGGTAATCATCATGAAAAGATACAAGGCTCACATACAGTATGGCGTAGGCGAAGAAGCTCCTTGGGGTTTCGATATTGTCTGGATTGATACCAAGACTATTATCGGCACTAGCCAAAAGATTGCAGATGCCATTGAAGACCTCAAATACAGCGCGATGATGGACTGCTATCTTCCTTCCCATAAACCATTTGCAGACATCGCCTATTCTGAACCCGCATAAACACAATCCCCCTCGCTCCTTGCTTCACGGTAAGGGACGAGGGGGATTGCTTTGTAATATTTTTTTGCGAAGTGGGTTTTTAAGAATAGAGCATACAACGAGGCTTTCTAAATAGTTCCTTCGGCGTAGTGGCTTCTACATGGCTTTAAAATAATGAAAACAGCAAAGCTGTAAGCTATGAACAAGCAACCACAATTTCTCGTAATCGGCTCTAACGAGCCGATTATAGCATTTTTATTCGTATTTGTCAAGAGTTAAGGAGGACAAAATCATGAAACTGTTCAATTTATTCCGTACACATATAAACAAGACTGCTGAAACCATGAAAACAGTTACGCTGTTTCAGGTATCAAGACGCGACGAAGAAGGCATGCTCAGGAATCTCTCTGGCGATTATGTACCTCTTTATCGTATGGAGCCTGTGTTCACTTCTGGAATGAAAGGTGACACCGATAACATTCTGGCCAACAGCTTTAAGTTCTTCAATGGCATTGACGAGTCTACCTCGATGTTGAATTACTCCATGACAGTGGGCGATGTGGTGTGCATAGATAGTGCGTTCTATAGGTGCATACCACAAGGATGGTCTTACATGGGTGGAGACCTAGACATAGGAGGCGCTATCTGAGCATAAGAATAGCCTACGGTATCCACTGCCGTAGGCTTATTGCTTCGTAATTGGCTTTTCTAAAGCCAATTATAGCATAAAAATATGCGAATGTCAAGCCCCCTGTGCGAATTTATTATGAGCACAGGGGGCTTTAGGCACCTTTTAAGGCTTTTCCTATCGTAATCGGCTTTCCATAAGCCGATTATAGCATGAAAAACCCTAAAAGTCAAGCAAAATACGTAAAAATATATGGAGGTATAAGAAAATGACTACCACAACTACCAAAACTATGGCTGAAATGACCCAAGAATGTAAAGAAGTGCTGGATTACTGCTCCAAAAAAGCTAAAAACGGCATATTCTATGAGGGTACATTGCTCAATTCTATCTCCTGGAACGCTATTCATAAGATGTACAGCCGCCGTGACGTAGGTGGTTATACCTATATTAGCCTTACAGAAGAAGAAAAAGCGCTTTGCAACACTCTTTATAGAGAAGTAAGGTGCTTTTTAAAGTCTCGTAAGACTAAAGGAGGGTATAATCAGTATATAATCAACGAAGAAAAGCTCTATGTCACCACCGTAATAGAGACTCCTAACGAGATTCCTGTGGTATTAAATACACATGAAGAGGAAATTCTTGAAGAAGAAGTCCCTAATGCCACCCCAATTGCAGTAGTAAACATCCCATTCTAAGCAAAAACGGTGTTTTACCCTAGGCTAAACCAACATATTGGCATGAAAGTGTCTATTATCTAGCCTAGGGAACACCTAAATATGGCATGAAAAAGAGGTAATTTCCTGGCAAAAAGCTGGCCACATTATTGCCTACTCATCTTATTTCATGCAAAATGTAGCATAGATATACACAAATAGTCTAATCACTATCCTTATAGGGATTTAGATATATTATTCATTGTATATTCTATGCATAAAAGTATTAGTATGTTCTATAAGAAGAAGGATTATACATGGTCATAGGGTCATTTAATCTTTTTATGGGCATGTTTTATTAGATATCTGGTATTATTGGTTACGGGGTATCTCTTCTTCTTGTCAATATTGGTCAGGTATAATACTTTTCTTTTATGAAATAGTGTTGTACCTATCTTTTATTTTTGTAGGTATAAACCTTTAAAACCATACATGAAAGGATGTTATTGGCATGTTTAATCCCGCAAATTTTAAGGCTCCTCCTGCTCTCAAAGCAGAGTGTACTCTTCCCGATGGCAATGTTCTTCTCGTAGACGTAAAAGATATTCATTCCAAGATGAAGTTCGATTATGAGACGGGAAAACAGGTATGCGTATACAGGTACGTCCGCGCTGAGGATGGAAGCATTATCGACCTTATGAAAGCCAAAATCAAATATATCAAAGAGAGCAAGTAATATCTATAACCCTGCGGGCTTTTTGTTTTATAGGGCATAACTTAAAAATTATGAATTACTTTAGGAGGTAAATTACTATGGCAAACTTCAAAGACTTCTTCCTGAATAGCAATAACAAAGACTGCTTTATCGGGAATAAGGTAATCTATGGGCAGAGCTATTACTGGGTATGCGTAAACGAAACCGGAGAAGACCCGTCTGATATCGACATGGAGCGCTTCATGCTTTTAGGGCAGCTTGATGAGTTGGAAGAAAACATCAATACCCTTGAGATGGAGCGCTCTAGCAATGAAATAACCCTCAAAGTGTTGAGGACAGCGAGAGACGAGCTACTCAAGGTTATCTATGAAAACTATCTGCCTGAACTAAAAGAACGGTTTGCAGACAGCATAGAAGGGATGAGCGATTACGCAATCATTCATATCACCTACTAAAAGCTGATGGAAATCGTTAAAACGAGAACAGCAAAGCTGTAAGCTGTGATAGAATTAATCTATAATACCGGAGGTATATGCTATGGCAAAAGTAAAAACTCTGGAAACAGAAATTAACGAAACAATTAAAGCTATAAATAAACTAGAAGCTTTTCTTGAAGAAGTTGATTCTATCACAGACCTGAATCCGTTCATCGCTGATATGGCTAATAAGGCTGAATGGGAATTGGACGGATTAAACTGGCAGCTTTATGCGTTAGAACAAGATAGCGACCCATATTATCGGCTTGAGCGCATCAATGACTGTATCGTTGATTGCTGGATGTATGGCGATGTTAATGGCATGAAATATTTCCAGCAACAAGCGAAAGAAATCAGGGCACAGCTCATAACTAAAAAAGCGCATAAAAGCTAATCAACATCTCAGTCATATATGAGTGCCGCTTATTTGCCCATTATGTAATAAGCGGCACTCATCCACCCTTTGATTCATAGGAGGTTTATCATGAAAACTATCAATAACAACAATCACATCTCCACGATTACTCGTACCCCTATACTTGCTTCTAGTGATCAAAACATAAAAGCTAACAATGATTACTTCTGGTATGAAGGATACGGCCTAATTCTCAGAGCTTATGATGATTGGTCTGACTGTCTTGGTGATGGAGATTACGATGTTCCTCACGAATAAGAAGGTGTTTACATGAAAGAACTCTTTAAACGCATCAAGGCGACGAAGAAAACCCTTGAGACCGCCGATAAGAAGCTTGATAAAATTCAGAATGAATTGGACAGGCTTAACCGTAAGTATATCAACCTCGTCAAATAAGAAAGGATGTTTTACAATGACAATCGCAACCGTAGACAATCGCATTGATTACCTTGAGGCGCTCATTCTCGAAATGCAGGCCGAAGCCGAAATGGATTTCGATGTCCAAGAAAAGATTTACGAAATAGAGACCGAACTCGATGAGCTGTACATCCGCAGGGCACATCTGATTATGGCACAGTCCTAACTACCCACGTAGATAGGGCTTTTTATTTTGGTAGAATAGCCGATATATAACACATAAGAAAGGAAGTGCCAAAATGACCAGCTACGAAATTAATCTCCTTAAAGAACTCTGGAAGGCACACAAAGAAATCGGACACCTTCTCCCGAATATGATGGAAACCTTTCAGAACCTTGTAAACAAATTCGAATTCTCTTACAACGAAACCTATTGTGGGCAAATATAATATTCACATGACCCTGCGTAAGCGGGGTCTTTTATTTTCGTAAAGGAAAAACAAAACATTATATACACACGTAAGAAAGGACGTAATAACTATGCGCAAGAATCTTAACAGGAAATCGTACAACGAGAAAGACAACCGTTACATGCAGTATGTCCCGTCCGGCTATCACAAGATTATCGACAGGTATGGCTGCGTGCATGTCGTGCCGAATGAGGTGGTCTATACCAAAATCTCTGTTCCAGCCGTGGCGAAAGTTTGAACATCGCAGCTCCATCGAAAGGTGGAGCTTTTTATTTTTATAGAACAATAGTTCAAAATAAAGATATGGCTGGAGGTAAATATCATGGCTAAGCAAACCTTAACCCTGACTCTGGATGCGAATGAATATCACGAGCTGATGAACAAAATCGGCTACTTCGAGAACGAATTGTACTGCGAAGAAACCTGCTCATTTAGCAAAGAAGAGTACGCCGCCAGAGCTGACATTCGCACTAAGCTCTATGACGGCCTTCGTGAAGCCCATCGCAAACTTGTCCGTTACCTCGACGAAGCTGAGGATAAAATCCGTCAGGAAAACCTGAAAAAGCATACCGACTTTGTCGTGGACGGATTTGGCGCTCCGTTCTAAACCAGTCAAGGCACCGCCTATCTTCTCTCGATAGACGGTGCCTTTATTTTATGGAGGGAAGCAAAATGGACAAATCTATGGAAGCCATTGAGAATGAACTCACTAAGAAATACTTTCTTGGCTTTATAGAAAAAACATCTCCAAAACACATAAGAAAGGATGGTACTACAATGCAAATTGGTATCACAGAACACGGAGACCCTGGCAAAAGCATGTGCTGGCTGAATAAGGCTATTGCCGATGATAATATCAAAGGCATGATTCTTATCACTAAGACCATTACCAAGCAATTCGGCAATGCGGTGCTTAAGCTCATGCATCAGAAACCCATTATCATCCATGCTACTTGCACAGGTTGGGGTTGTACTCCAATGGAGCCAAAGGTATTCTCACCTGACGTACAATTCAAATCTCTGAACAGGCTCATAAAGGCGGGATTTCCGGCCAAGAACGTGGTTATTCGCCTTGACCCTATCATTCCTATAGGCGACTGGGAAAAGCGCGTAAGGTACGTTCTGAACTGCGCATTGGGCCTTCAGGTAGTACACCATGATATAAAGCGCGTTCGAGTATCTGTTATGGATAACTACAAACATGTTCAAGCGCGCTTTAATGACAGGCAATGGAAAATACCCTATGATAGTAACTTTCATGCGCCTCAATATATCATGGAAAACATTGCAAAGCTCTTGAAAGAATACTCAGATGAGCTTATCTTTGAGACTTGCGCTGAAGATGGGCTGGCAAGAGCGGCGGCATGCCAAGGGTATAACATGGAAATGACAGGTTGCTTGAGTATGAAAGACCTGGACATCATGGGATTACTCGACAAAGTGCCAACAAACATCAGCATAAATCCACAGAATCGCGGCATGTGCAAATGCCTTAACTTTAAAACCGAACTCTTTCCTCGCGACAGAAAATATTGCGATAATGGCTGCGTATACTGCTTCTGGAAAGATAGTTATTAAACCGCATAGGGCTGCGTGAGCGGCCCTATTTTATCTTTAAGAAAGCATAAGGAGGTATTAATATGTATTTCCGTGGGCAATATAACTTTTTGTCTAACTTCTATCCTTGCGCGGTACACGATGACTACGGCTTGCAATATAGCTGTGTTGAAGCAGCATTTCAAGCGTCTAAAGTCATAGGTATCGAGGAGCGCATGAAGTTTACCTTTATGGATGGCTCTAGTGCAAGAGAAATGGGCCGCAAAGTTAAACTTCGTGATGATTGGGAGCTTGTAAAAGTTCCTATCATGGATAGGTTACTTCAAGAGAAATTCTCTAATACCGTTCTTAGGGAATTATTAATGGGAGTAACGGATGAAATAGTCGAGGATAATACTTGGAGCGATACGTTCTGGGGTCGCTGTAATGGCAAAGGCGAAAACATCCTCGGCAAACTCATTACGAATATCCGTGACTATTATCAGCAAAAGACAAAATGGAAAAAGGCGTTTACTGTTTGCTTTACTGGGCCAAGACCTAAAAGTCTATATGGCTATAACCGTGAAGCATACAAGCCATTAGTGAAAGCCCTGACAGAAGAGCTTGCAAATTTGCATGTCTATGAACATTTCGGGCATTTCATTAGTGGCGGTGCACAAGGGTTCGATCAGTTGGCATTCTGGTGCGTGCATCATCTCAAAACTGACAAAGATAAGCTCTTTAAAGTAAGAAATGAGGTAATGCTTCCAAGTAAGGAATTCGGAAACAGGTGGAAAACAAGCGGTTCTCCGTTCTGTACTGATGAGTTTAACCTGATGAAGAAACTTGCTGACGATGTGGTATATGTCCATGAGCATACGGCTGACTTCAATGAACTCTATAAAGCCTTAAATGACCGCAATCACGCTATGGTAAATAGTGCGGATTTGGTTATCGGTTTATATCGCGACCATAGCTATCTTGATCCTAAAATGCCGGGAGGCACCGCTGAATGTCTGAGGTATGCTATCAACAAGAATAAAGAAACAAGAATCTTTAGCCCAGATAAACTCAAATTCATCTAATTAATTACCCCGGCTAACGCCGGGGTATCAGTATTATAATCAATAAAAACAGCAAAGCTGTATGTTATGATGTTTAAATAACATAATTTACAGATTTGCTGTTTAGGAGGTAATAACATGGGCAAAACAATCTGTTTCATTGGACCATCAGCTAAAAGATTATATGGTTATGATCATGACAGTTATTTACCATTGGCTGACAGCCTTGAAATGCGTGCAATTGATCTATATATGCATGGCTATACAACGTTCATCAGTGGAGGAGCACAAGGCGTAGATCAACTTGCGTTCTGGGCTGTAAACCGTCTAAAAACAAAGGGATATCCCGTAACCAACATTGTTTA